GTACAGGTCAAGTGCATGTGATTCGGAGAAAGCTCCAGTGCGGATCCACATACAGGACATACTGTAGGGAGATTCCAGTTATGTTGTGTTGCTAATTCTTGTAATGTACTCATCCAATAAATCCTTTGAGAAACGAACCACCCAGTACCAGAAACGGTGATGCCATACAGCAGAATGCAATGCCAATAATAGCGAATGTAACCGGTATCATAAGTATCTTTCCCATATTATTTCCTTTTGTTTTTACGGGTTGTAAGATAACAAATGTCATCATGTCCGTAAATGACAAAAAGAAACGTAATTAAAATTCATACCCCGTAATGAACTTCCCAGTTTCCAAATCCTGAATCACCTTGGGGATGATCATGTTAGCTTTGATTACGGTAATGCGGTGTCCAATCTCCAATCCCAGGTATTCCATCAAGGAGATGTTACCCAGACTGGCACGCTGTACTGTGGACCCTTCAATCTCAACCGGGTCAAAGATCGCAACAGGTGTTACCGTTCCGTTCTTCACACACCATTCGATGTCGCGCAGGACGGATTCCTTCGGGGTGAACTTCGGCTTTAGCGCGACCATGGTCTTCGGTCTGTATTCCGTCTGGATGTCATGCATGTCAATCTCATCCTTCTTGAACACGATACCATCGATGTCGTAATCCCTGTTACTGGAGTTGTATTCGCTGAATTCCGATCTGATGAGATCAATCGCTTCCTGACCGGGATCCTTCATCTTCCTGGTATCAAACCATACATACTCGGCAACAATGAATCCGTTATCGCGTAACCAGCTCTGCAGGAATTCCTGCGTTCCGAACGACTTGGTCTTATCGAGGTATTGCGCATCGTATACCCTGATGGTGAGCTTCTCGCAATCGCTTCCGTCCAGGTGTTTCATGATTCCTGATGCCGCGTTACGACAGTTCTTCATGTCGGGGAAATACTTTTCCTTGACGGACTTATCCAGGAGGACCTCACCACGAACTGTACCGGTGAATCTTTCCTTAAGCTGCTTCACCAGACCATTCATCCTGAGAACGTTACGGGTAATGTCATCACCTTCTGTACCGTCACCTCTGGTAGCGCCAGTCACGAACTTTCCATTCTCATAGTTCAGCGCGATCGAACACCCATCCAGCTTGTACTGCGCTAGGTACACCCCTTTTCCGTTCTTGAGGAAGTACGCGGTCATGTCCTCTGCTGTGTTAGCTTTTGCTTGGGAACCCATGATGATGGAGTGCTTGACTTTTGCAAAGCCATCGGTATGGTCCGCGCCTACACCAAACAATAGATTGGAGGTAGGGAATTTGGTTTGAAGTTCATCCCAGAGTTCATCGTATTCTAGGTCTGACATGATTGGTTCAGAACCGTTATAATACGCATCCTGGGCTTGTTTAAGCTTGTTTTCTAGTTCCTGCTGATTCATATATGTCTTTGATTAAAAACTCGTTTAAAACGCGATTATGGTTCCGATTACTGACCTACAGACATATCGCTACATGGGATATGTAATTCATATTCTGGATGGGATGGAGTTTGGTTATACTTTCCCTGATCGGAAACCATAGTACAGAACAGTACAAACACCACAACAGACCATATTACTGTCCACGGAAGAACGATCTCTTCATAGATCTTCATGTTCTTATCCTCTTCCTCTTCAGGTGTGTAATGTTCGATGATGTTCATATTCATAATATAGAAAAATAACCGGATTGTGTAAACCCGGTTATATTTATTTGGTTATTTTCTGACAATTACTTACGGAAGTACTGGTAACGTGTCCTTTCAATCTTTTCCATCTGGGCGGGAGTAGGTTCCAGATCCTTGAGATGTTCGGGGAGATTATGCCATTCCTCGATGTTACGTTCAACAGACTTTGGTCCATACGTATTCCATCCGTCATGCGGACCAGTCCAGTCATTGGTACTACGGTCCTTTTGGTATTTGATTGGAGTACATGTTTCTTCGTCGTAACCTTCTTCGTCAACCACGATTCCGTTCATCTGTTCCTTTTCACGAGCACGACGTCCACGACGAGAGTTTTCCTTCCACTTCTTGATTCCCTTATGACCAACACAACAGACAGGGAACTTGACAACCTTACGATAAGAACGACTCATATTATATCCTCTTGTAGATATTTATAAGATAGAAAATTCCGGGAATCTTGTCAACCCCCGGAATTAAATGGTTTTGTTTCGGATTACGGATCCAGACCCTGTTTCCGTGCCAGATCTATAAAATACTGTTTCGTTACCAGATCCCATTCATCGATTGCCTTATCGATACGTTCCACAAACCACCGAATCAGAGAATCACCGGGAACTCCACGAGCACAGACGATCACAGTTCCAGTTTCAACCGATTTAAACCACATTCCGTAGTCGTTCGACTTAAATTCACACTTGATGGGACAAACGTCAGTCTTGTTGAGATCTACAATCGTTCCAGATTTCATCGTCTTGATTTTCTGAAACATTTTTTCTTTTTGTTCTTTCGTATATGACATAATAACCTCTCGATACTCTAAAGATAGAAAAAATAATTAGAATTGTCAATAATAATTCTGTATATTCTTTCATTCAGCTGACAGATGTAGTCACAGTCAGTGAGTATCATGATCACTGACTTTACCCGAGCAGAATGAAAAAGAGGCAGTTAGCCTCTTAATTTTGATTGTGCCAGAATCCGAATCGTTTTAGAATCGGAGCCATGTCCACATCCGGATAGAACTTCTTCCACGTATCGTACGCGTCCAATGGTTTATCCGGTTTGGTGAATCTGGCGCATTCCCAGTCGAACATCGCTTCCACTTTATTCTTTATATCACCATCCTTATAATGGTGTTTAGACCAGTTCCGGTGGAGTTTATGGGTTAGTTTCTTACCTAGGATGGGGTAGAGAATCACCTTATCCAGGTCATGGAATGGAAAACTATATCCATAACCTTTCGCGAGATCGTTTAGTGCCTTACGATGTTTCAGTGTGTATACTACACAATTGAATCTCTCTTTTATTTCTTTCCAAATGCTCATACGTTTCTAAATATAGTAAATCCTTAACCGATTGTAACCGTCGTATTGAATGTAACTCTTAATACAGTTAATTCCTGACCTGGGAAGTTAGCTTTAAGGAATTCCATTCTACGCTTAGCAGAATCTTCCTCATCCCATTTCATTGCCCATTCAGGACTGGAACAGTAGATAATATGTTTTCTATCAGCGAATGACCAGTTCTGTACCGCCTTACCGTTCTTTGGACAAACAATAATGTATTTAGTCATTTAATCCCTCCAGGGTTTGCGTTTGTCGTGACCTTTTCCGCGCTTATAATTCCAACCATCGTTCGGGGAACCCCAAAGGTCACCATAACGAGTCTTTCCATAATGTCTTACCTGTTTGGTATCATCCTCGTCGGTAATGTCGATGAATTGTTTATTGTTACGGCGTTGAATCTGATTACAGTTGTGTTTCCAATTGTGTTGTGCACTCATATATTAACCTCTTGATTATAATATAGAAAAAACCCAGAGTCTTGTCAACCCTGGGTCATGTTTGTTTGGTTTCAGGTTATCCCTGGGCCGGACGAACCTGGAGCGCCTGGAGGAGCGCAGCAACCGCCGGGTTCTGTGCAATCGACGCAATCAGTTCCGGATTCACACCAGCAGTCGGAGCCGGAGCCGGTGCAGGAGTCGGGGACGGGGCAGGAGTAGCACCCGGGTTGTAGAACGCACCGAGATTGAGCAGACGAGACTGGATAGGCGGTTGATGTTCGGCATCCCATGCAGCGACGTGACGTTCAGCTTCAGCCTTGTAGGCTTCGAGCGCTTGCTTTGCAATAGCAATTTCGGGTACAGAGTTTGCGAATTCCGGTCCGGAAATGAGCTGGATCTGACGAGTGATCATCGGGATTTCCTGGCGGAGGGTTGCGATATGTTCTTGATTGAGGCTCATGTTTTATCTCCTTGATGAGTGATTTATTTGATTTACGATGTAAATATAGGTTTTTTCTCTGGATTTGTAAACCCAGAGATATTCTGGATTTTTTCTCAGCTAACCGATGTGGTCTTTGAAGAACTTATAGTAATTGTTCCATGTCTTCATGAACTTTGGTTTCGTGAGTGATTCCCAGGAGAGAACACGGTCTTCATGTTTGGTCGTTACTGACGGCATCTTTTCTTCGTCAAACGAGTAGTACTGAACCGTTCCGTCCATGAACTTCACTTCAACGGATTTGAAACCGTAACAGTCATTCATGATAATGGAATAGACGTGACCGATACCATCCAACGACGTGTTCGGGTAGAACGTCATTTCCGTTCCATACTTGTTCTTGGTAACGTTCACGATACCACTGTCAGTTTCAGATGCAAATGCGATTGCAACGACCATGAGAATTGCGATGATGATTTTCTTCATTTTTTCCTCTTTTGTTTTCTTCTTTGTTGTTTCGTTATGCTTATAATATAGTTAAATTCTGGTCTTTTGTCAATCGAAAAGATTTAGATGTTTTTATTCAGCAGTCTTGTTGTTAACGATCACGAGTTCATTACCCTTGATCTCCATCATAGGAGCAGAGAAATTAATCTTCGTTTCTTTCTTCGGTGGTGTCGGTTTCCACCATTTGGGAGGTATTTTATTCATTATGTAATTCTCCTTTAACCTTCAATGTGTTCGTTAAATCGGACAAAATTCGTTCGGAACCACAGGATATTCGAGCTTGATGTCAACAAGTGTATCGTAATCACCTGTTACTTCGCTTGCATTATCGAAAACGTTGTCACGATTGTAGAAATTGTCATTGATTTGAGAAACAATGCTATTTGCAATAGCCTGAGCCTGTTCAGAATCAATTTCGGTTGCAGTTTCGATTTCGACGGGAATATAAACTGTTTGTTTTGCCATGTTTTAACCTCTTCGTTATGCTTATAATATAGTTAATTCTGGATATTTCGTAAATAAAGAATGACCGGGATATTTCACCCAGTCATCTTATCATCAGGAGGTTACTAATCTTAGTTCAGAACGAGGTTGTTCCATTCAGGTGCGGAGAAATCAATCTCTTCTTCAGGTTCTTCCAGCATTCCGAGACCGCGGTAATGATCCATCATAGCTTGACGCCAGCTTTCCAAATAACCCATCGCATCACCTTCACGGTAAACGGCATCACTGTAGGATTCACCAGTGAACGGATTATATCGCGGAACATACCGATTCATACTTGCCAGTGTTTCATTCATTTTAAATCTCCCAGATGAACGATGTTAAACCGTGTGTTTGAGCGTCTCTCCATTCCTTACAGAGATCATCGTACTGATCCTCAGGAACTTCCTTTACCTTACCGACTTTACCCGTTTCCGGGTTCTTCACATACAATTCATACTTCTTTGCCATTCTTCAACTCCTTCTTTTCCTCATCAGTCCTATAGATGTCGGGATTTGTTACAGCCATTACTGTAGCAACAATTGCTAAACCAATAGAACCAATAACAATCATTATTAACCTCTCTGTTATATTCATAATATAGAAAAAACCCAGAGTTTTATCAACCCTGGGTCTGGATTTTCCTTAATTCAGTTAACTAGTGAATGCTTCTACGTAACAACCTTCTTTATAGAACTCCAATTCATAATCGTTCATTGGAAAATTCTTAACAGTTTCTACCAGCGATGGTTTGTTGTAATACAAATACGCGGTTAACTTATTGGAATATGTAACGGTGATTGTATTTAATACTTCCACGTCTGCACCGCCGGAGAGAGTACCACCACCTCGTTGAACATTCAGTGGATTGATGATATTGGCGATACCACACGGAGTCTTGTATACCACCGTCTCACCCTTCTTGACAATTACTTGTGATCCTTCTTCCCATCGGGACTTTGCCGATACGTCACAGGCACACAGAATGGTGAGAATGAGAATGAGAATGATTTTCTTCATTAGTCCTGACACTCCTTGTTGATGATGTATTTTGCTTTGATTTCTTCCGGTGCGTCAACGAGCTTGACACCAATGTCCGTACCACCATCAGCTTTGATTCCATCGACCACCGTATCTCGTGCGGCATCGTATTCTTCATCTGTCGCAGTATCGGGGATGGTAAACGTCTTCTTCATGGTGTAGGTGATTTCAAACTTCTTCATGTGATTGTCTCCTGTTTGTTTGTTTCGTTGATGATTAAAATATAGATTATTTCTGGGAATATTTAAATAGAAACAAAGAGTTTCTATTTAAACAGCTGTCTTTTTCATTTCTTTATACCAGATGATGAACGAGCCGACAGCCATGACAGTCCATACAACATTCAATCCGAGCAAATACAATGCCTGATCCGGGAGTAACCAGTATTCAACGCAGTATGCAATGTCATTTACGAACCAGATAATCCATGTATCAATACGGTGTCTTACCATTAAAACAGTTGCTACAAACGATGATACGGTTGTAAATGCATCCAATGCCGGTAACGGATCGTCTGTTCCTACTAACCATGCTCTTACAGCAATTGTTCCAATGATTATTACCGATAGATAGATGCAACATTCGGTCATGTTTGCCTTTTCAACCTTGGTTCCCGTGTCTTTTCCCCAGAGGAACCAACCGATCATGCCGATAATGATGTAGATGGAACTGTTTACCGTGTCACCGTAGAGATGATTCTGTACCGAGAAAACGACCATCAATGCCATCTGGATGACATAGAATATCCAGTTGCAACGCTTGTTGAGCATTACGAACAGACCCTGGAGCAAACCGAAAATGGTAGCGGAAATTTCAATCATATTATTACCTCTTGTTGATGCTTATAATATAGTTAAATTCTGAATCTTTTTAAATGCTTAATTAAATGGATTTTCCTTTCAGATATTCTATTTCTTTTGCGTAAATTTCCTTAGCAGAATATGCTACCTGGCCAGTGACTTCCTTTAAAAATTCCGGTGGGACAAACTGATCGAGATGGTCGCCAGACACTTCGATCAATGTCAAATCCGTTGTAATGTATTCGTCGATGTCGATATGGAAACCATTTTTCTCGTATGTAGTTCTTACTTTTGTAGATGCATGATTTCCGACGGAATGTAATGCGGTCATGTATTCTTCAACCGGGATTTCGGTTACATTCGTAATGTTTCCGTTCTTGATGTTCTTCGTATAACCAACGATTACCGTTGTTGTTTCTTCGTCATCCTCATCCGGTTCTTCCGTCATGATTTCACGATACTTTACACCATCCTTGTAAAACTGATTCATGGTGTAGGATTCAACCGGTTTTCCAAGTCTTGCTTCCCAATCCTGGAATTGGTATGTCTTGATCTTTTCAATGTCAATGATGAACTTTCTTTCGGTATTAACGATGTTGCCAGTTACTAATTCCATTCTTAAACCTCTTCGTTACATCTTTAATATAGAAAAAAGATTCAGAGTTGTAAACCCTGAACCTTAACAGAATAGGATGTCAGTTAATTAAAACTGTTCGATTGTCTCCTTTACTTTGTTGATTTGGTCAGCCATGGAGAGACCAGTCACGTCTACCATAAACAACTTTCCTTCAGTCTTGTCAGAACGATTCATGACTTCAAACGTTTCCCGATACATGTCGTTATACAACGGAGCATCGAGATCGAAATCAGAAATGGGTTTGTCTCGTGTTTTGATACGTCTCAACAGTTCTTCACCATCGTTGTTAATGAGAAACATCACCTTGACGTCATTGTCCTTGAGGAACTTGTGGTAAGCATCCACACGAGTTTCCATTGGAACATCCTTCAACATGTACTTGCAAATGGTGTCGTGATTCCGATCAGAGAACGTTGCCTTCGGAAACATTGTCTTCAATGCTTCGATGGTCGTTGTCTTACCGCATCCGTCAGTGCCTTCGATAATGATATTCATTGTTACTCCTTTACTTGATGTTTAAAATATAGTTAATTATTTCATTTTCGTCAGCGACTTTGTGGATATTAAAATTGGCGTTCATCTTCTTGAGAGTCAGTATCGGAAACCAGTATTCGCCAACGACTTCGAAAGACTTACCATCCTCCTTCATGAAAATTTCCATTCTCTTTCCTTTCGTTGCGGCATACATGATTTCAGCTACGCTACCAATTGCGGAATGTCCGATCAGATTCACCACCAACAGGTCAGCCCTGTCGATTTGTTCCAGTTCTGCATTCACTACTTTTTCTGTTACTGTCTTGCCTTCTCCTTTTTCGTAATAGAAACCGCCAATGTATGTTACGTTCGGATTCTTCGTTACCACACCATCATTGGCATAAATAACATCGTCGATATTGTCTACCAACTTGGAACGAATGTCATCCTTCAACATCTCCTTGACGTTTTCTTCGGTGATGAACTGATGTTGAACGCAATAGGTTCCAGAATAGAAAAGTTTTACCATGTTTTTATCCTCTTGACTTCTATAATATAGTAAATTCTGGGTTTCCCGTAAATAAGAAATGACCTATTCTGAGAAGTTGTTACCTCCAATCTTAGCAGTGAGCTCTTTGAGATCGATCTCTTTTTGTTCGATAATCCAGTCAGCGGAGATAGCGCCCACGCTGAGGACTTCATAAACGACCTTGACACGGTAACCGTTGTCCAGAGCAGCTTCACGACATTCAACTTCTTTGCGCTTGATCATGTCGAAGAACTTAGTGTTCGGATTCTTGCCCTCAGCGAGAAGCTTAGCTTCAGAGAAATCGAGATGAGAGTAGATCAATGCCCATTCGTTAAACTTGTTGCCAATGAGCTTTTTAGCGCCTTCAGGGGTAAGTTGAAGCTTCATGTGATTGTCTCCTGTTGTTTAGGTTATGTCTATAATATAGTAAATTCTGGGTTTCCCGTAAATAAGAAATAGCCGAGGTATTTCACTCAGCCATCTCTTATCATCAGGAGGTTATGGAAAGGTTAGATACCGCGTTGAGCCTTAGCCCATTGTTCGCGGAGTTCGTCCCAACTCATTCCGGGATTGAATAAATCCAGTTCGTGTGTTGGACGCTTAGTAGTTTCCGTCGACATAGGCTGCGTAGAATGCTTCGTACTCTGGGTCATAGTCTTTAATTTCCTCGTTAAACTGTTTCTTTAATGGTTTGATACCGTTCTTTGTAGATGCACGATGACAACGGCGTGCCCTGTCGTGCTTAGGGTTGATTCTTCCGATTGGTTTATGTACCACGTGGGACCAATAATACCCCATCTGTTCCCGGTTCTTCCAGTTGATACCGTACTCCTTCGCAAGAGCATCGATCTCCTGTTCACGCTGACGGAAGAACGACTTATCGTCATTAAGCGCCGGGTTCGCTTTGTACATCGCGTGATACCGTTGCATGAGTTCTTCCAGCTTCTTGTGGAATTCCGCAAGGTGATGCTGTTTCATTTCTTTCTTATGTCTGAGCATCGTACATCTCCTTACGACCAAACAGCAATGCTTGCCAATGCAACACAGAATGCAATTCCGAGAACAACTTCACCGATACTAGTGATTTTGTCAACTGTTTTCATAATCTTATTCATTTCATTTCCTCTTGATGCCTATAATATAGTAAAATACCGGTCTTTTGTAAACCGGTATTCTAAATTTTTTTGTTATTCAGACATTATATTTCATACATCATTTCATCGTCCAAGAGTCGAGCAGCTCGAGACATTGCTGAACGGATTTCATGACCTCCTGCGATATAATCCTTTATCTTCTCAATGTCAGCATCTTTGTTCTGTGTGGTGATTTCCCATTCCGTACCGTCTTCAAATGTAATGATCTGATGCATTTGTGGTTTGTAGAATAAACCCCACTGTCGCATCTCTGAGGAATGTTCTTCCGTTCTGGTATCGCTGCCCCATGTGAATCGGATGTAGTTAAACCTACCAGGATCATCTACACCATCACCGATATGGAATTCTGGGTAACAAGGTGTTCTAAAGGTGCATACAGGACCATTATCATGCCTGCGAAAATCATCATCATCATTATAATCAACAATCTTTTTTATTCCGTTTGCCATATATTATTTATTATGAGATGCACGCCACTCTGCGGAATATGCTGGCCAGTTGCGCCGGAACTCCTCTGCGTTCTCCTTGATCCACTGGAGAATGTACTCGTCACCGGGATCACGACCGATCTTCTCACCAAGTAACCACTTGGCGACCTCTATTGCCTCCTTCTGGGCAAGCATGAATTCTCTATGTTCTTCCGGTGTCATTTCCATATTATATTTATTTACCCCAATGTAATCTAAATATACTAAAGATATCGGAATCTGTAAGCCCATTTTAAAGCAAAAAGTTCATTAACCCTGTTACTTATACTATTAAAGTTAAAAACGAGTCCAGAATGCGAATATAAGCGAAAAACGACGCAATCCGGGGTAGGATCACGTCGTCTTTTCATCATCAGGAGGTCAAAATTCTATTTATTTCCGAGGAACCAATCTTCGCCACCATCGCATTCCAGATTGTTCTCTACAAACTCTAGACATTCATCACCATAGTCAGAGTTCTGTGCACATGTAATGAACGGAGAGAAATCCTTACTGGTCATCTGTCCATCCAACCACTTATTGATGGCAAGATCAGTGATAACATCATGTCTCTTTACCAACGAGTCATACTTCTTATCAATGTCGCCGAGTCTGGTAGAACGGAGGGTTCTCATCTTTTGGAGTTCCTTCACGTCCTTTATGTAGTTTTTAATCCTTGTCGACAGTTTCGCTCTTGCCATAATCATCTCCTTTGATATTACAAATATAGGTTATTTTCCTACATTTGTAAATACCGAAAGATTTGAAAGAAAAATTCAGATAATCCTAACAGTCTTCGTCATCAACTTCAACGAACTCCGTAGTGACACACATGTCTTTCACATCGCTTTCGGACATTTCGGAGAGACATTCACGACATACCTGTTCCCAGTCGAGTTCACCGGTTTCGAGTTTTTCGAGTAACTTGTTGGTATACTTTCTTACATCTGTGTACATATTAACCTCTCTTGTTGATACCAATAATATAGGAAATTCTAATCAATTTGGTAATGGATATTCTGTATTTTCTTTTAATCAGATATCCATGAATTCAACTTCAGAGGCAATTTCAAATTTCCGTGGTTTGTTACTATCAATATAATTCCTAAGAAACTCTATTTGACCATTACAGTCATTTGTAAAATCAATGGTCGTTCCATCGTCCATATAAAATCTAACTTCTTGTTGATAACCAATGGACCATTCCGGACCATCATGGATCATTATATAACTACAAAGACTACCAGTAAATGGGTTTAGGTATGGTTTTATTTCCGTTAAGTCACTTATCTTAAAGGTTGGGAGTCTTCCCCTAAAATTTTCACTAAAACCAATAAGCTTTGCCATAATAACCTCTTGTTCAATAATATAGAAAATTCCAGTCATTTTGATAACCAGAATTCTGCATTTTCTTTCAAGCAGATGACAGATGTAACCACGGTTTCTTTTCACTGTGGTTACTGTGATTACTTGTGTGTGATGAAAAAAGTCAGGTTCAGTGAACCCGACTGGAAAGAAAGACTACTTGTTGAGTCTATCAATAGTCTTTCTTATTCGTTCAACAGTATAACTATCAGACCATTCGAAATGTCTTCTGTAGTCACTGTTGTTACACTTACGATAACACATGTCTTTCAGTTTTTCGTACAGTTTAGTATCTGGTAGATCATAGTAGATCTTACCATAGACTCTTACAACATCAGTGACTCTTAGAATACAGTTACCATAGTAACTGACATTGTAACTTCCGGTGGTCGGACAAATAGAAACATGATGAGACATAATTTACTCTCTTGTTGATGATGATATATCAAATATAGTAAAAAATTTAAAGTTTATCAATCCTAATTCTATATTTTCTTTCATTCAGTCAACTAGATGTCCATGAATTCAACTTCATTACTAACTTCAAACTTCGACTGTGCTTCCAGTTCATTTCCATTCGCTACATATTCTTCTAACATCTGGAGACAATCGGTTACTTGTTGTCTTTTCGTGAGGTCATATTGTCTTTCCTCACCGTTTTTAAATTTAAATGTTAAAAGCACATAGTTATAATCACTGGTTCTGTCGGGATGATAACAATCCAATCGTTTTGACTTGTTTTCCATTTTACCATCATTACTGATGGCAGTAACATACAACATGTTACGGTCCATTCTGGGATTAATGAATTCTTTAAACCCCGAACCCCATTCATACCATCCTTCATCGGAACCACAGGAACAGTCATTGGAATTCTTGAGACCAATATATACAATCGGATTCATTATTAACCTCCGATATGAATCAAATCACAGAGTGGGAATGTTTCTTTAAATCGTCTTTCCAGTTTGTGTTTTGCCTGGTCAGAGTTATCGCCTTGGAGGGAAACGGTCATATCACGGACATTACCCATCTGATCACGGTATTGAATCTTGAAAGTGAACATCTTAATAGTTTTCCTTAATAGTTTTACCTTAATTCTTTTAATAGAATATAGAAAAACTTAATGGTTTCGTAAATAGAAAAATCTGGACTAAAAAATCCAGATTCCCTTAATAGTTTCTAAATGATATTATATTTCATATTGCATTTCATCATCCAATAACCTAGCAGCGCGGGACATCTCTGACTGGTATTCACCCGGTAACACCTCATATCCAGAATCAACGTAACGTTTTAAGGCATCGTATATCATCTTACGCCATTCGTCTTCAGCTTTTAACGCTGTGTCCCAAACATATCCATTACGGAAATAAAGCTTCATACGGCCATAAAAATTCCCGCCAAGATAGTTACCAGGATTCTCAGGTTTGTCAGCAGCTATTCGTGCACAGTATGCACCATTAATTCTTTGCCAATCAACAACAATCTTTCCAGTTTCTGGGGTTCTAATTGTTTCTGGTTCGTTTAAATGATCTTTCTGGTATAACTCTATCAAACTTACTAATACCATAATCTCTCCTTAAATCTCATATATCATGTCATCATCCAATAACCTTGCGGCACGAGACATTTCTGATTGGTGTTCACCTGGCAAGTCTTCATATCCGGAATCGATATACCTTTTTAACTCTTCATAAACCATCCTTCTCCAATCATCTTCTGGTTTCAATAACGTATCCCAGACATATCCATCATCGAAATAAAACTTCGCCCTTTTAAAGTATCTACCCGTGAAATAGAATCCTTCCGAGTGAGTATCATTTATTCTAACCTCTGCACACATAAGGTCTTCCTCATACGTTGCCCATTTGACATAAATATTTCCTGATGGACATTGTAGAGTACGGCTAAAATCTACTGGCTCACCACGACTATTGTTGGTAAATAATTCTACTTTAGTTACTTTTATCATAAGTACTCCTTAAATCTCATACATCATATCGTCATCAAGTAATCGTGCTGCACGAGACAATTCTGAGCGACCAGGAGCTACTTCATGGCGAGACTCAATGTAATCCTTTAAGTCGTGTAACATCTCAGCACCTTGTTCCGGAAGGTTATAAGGTATTACTGTACCATCAGAGAATTCAATGGTAATAGTATGATCACCATAATCGTTATTCCCTGGAAGAGGTATGCGTATTCCATCGCATCCTGTATCTTCCATAACATTACGAGATCCATCCCTAAAATAGTCTGTCTCCTTTAAATAACCATTCGCTTCCCAATTTATCTCAAAGGTACGGCTTTTAGGAATAATATTACTAACTATCATACCTTCTTCGTTTCCCCATTCCATAACGAATCGCGGGCAATCCTGACCATTACGGAGACGGGTATATTCGACATCAATTTTCTTAATTCCTATCATGTATTATTTATAATATGGTTACTGGACTTACTCTAGCCGACCGAGACAGTCGACTTGAGTAGATACAGATGATATAAAAGAAAAACCTGGAATTTCTTCCAGGTTCTTTCAGGACACATGATCTAGTTAGAATTCAAATTCAACGTTCGGATCGGGGACTTCATACATCATCTGTTTCTTGTCTTGGATCTCGTTGAACAATTCCCAGTCGGTTTCACCATCATCACATTCATCTTCGGGTTGGAATCCAAAATACATGAACTGGAATACAGATTCAGTAATATCATAGATGATCTGTTGACGATACGTTCTATCACCCAGATTTTTGTCACCAATGTCACGATGATAGTCATAAATCTTTCCATGTCGGTCAGTCGTGTTCAATCCAGTACACGTAATGTAACCACCATAGTTTCGGATGATATACATGTACAGTCCGATGGTTCCCTTGATGGACAACTTGATATAGTTTCCGTCATGGGTGACTTTGATCTGATCTTTGGTGGATTCAGAACCACACTTAACCAGTGTTTCGTCAATCTTGTTGATAATCTCTTCAATAGTCATGTCTTATCTCCTGTATGATAATTATAATATAGAAAAAATAATTAGAATTGTCAATAATAATTCTGTATATTCTTTCATTCAGACAACTCAGGTGGCTCCAGTCATTTTGGAGCCTTATAACTGTTTTTACCCTAGTTGTCTGAAGTTCTGGAGAAAAAATAAAAAAGGACTGGAATGAACCAGTCCTCAGGTATATAGGTCAGAAACCCTTAGCGGGCAACCGGTGCCGGAGCGGCAGCGTTCTGGAGCAGAGCCCCGAGAATGGACTGCAGTGCCGGGTTAGACTGGATTGCAGCGGTCAGAGCCGACAGATTGACCTGACCCGGAGCAACACCACCAGCGACCGGGGCGACAGTGGCCTGGGCGGGGCGGTTAGCAGCTTCGTATGCCGCAACCTGACGTTCGGCTTCAGCCTTGTACTGTTCGAGCGCCATCTTAGCGTTTCCGATTTCCGGGACAGTGTCCGCAAATTCCGGACCCGAGAGAATCTGAATCTGACGGGTAACGTTGGTGATGTCCTGGCGGAGAGAGTTGATCTGTTCTTGAGTCATTTTATAACCTCGTGGTTAGATTGTTTAATTGTTTCTTGTTTACGATGTAAATATAGTTAAATTTGTGAGTTTTGTAACCGGTAATCTTTAGAATTTTTTTCTTCAGATAACCTTGACTTAGGCAGTCGCGATAGTGTTGAGCATCGTTTGATACTGTTCACCATTCAACGATACCTCGTCTACTCGCGGTTCATGTCCCACCAATTCAACATACTTGTTGATAATAGTATTCATCTTCTGACGAGAATACATCTTACAGAGAGTGCCGAAATTGAGACTGAACATTTAACCGTCCTTGTTGATTGTTTCGTTATGTCTATAATATAGTTAATTCTAATCAAATCGTTAATAGATATAATCAGAATTTTTATATTCAGATGACCTGCTTAGACGTAACCATCGTTTCCAGACTGAGCATGTCTGAACCGAGACCTTCCGCGGTACACTGTTTAATGAACTTGAGAATAGTATCGAACTTCTTGTCGTGTTCGTCACCCATATTGATATCAAACCACAACATGAGTGTTCCATTACACGGAACGTTCGCGAGCATATCCCCCGAGTGGGTCAGATCATACGCATACGTTCCAACTTCATCGTAATGTTCCATTGCGAGATCCCAGAGATCCGCAATCTTCCTGAACATACGTTTCGCCATGTCCCGGGTCTCACACTGTACCATGAACGTGTTTTCGTTCTTGTCGGCGATAATCTCGAGTGTATTGAACATTGTAACCTCACTGTTATAACCATAATATAGAAAAAACCGGTCACTCTGTAACCGGTTATATTCTGATTTTTCTTTTTCAGTTAACTTAGGGGTAGAAAAGGTTCATGCATTCATTAAAGAGTGCTGCTGCCTCCTTCCAGTCTTCATTGGTTAAATCTTTTCCCTGTTCGATCTTGTTGGCATTCTTCGCGATGAGAACGGAAACCCGATTCAACTTAACAAATAATTCCTTTCTCTGTTCGTCATTCATGTTAATCCTCTACTTGTTCAACAACCCGTTTCGCGCGGTCTTTATTGATTTGTACCTCTTTCTTCAATCCGATTCCGTTCCAGAAACATTTTCTCATTGGTATTGATCGTACAATTCGGAATGAACTTAGTTCATCTTCTTCACTGAACCCATACTTCTTTAATAGTTTCTTCCGCTCTGTTTCATAGTCCAGATGCATCGGGATCGCTTGGAGTTCCTTAACAAATCGGAATAACTTGTGGTCACGTTCATCTTTCTTCGAGTTCTTCATTACTTACCTTCATTGATTCGATCAACAACTTCTTTATTCCCTCTGACACGGAGATAATTGCTTAATACACCGTGGTAACCCCGGAGTATTTCACAAAAACATTCTTCACAAATATCCGGATTTTCAATGGTCTTATCCTGACCCACAATCACATACTTAGTAACCTTCAAATCAAATCCTTCAATGGTTCCCCTTCTGTATCGGTCATACTTGTTCTTACATTCCACTTGTGGGTCTTTAATCTCCTTACCACACACATCACATGTTACTTTTTCGATCTTAATAGTTTCTGTTGCCATATATTAAACCTCGTTGTTACATGCTTAATATAAAAAATTCTGGGTCTTTTGTAAACCCAGAACTTAATTCATTCTATATGCAGATTACTTGTGATACAGTAATGCTCTGCATTCCCTTAGGCATTCACGACAGATGTTGTTATAGTCTTTATAGTTCCGTTCCTTGAAATCGTCGTACACCTTCTTACCATACGTCTTCTTGGCATCGCCCAATCGTATCGTATCGGTGAACGGAACACCACATGCTCTACACGTTCCTACTCCCATAGTTACCACACCTTCAGCTGTTCTTTGAGCGGAGCTTCATGGTCAAACCCCGTTCCTTCCACCATCTTCGTGAGATACTTGCGGGCCTTTTCCTTGCTTTTGTTAGAACCCCAGGAAAATGATTTGAGCAAATCCTTGAATCTGAAAAACCGGAAATATTTGTCGTTTTCTTCTTTTTCTTTCGGCGATGGATTTTCACTGTAGATGTATTTTACCTTGAATATTCCCTGGTAAATATTATCAACAACGCGTTCAATGAGATTCGACGTTTCCAGCTGGAGAGCATACGAGTAACCCTTCATGAATGCATCGATCGCCAGGTCACGTTGTTCTTTGTCTTCAATACCAGCCGAATCAGCGAGATGCTTTGCATTCTCCTCTACATAGCTGAATACTTCGTTTGCTTCCCGTTTGGTCTTCGCAATCGGGAACAACCATTTTAAATCGTTATGGGTTCTTGTGAACTTACGCATTAGATTCCATTCTCCTTTTTGTAACACTGGTAAATAGCTTCTGCTACCGCTTCAGGAGCAACCTGGTATTGCTCTGCTTCACCAATAGCTTTTCCATGACCGAGCATTGCAATGCTAACCTGATGGTCAGTCAAACTATACTGGGTCTTAAGAATTTCTTTTACTCTGTATCTCATGTGTTATAATATAGTAAAAATCCCTGGTCATGTCAACCAAGGATTATCAGAATTATTGTTTCAGTCTACTAAGGAACATACAGGATAGTAGGGTTATCCTTGTGCATGTCTGGTTGCTTCATCCAGAAAGTTTTTTCCAAGCAATAGTCATGCCACATCTGTTCTAGCTTCTGTAAGTCACACTGACCGGAATGAATGATCGTTTTGTTCTTATCAATCTTATCAATCGTTGCCGTTGTTCCACACTGCTGGAGGAAGTAAGCAAGTTGTACCGCGTGTTTGAGATACTTGTCGGTAAGGCTCCAATGACTCTCACTCTTTTCCGTATCGTGCTTCACCTGGGGAAGCGGCGCTGTAACTTGGTTCTCAACACAGTACTTATTCCATGCCATAGCAAAAGCCTGCTTGTTGAACGTACGGCTGATGATATGGAGTCCATGCTTAGTTTGAATCTCAGTGAAGTTCTTCTTGATGAAACCATTAACCCAACCACCTTCCGGCATGTCAGCATAGTTCTTCACGTACTCTTCCCACATGGACTTTACCGGTTCACACTGGAGAATGATCTGGTAAATGGTGTCCTTATGAGGTAAGTACTCGGCATCGAGGTCCAGGATCCATGTCTTAGCTTTTCCGGCCTGACATACGGATCCAACAGCTGATGCAATGAGATGGAATGGAGAAGAATAAGTTTCACCCGAATCAATCTGATCCAGAACATGCTTTGCCATCTTAATGTCGATGTTCTTATAATTGCGTTTATTTAAGCGTATATAAGCTCGAACATTAAATACGTCGCAAAGTGTTACCATTTCCTTTTTGAGGTCCCGGAACTGCTCTATGGACGAAATAAGATAGTCCTTGAGGGAACGCGAGTGCATATTACCATGGTACGCAGGGTCGGGCTTGCCATCAATCATAGGATCATCCGACTGGCGTCTCAGTAACTGCACGTAATAGCAATCACCTTGTTTCTCAAATTTTAAAAGTTTTTCGATTTGTTCAAAATTATCAACCATATTTATCCCTTTCCCGCCAGTTTTTACTTAAATATAGAAAAGGGATCTGATTCTGTCAACCCTAAATTAAATGGTACCGAACCTTGTAGAGATAACGGAAACACATCTCCTTTGCGACGTTATATGGAGATAATCCTGCTTCAATTTTCTCCTGCATCGCTTCCTTCTCCACTTCCATGACCTTTTCGGGGTCAAACGGATAATGGGATGGGCGTTCACAGATCCGTTTTAGTTTCGACAGGATCTCCTGTTCCGTATTGAATCGCTCTTGTTCAGTCATAATTGTCATCTTCATCACCGAATCCTTCACCTATTGCTTGAATCAGGTCAAACCAGAATTCAAAAAACCGTTTTATCATTTATTATTCTCCTTTTTCCATTCCTTACGTTCTTCTACCCAACGCTGAACGTTGTGATTAAATTCATTATGAGACGGTTCATGATTCCAAAAGGTTAGAATGGTGAAAGCACCTGGTGAATCAGAGACAATCTTGTAATCACTCAATCCGTTGGCATCGTAGTAATTGTCCATACGACCAGCGATATAACCAGCGTCAGCCTGATACACACCGTTCAGAGTAATGTCCAAGTCGTTATTAACCGTAGCTTTCATTCTTAACCTCGTTGTTATATTCATAATATAGAAAAAACCGGTTATTTTGTAACCGGTTATATTCTGATTTTTCTATTTCAGATTACTGTTGCTGTTTCTTTTCACCTTCGGGATGGGCATAATTGTGGATGATTGTGGACACGTCATTGATAATCTTTATCGTGTTATCATTGAGCGCTTTACCAACCTTTGTTTCCGTGGTAATATACTCTGCTGTCTTAGCGCCGGCCGCAATGTAACAGATTTGCTTGGACGGAATGAACATAGCTATGAGCAACGGGACAATCATGAACTTCCAGAACTTCTTTCCAGTTGCAGCGAATTCAATTCGTTGTGTTTTCTGTTTCTCATCATTGTAACATTCATAGGCATAACCCAGAATGGTAAACACTGCGGCAACGATTCCAAATATGGCTGCGAGCGCTACTGCAACACCGAAAACGGCGTTAACGACATCGGCAAGGTAAACGAGAGCGATGATATTAGACATTGTTTTTAACTCCTTATTGATTGTTCTTGTTGATATTCATAATATAGAAAGAATTGTCAGAATTGTAAAATAAAAAGTGGTCCAAACTTTCGTTCAGACCACTAATCTTGCTTGGATATAACATTTTGTCGCCTTGAAATACCATTATAAGCGGTACCGGTAGATTTGCACTACCCACTTATTATATCACGCCTCGATGGAAGCAAGAACATCCCAACCTGTCTTGAGGAAACCGGCGGCGTTACCACTGTTATATTTAAAGTCAGTAACAGCAAAGTGACTGCTTTTTGATGGGAATACTAAACCCAGGTTCGTTTAACGAGAAACCAGTCTCGGCATACTACTAGGATGTCGATGCTAGACGACTAGGCTCTATCAATAATAAAGTCGGGCAGTTTCGGCAGTCAGACCACCATCCAAGACTACGAGACCTTTCTTACTAATTCCGTAATTCTGACTATAGAACGCAGAAATGTCATCTGTAAGTAAGCCCATTTGCGGAAGCTTTCGCAAGTCCTTGAAAAACTTATGGTTACGGTATTTAGTTTCATACAGGTCTTTCACAGTTTTATTTCGGAACTTACAATTAGTCAATGCATGGGAAATCATGCTGTCTAATTGTCCTTTGGTACAGCCAAACAATTCCACAATCTTTTTGTTCGTTACCGGTGCCGCGTATTCCGCGATGATCCAATAACCTTTCTTGCTGCTGGAAACGTTCTTGTTAAATACCGAATTCTTAAGCTTGAAATAAGCCACTTCATTCAAGTTTTGAGCAATTCCAATGTCATTCATGGCCACTTTGATTACATAATCCTTATTGAGCCTGTATGTCGCTCTGGATGAGCCCTGGTTGATGTATTTGGCTTTGATTCCGTCTAATAGGTCATAAATCTTTTCTTCCATATCCTTATAGGCTGGAAGGTGATAGTCACCATCAGAAAAGGTTTCCATCCCTTTCATGACCTTAGTCAGTTTCTTTGTGAATTGCTCAAACATGCTTTATACCTTTATGTTCGGATCTTCGAACTTAATACCTTTTTTCCGGAGAAAATCCAGAACCTGTTCACGGTTATACTTGCTTAATTCAATCGTCCAACCGCCGATAGTCAGAGTCTGGAGAGACTTTTCGTTACAGAACAGAATCACACTGTCTTCACGCGGACTTGCCGGTTCCTGGATCGTCATGTTCGTACCGAGATGTTCCAGTACGATGCCAGTGGAAACGTAACGTACCGTTGGCCACACACGCGTTTCATGAGTCATTCCGTAATAGATTCGGGGTCCGCACACACCGAGATGTTCATTGTTCTGCTTCACAATGATGTCGAAACCATGTTCGATAAAATTGTCCTGCTGGAGTTTGGTGAAGTAAGCCTTGTCGTGATTCATGTATTAACCTCGTTGTTATGATTATAATATAGTTAATTTTGAATGAATTGTAAATGGTAATTCTATATATCTTATTAATCAGATATCCATGAATTCCACTTCATTTGCCACTTCTAATTGCGAACCATCAAACTTTCCAGCGTTAAACTCATCAATGAACTTCATTATATCCCTACCTACTTCGGCATTAGTATCGGAATGACTAATACCATCACCATCCGGTGTATCAAATCTAACTTCCCTACCATCGGAGAGCTTGAACACAAATGTCTTTTGGTAGGACATATTCCATCTACCGGTAAAATTATCAATGCCCGTCATGACAATACGCTCTAAATCATTATGATACCTATCGGTAATATACGAAATTTTCACAATCGGCCAATGTCTATACAGAACATCATAGAATCTATCCGAACCAACAGCGATTTCTTGTATCTCAGTAATAGTAACTTTTGCCATATTAAATATCCATGAACTCCACTTCATCGACTACTTGGAGGTTAGACTTGTTTTCATACTTACCGTTATGGTAATCTTCAACGAACTTGAGAAACTTATTGCCGAATTCCTCATCGTCTTCAACATCGCCAATTGTTCCCTTGATTTCTACTTCTTGACCATCAGCGAAACGGAACTTAAACGACCTTTGATAGGAGATGTAATAGGTTCCATAGGTCGGTCGCCTTTCCATATTCAAATAAACACTAACGATTTTACCATTATCGTTTACATTCGGGGTCATGTCCATTATTCTATCATAACCATAATTAGTTACGGTCTCGTCACCGTCTTCTTCAAAATAAACAATCGGATTATTCAAACTCATGATTATAATATAGTAAATTTTTCAGGATATAACACAAAAGGGATGTCCAGAATTTTCATCCAGACATCCCTAGTTTTGCGAGGTTAATCTTTTAACTAGCAGCGATAGTTTTCCCAATCGTCATCCCAGTCAGTTTCTAACTGCGGTGCAGATTTAGCAGCTTCCTTTTTCGGTTCTTCCTTCTTGGTTGCTCCTGCACCGTAGACACTACGGTAGTAGTCGACAGACGGACTGGAGAGCGACGGTTGAGTTGTAGTTGTGGTCTTCTTGGTTTCAGTCTTTTCGTCGTCATAGACGTAACGATTCAACTGATAGTCCCAGTGGCCAGATCGATATTTGCCAGTGCCAGTAGAACTTCCGTAACTGGATCCACCATAGGTGCTTCCGCTTCCGTAAAACCCACCGCTAGAATATCCCGAATACGTATACGCCCTGTAGCCGTATTCAGTATACTCTGGCACTTCTCCTTCAAATTTGGTGAGATATTTCAGACCGTCGTAGTTGAACTTCACGATGTCAATGGTCTTGTCAGCAGCTTCGTTGAGCATACCGACCCACTTTTTCATCGGGGTATACGTCTTGATGAGTTCATTCAGACGGAGTGCAAACAGGATTTCCTGTTCAGTGATGCACTTTGCGGACGCCTGATAGCAGTGGTTCATTTCCGCTTCGTTCTTGTTCGAAATAAACATGCTGGAGTAGAATCCCTTAAGGTGAACAGCTTCACCGAATTCAGATGCATGGCACCATACTCCGATGAATCGGTTTACCTTAATTTTCTTGTAGTTCTGGCGATTAACCAAAAACGAGTAGCCGGTTCCTGCAGGGTTGTACAAGCCCATCTGTGAACCATGACCACAGCAGATGAGTGTATCATGTTCAGCTTCAATCGCTTGTTCAACGATTTCCTTAGCGTTCACCGTCTGTTTGTTGACTTCAACCAACTTAACGTTGGGGAGCCCTCTCCAAATGAATTTCAGAACTGCGGTATCAGTATCACCCGCGTTCGAAAAGATAACAGTTGCCATTTTATTTTACCTCGCAATTTGTTTTGTTTACGATGTAAATATAGCTAATTGTTATCCACTCGTAAACAGATTAGATTTGAATTTTTTCTTTCAGATAACCCTCATTATCGTTGCGGCATGCAGACAGAATCCAGGAACATGCTGTGGGCCTTGCAATAGGCAAGACTCATGTCATGAGCTTCAGTGATGGACGTTGCATTGACACCGATTACGATCTCCGGACCGCAAACCGATTCCTTAACGATTGCAGGATATTCTCGAACTTTTGTATTTGCCATTTGTAACCTCTTCAATTATGTTTATAATATAGTTTTTTTCGCTAGACTTGTAACCCTTAAGATTGTAAATTCTTTTATTCAGATGTCCATGAATTCAATTTCATCAACTATTTTTAGTTCAGAATGCTTTGCCCAATTCAATATAGCATTCACAAATATTTCTTCCCAGTTGTCATAATTATTAAATTCTTCTGCAGAAATTCTAGTTCCATCCGGCATAACACAAATGGAATTAGAATATATACTACACCATTGACCACCACACATTCTTTCCGGAAATCCAACACCACGTTTACTAATAAACTTAATCTCAAAATCAAATTCGTGACACTGACCATGCCAATGAACCTTAATACTTTCAGGTAATTCAATTACATCGTTACCCAACATCGGTTTCATTTCTTCAAGTGTAAATTTACGACTCATAGACATACCTCATTCTTTATACATGAATAATATAAAAAATTCTGGTCATTTTGTTAACCAGAATTCTATATTTTCTTTTAATCAGATGTCCATGAATTCGACTTCATCAGATGCCAGATTCAGTATTGGTCCGTCCGTTGCACTACCTCTCGCGATCCATTCCAGAATCTTATGCATTGCTTCACGGGAACGTGCAATATCAGTCATGTCAAATTTATGAAATACACAATCTTCCGTTCTGAAACAGAACCAAGTATAATCACCCTGTCCAGCAATACCCCTACGATTTCTTGGGCCAAACCACCAAACACAACTATCATCTTCAGCTAAATAGAAAGAACCCGCACGGCGATCATCTTCCACAACAGTATTTAGATTATAACCACGAGATAAATCATCCAACGGAATGTCCTTGCGATGTTCAATAAAATCATCAACTTGAGCTTCGGTATAACCTTCAAATAAATCGTAAATCTTAAGCATATTTATAATATAGGAAATTCCGGGTCTTTTGTAAACCCGGAACTTAATACTTTATATATCAGATGTCCATGAATTCTGTATCATCAATCAGCCGTAGCTTCGGTCTCGCGTGGTTCTCCGCCCATTCGATTATCTTCTTAACAAATGTTTGGACCCTAATGGATTCTGTTTCGCCATAACTCCGATCACTAGCATTAAAAACTGTTCCGTCTGGCATCGTACACCTGGAACGTTCACTGATACTGACGTACTTACACCCATCCCATCGACGTGGAAAACCGGCGGCATACGTGCTAATAAACTTAATGGGAAAATCCCAATGTTCACCACTAGATTGCCAATGAACGTTTATTTCTTCGGGTAATTCAACGGTATTTTCACCCAAAGAATTCTTCATTGATTCTAAATCAAATTCTTCTACGCTTTTTTGCATAACTTATTTATTGTGTATGTGCCGGTCTTTGCAGTTAGGGTTAACGCAATGAGATGGCGCCGTTGACTTGTAATATACTCTTACACCCTGGTTATGTTCCGTTCCGGTAAAGTATGTCTTCTTCCTGATATATACCCTACCATAACGGTATTCAACCGGTTTCTCGATGTATACCGTGTCCACTCTCGGTTCAGGTTCATAATCCTCTTCAGAGTGGTAATAATCACCAGGCTTCACAGTATCGTCATTCTTTTTCTGAAAATTTCCTGCGAAAACTGTAATAGCCAAGCTTAACAGAATAAATAATACTTTTCTCATCCTTCCCTCTTAATAACATCATCAGCAGTTTCACATGGTTCAATGACTGGAACGTTTGCTAATCGATTGTCTAACGAATTGACCATGGAAATCACTACACAGATGAATCCTAGTCCATTGATACCGACTAGCACACCCTTTATGACAGTTGTATACCAGGTGACACCCAGAATGATCCATTCCTGATTGACCGCCAGCAACAATGCATTGACGTCCCAGAACACGGAATTTTTAAAGTTCTGCTTTGTCTTGCAGCGCAGGCTCATGACCTGACAGAACAGAATAGCGATGAATACGGCGACAATGAGAATTGTATCGGTAAGTGCTTGTGTCATAGTTTAATCTCCTTGATTGTTAATATAGAAAATTAGATGTGATATTTCAACCCAAGATAAATCTGATATTTTGATTGGTCAACCTTAGTCTCAACCAGATGAGTCGTAATATCCGCATATACCGACATGTGGTAGTTTAACCTTAATCCGACTTCAAGTAGATAATTAAATTCATCAATGGAATATGGTAGTTTCTTCTGTTCTATATCACCATCGGTACATGATAGATAGGTTGACTCATGGAATGTATCTACATGATAGATTGCCATATATGCCATATAGAACATCTCACCCATATAGACGATGCCGCCAAATGTTGAGGTCCATGTTCCGTATTCATCCACGATCACGTCATCATCGGCGGGGCCATCCTGTAGGTAGTTATCATAGTTTAGATTGGTCTTACCATTGACACCGAATGCGAAATTGTCGTTCACTACGTACAGAAATTCCGCACCAGCACCGACAGATGCCGCAAACCCGTCATAATGATGACCAATTCCACCATGGATGGATCCATTAAAATCCATGTATGGGGAGAACTCAAACTTCTTTTCCTGACCGAATGCCAGCTGACAACCAATAATCATTAGAAATATGATTGCCACGATAATAGAACCTGCGGGATTTGCATCGTATTTAAACATAATGTCCTCAACTTTATACCTATAATATAAAAAATTTCTGGTCGTTTGTCAACCAGAAATTATTAGAATTATTCTAGCAGATACCATTAGATATCCATGAATTCAACTTCACTAGCTACATCCAGCTTTACCTTAGACTCACCATAGACTTCCGGTGAAACGATATCTATAATGTCATGGACACGACAGAAATCTTTAATCTCATCATCAGTGAGTTCATCATACATCTGGAATGTCCATCCACCTTCTGGATCACGAATCCAGAGGGAACAATCTGTTCTCCAGGAACAGGCGCCGTTTATCTCGCCAATGGTCTTCTCGAATACTTCTGAAGTAGCTGGTTCGATATAGTCGCACCAGGATTCATAATCATTGTCTTCCGAGATACCACGATCGATCATCGCTCTTTGGATGATCTCTATACGTCTTCTAAATTCTTCGTATTCCATAATTAAATGTCCATGAATTCAACTTCGTCTTGCACCAGGTTGAACTGTGAGCCTTCCAATGTCTTGGCATACTCCAGCAGCTCCGGCACGTTCTTGCAACGGTAACCATCAATTTCAAACACGTATTTTTTACGGGTTGGAGACTGAGCGCCGAAAAATGAACATCCATCAGATGCATCTCCGGCATAGACAATATCATAGTCACCATTACTGAGCTTTGCGATAGCACCAAGCTTGAATGTCACAAACACTTCATTCGGATGGCCACCTTCCAGGTTATAGCATTTGATAAACGGTTCCTTTTCAAACACTGTGGTGGAAGGCTTATCGAAATAGTCGCGATTTTTAAGTTTTCTTTCTAAGTATTCATTCATGTTCCATAATATAGAAAAAACCCAGAGTTTTGTCAACCCTGGGCTCAACGAGGTTATTATTCAGATTTCTTTAATGGTTATAGATTACAGCATCAGCCAGTGAATCAACTTCGTCTTCTGTTAGTGGAATCTCTGAAACGATTTCTACTTCAATAGAATCTTCCATAGGTTCCGCCATGGTCAAATAGATCGTATCATGAACTTCCTGGAAGTGAACATGGTTGATCGTGTCATGTATTATTTCCGTTCGGACATATTCTACTGGATCCTTTGATTGTTCTTTGATATATTCATCGAACTTTCCAGCACCAAGCGCTATTAGAATAATTATTCCTAGCGCTATTGCACAAAACCCAGCGCCAATTTGATATTCCGAACCAATGTAATATATTCCCATGAAAATGGCCACAATGGCCATAAAAACTACTATAATTGCGCCCATTAGCTGAATACCCTCGCAATGCCACCCACGACAGTTGTGATACCCTTTGCTTCCGTTTTGACCAGATCAGTCGCTAAATTCACCGCGGATGTAATCGTATTACAGAGATGGGTGCCGCAATGGTAATTACCCGCAATCATTCCAATCACGAAAAATACTGCAGCAGCAATAATAAGAATCATGGTTGCTTTTTTCATTTTAAACCTCGTTGTTTGTTTGATTAATATAGGTTATTACCGACTGACAGTAAATGACGAATGGTCAGAACTTCCTAATCAGATATCCATGAATTCTGCTTCAGCACCAGACAATTCAAGCTTAAGTTCAGGTGCACCAAACGGTATATACTTGAACTTATTGTCAATGAGCCGTCTTAAATAGTCCATAACCTTCTTTTGAGCTTCTTTATCCTTCTTGAGCTTAACATTCCTATCCGCCCTGAGAATAACCACTTGACCGCCATCAACCCATGTGAGTTTAAGGGCATGTTGGCATCCAATCCACCATCCAAAATTAGTGGTGGCAAAATATGCGTCACCATCGCTGTCCGGTTCTCTTACATAATTGTTGTCACTTCTACTACGCCCGGTATAATGAATCTCACCGTATGCACAGGAACTGTTATTATCAAGAGCTTCAGCGGAGTTATAGTCACGAACTTCAATATCAATCGCCATTACTTTTCCTCTTTAGGTTCTACATGTTTCTTGTAACAGACGTCACAACATTCACCATTCTTAATCACAGGTTCCGCACTGAACGGTGTGCCACGAAACTTCTGACCACAGAAACAACAGGTAAACAATACTTCTTCCATTTTATCCTCCATTAAATGTCCATGAATTCGACTTCAGGAACAATCATATACTTTGATGGAGTGTCACAACCACCATTCTTGATATAATCTTTCAGAAATTTAACGAGTTCTTTGTATACTCCAATCGGTTCCTCGTCGTCATCATCCCATTCATCCCAGATGCTATCACCACTGCGGACTTTGAACTGTTTGGTCGTGCCATCATCAAACAGAAACGTTATCGAACTACTACCACAGATGTATTCATAGTCACGATAGTTTCCATTTTCAGCATCTTCTTCGTTACGATACCAATAGAGAGGAATATCGTTATCGCAGTCAAACCATGGAGTTTTTAGATTATATACATCTCGGTCATTGTCACCAAAACGGAGTACTATCGGTTCTCCGTCATTGAAAGTCAGACCCGATTCATCTTCGAACCATTCGTATTCTGGATGCTCAGGTGCTTCTTTGTCTCTGCTGAATGCTACAATCTGTTTCATACTTATAATATAGTTAAAATTCTGGTGATAGTAAATGGTAAATGGTCAGAATTCTTTAATCAGATGTCCATGAATTCTACTTCTTGCACAATTTGGAGATTAGAACCGTTACCGAAACCGTGAGCAATATATTCCTGGAAATAATTATATACTGCTACTTTATAGTCTCTTTTAGTGCTGTAGTTTTCCTGGTCAAAATCAACACGTGTGCCATCTTCAAACCAAATGGTTAACCGGTCTTGGCATCCAACATGCCATGTTGTCCATTCCTGTCTTCCGCGGTGGAGATAACCAATGCAGAGATCCAAATCAGAACCGCCACGTCCTAGACTGGATTCTACTTTAAATGTATTCATTTCCATTCGGTTACTAGGGAAACGAGATGCAATGCCCCAACCACGATCTGTAGCAGATGCACAATCCGTTGTTTTACTAAGGTCATCAAATAAGTTAAGAATTCTGTTCATGATTATAATATAGTAAAAAACCAGAGTCTTGTTAACCCTGGTCTTATGTTTTACTCCTTTCAGTCGTCCTTAGTCTTGGTAACCCCAAACTTCAGGCGGGAAATCGTCTTCAGCTGCGATTTCAGCTTCGAGCTTAGCCAAACGCAGTTTCTTTTGACGCTTAGACAGCTTTCGCTTAGAACGGGTTTTAACGACTTCAGCATCCTGGAGAGATGTCTTGCGGATTCCACCAAAACCTTTCGGTTCATAGGGAACAACATTTTTCCCTTTAGAGACACCATCGTAGACAGCGGGCCGATAACTTTTAGCATCTACGACGCCACCGACGTCTTCAACATACGTGATGCCATCATCAAAATCGTCTTCCGTCAAATCGACGCCCCAACGTTCGGATTCAGACTTCAGAATGGTTCCGTAGTTATACGAGTATCTCGGTTTCGGAGTCGGTGCAACCTTGTAGTAACGCAGACCGTCGTAATTGAACTTGACAACTTCGTTCGTGTAGTCAGCCTGTTCTTTCAGCTTGTCAATCCACGTCTTCATCGGTGCATAGTTCTTAATCAGTTCGTTGAGACGGATGCAGAACAGAATTTCCTGTTCAGTAATCGACTTACCAGAAACACTCTGAATACCGTTTGCAGATGCTTCACCACGATTGCTGATGAACATGCTGGACCAGAAACCCTTGACTCCGTAGGTTTCAGCAAAATCCTTTGCGTGGCACCAGACAGCAATCACTCGGTTGCATTTAATTCGCTGGTAGTTAGACTGGTCAACGAGATATGCACCACCCTTGAAACCCGGATTCATCAATCCACTCGGAGTTCCGTGCCCACACATAATCAGTGTGTCGTGTTCATTTTCAATCGCCTCGTTTACCAGTGCCTTCGGGTTGACTGTTTCGCGAGTGATTTCAACAACTTTCACTTTCGGCATACCCATCCAGATGTACTTGAGTACAGCAGTATCAGTATCGCCCATGTTAGAGAAAATCACTGTAGCCATGTTTTTGTTTCCTTATGTTTGTTTCGTTTATGTATATAATATAGTTAATTTTATGGCTTTTGTCAATAGAAAAGATTAGAATTAAATTATTCAGACAACCTCTATAAAATGGTCGAGGACTCACCCTGGATGGGCAAGTCCTCTTATTTGCACACCTTCCGATTGGAAACGATTTGCATAGACAGTGCATTTCGTGCCTGTGCTAGCCGGTCAAGAAACTCCACTCTGGAGTTTTTTAATTTTGAGAATGACATGCAGCAAGTGCGGCTAATGATGCCAGTTTATAACTCGGGCCTCTGCATATCGGCACTTTCGTGTGACCAGGTTTATGTTTTTCTGATTCTCTTAGACAAGTAGAGTAATCAGTTGGGTTTTTGTTTGTTTTTTCCTTGCGGAAAAACAAGAACCGGTTTTCAGAAGTCTTTTTTGACTAGTATTATTAGACTTACGAAACCTATAGCGTCACATGCTAGCCATTTCGTATATCAGTTACTCTTCACGGCCAAACCCGTCGGTTATCGTCTTGAAGAACTGAACTACTTGATTATTCGCATTAACGTTTTCGTTCTTGTTTAAATATAGTTAAATTGGGATCAAATGTAAACGTGATGGATGATTAAATTTTCTTTCAGATTACTTCCAGAGCTTCATCAGCTGACTGCCCTTGAGAGTTTCGACACCGTTTTCAATCAACTTGACACGGAACAGAGTCTTGCCAGAGGCGAACGACTTACGTTCACGGACAACCTGGATTTCGTTGTCGCCAATCTTACCCTTAATAACATCCGGAGTGGTTTCCCAGTTAGCCGGATTTTCCTTAATAGCCTTGGCAATTGCCTTGACCTTAGCCGGATCCTGGTCGATCTTGTGGAACACCTTGCCTTCCTGCAGGCAGTAGAGCAATGTGTAGAACAGCTTTTTCTTCCATTCACCCAGATTGAACACCTTAGTGGTTCCGTCTTCCTGGACCTTGTAGAAATTCGTCTTGTTGAATTCCCTTGCAGTCTTCGACGTGCGGTTGATGTTTTCTACCACGAACGTGCCAGTCGGCGCTTCGATAGTCCAGGAGTCCGTTCCTTCCGGAGTATTGGCAACCTTCGAGAAGCGGCCAGCCTTTGCGGCGGCAATCACGCTGCGGAGAGTTTCTTCAACGGTCATAGTGGGGGTTTCTTCTGCCATAGTTATGTTTCCTTTTGTTTTATTGTTTATATTCTAAATATAGTTAAACTTTTAGATTTTGTAAATGGTAATTTTTAGATATTTTTTGTTTCAGTCACCTAAATATCCATAAATTCCACTTCGGAACTTAATTCAAACTTTGACGGTGGAGCTATATTAAATTCATGATCAATAGCTTCACGTAATTCTTCTATAAACTCAGTATGACGGTGACAACGGTCATACTTTTTAGATGTATATAAAATTTGATTGGTTTCCTGGTCAACGATCAGAAAAACATCTTGGCAATGCAATGACCAACCAATTTCTCTACGGCCCGTGTTTTTATTATAAACATAAGCAGCAGGTTCGCCATCAATTTCGAATTTTAATTCAGAAATATCAGATTCTGAGTCATCAGAACAAAGGGAATGCCCATCAAAAATATCGCCAACGTTATAGCGCAAATTCTCGTCATTAGCATCAATAAATCTTATTTTCATGCCTATAATATAATAAAATTCTGTTCCTTTGTCAACCCAGAATAATTAGAAATATAATTTACAGATAACCGGGGTATATTCCGACTATAAATAATACATGGCAAGCTTTAAGGATTATATAGACAATCTGCTTTTACCTGCGGAACCTGAACCATTAACAGAAAAAATGTGGTTCGACTATAAAACCCGTAATGGTAAGAAGACTAAGAAATGGCATACAGATAGAAAGAACTTCCGTATCCAGATTAACAAAAAGACCGGGCAACCAAAAGAGGTCTATATCTCGCCATCGGAAAGACTTAAAAGAAAGATCGGCCAGCGCAAGGCTGCTTTAAAACGTAAGTCCAAACAGCGTAATATCACAGCTAAAAGACTTAAATCATTCGGTGTACGTTCCAAATGGGGTATGAAATATAATACCAAAGGTCACGTACAAAAACAAAGGAAAGGAAAAGGTGCTACGGACCCGTACCACGAACACAACGGATTGTACCCTAACATGTACGAACAGTTGTTACTAGAATTCCCGCATGTAGAGATTCTTCCAGATATATTCTGGGATTTCTATGAAGAACGTGCGCATGACGGTGGTCAATGGTTAATGCAGTTAGTTTCCCTTTATAAAGATCACCAAATGGTTTCGCTTAATAAAGGTAATCCTTCCGATAATAATAATTGTCCCGATGCTGGTACCAAGGATGGCTTTATACAATTACAGCCAAATGACCTGGAAAAGATCACTTACTCCCTTTGTGAGGATCCATGGTTCATTAAAACTGCTAAAGAAGGTTATAAAAATCTATCGGAAGAAGAAAGAGAATTGTTCGATCTATACGTAGACGAGCGATTGTTAATGAAATTGATTCCAGAAGACTTATTATAAAAAAGACCGGTTACTTAACCGGTTTTATTTTAATCTTAAAGAAAAGCGTCGCCAATGGGTCATACGTCGCCGTATAAGTTGGTTTATACGGGTTCTTCTTGTAAATGGATAATGGAAATACTTTTCTCTTACTCATTGATATATACCTTCTTTAAACTATCATATACTTCACCAATTTTAAAGTCATATATTGAATAACTGCGTCCGTCATCAACGGCAACATCTACGGTATAATCGCCTTTTCCTTCTTTTGCCAAGTTATTAAAGTAATTGGCAAAATCATTTACTGTTGCTAATTTAGACATAGTTTAGTCCTTGAATGCGAGTTTGTTGGCTTCACGTCTGTCATACTTCTTCTTAGACGGAACGACGCGAGTTCTCATAGTCATACCGTTTGAAGAATTAGCAATTCGTTCTGCTCTCTGTCGCTTGGACTCTTTTGCTTGTTCTTTCTTGTTGCTCATAATAACCTCTTGTTTATATTTATAATATAGAAAAAACCAGAGTTATTGTAAACCCTGGTTCTAATTCTTTTTGGTTCAGATACCAAGTAATGCATCCACTGCATCATCGACTTCATCCTTAGATGCAGATACTGGGGGTGGAGGTAACGGTTCTGTTTCCGTCGGATGTTCCAAAACCTGCTTATAGTGTTCTTCAAACTGATCAATACTCTTTCGCATGTCTTGAACTTGTTCCAACACCGTTTTAATGTTCTGTTCAATAATATCGAGTTTAAACCTCAGGACTGCAGTGTCCTTTGGTGGTCTCGGTGGTTCAGGTTTATATTCTTTTTCTTCAGCCATAATCTGTAATTACTTTTGTTTATTGTAAAAGGTGAAAGGATGTCGGAGAACTTCCCCGACACCCTAAGGTGAGGTTAACTAAACTTTCACAGTTCCCGTGAACGCCTTACCAGCGAACGTGCAACTGGATGCTCGGTCAGCATGAATCTTCAGAACCTTTGCGGCATACACCAGTTCATTGACCTTGCTTGCGGGAATCATCATACCTGCGGTTTCTTTCTTGAGTTCGATTGCAGCCTTCGTGGTCTTGGAGCTGAATCCCTTGATTGCCACTTTGGTAGACGTATCTTTAGTGGCAGACACATACGTGGCCTTCTTGCTGTAAACACCATCCGGACGCAGACCGAGCTGATACAGACGGTATTCTTCTTCTGTCATCTTCGGGAACGCAGTTCCAGGTGCAGCCTTCTGGAGACTACCCACAAAATCCTTGACCTTCTCCGAGAAAATCTCGTCGATGTTCACAGTGGTCTTGTCCGTGAGCGGATAGTCACCGAGATTGATAATGTTGTTCTTGATTTTGACAGTGGTCAGACGAGCCTGTTCAGTCTTGTCTTTTGTGACCTGCAGGAACTGCTGATAGAGTTCACCGTCGCGGACAACACAGATCTGGCGATACTGCTTGCAGTTATGAGTGGTGCCATCCGGTTCCGTGAGCACGCCTTCCTGTTCAAAACTGATGTTCAGATTGCCAGCAGACGTGATGCTGATGTTGTGGATGGGCCATTCAGTTTCATTCGGCTTGAAACTTACGCCGTTATCGGCATATTCTGCTTCGGTCACCTTGTCATAGTTGGTAAACGGCGAGACCTTGATGCCGGCTTCTTTGATTGCAGTGAGAACTTCGATAATAGTCATGTGTTAACCTCGTTTGTTTCGTTGATGATTATAATATAGTAAAATACAGAGTTATTGTAAATGATAGACTCTGTATTTTTCTTTTGCAGATAGCCTATACCATAGCGGCCAGAGCTTCGGCTTCAGCTTGCTTGCGAGCACGGTAACGCTTGAGACCTGCAGCCATCGCAGCATCACTGTATGCACCAGTTTCGTGCACAGCATCGTTGATATGCTGGCGGATGTTGGATGCGTTAATCAGACCACGACGACCATAGCGGGACTTCCAGTATTCGTGGCTGACACCGTGACCAATCTGACGGTATGCGAGATCTGCGATCTTGTCGAACAACTGCTTGTCGGCGAGATACGAGTAGATAGGGCCATAGGCCTGGAGAATTTCACGACAATTCATATTTAAACCTCACTGTTTTATTGTTTACATGTATAATATAGTAAAATCTAAGACTTTTGTAAATAAGAAATGACCGAGTGTATTCACTCAGTCATCCCTAATCAGGTTCGCAATCTATAATTTATTCAGTAATCTTTTTTTTCACTGTATCTACACCGTCGGCTGCGGCCTCCTTAGCTTTAATGAACCGTTCCTTAGATGCTTCGCGAACATCGCCAATACGTGCCTTTACCGTAGACTTCGCAGAATCAACAACTTCCGACGCTGACGATTTTACGGAATCCGCAACGACACTTGCCTTAGACTTGGCTTCCTTGGCGATTTCCTTTGCACCGTCCGAGAACGTATCAGCCACACTGGAAACGAGTTCCGATGCCTTATTTGCCACCTTCTCGGCATTGTCATTGTCACCCGTGAATCCCTTGTAGACAGCGTAACCGCCAACCGCGATAATCGCAGCGAGAATGAGTGCACCAATCAATTTAATCATATTTTGTTCCTCTTTGTTAGTTGTTTTACTTGTTTAAATATAGGTTATTTGGTTTGAATCGTAAAGCTTAATGCATCTGTTTCCACCATTCAGTAACCTGGTCTGGAGTCATATCACTTAATGGACACATAGGATTCGGACCCCAAGAACCACAGTTATGTTTCTCTTTATACAATCTGGCCATAGGTGACCAATGGTTAAACTTCTTTCCAGAGATTTGCCATTCCAACCAGAGTGGGATATATTCCTTAATAAGATTTAAACGCTTAATAAGATCCATTTCCCTACGGATAATGGTGCTCATGTGGGCGAGTTTTTCTGCGGTCTTGTAATAATCCTTAACATAATTATATTCAAGACGTTGTGCAGCAGAGAGAAGTTGTTCATGTGTTTTAGGCATGTTTATAATATAGAAAAAGCTCTGGTATTTTTCAACCAGAGCCTTAATTCAATTTTCTTTCAGATTACTGGATGTTGAAGGCCTTACGCAGTGCCGAGAAATCGACACCCTGACCTGCAACCAGTTCCTTGACCTTATCGACGTCAACACCGTTCACGACAGTGTGCTTGGCCGGAGCGACAGGTGCAGTCGGCTGGAATGCAGCACCGAGCAACGTGGCAATCAGCGAACCAACGTCACCGAGACCATTGACCTGAACTGCAGAGACAGATGCCTGGACAGGTGCTTCCGGTTCCGGTTCCGGTGCGGTTGCAGCATTCACGAGACCAGTGATAGTGGTTTCGCCAGAGTTTGCAGATGCAGCGAGCAACTTGCTCATAATCTGCTTTTCAGCGTTATCAGTCATTTCCTTGAGCTGCTTGAGAATTTCCTGCTTCTGGCTGTAGCTGAGCTTGCCGAGATTTTCGACGAGCGTCTTAGCCTGCGAGATGGTCGCAGAATCAACAACGTCATCGGTGACGAGCGAGCGGAGCTGGCCCTGATGATCGAACGCATCGAGAGCTGCAACTTGGACCTTGATTTCGTCGTCAATAGTTGCGGCGTTGACGGTCTTGGTGGAACGTGCACAGAACTGTGCGGCGAGATTTGCAATAGACATATTGTTTTTCCTTTTGAATGAATTGTTTATGCTTATAATATAGCTAAATTCTTTAGAGTTGTAAATACTAGACTTAATAATTTTTTATTTCAGACTCCCCATAAAAAAGCAAAACACCATAACTAAATCAGCTATGGTGTTACGATATTGTTTCCAACCCGAGGCCAATACCGTCAAGCCTCGTCGTATTGGATAAAAGGAGCCGACCAATACGAAATCCTATTTATCTACTATAGTTATTTTCTGTTCAATCAGATGACCGGCATTCATAATCTTATCATATTCTGAAATTTTCAGATTATGTTCATCCAGTATATCATTTAATTCACTAAGTGGATGAAAACCTACCCAATCAATAATCTCTTCAGGAATTCCTGATAAAGAAGAATTATTGATAATTGTCATCTTCATTGTGTCCATGATAATAATATAGCAAATAAAAATGTTTTTGTAAAGTAAAAAATTATTTACTGTATTTGGCCAACTCAGCAAGTTGTTCTTTTAAGCGACGATGATCACCGAATTGCCATGTTCCGCTGGCAATCCTCGCCTGAATCTTCTGAGTTGACTCTTTTAAATATCTTACGTAATTCTTATCCATCGCACAAGCTCCTTAATACATATCGGACACATAATTACAATATAATAAAAGTTATCTGTATTGTAAGCTTAATAGTTTTCTTTATATTTTTACAGATAACCTTAACACAAACATAGTAGCGGGTCCTGGACTCGAACCAGGGACTTCAAGGTTATGAGCCTTGCTTGCTAGCCACTGCATCAACCCGCGATAAATACAATTATTTAAACACACTGCAGGAATTCCGATTCGTCACCTGCTAGGGTCGGTTCACAGTCCTCGATATCTGTGAGTTAAGGATTTACCAACTACGACGCCCTATGTCAACTTAATTGATCGGCTAGACATTTCTATCGGGCATACAGGATTCGAACCTGTGACCTCTTGATCCCAAATCAAGCGCTCTACCAGACTGAGCTAATGCCCGCAAGTTTTTTAGGTGGTTCCACCACCGCTGGACTACCAGCATTGTTAGCGCATTTTAGGTTTCTCCCTTGTGGAGGCGTCCAAAACCCAAACTGGACGATGCGCTTAAACCTTTAGCTGTCCCTCCTGGACTCGAACCAGGGACCAAGCGATTAACAGTCGCTCGCTCTACCAACTGAGCTAAGGGACAATTATGTTAACAAATATAGCAAATTATGTTTTATTTGTCAACCCCTAAAATCTAATCGCCGGGAATCGCTCTATTTCCTTCTTCGGCTGCGGACATTGTATTGCCCGCCGCCTGGACCTGACCCATACTTAATAATACGGCAATTATAGCGCCTGCGGAGAGACTCGAACTCCCGACCCGCTGATTACAAATCAGCTGCTCTACCAAACTGAGCTACCCAGGCAATGGGCTGTATATGCGGCGATTAACCCGCTGACGGACTATAACAGCTTTATCCGGAAAAGGTATCTACTTACGCATACGTTACCTTAACTGAACCAATCGCTTCGTGATGTAAGGTGAATCAAAACCGGAACCCTTACACGCTTCTGGATAACCCCCACGAAGAATAAGTCTCCTGTGTCTGTTCGAGACCCGCGTCTCGACATTTACTGTTGTAGACTTTAAGACCAATTTTCGTAGCCAAGGTGGGACTCGAACCCACACGGAGATTCCTCCAACGAATTTTAAGTTCGCAGCGTCTACCCATTCCGCCACAAGGCCATAGATATAGATTAAACTAGGTTCTATATCGACCTGATAGTTTTTATATAGATAACTATCAACTCCCGCTTTAGATTGGCTTTAACTATTATTACTCTAAATAATGGTCCAAAGCAGTAAATACCATTTAAACCAAGGAAATTTTATATATTAAATCTCGAGCTTTAATATATCTTATATTACCTTAGTGGTTGAATTCAGCGTATCAACCAAACGCTTCGTGCTCAATGAAGGACTCGAACAACTTCAAGGTGATTGCTCACCATAGCTCCTTTTACGGTTGCTACGCGTTTACCAATTTCGCCAATTGAGCAATAGTGCGGTATGCAGGACTCGAACCATGCAAGCCTTTCGGCATCCCGGTCTTACGGCCAAAACGTGTTTACCAGTTTCACCAATACCGCAGTTATTTATTGTCGTGATGATTATCAGCGACAGGTTTTAATATAGAAAATTATGTTCTAATTGTCAACCCATCGTGATAGTTTCATTTCTTTCAGATGACCTTGCTAATCGTCGTCATCCTCATCATCCTCAACCGGTTCTTCATCGTCATAGACGGAATCATAACCGCATTCGGGGCATTGCCAACCTTCAACCAGGTCATGTGCAATGTGTGGATGGTCAGTAATCATTCGTTCTAGTTTTGAGTCACAGACTGGACATCTCATTTTAAAACTCCTTGTTACATGATATAATATAGTAATTTCGGGATAATATGTAAAAGAAAAACGACCCGAACTTTTTGTTCAGGTCGCATTAGGAAATCACAATATGGCTAACAGGTTTTAGTCAACAACATGAATCATGTGCACGCCGTAGTGCTTTGCGTCACCCAGCATCGACGCATCAGACTTCCAACCATACTTCACACCATCACCAGTGTGCCACTGACACGCCATCTTGCCGGTAATCATATTACCGTCCTGCATAAACTTCGCGAACTTCGAATCGCGGAGCGAACGGCCATCACCAAATGCCTTCTGGTGACGGGAGGCCTTGAGCATTGCGTGATCGAGAGAAACAGTCTTCTTCATGTTTTATTTTCCTTTTTTGTTATAAGTCAAAACTTTGGAGTAGGCTGGCTGAATTACCAGCCTACCTTTCACACGGCAGAGTCGTGCTCAATGCAGGAGTCGAACCAATGCAAGGTCACCAGAACTAATGTTCCAGCTAGGGAGGCATTACTCCCTTGACCGGACCGGCCTTTAACCAGTCTGTGTTTACCAATTTCACCAATTGAGCAAAAGTAGTGCGGTATGAGGGATTCGAACCAACTCAAGTCTTGCGACGTCCCGATCTTACGGTCGAAATGTGTTTACCAAGTTTCACCAATACCGCGAAAAATGTAATAGTGCGGTATGAGGGATTCGAACCAACTCAAGCCCGAGGGCATTCCGATCTTTCGGTCAAAACGTGTTTACCAGTTTCACCAATACCGCAGATATGTATAGTGCTCAGTGTAGGATTCGAACAACTACAAGGGGATTGCTCCCCAGGGCTCCTTTCGGTTTACCCTGCGTTTACCAGTTTCGCCAACTAAGCAAATTTGTGCGGTTTCACATGAAGGCACCGCACAGCCTTTCGGCTAACTCAAATTAGCGGACCTTGATTGCGTTGATGAGCGCGAGAACTGCGAGAGCAGCAACAGCGTCATTCGAGACCGAGACTGCAGTGAACTGCGGGACGGTGACAGCCGGCTTTTCCGGTTCGATAGCCGCAATAGAATCCTTGATTGCACCCGGAATCTTTGCGAGATAGTCATCAATGTCGTTGATGACGGTCTGAACGGACGGAACGGTGTCAGCGAACTTTTCACCCTGGAGAATTGCCTTCTGTTCCTTGAGCATCTTTTCTTCTGCAATGAGAGTCTTGCAACGTTCGATAGCTTCAGTATTCTTCATATTATGTTTCCTTTGTGTTTTGTGTTAATTGTTTTTGATTTACGTTGTTAATATAGTTAATTTTGAGTGGTTTGTAAACCCTGGTTGAAAGAGTTTTTTATTCAGTCAACCATTAAATGTCTTCAGGATCACCGGTTTCGTAGTCGAAATCGTTATCATTGTTCCAGATAACGTGTTCACCGTCATTATCCTTGCAGTCCTTGAGAGTCTGCTTGATAGACTTCAGCTTTTCAATGGCATCATCAACATTTTCGATTGCGTCATCAATATCGAGAGATGAACAACCACATGCGACGTCATCAAAATCGCAGGCGCCATAATCATTGGGATCATCACCAAAAACGATACGAGCAAAATCTTCGTCCCAGCAACGATCGTCGATGAACACGAGTTTACCACGCTGTTCAATATCGTCATGACCATCGTTGTAACAATCATAATCATGTTCATCACGATAATCTACACGATTTTCATCGTTATCGTCGTTGTCTTCGTTCTGAGCCGGAGCCGAAACACCGAGCTGAGCAGCGAGATCACGAATGAAATTTGCCTTTTCAGGGGTATTCGGTGCCGCCTGAATAATCTGAGCGAGCTGAGTGGCAAGCTGAGCCGCTGCGTTCTGGTCAATCTGACCGTTAACGTTAATGAGTGACATTTTAGTCTCCTTAAGTTCTTATTGATTTACGATGTAAATATAGCTTAATTCAATTAAAACGTCAACCATGAATCAAGCTTAATTCTTTTTCAGCTAACTTGATTAGTCATCGTCGCCCGAATCACCATCATAGTCATTGAAATCGATTGCAGCAAACTTTGTAGCACCCTGTGCCTTTGCACGTTCAACTACTTCAATCATTTCCTGCATTTTCTGAACATTATGCCTTGCACATTCCAGACAACGATCAATATCAAACTTACGTTGGATGTCAGTGTCGTCTTCGTAATCACCTTGTGCGAGAATTGCATCTTCTTCACATGTTTCAATATTACCGCGGTCATCTGTGGTATAACCATCGGTAAACAGGTCTACAAAATCACAGAGATCTGCTTCACCTTCCGGATGTTCGTCATTTTCATAGAATGCCGTTAAATCGATACATGCGATTTTCTTTTTCGGAATATAGACAATATCCGAACCCATCGGAACCCTACCCTTAGGGTCCACCAGCTTGATGACCATCTTGAGCTGTTCAATTGCCTTTTTCTTCTGTTCTTTCGTAAGACCAGTAAAATCCTGATGCGTCAACGATTGAATGTCCATCATTACAGGCACCTGCAAAATACCAGGGGCTGTTCGTGTTCTACCTGACATATAAGTCTCCTTTAAATTAACAAATTAAATATAGTTAAAAGAAACCGTCATGTAAACGGTTTCCTTTATAAAAAATACTTTACAGATTACTAGGCATCTTCGTAGCCTTCCACCGTATTGTAATGGAAATTATCAGCATTACAACGAACGATAACATTAGCACCACGACGTTTTGCTTCTTCTGCTGCCTTAATAAACGCATCGACATGTTTCTTAACAAATTTATATTGCTTGAGAACTTCATTGAGATCAGCACCGTCATCAGCATCATTTCCATAAAATCCATGGCTACAGATTTCATAGAGCCAGCTTTCGCCAAATTCATCAACGAGATCTTTACCTTCTTGTGGCAAATGGTTATAATCACCCGACGTGTGGTCTTCGGCGAACAACATCGCGTTTCCAATGACACGATAATCATCGCTAATCTTATAGCATGGATTCAGTGCTTCTTTTGCTTGCTTAATTAAATCCTTGAGTCCATCACGGTCCAGACCATCGAGACGGGGATTAGTGCGGACCAGTTCAGTGTTAATGAGAGACATGTTATACTCCTTGTTTGGTTGATTACAGTGTATAATATAGATAATTAACGGATTTATGTAAATGAAATAGCTTAATAAAGAAAAAAGCAGTAACCAATTATAGTTAAAAGAACTTATCCAGATGTTCTTTTACATAATCAAACTTTTCCAGCATTCTTTTACTAAAGCCGTATTCTTTAAGATTTTTTTCATGACGCTCCGGACGATGGAGCATATCGAATGCACCATTTTCCATACCACACATCCATTCAACCTTTTCAATCTCTTCGATACTGGACCACTTGACATTAAACTGGGAACAGTAACCCATCACAGGCATCACGATCTTGCACAAGTTGCTTGATCTAAAATCCGCATAGACCGTTTTTCCATCATGTGTGAACCTGAAAGAATTTTCACCCCATCCATCACAAAACTGTCCATCAAGTTCGTCATTCAGTTTATGAATGATTTTCTTAATCGCTTCAGTATTGTGCATATAGTCATAGTCAATGAAAAAATTGACACAGAGAACCAAACCATGTTCCTTGTCAAATGAGATGAAATGACTTGCAGGCTTTACACCATCCGGAATCTGATCATCTATTAATGGAAAAGACTTTCCCATGAAAGATGTTTGGAATGCGTTGAGAAGATCGAAGATATATTGCTTCTGTTCCTCTGGATCAGTTATTGGTTCAGTGAGAACTTCATCAGGTATAGGATCACTGATTTCAATCTTATAGAACAGCTGGATTTCATTGCTGTCATCACAATACATTTTTTCTTCACTCATGTTCTTAATATAGATAATTAACAGATTTATGTAAATGAAATAGCTTAATAAAGAAAAAAGCAGTAACCAATCATAGTTACTGCATTCTATTTCGTGGGCCTGCCGGGACTTGAACCCGGATCCGAAGATTAAAAGTCTCCTCGTCTAACCAATTGACATACAGACCCATTTAGTTTTATTAAAGTGAGTAGCTCTCTCACTTAATGGGTGGGGTGGGACTTGAACCCACGATCTCCGGCTTATTCAGCACCAGACCAGCGGATGCTGGATAAGGCCGCTGCTCTAACCGACTGAGCTACCCACCCATACTTGGGGTACCTGGATTCGAACCAGGGAATAGAGGCTTCAAAGGCCCCGGCCGTACCGCTTGGCTATACCCCAAAAGAGTACCCTGGACAGGATTCGAACCTGTGACCCGTTGCTTAGAAGGCAACTGCTCTATCCAGCTGAGCTACCAGGGCATAAAAAAAGATTCCAGCATATTGTATACTGGAACCTCAAAAAGTTAAACAAATAACATACGAAGTTAACTAGTATACAAACCCAAACCAAGGTTTTCTTATACCTTGTATTTGTTTTCTGGTTTGTCTTCTAATCATCTTCATATTTTTATTTATAAATTTTGTTTTCCGTTTTTCGCTAAATTGATGGCCGCGGGAAGTAGGTCCATAGTAAATTGTTAAGATTTAAATAGGAACTTCGTTTGCAGCCTTATTTTCTACACACTTAAATATAGTAAACTTTGGGGAGATTGTAAACCCCCAGGAATGAATTATTTATCTTCTTCCCAGTAAGAGTCAATCACCACATTGTTCTTTGATGGATCATAGACACTGAAGTAGTAGCCATGTTCCAATGCGTCCATAGCTACCAGTTCATTTGCCTGTTCCTGACACATATCCTGCAGGTTATCCATTAATTCACTGAAACCAGTGTTTTCAGAGGTTTCATCAGTATCAATGGTAATCACCAACTTTCTACGCATCTTTCACTCCTTACTGTCTGATGCCGCAGAGCATAGCGAGCTGCACAATAGCATCAGCAATTTGCTGTTCAGTGAACTGAGACAGATTGGGAATTCCAGGCTGTACAGGTGCCGCAGGCTGAGCAACAGTTTCAGCAACACTGACAGTCGTTTCTTCAACCGGTGCAGCAGGCATTTCCACAGCAGGTGCCGCTTCAACTGCAGGTGCTTCAGTTACAGGTGCTTCAGGAGCAGCTTCAGTAGCGGGTGCTTCTTCAACCATCTGGAATTCTACTGCGCAGGCATCACCTTCTTCCTGCAGAGACAGAGAATACTGTTCCGCAATTTCACGGATATTTTCGTCGATCTGGTGCAGACGACGGTTATACTGGCCGATTGCCATCGAGATACCAGCACACGGGATAATCGATTCCGACTGCAGAATTCGAATGGCCTGACGGACCTTACGCTGTTCAACCAGCAACAGTTCACGGGCGTTGATTGCTTCTTCTTGAGTCATTTTACTTCCTTTAGGCTACAATAGCCCTGATATATGCCTTGGTCAACTCGGCCGTGGCTTCTGGATGATTTTTAAGCTGAGACATGGGAATCTTATGTTTAAAGCAATAGTTTGCTTTCACAGATTCCATAAGTTCTACTTGTTCTCTTGTATTCATACTTTTTAACCTCTAATTTATGTCTATAATATAGTTAAAAATTGAACCAATGTAAATAACTAGAATGCGGTTTCATTTAATCAGACAACCGTCATGTAATCAGAGATTTCATCAAACGAACGGATAGTCTTAGGCCATTCCTTTACCCTTCGCTTCCAAACCTCTGGGTCACAACCATCAAAGTCATCACTATTTAAAACAGTTATGTAGTTTAACATGTTGACCAGATTCAAATCAAGTACAGTCCTATCATTTTCCGGAAACATATTATATAACCTGGCGTACTTTAAGGATCTATACCCTGCTTCATATTCAAAGTCAATGGTAAAATCCTGGTGATGAGCACCAGTTTTTGTCATTAACTTTTTGGGTCTATCTTTAATGGTAGGCGCCATAAAGTTTCCATGATCTTTAATTAGATGAAGATAATGAGATGCTTCATGCAGGAATAGGGCAAAACTGTGATCATCGACGAATCTGATACTACCTTTGGTTTCTGCACCAGAACCTTCAAGTTTAATTTCTGCAGAATCTTCAGGCATATATATCCTGTCTACTTGCAGTGACTGTCTTTGGAAGTAAGCAGCAGCCTTCTTAGGTTTTTCGTCAAATTGAATAAATGCAATTAACTGTTGTGACATGAAATCCTGCAGATCATGCCAAAAACGAGTACGCCCTGGAGCGTACTCGCTATCATCAACCAACACGATGTTCTTAATAAATGTTTCTGTTAAAACGGCTTTCATATCCTTATTAGAGAACCAGATCACCACTAAAATCGAATTCCTGCGTCATAATTTCTGCAGAATTCTTAGCCATGGCATTCAGATACGTGGTAACTGGAATTGTCGTATATTCCTTGTAGACCTGACACTTCGAGAAATCGACTCGAATGCCACTGTCAATAAACGCTTTGACACGACGTTTGAACTTGCTTAAATCAGTAATTTTGTTGAGCTGCAGAATAGCCTTCTTAGAACGTCTGTCTTCCACAACCGGATCAGTTGCATTACCCGGGAGGTCACAGATAATCTTTTCGACTCTCTCCATATCCTTTGCATCGGGGGTTGCAGCCTTAACTGCGTTAATGAATTCAATTTCTTCTCGTGTCATTTTTAATACTCCTTGTTGGTTAACGATTATAATATAGTTAATTATTTCTAGGTTGTAATCATTATTAACTAAATTATATCTATTCAGTTACTCAGGGAAATAGTTATTGACAACAGTTGCAAATTCATGCAATGCACGTTCGGTCATCAGTTTAACAGGGATGTTTTCGTAGCCGCCCATGAGCAACACTTTCCTACGGCCAATCTGAGCATTTCGAATCAGACCCGTCCTCACTGCAGGATTATGGCACATTCTATCAGACAACGAGTTAGAACCAGTCGAATAGATATATTCGTTCGGTGCATCAAGACTCATTGCTTGAATACCAAATGCAGGTTGACAGATTTCAGAAATTTGTGCAAACGTAACCAAGTGTGACGTATCAGTCTCCATCAGTTTACACACCATTCTGGTCTGGATTTCTTCACAGATATTCTTCAAATCACCATTACCATACATCTTCATGCAGATAATGCTATCTTCCGCATCGAGCGGATCTAACGTAATGATATTGCCTTTATTGACAATAATTCGTTTGCTTTCATCCAATCCGGTATATAAACTAGCGGTACCATCGCCATTATACTTAGCGCACCAAACTTCGGCTTCGCTACTATTTGTACCAACTGTTACTTTTACCTTAATCATATTTTTAATATAGTAAATTATTGTTTATGTGTAAATACCTTCTGACATAACCATTTTTATTCAGATAACCCTGTTGATGAATTGTTAATAGATTGTTTACAAGAATGTTAACAAAGCGTGTAAATTGTTAGCACTCTGTAATTTCTCTTAATGCTTTCTCGGTTCGTTCGTCGTTGAAATATGCTTTCAATAATGCATAATTCTCATTCTTAATGGAATCCTTAATAATTTTTAAAAACTTAATAAGTGATTCAATATCTAAAAACGTTTTCTCTTGAAAAAACATTTCATCGGCAACTACACATTCTTCAATAATTAAATCATAATACTTAATTAATTCCGGATATTTACTTCTAATATTAGATTTATTAAGTCTGGTTTTACTTGGAAATGAAATCAGATGAGAACTGTCACAAAATGTTGCATTGGGTTTGCCATCCTGTCCGACCTTTAACTGAATTCTAATATTAATCCCAAAATTATCTCTTTTAGACTGAAATGGAAAATCTACGTATAACCAGCTACCATTACACATTTGCGGTGTAAAATCACCTTCTGAAATATTATCATTTAATGCATTTATCCATGGTTCATATAACAGATAACCTGCCTTAATATCTTCATATTCCTTAATGGTTTTATTAAGCTCAGTATTAACGCATTCCACTAACTCCTTAAACTTTTCACACGCCATACTTAATACAATATAAAAAACCCACTTACTTTCGTAAGCGGGTAAAAGGAAAAAACTTTTTTACAGATACCTTACATCATCCCAGGCATTCCCATAGGCATTGGAGGCAATGCTGGTTTTTCTTCCTTCTTTTCAACAATGACACAATTGGTTGTGAGAATCATCGATGCAATGGAAGATGCATTCTTCAATGCGTTCTTGGTAACCTTGACCGGGTCAATGATTCCGTTTTCAACGAGATCATAGAACTTATCGGCACGGGCATCGTAACCTTGGTTCCCAGAAAGTTCTTTGACCTTACTGAGGATAACTGAAGGTTCCTTACCTGCATTCGCAACGATCTGACGTAACGGTTCTTCAATGGCGCGGAAAACGATCTTACCACCAGTAAGCTGATCCTCGTTATCAAACTTAACGGAATCCTTAATCATTTCTGCAGCACGTACCAATGCGGTACCACCACCAGCAACAATACCTTCTTCGACAGCAGCTTTAGTTGCATGGAGAGCATCGTCAACACGATCCTTCTTTTCATTCATCTCAACTTCAGTTGCAGCGCCAACCTTAATAACACCTACACCACCAGCAAGCTTAGCAATTCTTTCCTGGAGTTTTTCCTTCTCGTAGGCAGATTCAGTTTCACTTAACTGATTCTTAAGCTGGAGAACTAATGCTTCAATGTCTTCCTTCTTACCAGCACCTTCAATGATGGTAGTGGAATCCTTGGTGACCTTAACACTTTTTGCCGTACCCATGCACATCGGATCTGCATCAGAAAGCTTAATACCAAGTTCATCACTAATGAGTTCACCATTAACAACAGTAGCAATGTCCTTAAGGTTATTTGTACGTGAATCACCATAACCCGGTGCCTTGACTGCGCAGACCTTAATAGCGCCGCGCATCTTGTTGATGACGAGTGTACTTAATGCTTCCGAATCAACGTCTTCAGCGATAATGAGGATCGGGCGGCCATTTGCATTAGCGTATTCCAGGTGCGGAAGGATATCCTGCAACGTGGAGATCTTATGGTTATAAAGGAGGATCAATGGGTTATCGAGTACTGTTTCCATCTTCTCTGGGTTAGTAACGAAGTACGGGGAAAGATAACCATTGCCAAACTGCATACCTTCAACGACATCAAGCGTGGTATCAGCTGTTCTAGATTCCTCAACGGTGATAACACCATCCTGACCAACCTTATCCATGGCGTTAGCGATCATCTCACCAATTTCTGTATCACCATTGGCGGAAATGGTACCGACCTGCGCTACAGCTTCAGTGGTTGTTACCTTAATTGAAATCTCATCAAGCTTCTTGACGATAGCAGCTACAGTCTTATCAATACCGTTCTTAATTTCCATTGGATTAGCGCCGGCGGCGACGTTCTTCAATCCTTCACGTGCAATAGCCTGGGTTAAAACGGTAACGGTAGTCGTACCATCACCAGCAATGTCGTTAGTCTTCTGGGCGCCTTCCTTAAGCATCTGTACACCCTGGTTGGCAAAAGCATCTTCTACTTCAATAGACTTAGCGACAGTAACACCATCCTTCGTAACTGTTGGCGCGCTGGATCCGTTGGCGATCATAACATTCTTTCCGGACGGACCTAAGGTAACCTTAACTGAATCCGCGAGGATGTTAACACCCTGCATAATCTTTTCACGTGCCTGTACATCAAATAAAATTTCTTTAGACATATATTTTTCCTTTTGTGTATTTAAAACTAAAGCAAATATAGTAATTTTGCTTAATAATATTGAATATTTAATTATTTTCTGGATATTTTAATTGAAAAACCGGGTTTTGAGACCCGGTTATCAAATATATAAAGGAACAATTATGGATTAGCGCTTAGCAGCTTCGAGCTTAATCTGCTTCTTAGCAGCTTCGATCTTTTGACGGATCTTAGCACGGACTGCAGTCATAATTCCTTCTTCAAGCAAATCGTATCTGGAGTTCCAGAGCTTACCGATGATGTAATCGGACTTTTCGCTTAAATATTGGCCCTTCTTAGAGAACTTATTGAATGCTTCGGACTTAGTTTCGTCAGCCGGGGCTTCTTCTTCCTCACTAGAAGATTCTTCACCACCTTCGCTGGATTCACCTTCAGAAGATTCACCTTCACTGGATTCACCACCCTCAGAAGATTCACCTTCACCAGAAGATTCTTCACCACCTTCAGAAGATTCACTTTCTTCAGAGCTTTCGTCACCACCGAAATCATCAGTAGATTCTTCGCTACCAAAGTCGTCTCCACCGAAATCATCAGTAGATTCAGCTTCACCTTCACCGGATTCGCCACCTTCTTCCTTATCACTGTTAAGGTTATCAACCTTGTCAGTCAATGTCTGGATAGCAGTAGTAAGTGTTGCAAGGATGTCCTTAAGCTCGGAGGTACCTTCAGCTTCATCCTTCGTACCATCTTCTTCCTTCTTGTCGTCGCCTTCCTGGAAGTCCTCGGTATTCTCAGCCTTATCTTCCCCTTCGGAATCGTCATCGTCATCCGGGAAGTTATCTTCACCAAATGATTCGTCGTCACCACCTTCAGATGGTTCTTCGGAAATATCGATATCGTCAGACGGTTCTTCTACAGAAGCATCGACTTCTTCATTGTTTTCTTCCTTTGTTTCTTCCTGACCGGTAGTATCATCAGCTGTGACTGGCTTTTCTTCTTCCCCGTCAAGGAAACCTTCGTTAAGCTTGTGGCTCTTCTTCCACTTCTTGAATTGGATATCTTCTTTATTTTTCATAATTCTATTTTTCCTTTATATATCTTTATTATTTATAAAAATATTTTTTGAGCTCTTTTTTAGAGTGTATTTTTATAAATTTGATACTCCGGAGAGGTTAAAAGCTCATCAAATTTCTTACTGGTGTTGATTGCCTTAATGAAATTGGTCTCTTCATTGCATATGACAGACTTAAAATCGGCCATATAGTTATCAAACGTAGCTTTATAGTTCTTGGAAAGCTTAAAGACATCCATAACAGATGCTGGGCGGAATGCACCCTTCAAAACCTTAATGGTTTTGGCATCCAGGTTATCCTTAATGAACTTTTCCGTTACGCTGATGACGTTCTTAATGATCTCATCCTTCTTGATGACATCAATTTCACCGTTAAGTACCTTAGGGATTACCAAGGTATAGATTAATGGATTGTTTTCCATAGAGCTGAACTCTGAGGACTCGTTTACCATGTATTCTTTAAGATTCTGCATGATTTATTACCTTTTCTTCTGATTTTCCTTAAATTCTTTATACTGAACTGCTATTTCTGCAATAGAAACAGCAATTTGCTGAAGAGTACCTTTAATTTCTTTAATATCCTGCTTGATGCCACTGTTTTCCTGTACAAGGAATTCAATGTCCTTTTGCATCAAAAGCTTTTGGTTGTTAAGAGCATCTATGTCCTCTTTAAGCTTCGATATAGTATCGTCTCTGGTTGCAGCCGTATTCTTTCTTTGTAAAAACACAATCAAATATACGATCACCCCAGAGAGAATAGCGGTTGCGTTACCCGACTGAAATGCTGTTGTTAATAAATCTTCCATAAATAAGTTCTCCTTTTTAATTATTTATGACCTTAATTTTCTTCCCAATAAAAGAATTTCTCAGGGTAACGCGTAGAGTATTCCAATGAAACCGGACCCTCTTGCCATGCAGCAGAAAGGTCTTCCCAGTGCCATTCGCCGCTCAAATGATTAAGGATCCATTCAATAAGCTTCCTGTTTTCCGTTGTATTAGAGAAGTTTCTAGCTACACCCTGGTTTATAGCGCTGAGATCATCATATACACCATCAATAACCTTTCCATTTACCAATGGGTACTCAAAGTTATTGGTTGCCATTTGAACGATGGTCATTGCCTTTACCAGGTCTTTAGAGACACGTAATGGTCTTTCGAATGAACCTACACCAACAATGGTACCACCGTAATCCCCATATGCACCAGCTTCTCTAGCAGCCTTTTCCGAATCAGTCCAGATCTTAAGCTTACCCTTTTCATCATAGTATGCAGAAACAGCGCTTAAATCAGCCTTTTCATTGGTATAGTCATACAATGCAGAAAGGTTCTCATAAATGTTAGGTACATATGCAGCGGAATTCCATATAGCGGAATTAGCTGAGGTAACGTAATAAGCTTCACGTACTGCGCTGTAATCATACATGTCATCCAACGCAGAGAACGCAGCAGATAATGCCGATGGGTCAAACGCGGTTAAACCGCTAAGACCGGAATAACTGTTCCATAGGTTAACATCCGCGCTGGTTACACAAACACACGGGTTATCATATGGTTCACAACAATCCTGCCACCATGGTTGTACATTGGCAGGTTCACTATCGTTCCAGCGATGGAAACGCGTACGTGGCCAATCAGCGTACGGTACGTTAGGCCAATCCGGAAAGTGAGGGATATGACTCGGGTCTTCCCAGTGTGGCGGCATTGGTGGATTATTCTTATTCATCATATATTATTTATAATAGTAAAAAACTCTCAGATTTTGAGAGCTTTTTACCTTAAAAAATAGCTAAAAATTACAGATATTTAGCTGCCTGGCGTTCAGACCAAGAGTACCCGGCATACGGATCCTCTTTCTGCTGTGGCTGCGCTGGCTGTTCTTGCTTTGGCGGAATGTCCTGCTTCGGCGCCGGAGTCGGCGTATTACGTACAGGATTCGGGTTAGTATCAGGTGGGATGACCCTGTACCCGGCATCCTGTGCTACTTGCATAGCCATTTCCGTTGGATCCATCTTACGTACATTATATCCATTAGCCTGGGCAATGTTCTTTGCCTGTTCAATACGATCATCCGGTAAGGAAACGTTATAACCAGCTTCCTTAGCGACGCGCTTGGCCTGTAATATCTCTTCAACACTGTATTCACTCATTTTTGAACCTCTTATATATTTGATTTGAAATCTTTTTATTTATATCACTTGTTCGTTATATCTGATAGCACCTTCAGGGTTATGCTTCCAATCATTGATGAATTCATATAACGATCTACATTCTGCAATCATGCGCTGGTTCTCTTCACCTTCAGCATTGGTTGCAATACGGTAAGCAGCATCTGTAACAGATATGATCTCATCATTCCATACCATAGCATCATTATCTGCTGGCGCTGAAACCATACAATCGATAGTCTTTGGTGTATCTAGTAACGGCAAATAACTATCAAGCTTGACATAGTTACACCCATCCTTGACATATACTGATCCAGACTGATCAATATAAGTACCATCCATTAACTCCTTAAACGTGATGTCATCATCCGGTTTATAACCTTTCCATGCATTAATGAAGGATTCCTTCGTCAACTCGAACTTCTGTACGATGTGGTTATTATGCCAGCGTCCTTCCTTAATGTCATCATAAGACATACCACCAGGGAAAATGTTTTTAGAAAGGTTATAAGCTGCATTAGCCTTCTTAAGCTTACCAGGGTCAACACACTTAGCATATGCGGCATCGATCTCCTGCTTCAAATTACTGATCTGATTCTTGGTTCCGTCTAAGCTACCGTAGACGGAGTTCTTAAACTCGGTAGATACATCGTACCCGGATCCTTTCTTCTCAATCTTAAATACGGAAAGGGCTTCAGCGTAATAGTTCTGCGCTGTGGCGATCTCAGAACAAGAATAACTGTCATCAAATGCACAGGTAAAGAATGACATTAACGTATCGAGGTAATCAAACAAACCCCAGTCGATTAACATGTTAAGGTATTCATCAATCAACAATCTTAAACGCTTATAGTTACGTTCAATGAATCGGAGGTACTCATCCATTAACGATGCACACATTTCAAAAAGCTTCTTTATGTACGAGATGCCAAACTCGATCGTGAATCCAGCATCACATACCGTTTGCTGGAAAGCGCTAAAGTCCGTGATAGATTGGCTGATAAGATCCATTACATCCAGCGCTGCTGTACTGCGGCACTTCCTTTCCAATGCACGTCTTATCTTTTGGTTTAACCAGGAATCAGAGTTAAGGAGCTCAGCAAGTAAAGCAGCGCACTTCCATAGCTTGTTACACCAGAAGGTTTTATCTTCACCAAACAGTGCGTTATATAACATGTCAAACAGTTCTTTCTCATACTGTTTCACCAGGTTAATCACCGTTCTCATGGTGGTGTTAATCATGTAGGTAATAGTAGTCATAAGCGTAGAGACTAGTGTGTCAATACGCTTTAAAATACCTTTTGCTGCTTGTGTTAATCCTTCAATAGTAGCTTTTACTGCTATAAATGCACCATAAAGGTAAGTACATACTAAACTTGCATATCCCATATGTTCTATTTATAAAGAAAAAATCGGGGAAGTTTTTTAAAAGAGCATAGAATCCCTTTACCTGTTAAAAGACTTTTATTAACTGTTTTTACTCTAGTTATCTAAGTTTACTCTAGGGATCTGATAAAAGTCATTATTTAAAAGCTTGAAATATTTATCTATGTGCACGTTAAAAATACCTGCAGAGACATCAAGCCTATCCAGGAACGAATAGGCTTTGACAAAAACATGACCTGCTGTCAACTCTCGGGACTTACATATAGGCTTATGGATCGGTCATCCTGTATTCCAGCTACATCCTATACTGCCAATGGCGGCTTTTCTAATGAGATCGCTACTCTCATCGTCGATAATGGGCTTCGGGTATTCGTAATGTCTGCCATTTCCAACATTCCCGGCTGGACCCGTTAGGTGCCTCAGATAATATCCCATATCCTTTAGGAAGACCACTCTGGTTCCAGACTGCTTGCATCGGGCATCTCTCAGCCCCAGTTGCTGTCTATACTATATATAAACTTTTGAAATTCTGACTATTTCAACCAAATTTAATATAGAAACAAATATAAAAAATTAAGGTTATGTATTAAATAACCATAAAATTATTCTGTATTTTCTTGAAATTGTCAAAATATTTACAAAAGTTTACACAAACCATATAATTTTCTATATTTACTCTATATATGTTTGTAGAATTCAAAAAGTTGTCATTTTGCAATATCATGTCCTATGGAGCATCTGGTGCGGAAATAGATTTCCAAACCGGATTAAATACCATCAAGGCAGTTAATGGTTCAGGCAAGTCTTCTATCCTAGATGCATTAACCTTCGTTCTTTTCGGTAAACCATATCGTGATATAAAATTATCGGAATTAGTTAATACAACTAATGGTAAAGGTCTTGAGGTAACATGCGAGTTTAAGATCGGTACGGACATGTACATGATCCGCCGTGGATTAAAACCTGCTATCTTCGAGATCTATAAGAACGGAAAGGAAATGGATATGTTATCCACCAAGAAGCTTAACCAAGACGAAATTGATAAGCTTTTAGGTATTAACTTAAGACTTTTCAAGAACATCGTAGCAGTAGCAGTTACGAATAACAAACCGTTCTTAAGCTTACCAATCGGTGATAAACGTGCCTTAATTGAAAACATCTTTAATATTGACGTACTGGGATTAATGTGCAAGGACGTCAAGAAACGGAAAACGGTTAACAACACCGAGCTGGATCTTAAAACAACCGAGCGTCGTGGTATCATCAACTCCATTGAAGATAATGAATCCTATATAGAAAACATGCGACAGTATATAGCATCCTTCAATGAAGTAAAGGACACTAACCTTAAAACAATTCAGGACAATATTGATAAGTACCAAAAGGAAATTGATAAGCGTTCTAAGAACCTGGTCATCGCTGAATCAAAGATCAAGGAGCTTATGGAAGAAATTGGTACCATCCCAGATAGATCCGTCGGTGAATCACTTAACCTGGAAATTGGTAAGGTACAATCCATCATTGATAATATTAATAGTACTCTTTCCAAGCTTAAGAAATCCCGTCTATGTCCTGTATGTAATTCACCATTGGATGAAGGACATGCAAGGAAGCATATCGAAGGGATGCTCGCAGAAAAGAAGACAATGGAAAAGGAAACACTCCCTGGCTTAATGGAACAGTATCAAGCATACCGTGACACTGTTAATGCATACCAGGAAAAGCAATCCTTTATACAAACCATACGTGATAAAGCTCGTACTGAAGAAATAACAAGGTCAACGCTGGAGACAGAACTTAATAAAGCTAAACAGAACCTGGAAAAGGAATCTAGCAAGGTCTGCCCTGCATCAGTTGATTCATACGTGGAAAAGCTTAATACGCTACGTACGCAGTGTGAGGAGCTTAATAAAGATATTGACACCTTAACAGAAAAGATCTTAATTGATACCCAGCTTATCAAGATCCTGGGTGATGATGGTATTAAGTCCTATTTCTTTAAGAAGCTAGTAAAGGTACTTAATAAGTCCGTTAATGAATACCTTAATAAGTTCGAGCTAAAGAATACAACGATCGAGTTTGACGAGACCATGACGGAAACTATGATGACGAATCTAGTTCCGCGTACATACTCCAGTTACTCTTCCGGTGAACGTACTAGAATCGATATGTCCATCCTATTGGCATTCTTCGATATTAGCCGCCAGATCTCTAACTGGTCATGTAACATCCTGTTCATTGACGAGTTACTGGATCAGAACATTGACCAGTCTGGCATCGAACAGTTTGTCTCCACATTGTATAACTTAATCCAGCTTAATAAGAAAAAGCTTGGCATATATATCATATCGCATAAGCTTAATGAACTTAAGATTCAAATTTCGAGTACCATTGAGATTAGAAAGGTACACGATTACAGTATATTAGAGGTTAAATATGGGTAATAATTGGCAAGAAGTAAGTAGAACCGATGCTGTTCTCTATTGTGAGAAGTCAGGGTTCAGATGCAGGGAAATGGATCCGTTCGCTATGGAGGTAACAGAGTTCTTCCTTCCAAATACAAAAATCGAATTTAAATACAAGATGGTCTATAGTGATCCTGTTAAATTCTATATTTGGCCAAGGATAGATGGTAAAGATGTTACCATTGAGGAATTCAAGAACGCAGTTAAAGGCAATTAATGAAAATAGCAATGATCGCAGACCTGCACTTCGGAATCAAGAAGGCTGATCCTACCTTTATGGAATCCCAGTTACGTTTTTTCAGGGAACAATTCGTACCTGAACTTAATGCATCTGGAATCAAAACCATATGGATCCTGGGTGATGTCTTTGATACCAGGCAGACTATTAATACAATGACAATCAATAGGGTCATTGAATTGTTCCGCGATACCTTAAAGGATTTTGATATCAATATTATCGTCGGTAACCACGATATGTACCTTACCACAGACACGGAAATCAATTCTTTAAAGATCCTGGATCTGTTACCGAATGTCACCGTATATGAACAACAAGCATCGATTACAGTAGATGGAAAGAAGATCCTGGTACAACCGTGGATCGTGGATTATAAGCAGGAAAACCTTATTACTGGTAAGTATGACTATTGTTTCTGTCACGCGGACATAGTTGGTTTCGACATGGGTGGTGGTCGTCTTTCCGAATCAGGACTTGTAGCTAAAGAGATCCTTAAGCATGTAGATGCTGTCTACTCAGGTCATTACCATAACGGAATACATCGACAGTTTGAAAAGGGTAAGTCCATTACATACCTGGGCGCACCATACCAGCTTACTAGAATCGATCGTAACGGAATCAGAGGGTATCACATACTGGACATAGCATCTGGTGAACGTACCTTAATTGAAAACCATATGTCCATGAAGTTCACTCGTCATGTCTACCCGGACATTAATACATCTATGGTACCAGGTAATGTCGTCGATATAGACGTTCCAGCTGAATACGCTGATCAGACTAAAAGGATCGCGGATCTAGTTAATAAACTGGAAAAGATGAACCCAGCGTACCCGGTTAATATTAGCTATTTACCATCCGAAGAAGATGCTACTGAAGCTATCGATACGGAAAACCTTAATATAATCACTCTCTTCGGTAATTACCTGGAGCAGGTAGAATTAGATGCCAAGCATAAAGACATGCTTTATGATAGCTTTATAGAACTATATAATAATTATAAGGAACAAGGAAAATGAATTATGTAGTAATGGGTATCGACCGAATCGGGAAAGATACCTTTATAGAAAACAACTTTCCAGGTCATAAGAAGATTCACTTAACAAAACCTCCTAAGGATGTGGATCCACTTATATTCTCCAAGACGGAATACTGTGACTATTTCTGTAACCTCATGAAGAATGATAACCTGGTGTACAACCGTGGTCATATCGATGAATTCGTATACGCGCCAATCTACAGGAAGTATTCTACGTACTGGCTTACTATCATGGAAGAAGAATTCGCACAGTCTGTGGCAAACACTGTCTTCATCCTACTGTACACTGATAACTTCGATATGATGGTTGATGATGGATTATCTCATGATTTTAACCGTAAGGAAGAGGAACAGGAACTATTCCACAAGTACTTTGACCAATCCAAGATGATTAATAAGATTAAGATCAAGGTCAATGACGGTAATAAGTATCGTAATCCAGATGATATCAGGAATGATTTGGGTTTGGCATTACGTGAAACACCTATCATTAAAGGTGATAAGGAAATTCCAGTAGAAGTTCTAAAGTCAATGTTTAGTGGAAATTAATTACTATATTTGGTATATATGAAGCAATATCTTGATATATTAGATAGAATATTAAAGGAAGGAAAGCTTAAGCATAACCGTACTGGTGTCGATACGCTTTCCATTTCAGGATCCATGATCGAGTTCGACATGTCCACCGGGAAGTTTCCGTTACTAACTACCAAGAAGATGGGTCTCAAAAACATCTGCGCTGAACTTGAAATGTTTATCAAGGGCATCGCCAGCAAGGAATTCCTCCAGGAACGTAATTGCCATATTTGGGATGAATGGGCCAACCCGGCTAAGGTACCTTACGGTAACGATGACGAATCCAAACGGAAAATGTTTGAGGAAAAGGATCTAGGTAAGATCTATGGGTACCAATGGAACAACTTCAATGACTCTGGAATCAACCAGTTGAAGAACGTCATTGAGACGTTACAGAAGAATCCAAGCGATCGTAGAATGCTTGTTTCCGCGTGGAACCCACAGCAGCTGGGCGAAATGGCGCTGCCTCCTTGCCATTATTGTTTCCAGTTACTGTCCAATGATGGGTACGTGGATCTACTATGGAACCAAAGGTCAAGCGATTTTCCGTTAGGAGTACCATATGACCTGGCATCGTACGCCATGTTACTTACCCTTATCTGCCAACAGGTTAAGATGAAACCTGGCAAGGTTATTGGTTTCTTCGCTGATTCACATATCTATGTCAATCAGATTGAAGGTGTCAAGGAACAATTAACGCGTACTCCACTGGAACAACCTTCCGTTAAGATCCTTAACGCAGAGGATCCTAACTGGACCATATGGGATTGGAAGTATACCGACTTCGAGTTACTGGATTACCAGTCTCACCCGGCTATCAAATTCCCTGTTGCCGTTTAATATTATTTCTCCATAATAACCTGGGATGTCCTTTTAAGGGGCATCCTTTTTATTATAAATATCATATGGTAGAATTAGGTGAATATATAATGAAAGAATTAGGTGACCAGGTCTATGACGAATTGGAAATAGATCCTTCCGATTACAACAGGTTACCAGCATATGAATTCTATGATGAAGTCGTTTCCTCCTGCCGCGTAGTACATCCTGAGATCATCAAGCAGTATTACCAGGAGATGGAAGAATATAATAACCCGTCATCAGAAAAAGAATTCAGAGAATTTCAGAATTCAAAGATAAGAAGCAATTTCCCATTGGCTTTGCGGATAGCAGTAGACATTATGGTTCACACTGGTAAATACAGGTTATCGAAACCGGATTATGCTAATCTACGTTATTACACCGAAACACTATTGAATTTCATTAAAAATAAAAAACCAGGAGATATTGAACAATATCTTCTGGATCATTCCAAAGAAAAGTTACCAAGGTCTGGTATTAACTGTAACCAGATGAGACAATTTATTTTTTATCTAGCACAAAGATATAAGGGGCAATATGGTTCTTAACGAGTATACAAAAAAGATAATGGCAGAATACATCAAGGATATGTATGATGCCGGCATGGTTTTAAAATATGGCGCTTATTCAGATGCAGGAAACGCTATTAACCGTCGTGCACGTGGTAGAGGTTTCTGTGATTTCTTTGTAAATTGCGCATTAAATTTAGAAGACACTACTACTGCAGAAGGTATTGCTTATCATCTTGATGGCGGCAATGTTTGGGTTTGTAAATCAGAAGATGGTCATGATGGCAGCTGGTATTGGCATAGCAGATTACCAGAGATGAGTGATGAACAATTCCTAGAACTCATCAATAACAACAGAAAAATATACGGATTACAACCGTCTACTTATTCACAATCAGCAATGTCTAAAGCTGCTCGCCTACTGGATGATGAAATGCAGTATGAAATCTAACCCTACCCTAGGCTACTGATTGTACCCCAAGAACCGGAACCAAATTCCGGTTTTTCTTATAATACCAATGTTTCAGCTTCCTTATCTAGTTTCCGCTGATAGATGATATCCTGTAAGTTTTCGATAATACTTTTCATCTCGGCAATGGTTTTATCCTGTTCTTCAACACGCTTTTCCATTTCCTTATACTTATCGGATATCGCATCACTAATAGATAATTCCCATGTAGGTTCTACATTAGATATTGTAGTTATCCCAGTACCTGCTGCTAAAGAATCAGGACTAACGGAATCAGGATTAAATAAGAATGCTTCATTCAGCAACGTACCACCAGCATTAGTAATTTCACCGGTTTCAGAATCAAAACTTAAATTACGGTGACCGTCATTACTCTCGTTGTCTGTAGGACACCACATATGATGCATCGCCCGGGCTTCGGCTTCCCTATGTCGAAGTTCAGCTTCCCTACGTTCCGCCTCCAATCCCGCTGCATATCGATCAGCGGCTTCTTCTATTTCCCGAGTTCTTTGCTCGATATATTCCCGATTCCAATGGTTAGGAACTGGTGCCGGAAACTCCCTTCCCATATAGGTTATAGTTCTCGGCTCATCATGTGGTAACCCACCATAATCTTCAGTTATCGCCTGTACACGACCTTCCCTTAAACCTGCCATCCATTCAGAAAATCCACTCATATATCCATAAACTCAATCCCGTCATTCGTCAATTCCAAAGCTGGTCCTTTGAAAAATTCAGATTTAGCCAGATGTTTATAGTCCATCCATTTTGGATCTATCCAGTGCAGGAATTCCTCGGCATCTTCCATACTAAATTCTCTCTGTCCCCAAACTGCTCTACGGTATTTATCAGCAATAGGTACAGTTCCCTTATGAACGTCCGTAAACTCCCTGATATAATTATCAAAGAATCCTGGATTTATAATACATCCCTGTGAATCCGAGAAAGCCGGGTGACTATTCAGGTATTCAGCAACTTCTTTAGAGACATAACCATCAGCACAAATCATACTACTAATATAGCAATTTATAACCCGTTTGTAAACCCCTTAACTAAATACTCATAGGAATCTTCAATATTCCCTTCGGTACCTCAGGTAACTGTAACTTCCGATAATTCTCTTTAACAGTTTCCAGGAAATCATTACAGTAACCATGATCACCCAGTTCATTCATACGGCGTGTTATGTCGTCTTTACGACCGTATTTCATAAAGGTGTCCATGACAATCTTTCCATCCAAGGTCATTCCGATAACCTGATATTGATCGTCATTGAAAAAATGAACTGGAAGACTTCTAATACTGTAATTGTCAAAGGTATGTGAAAATTCTGTATCTTTTACCTTATCAAATTCTTTAGCAAGTTCAGTCAGACCACCACCGTCAATCCAGCTGGCTTCGATATAACCACCAGCTACATGCATCGATTTAAATGACAAACAACAAGAATGCCAAATTCTTGCTATTGAACGGATAAATAACCATTTACTTAACTGACTTAAATTTTCCTTATTAAGTCCAGATTCAGCCAACAAGTCATTCCACATTTTTACCACAGTCATGGTATTATCATACTCACAGCCGTCAAAACCCAGAAATATAATCCAATCTTCCCATTGCTTCATAAATAACCACCTTAACTAAATTTTATCCGGTATACTTAACAAACCTTTAGGTACAATAGGTAACGGATCTGGAGGGTCAAAAAATCCAGAACTCTGTACATCATGGTATTCACACCATAATTCTTCAACCTGGTCAAAAAACCAATCACAGTCGTCCATGGTTACATCAGTATAGTCACCAGTAAACCAGATAGCATTATCCATTTTCTGTAACCTGTCAGGGTCATCAGCGATATGTTCTAACTTATCAACCATGAAGAAATAAAATCGTTCTTCACAAATATCACCTGGTTTAGCTGTCTTAAACATAGGATGCCGATTCAAATAATCCGCAATCTTTTTATTATGTTCCCATTCATCTTTATTTAAACAATCATCATCGTCTAACATTACCATAATAACCACCTTAACAGATATTTGCTGGAATACTTAATAAACCCTTCGGAACCTCAGGTAACTGTGCTTCAAAAAATCCAGAACTTTTAACATTATAAAACTGACACCATAATGGTTCAATAATTTCTTTTAAAAACTTATCACAATCCTTTTTGGTTATACGACGGAAATCATAACTAAACCAAATAGCTCCGTCCATCTTTTCCCAAAATTCGGTATTTGGTCCTTTTCTCTTATGAAATTCATCATCATAATATTCAAAAAATTCATGAACAGCAATACCACGTTTGGTCTTAAACATAGGATGCGTATTCAAATACTTAGCAATTTTACTAGAACCATGAACCATTACTATATTCTCCTATTCTTAACAGATATTTGACGGAATACTTAATAAACCCTTCGGAACCACAGGTAACTCGTCAACCCAGTTAACCTCACGGTGCTCCTTAATACAATACGTCATCCATAATGCCTTAATAGCTTGTATAAACTGTCTAGCATCTTCCAATGTAAACTGTTCACTTAATGGTTTTATAGGAGCATCTTCCCCACAGTCATAATAACTGAAATACTGACTATTATCTGTACAATTCAGATACTTAACAAATATATCACATTTGAACTTATCTGGCGCAAAACAATAATCATAGAATTCCCTAATGATGTAACAATGTTTCTCTTCCTTAAACATAGGAAACTGGTTAAGGTAATCTACAGCCGAAGCCGTAAATTCATGACTAATAATACATTCACATGCTCTATCTTGTAACATACCCTTAATATAATAAATTACAGGGCTTAATAAAACCCTATACTTAATATAATTTCCTTTCAGGTCACCTCGGGCGGTTATACGGTTACTGTAACCTTTATTTTACGCAAAGTTACCTTAACAAAAAGGTCGGGAGGAAAAATCAGAATTATGTAAAGGTAAGTTTACGCAAAGAATTGGTAACCTAAAAATTTCTGAAAAAATTTTTTTCGAAACCGTCAGAAAAATTGTCAACTCAGATCAGGTTATGGGTTCTGGTAGGTTTTATAGAAATAGAGGTTTTGTGGTTATGTTTATAGAGGTTAAATTAGCTTAATATAACCCTAGGCCCCCCTTAATAGATTGTTAATAATCTGTGTATATATCCCCACATAGACACATATTATTCACTATCTGTTAACGGGTTATTTTATGAAGAAAATATAGAAATTTATATAGAATTTTGGATTTTTTGGTTAGGGAATAGACAGAAGTGATGACCTTAATAGAGTTTATTGACCGGTTATTTCTAGGTAATAGCATTTATATATTCTATTAAGGGACCATGACCTATCTAGTGTTTTCCAGAAGAAAAACAGGAACCTTTTTTGAAATTTATATGAATATAATTCTCTTTTAGTATGGAATAGAAAGAAATCTTTACATTCTGATTGTGGATGTGGAATACATTTAATTCTGTAATTTGGTTCGAGCATTATAGACAGGTTCATATTAATTATCCTTTATAATAAAACCGTCGGGTAGGAGAGTTTGGTTTTGTTGTGGTAACGGGAATAGGATAGTTTTAGAAATCCAGAAAAAGAAGAGGAATCTTTCTTGAAGGATATTTCTGACCATTATCTTATTATTTTCTATAATGGTAGTTTCTTTTATTCTGTGTTTATTATCTATAGGGATAAATTTATCCATTGTTAACCTTATTGAGAATATCTCGGAATTTGGGGAAGAATCTGTCTATTTCTTCATCAGTTAGGTAGTTGTTGATTTTCTTAAGGGTTTCTGTTTCTTCATCTGTTAGAGTAATGACTTTATTCATGGTTATCTCCTTTTATGATTTTTTCCCATTCGGGGAAGTGTTTGAACAGGTTATCTATTTGTTCTTTAGAGAAGTTTTCATCGAGAATTTTATTCATTCGTTCTCTTTGTTCATCTGTTAGCTTAATAGAGTTATCCATATAATTACCTTAAATGATTACAGGAATTTTCAGAATACCTTTAGGTACTGGTTCATAGAAACCGTCTGAATATTCCTTAATAAAGTTTAACAGTTTTTCCTGGTTATTATCTTGTTTATATGCTCTATTTAAATCGAGCTTATGGCCGTCGATCGTATAGTCCCATCCATGCAGGCAACCTAGAGAGAGTGAATAAGACATACCCTTATATATTCCGTCGAAATAGGCGTTATATTTGGATATTGCCTTAATCTTTCTGAACGGTTTATCACCAACCATATCATGAATTTCTACCCAGACTGGTTTATTAAGGATAATCAGATTTTCAGCCTTATCATTCTTTGGATCGGTTAGGTTTTGTTCACGGACTATATAATCCCAATCATATCTCTGAGTGAGCGAATTATAATAATCAAGATGTTCTTGCCATTCTCGAGAATAATTCATATAATACCTTAAATGATTGTAGGAATTTTCAGAATACCTTTAGGAACAGGCGGGATGAAAGCATCAGAATAGAGTTTGAGAAATTCTATTAGTTTTTCTTGGTTATTTTCTTCTACATGTGCATGATTGAGGTCTAGTCTATGACCATCTATAGTATAGTCCCATCCATGAATACATCCTAGTGCACAAGAGTTTGAGCGACCTTTGTAGGTTCCATCAAAATAAACATTATATTTAGAAATAGCCTTAATTTTTCTAAACGGATCATAACTGTACATAGTATGAATTTCTATCCAGACTGGATTATTAAGAAAAATCAGATTAGTCGCTTTTGAATTATTTAGATCTACATATTTTTTAGCAATAGTGGTTTCCCAGTCTAAAACTTGTGGTAGACTGTTATGTAAATTTAGTTTATCTTGCCATTCTTGAGAGTAATTCATATGATATAATATAGAAAAAGCAGGTCAAATAGTAAATGACCTACTTTAAGATATTTTTATGCAGATTACTTTCTATTTTGTTTTATATACTCTTTGAGACCTCTTTTAAGTCTGAATTTTTCAGGTTCTGCGGTTATCTTAATAGCTTCTTTATAACCTTGGCAAATCGCTGAGAACGCTTTTTTCGCTTCCTTCTTCTTGTTCATATGTATCTTTCTTTTTGCTTAAATAGTTGTAGATTAAGAGGTAGATAATGCCAGTTATAATTCCCAGAAGATGACCGACATGAGATGTATTGTCATTATTGAACATTCCGGATATTTCTTGGAAGGCATAGATAGAGATTAACAGAATACCTGTGATTTTAAGTTTGCCTATATTGAGAACGATGAGAGCAAATATCCAGGCTGAGATACCGATAGCATTTACATGGAGTAAACCAGTATGGAAATAATGGACTGTGACTGTGGTTAGGGCAAAAGAGAGGAGATAGTTTACTTTTCCGAGTTTTTCTTCTACTGCTGGGGAGAGCAGGAGGAAGAGCATCATATTGTTTACGAAGTGGTCTTTAGAGCCGTGGATAAATGCAGAAGTTAACACATTATGAGGGAGGTAATCTTTAAAGATTACACCTACTGTGCAGAGAACAATAAAAATCAGAGTGATGATTTCTGTTTTAATCTGAAAATTTTTCATAATTAAACCTTTAGAATTCCTTTAGGGACAGCTGGTAATCTATTATCTAAAACACCAGCATAAGTGTTAATAAAGTCTAACAGAAGTTCTTGTTTAGTTTTTTCTGTATTTTCTAGTGGACGTCTTATATCTAGCTCATGACCGTCAATTTTGAAAATATGGTCAAGAGAACCCATAGCAATAGAGCCAGTGAAATCGCTACCGTCGAAATATACGTCATGCTCAGTAATACATCTGACTTTTTCAAAATGCCAACCGTCATTGAAGAGTCTGCTAATTTCCATCCAGACACCTTCATCAAGAATAACGGCTTTATGATGTTTCTTTATAGAGTCTTCGTCAAAACGATATCGCTTGCAAATTTCATTCCACGAATATCGTTGATAAAACTTACTGCTAGCTTTAATTTTGCCTAACCAAGAACTTGAATATCTCATATTTTTAAAATTCCTTTAGGGACAGGTGGTAATCTCGGATCAGGAATATCTGAATAAGAGTAAATAAAGTTTAACAGAGCTTCTTGTTTGTCTATCTTTTGTTCATTAGGCCGATGGCTTAGGTCAATTTGATGACCATCAATTCTGAAAATATGATCGAGAGAACCCATAGCGATAGTTCCGTCAACATCAGAACCGTCGAAATAGATATCATCGAAAGATACAGCTTTGATTTTAATAAAATCGTATTCACTGCTATAAAATCTGGAAATTTCTATCCAGAGTCCTTCAGGGAGAATTACTAACTTCTGTTCTTCTCTCACCTGAGCATTATCGAAATGGTAATGTTCGTAAATATCTTTCCAGGACATACGCCTTTCATAGAATGGAGTTGAGCGAATTTTTGCTAACCAATCTTCTGAATATCTCATATTTTTAAAATTCCTTTAGGGACAGGAGGTAAGCGCTCGTCTGTAATTCCACTATTATCTTTAATAAAGGCTAAGAGTTCATCTTGACGTCTATTAGGAGGAACATTGTCGAGGTCTATTTTATGATCGTCAATTCTGAAAACATGACTAAGAGAACCGAGACCTAGACTATTATAGATTCCTTTATAGTCACCATCATAATAGACATCATTCTTAGTAATACCTCTGATTTTTCTTAATTTTGTGGCGGAGGAGAAGAGAACATCAATTTCTACCCAGACACCTTCAGAAAGAATAACCAGATTTTCATTTTTAACACGTTGTTCGTTGTCAAAATGAAAACAATTTACTGTATCTTCCCAAGTACGACCTTGAACGGCATTTAAATATGGGTTTAGTTTATCTTGCCATTCTATTGAATATCTGTTATAGTTCATAGTTTGAGAATTCCTTTAGGAACTGGAGGGAGAGCTGGTTCTGTATTTCTTCTGATAAATTCCATGAGCATTTCTCTTCTTCTGGGATTTTCAACATGAATTAAATCGAGAGTTTCATTATCGAGTGCAAATTTATGGTTAAGAGAACCAAGTTGATAAGAGGTATAGGCGTTACGATAAGAGCCATCATAATAAACAGTAAAATCAGAGATTGCTTTGACTTTTCTGAATCTAAGTAAACCGCAGATGTCGATTTTCATCCAGACGCTTTCATTGAGAACAGTAATTTTACCGTTTTCAACCTCTTCTCTAATTCCGCGTTTTTCATAAAACTTCAGAACATCTTCCCAGTCATAACTTTGACCATTTTCTTCAATTTGCCTTATTTCATTTTCCCATTCACTTGTCATTTTTGAGACCTCTTTTTAGACATAATTCTGGCAAAGTTAAGTTCAAAGATATAATTCATACAGCCGTGTTCTTTAGCCCATTCATTGAGTTCTTCCATAGTTTCACAATGAGGATCTATATCATGGTCAATTCCTTCTGGAGTATAACCTTTATCGAAATAATCTTTTGCAATTTCCTTTAAATTAATTCTACTCATGTCATATAATATAGAAAAAAGAGAGCTACAGGTAAATAGCTCTCTTAATATAATTATTATTCAGATGACCTTATTGGTTTAATCCTTCATCTTTGTGCATTCTGAAAAGTTTTACTAACGCATCTAGTTGTTCTCTTAAATGTCTCTCATTAAAATCGTCATTATAGATACGCCTATAACTCAAAAACTTTCGTTTACCGTCTAATTGACCAATACCAGCAGGGACACGAAGATTGTTATACCAATGTTCCATATCATGGTCAATTCCTTCTAAGATATAACCTCTCTCCATATCATTGTCAATATAGAGTTTTATATCTGCTTTTTTCCATTGACCATAACGACCGTAATCTTCAGCCTGTATGATAAAGTCATAATCTTGTGCAATTTTCTTTAAATTAATTCTGGACATTTTTAATCCCAGGATGCACAGAAACCACCATATTCTTCATTAAAATCTCGGATTGCCTGTTCTCGTTCATCGCTCGGACAGAAATTTTCAATTCTGTATAATTCCCGTTCTCGAGACGTCATACAAGCATTTGCAATTGGACCTAAGTCTTGATCTAGGTCACGTGTTTTCCAGTATTTATCTTCATATCGTTTAGCCATGTACTATATCCTCTATATTTTCATGTTCTTTTACTATTAGTGCTTTTTTTATAATATCTTTAAATTTTGGTTCTACCTGAGCAAGGTTACGGAACCATTCCTGTTTTTTTACTGCACCATCATAAAGAATTCCAGCAGCATCTATCATTTCAAGAGCATTTAATCCTTTAAATATTTTCAGAATATCATCAGCACTTGCTTTTGTGACTGTGCTATTGTTATTAGTAATGATGTAACTGATAGCATCTTCAAATTCTGATAATTTTGCAGTAGCTTCTTTAGCCTTAGGGTCAGTTAACAAGAAATTACACTTATTAATTTGATGTATAATTTTTGTTGCATCGTCATTGTGGCTATAGAACGTAACAAAACCGCACTGTCCTAATTCTTTATACAGAGCCTTTTTATATTCTTTGATTTCCTCTTTATTGGAATTCATGAGTTTTTCATTTGAAATAAAATCCATAGATTATCCTAAGGTTGTGGGTAATTTGAGAATTCCTTTTGGAACTTTAGGTAATTGTGATTCAAAAAATCCAGAAGTTTTAACATGATGAACTTCGCAATAGAATTTTTCTGTCCATTTCAAAAAATCTTCGGCAAGTTGTTTAGTAACAGGAACATCACCAGTACCTCCACCCCAAAAGATTTTCTGAAAATCTTTATATGACTCTATTCTACCAACAAATCCAGCATGCCAAAGATCCCAATCAACCTTTGCATTTGTTAGTAAACCATATGCAGGATGAGAGTTAATATAATCTAAAATATCTTTAGGAATATTATCGTAAGCTGGAATCATAATTTAATCTTAAAATAGTAAAGTTAAGCGGTTTTGTAAATGCTATGGTTGATTTAATAATACTTCAGTTGACCAATTACTATTATAGACCTTTTCGTCCATTTCTGTGTGTATATTATATAGTTCCTTCAATAGGTTAGGTAAAGCAGGCGAACTAAGAATATTCAGAAAATGCTGCAATGTAAGATAAGTTTTGAAAAATTCAGCAGGAACTATAATTCTAATACATTCATTGCCATCTTTGTCTTTATCATGATGAGTAAATCCAACCTTATTGATGTTCATGTGATTTAATATAAGTTTGTTATCCCATGACATGCTAATCCTAATTACAGTCCTCTCATTATATTGCAATTCTATAGTAGTTATCTCTTGGTCAAAGGGAATATTCAGAATATTGAAATAATAAGGTTTGCTGTTGATGAGGAATCTTGCATTATGTGGATAGAGCTTTTCGTTGATTTCTTTTAAATCCATGATATTAAATATAGAATTAAATGAGAGGTTTGTAAGCCCTAAAAGAGAGCTGAAAAAGAGAAAAATCTCTTAAACTGCTTACAAAGAGAGGTTTTTTAGCTATATTAGAGAGGTAATAAGAGAGGTATCTATGTCATTTGTTGATGAAGTAAGAAAAGCTCAGCAAGATGCTATCGCTAAGCAAGCAAAGAAAAATGTCGATGAGAATAATGTGAAAAAGATTTATGAAGCGATGAAGACAGTAATTCTCGATAAGATTAAAGAGCATAACTATAACAGCGAAGTAAAGCTGAATACGGTTCAATTCATATTTGAGTCATGTGTTTTCTATGATCATAGTAATCTCACTATAACAATCGAAAATAAAGACAAAAATGGCAAGGTCAAAAATACTAAGTATAAGGTAACGGCCATGGAGTTGAATAAACTCACTATTATGTTCAATAACGAAGGTTTCGATACTCAGAGATCATCATATTGTGCTGGTAAAGATGGCAAACCTGGAATTTTCGCATTCGATGCACTCATTGTTAAATGGTAAGGTAAAATTATGAAAACTATCCAACAAGAAATGCTAGAATCCTTCTTTAAGAAACAAGAGGGTAAGGTTATTCCTGGAACGGAATATATGGAGGCTTTGACAGAATTTTCAAAAGTCTGCCTTGACCAGCTTATCGGTAAAGAAAAACCAAAAGTTGCAGATGTTCATAGTTTTATTGCTGCAGCTTATCATTATGGTCGTGAACAGGGTGAAAAGTACGGTAAGTGGCTTCAATCAGAAATTAACAAATTAGATAAGAAAGGTTAATATGCATGCATTAACAATAGTAAACAAAATTAATCAGAAAATACAGAAGTGTAAAGAACCTAATGCGATTACAAAAGAAATCGAAGCAGTTAAATTTTATTTTTCACGTCCAGACAGTTCATGGAGAGTAAAGGTTGATTCTGGATTTAAGGTTGATGTTGTCGATCTGAGTGATAATACTATAGAAGTTCAGAATAATGAAGAATGTAATTTAATTGATGCAAATTACATTATGCTGGTCGATTTTCAGTTTAAAAGGTAGTTTATGAAAGAAATCCAGATTTATGCAGTTAAAGTCTGGGGACTTAAAACTGGTGCACGGTATTTGAAGCGGTTACATGCTGATTATGGGTCAGCACGAACTGAAGCAGATCGTCAGTTGAAAAAACCAGATATTACTAGGGTATATATCGAATGTGCAGCATTTAGTATAGATGGTTCAAAATTTACAACTGTTTTTAAGAAAGAATTGGATTTAGAGGCATATGAGAAATCCAACGATGAATCGTAAAATTACGATTGTGATTGTCGATACTAGTGCTTCTGAAAAGAAGAACTATGTTCGTAAGATTTGTAAAAAGACAATAGATTATCGTATAAAGTCTGGATATACAAGTAAAACCAAATGTTTCTGTGCACGTACTGGTGATATAAACAAAGCAATGAAATTTGAAACGTATGATGCGGCAAAGAGGGAACTGACTAAGTTTGGGTTAAATTCTGATAATTTTAAGCTGGTGCCTGTATTAGGTGAGATACCTGCATAAAAATATCTTCTTCGAATGACATTTACTGACGGGTCAAAAATTGCTATATTATATGGCAAGAAAATTGAAAATTGGAGAATAAATTATGAGTGAAGCAGTTGAAACTATTGAAACAGTAGAAAGACCAGAAACTGTTGATCCGCATGAACATTTCATATCCGTTTATAAGGATAATTGGATTTATCTGCCAGGTGGTTCCATTTGCTACGATTTTAATTCTGCCGTAGCAAGAATGTATTACGTCGGTTATTGTCTCGACGCAATGGAACTCTGGTTTGGTAAGTATGGTGCAAGATGTGCAGACATCATGGATGCACTCGTTAGTATGGGATTGAAGCCGAGAGATCTCAAATTCGGTAATTTTAGAATTCGTAGCAACGATATTAAGTGGCTCGAACAAAAGTTGTTTGGCACAACTATTGAAGATCCGAAAACCGTAGATCTCGGTATGGTAAGTGAAGTTGAAGAAACAGAACTCGCAGAAAAAGCGGGACTTATCGTTCCAAATGAACCAGAAGCACCAAAAGAAATCCGTCCACAGATTGAACAGCTCGTGGACGATCCGTTAGCAGTATTCAAGCAAATGAATACATACACATTGATGGTTGCACAGGGTCTGAGCACTGCACTGTTAATTACAGGTCAGGGTGGTGTCGGTAAATCCTACAATGTCACCCGAATTTTGAGTGCATACGGTAAGAAGGGTAAAGACTATGTTGTCATGAAGGGTAAGTCTACCATTGCGGCAATGTATAAGTTTTTATACGATAATTACGACAAGACCGTTGTATTCGATGACTGCGACAGTGTTCTGCAAGACAATGATGGTCTGAACATTCTCAAGGGTGTTCTGGACACAGGCGAAATTCGAGAAGTGAGCTGGAACAACAGTAGAACGGTTAACACGTTTGGTTGTGAAACTCACGAAGAAATCGAAGCTATTTTGGAAAAGTATGCAAAAGATCACAAGAAAATTAAGGCTGATCTAGTTCCAAGCTATTTCAGATTTATGGGATCCTGTATTTTCATTTCCAACCTGTCTGCTGCAGATTTGTTAAAGAATGCTGCAATGGCACCGTTGTTGACCAGATGTAATACAGTTGACATTCAGTTAACTCCAGATGAAGTTATCACAAAGATGGAAGTTGCATTACCAGGAATGCATATCTATGATGCACGTGGTAAGGATATTACTCGTGAAGATTTGAAACAAGAAGTTTTCGAATACATCAAGAGTCCAGAATTTCTGAATGATCCAAGGTTAGCTGGAAAGCAAATCTCGTTCAGAATTTTCCATCAAGCATATAAGTTCAGATATGCTGGATTCCCGAACTGGAAGGACCTGAGCTTCTGCGTCTAGTCGACTGAAACAATATATTCAAGACCTATGAGCTTACGCTTGTAGGTCTTTTTTCTATATTATGAACATAAGGAGTTCAGTTATGCTTGGTTTTATCATTCTTCTAGTCACAACTATTATTATTGCTCTTAAAGTATGGCTTAGCAAAGGGAATAAACATAAGAAACTCGAGAAACAAACGACAACCAGTGTTTTACGTTTAGTTCGAGAGTTCGATAATCTATTGAAACCACCCGATGCTAAAAAATATGCAGAATCAAAAATGACAGTCAATGAAGCATGGAATGGTTATGTAGAATCATTAAGAACAGAAGATCCTAGAGAAATAGATTATTGGCGAAATCTTTTTTACACTAAAGCTCAGCTTGAAAAGCAAAGGAAGGGTTATATTTAATGTGGGTTCCATATTATATTGCTAGTATAGTCATAGCAATCATTTTGATAATCAAAGACTGGAAAGACGTCAATGAATTTCTTGACGAAGGTGTATCTTCTGATGAAGACAAAGCATTCATGATTTTCATGATGATTGTATTCGCTCCTGTAGTAATTCTAATTTTTATTATTGTGGGTTGTATCAACTTATACTTCTACGTAAAAAATCATCATACGAATAAGAAAATAGACATTAATAAGCAATTAAATAAGTTACCAAAGTTAATGGCTGAATATGATAGGTTATTAAGAAAACCAGAAGTTTATAAACATTATGAATCTCGTATTGAACGTGTAAAACTGAGGAATTGGGATGAAAACTAAAGAACAACAGATGATCGAAAGAATTGACATGGTTCTTGAAGGCAAAGATGTTTATCAAGATACTATGGAAAAATTGCATAATATTTTTCTGGGTAAGTTATATGGCCAGCCTACTCCTAAAGATACTATGATTTATCTCAGTGAAAAAGAACAGAATATACTGTGGAACCGTGGTGGGGCATAATATACTGATGGCTGAAATAGAGTTTATGAGTATTTAAGCTTGACAAGTAGTCCTTAATTTTCTATATTATAGTCATAAAGCAAAGGAGTTTATAATGAGCATTTGTACAGTCTGTGGTGAAGAATATCATGGCAATGAAGAAAATTTTATTTGCATCCATTGTAAAGCAGCAAAAGGTATGCTTAAAGGTCAAGAACTCATTGACTATAATAATATGAAAAGAGAAAAGGATGCAAATGAACGTGGTGTTAACTTTAAACTTGAAACACGCGACTCAAAGTATTCGGAATTAAAAAAGAAATACGTTAAAGATTATCATTATAAGTTAGGTTATGAAGAATGTGCTCGTAGAGCAACATATTGTCGTGATCTCAACTGGAACATGCCGTATGATAGAGAAACTAGCATTGAACTCAAAATGCCAGATGGTACTGTAAAAAAACAAATGGGTTTCAAGAGAGAAACCTGGATTAAAAAGGCTGTTTATGATTTGGGATATGAATATTGGAATTTAATTGCTGGTATTCTTCTTCGCGAATACGAACTTGAACATCCGAAGACTATCCATTTTGAACATAAAGATATTATCATTACTGATCCATGCTATATTGTAGAAGATGATCATGATTGGTTAGCTAAGGCTTATTCTATCACGTCTGGGATGTGCACAGACACGCTTTATGGTGATTGGTCTTGTCATGTATTCGATTTGGACACAGAGAAGCCTATAGGTCAGTTCTGTGCAGATGCGGGCATGGTGTGTGTTTACCCGCTTGATGAACCGTTGCTCGATAAGAAGGCAGTTGAAGAATATAAGAAAAAAGATTGGTGTGCAACTATTATTAAGGATTTCACTGGTGATGTATCGTTTGTTCGTCATGCAGGAAAAGAAAACGAATATGGTAATAATGATTGGCTGACTGTGGAAGGTCGTGGATCTGTAAATTTCTCCGGTCGCCAAACAGGGCTTTAATATGGATATACAAAAAGTTGAAAATGCACTAGAAGAGTTAAAACAACTTGGTTATATTACCAAGTATGATGGTTCATATAAATTTACAGAAGCAGGGCATAATTATACCCGAAAAGCATCTCGTAATAGTTGGATTTTCATTACACAATATCGTAATTCTTCTTTGTGGGTAAGACGAGTTCCACGGCGTAACGATTCATGGGCATTTACGTCGATTGAACGTGTAACAGAAGAACAGTTCGAAGATTTTTGTAAGTATTTTAATATAAAAGCGGAAGGACCATTGAAATTAGTAATCTGCGATGAAGTAGAGTTCATGGACATTTAAAAGTCATCTGAAAAGAAAGTATATTGAGTTAAAGATTGACGTTAGTCAGTCTTTTTTCTATATTATGAACATAAGCAAAGGAGTTAAATATGTTCTGCGGCAAAATCATTTGTGATAAAATGAATGCATCGATTGAAAAGAAAGAAACCGCGGCTATGACATTTTTTATGAAAAATGGCCTAAAAGTTTACATTTTAATCGTTAAGCATAATAACAATAATGAATATGTAAAGGCTATCGAATTTGAAGATGGCGCTGGTTTTACGGCAAAGAACACATATATCTGTATTTGGCAAGGCGGTAAAGAAATCGCTGAACATGAACATTTCGATATGTATATCCCCTATGATGAAATTTCGTTTGTTGGAACATTTGCTGAAGAGGAGAATTAATTATGGCTGAAGAAAAAGAAGAAGTTAAAGAAATGAGTCTTGCCAAAAATTTACAACCGACATTTGGCAAGCTGATGGATGAATTGATCAAGACAATTCCAGAAGACAAATTGTATACTCCATTTACATGTTATACTATTAAGCATATGTTAATGGACCATATTGTTTTCGGAGGTACAACATTTAATTCTTATGCTTGGTATAATGAAGAAACGAAAAAGTTAGAAGTTTTAGTTGAAAATAGCATACCACCTATTTGTGAATATTATCATCAACATGGCATGGGTCATATTCTCGTAATAGAAAATGGTGAATGGCGAATATATCTTTGCACATTGCAGAATAACCCAAAGAAAGAATTTCTGGAATATCACTATATGAAAGAAATGGGTCAACCAGGAAGATTAGATACAGCTTATCATAACTGGCTCGAATGGTTTGAAGATGAACGTAAGAAAGAACGCGAAGCTGAAAAAGCCAAATGGGAAGCTGAACATCCCAAGGTAGAAGAACCAGAAAAAGTAGAAGAACCTGTCAAGGAAGGTTTCTTCAAAGGAATTTTTAACAAAATCTTTAAAAGGAGTAAATAACAATGTTCACAAATAAAGAAAAAACAATCTTAGGTTTCATCATAACAGCGATTGTCTGTTTCATTATCGGTTTAAATATCGGTATTGAAGGACAAAAGAAGTTTGAGAAAAATCTGGACGAGCGTTTTACTAAACCGTTGTTTGACCAAATGCAGGCAGATTACCAGAATGTTGTTTCGCAGTGGAAAGAATGTCGTGACGAATTGTTTGAGTATAGGAAAGTAACTGGGTTTATGAAACCTGCGGAATATGATTCGCTCAATAAACTCAAAACTCAGTTAATTCGTGAAAAAATGGATGCAGTTGAACAAGCATATATTGCGGCATCAAATGCGAAAGCAATAGAAGAAGCAATAAAGCAGATGAATAAGAAGACGTCTGAATAGGAATCTTATATCGCTTGTTGTTGACAATAAACAATATATTTTCTATATTGTATATGTAAAGAGGATAACATGACAGTTAGAAAGTTTCAAAATGCAACTAAAGAAGAAAAGCTCATCTTTCTGATTTGGCTTATTGTCAGGCAAAATTTCCTTGACATTAATTCCAAAGAAGGTTGGATGATTACTAAAAGTTCTGAAGGTGAATCTTATGAAGTTATGACAGGAACTGGTAAGTTTCGTTATAAGATTACTGATAAGAACATGTGTAAACAGTTGTTTGCTGCTCAATGTTATCGTTATGCGTTAGACAAAGTTTGGTTTAAAAGAACAGTGGGAGGCATCTAATGTTCGATTACTATAGAGAAACAATGAAACAGTATTACCAGAAGTTTAACCTTCCGGTACCAAGTATTGCAATTAAAGTCAGAGACACCTATGATTTTGGTGCAAGACGTCGAGCTGAAAATTTTAAGTTCAGTTCGTTAGACAGGAAGTTTATTTGCACAGATGATTATGCTATGCAATTTGACGGAATTCGTTTAGATTCTGGTCCGCATGCTGATGAGCTCATTCCGCTCACCGGGCTCATTCCACTCGTTAAATCGTTTACTAGTAAAAAACTCGCACATGAATTTGCAAAACTTTTAAAAGGACATAACTAATGGAAAATAGTCTTGGAACTTATATTATTTTTGGTATTCTTGCATTGTTTCTCTGTTTCTGTGTAGGAACATGTAACAATTCGTTAGCAGATAAAGAACTTGCAAAAGTATCATCTACAGCAAAGTCAGATTATATGGAATATAATTCTGAAACTTGGGTAAATGGCATCGTTGGCGGTAATGCAACGAAAAAGACAGTTTACGCAACATATCTGGGAATTGCTAAAGAAAATAACATTTCTGTATATGAAGCAGTAAAGAATACCAGAAGTAAGTTTGCTGGTCAGTTTAAAAATAAGTTCAGATCATTGAATGCATTGATTAGTTTGCCAAATGTAAGGAATGTAACAAGAACAGATATTAATGGTAAACCTGCAGTAATTGTGCATTATACTTGGCAAAATTGTGATAGCGATAATCATTGTTATACTGAACATGATGAAGTTACAATTCCAGAAATCAATGTAAAAACAACACATGATAACTGGGAACCAGTAAATTAACAGTCGACTGAAACAATATATTATATGGTTGGTTGTTGACAATGACCAACCATTTTTCTATATTATAAGTATAAAAAGGAGGGTAATATGACCCGATTAAGAGCAGAAAGAAAAAGCATCTCTGTAAGTGAAATGAAGAAGTTTATCATTGAACGTTGCCCGAATTTAGTTTTTGGCGAAGATGATATGCTTTACATTAAGAACTCTAAGATGGAAGACTTCTTAGATGATTGTTTCTACTCTGAAAAGACGCAGAGAATTTGTTTGGGTCATATTGTCAAACATTTCTGGAATGATAAGCTTGTTGATTCTTTCATGCCTGCAAATGCTACAAAGATGTCTGATGCAATCTCGTTATGGCATACTACAGAAAAACAGAAGAACATCAATCTGAACAAGATTATGCGAAAAATCAAGAGTGAAGTCAGAATTATCCATGAAAAGATTATGGATGAATCTGTCAGACTTGTCAGACGTTCTCAGCAAATTAAGGTTAAACTCTAATGACAAAAGAAATTAAAATGGAATTTGACAGAGACGACTTATGGCGTCTTCGTGAAGTTCTTCGTGGTTTTATTGGTACTCAAATCGTAGATGGTCATACATATATGCTTGATGAGGCGATAGAACTTAAAAAACGTATTGACAAGAAGTGTAAGTTTAAAACCTAAAAATATGGTCAGCTGAAATATTATTTTATTTAATTGGTTATTGACAATGACCAATTAATTTACTATATTATGAAAGTAAATAAAAGGAATTAAAATGAATATTTCTAAAATGACTATTGATGAAATTATTGCTCTTCTTGATGGTGAATTGAAAGCAAGTTGTGGTATGGGTTTTGAATTTCGTTCTCATCAGATTGAAGCAATTAAAAATTATCTCAAAGCACACTATGGTTTGTTTAATATTACTTGCGGTGTAGGAAAGACATTAATACAGGCATGTATTATTTATCTTGAAATTTTACGTTGTAAAGAATTGGGTATTCCATTTAAAGGGTTATTTGTATGTCATCGTCTCATGCTTGAAGACCAAATTAAAGCAGAATATACAAAGTTTTTTGGTGAATTTTTAAAAACAGCGAAGATTGCAATTCGTGTATTAAATACAACAGGCGACAATTCGCTTGAAAATATTGCTCGTAATGATATGGCTATGCCAATGGGTGAAGATGTTTTATATTTTACTACAACGGCAAGTTTAAATGATTATGTTAAAAATCATACAAATAAGCATAAAGATGGATATGTAGAAATTGCTACACATATTTTTAAAAATTTAAGTCTGTATATTCATGATGAAGCCCATAAAGAAAGTTCTAACCTTATGGTTAAAACTGTTAAAGATGCAATGTCAAATGAAAATCAGCGTCATTTTTGGTTTACTGCTACTCCAGGTGAATATCTGACATGTAATTTACCGACTATTTCTGTATGTTCTTTTGCAGATGCTGTTGAAGCATATTATATTGTAAAACCGGTTTTGCATATTATTAAAGCACCGGATTTTGAACATATGGATGTTAATGCTGAAGCAAATTCTGTAATTGCTGCATTTAAACATTTAAAACGAAATAAAAAAGGTGAAGTTCCATCTTTAATTACATTTCATGATTCTGTTGATTCTGTTAGAAAAGTAGGTGATATTATTAATCAATTTAAAACACAGCATCCGAGATTTACTCCTACTGTTTATGAAATTGTAAGTGATAAAACCATTATTGATGAAAATGGTGGTAAAGTTTGGCTTGCTGGTATTCGTTTAAATGGTTCTAGATATTCTGATGGTAAGTTGTATACTAAGCAAGATATTTTGACTATTCTTCGTAATGATCATAATCCAAAAATTATTATGAATGCATTTATGTTAACAGAAGGTATAGATTTACCAGAAATTAATGGAGTTCTTTTATTATGTCAAAAGTCTGATGCAAGTCTTTATCAGGCAATTTCTAGAGGTTGTAGAAAGACTGCAGGCAAAGTTAATTTTAATTTGTATGTTACATCTGAAGATGGTATTAGTGAACGAGTAGAATTATTTTTGGGCGAGCTTGTCAAATTTACTGATGGACAGTTTGATTTTGGCGGAACTATCGAAGACATTAATAATGGTTCTAATGATGATGACGAAGATGCAGATTATCAAAATTCTGGTATTGCATTGCCAACAACAGCATTATATGAAAATGTAAAAATTTCTATTGCTAAGAAAAGAACAGAATTTGATAAGATGAAAATTCGTATGGCACAAGTTGCAGATTTTAATAGTAAGATCAAAGTTGCATCAATTATGAAAACATTTCAGTTAATTCAAGAATATTCTATTATTTGGAAAGATGAACCAGAATTAAAAGAAACATATCTCAATCAAAAGAAAGTATTTAGTTTTTTACATGTATAAAAATAAAGGAAAATAATGAACGATATATATTATAAGGATATTATTAAATCAGATTTTAATATAACTAAATATTTAAAAGAACTTATATCTGAAATAATTGATGAAAAATTTGGAAGATTAAAAGAACAACAAGAAATTGAAAAGGAAAAAGAAGAAGCTATAAATGATTTAGAAGAAAAAGAACAACCTGATGAAGAGGTAAAAATACCAATTAAATATAATTATGCAGATATTGGTATAAATGCAGGAGATATTTTATATTTTTATTTTCAGCATGATTCATCTATTGCAGAAGAACATCAAAATGATCCGCCAATGACTGTAGTGGTATTAGATCCAGTTAAAAAATATGTAAAAATAATGGGTAATGAATATTCAACTGTAAATAAATTTTTAGTTGAAAATAGTTTACTTAAACCAAAAAATACAATTAATGCGCCATGGTCGTTATATACAGAGGAAGATCATTTTAATATTCAACGTGAATTAGTTGCTAATAAAGTAGATGTTTCTAATCGAAAAGAAGTTCGTAAAATTTTAAAACATTATGAAAGTATAAGTAGAAAAGGATATAATTGGTGTTTGACTAATTACAAGGCCGCTGAATAAATTTATTTTAATATATGAGTATACAAAACTCATATATTTTATTATATTTTATATGAATAAAAGGAAATAATAAATGAAATATCAGCCAGTTATACCACCAGATCTTTTTAATATGTTTATTGAAAAACTGGGATATATGCCAGAAGGTAAAGATATTTTAGTTATTCGTGATATTTATACTGCTTGTTTTTTAGCTATAAATAATGATGTTACATTTGTTAGTGATGATCAAGAAGCAATATCTGCATTTATTAATACTGTAATAATCAATGATGATTTTAAAGGTAAAAATAATTATATTCACATAGATACTAAAATAAACAACGCATGGTTAAATTGGATTGAGAAAAATATGGAATTTGATATAGTTTTGGAAAATCCTCCGTATGGTAAATCTTTACCATTTGTAATAACAAATGAGTTATTAAAACATATTAAACAAGATGGTAAAATTGTATATATTGGACCTATTGGTAAAATTCAATCATTAACTGAAGCATCTAAGTTAACTGATTCTATTAATGAACATTGTAATGAATATAATATAATTGATAATTTTAATTCTATATTTGATATTAGTTTAGCTGAAACGTGTGGAATGTTAGTTTTAGATAAAACAATTAAACCAAAAAAATATAGATTTAATAATTTAAAAACAATTTATAGTAAAATTGCTTCTTGTAAATCTATTAGAAGTATATGTATTCATGAAAAACGCCCATTTTCTTTGCCTATGCGTGGTGATAACGGATATGCAAAAGGATATCATTTAAAACCTATTGAAATACATACACAATCAAAGACTGCTACTGCACAAATTGATTTTAATTCATTAGAAGAACAAACTAATTATATACAGTCGTTAAATTGTTGGCCGTATAAAATTATGTATATATTAGATGATAATGCAGCAGTACCTGCTCATATGCCATGGATGTCTGATTATACACAGTCATGGTCAGATAAACGTTTTTGTGAATATTTTGAAATTACTGGTTATATAGATGATGAACATGCTGAACCTGGTTCTGAATGGGAAACTATTTTAAAAACTATAGAAGAATATAAGTAATCTGTAAAGGAATATTATTTTAAAAACAGTTGACATTAATCAACTGTTTTTCTATATTAAATAATATGAGTGATATTAAAAATCTTATTAAAGCAAAGTCACATGACCCCTATAGGGAATTTGAAATTGTAAACTATCTTTCTTGTATTGAAAATGCACATAAAGCTTTTTTTAAATTTATGGCTGAACAGGGTTATGAATTATATAAAAAGAAAGATTATTTACGTAAAGTAATTTCTGATTTTGCAAAAAAATTAAAACATGATATTAAAGAACAAGATTTATCGTTAGTCGATGGTCGTAATTATTTAGTTGCACCAAATCTTAGTGATGATGATATTCAACGTCTTATTTGGAAATGGCAAGGTAATATTATGGAAATTATTGCCGGTTGGATGTTCATGAATAATTTACATCCATACACTGCTGATTTTACATTTGATGAAATGTGTGGTGATGATAGAAAAGATATGGGTGTTGATGGTTGGGTAAGGTCAACTGTTTGTCGTAATTTTTTCTATGGTATTCAAGTAAAATATAGATTTGAAAAAGATGTAAATTGGAATGATCAAATTACAAAATGTGCATTTTTGACAGAGCAACGTATTAGACAATTATATCAAGATAACCAATTAACTGATGAAGAATGGATTAAATGGGGTAAACAAATTCAAAAGAGAGTTATTCTTGTAACAACTACTGGTTTATCTGATCTTGTTATTGATACAATTTCTAAAAACGTATTTTATGTAATTGACGAAAATATTTTATTACATTATTTAGGTATGGAAAATAATGTAAGTCCAAAGAAAGTAATTTGGGAAAATCTTTATAACTATTTAATTTCATAGTTGTCTGAATGGAAATAACATTGAAGTAACCGTTGACTAAACTCAACGGTTTTTCTATATTATAAATGTAAAACAAAGGAGCCAATCAATGTATTTGTTCAGAAGAATTTCATTTGAAAGAAACGTGACAAAGGGTGAAAAAGGTCGTGTAGATTTATATCAGTCTTTGAACCCAAATCTGAATTATCTCATTGGTTGTGCAAAATCAAATGTAAAAGCACTTGATGATAAATTACCGAATTGGCATGTAATTGAAAAGAATCCTGATCAAAAATATCATCCTGGTTGTGTTTTCCAGGCTGAAGGTATGACGGTATTTAACTGCGGACCATATGATGAAGAATTATATGAAGGCAGGACAAAAGTTTATATTTTCAATACTGATTATATTCCTGCTAATATGGTTAAAGAAATTGACGAATATAACATTTCATTTATGAAAGATCCGAATCAAGTTTATGCAGAAACAAATTAAGCGATAAGGAATATAACCATGGCAAAGAAAATGACAGCAGTTGAACGTGAAAATACAAAATTCAATGTAATTGAAGTTGTAACAGAATTCAATGTTCCTCAGTCTTCAAAAGTTGTATTAAGCAATGTTCGTTATCATGATTTACCGCAAAAACTCGCAAAGTATTTAGTTCCACATTTTAACAGTTATTATACTTATAAGTTTTCTGAAAAAGAATTGGCAAAGAAGCTTGAAAGTAAATGGTATGACCAATGGGAATCGGAACAAGAAGAGGGTTATAATGACTATTGGATGGGTTCTACTGCGGTTGATAGTTGGGCAACAGAAGGCGAACATGCTATGCAAGCATTCCATTATATTTTCTTTCAGAGGGTTTAATATATGTGGACACTGATTATTACTATTATTGTTGCTGGTATGTCTGGAGGTTATCAGAAATCAGCATATGAACATTACATTCCGTCCGGTCACAGTATTGTGGTAAATAATCTTCCTTCACAAGAAGTATGCAAGAAAACTGGAATGATTCACACTACAAAAATTAAGGCAAGTGATTATAAGGTTGGATATATCATTGCCGATTATACATGTGTTGAACAAAAGTAAGGATTAAAACAATGAAGAAATCTGGTAATACTGTTTGTATCAATAACGGTTTGGAAAATCCGGTTGAACTTTGGTATCTTGAACTTTTGCCTAACGGCGAAGAAAAAAGAACTAAGATTGGTCTTGTGACAAATATCACTGCATATTACCATATTCTTGTTCAAATCAAAAAGAAACAGCTCGAAGGTTATTATTTCAAAGAACCAAGCGGAAGATCTAAAGTTCAGGTCATGCCTAATGGTAAGACATCCGATAATCCTGAATGGTTGTTCGGAAAGTTTGACCAATATCTCGCAGAATTAGTAGGGTTTTAATAATGAAATTGTTTTTAGAAATCATTAAGACTCCATTCTATCTAATTGGTATTGCTGTATTAGGGTTTATTTGCTTAACAGAAATTTTAGAAGAAAAAGAAGAAGAAAAATATGAGCTTAATAGATTTATCTAAATATAATTTTGACAGTCCTGAAATATTAAGACTCAATGAACTCATTGACATGCCATACGAAACAAGGCGTAATGATGAGATTGGTCGTGTAGGGCTAAGTCTTCTTAATCATTATTACAAATTGCAAACAAATTTTGATTCTACAAAATTACCAGGTGAAAAAATTTATTATTATATAAAATGTACGGATCATGTAAGTAATACAACGTTTAAAATGAAAGCTTTGGTATATGAATTGCCAAACCATAGAGAATTTTCAGGTGAGTTTCGTAACAAATTTATATATTTGCCTGACCAATATTTGGATTTGTCAACCATAGCTGGTTGGCGATTTAAAGAAATAGACCAAGCAACATTTGAGCAATATAAGAACGGTTCATTTTTGTGGGAAGATTATATCGAACATGTTATGCATGAGCAACGTCAGATACATGAACGTGAATATGGATCAAGAGAATGGTAATTAAATTTTAACAAAAGGAAAAATAAAATGTCAGTAGCAAATCCAATCGCAGAAATCGCAGAAGCACTCAGAGCAAGAACTGCACAAGTAGTAGTATCAGAAGGAACTCACACGACACCTGTTTCTGTTGGTGGTCCTGCAAATATCCCAGCTGTTCAGTCTATGGGTTATGTAGAACGATTTATGACTCCGAAGCAGAAGGAATCGTATTACATCGTAACGTTTGATATTGACCAACGAGATGCAGACTGTATTACAGTTTCATCTACGCAACATGGTAAGCTTGATAGTGATGAACTTATCCGTTTGTCAATTATGAAGCATTATCGTGAAATTGACGACTGGGATGGTGAATGGTATAACCTCGGTCCGATGGAAGAATATATTTCTGATAATTATTTAAATGGATTCTTCTATGACTCCTGTAATCGTTTTGGTTTCGATGATATTTCGATTGAAGGTTATGACGCAGACAAGGATGAATTTTATACGATTGATATTCCTACTCCGTCTCAACTTGGTATTCAAAACATTACTAATGCTTATCATCAGTATTTCAACTGTGAAGATGAAGGTAGTGAAGACGAAGATTAATTAAGCTGTCTGAAAGAATATAATAATGGGTTAGTTGTTTACAATGACTGACCTATTTTCTATATTGTAATTATAAGGAGTATTTATGTTCAGTTTTTTCAAACAAAAGAAAGAAACACAAGAACCAAAGTATATGTACACTGTAGCCAAGATGAAGAAGAATGGTTCATTTGACGGTTGTCTTTATTTGAAAAACTGTCTTTGGAACAGAAAGACTTTATTTGGTATTAACAAGACTTTTGACCATTGGACTGAACGTAAAGATAAAGCTATGCTGTTTGCTGAATATACATCTGCTTGTGGTTTGTCCAACAAGATTGATGGAACTAAGGTCGTAATGATTAAGGTGTAGTATTTTGAAGTTCTCAGTAGCAATAACCAATCCTCCATACTCAAATTCCCTCCATTTACAGATAATGGAGGAAGTTGTTAAGCATTGTGATAAAGTCGTCAATGTAAGTCCAGTAAGATGGTTAGAAGATCCTATGGCTAGATATAAGAAGAATTCAGACTATAGCAAGTTTGAAGATTCTGTATCTAAGAAGTTGGAAGATCTAGAAGTATTGGATAATAAGACATCAAATGGACTGTTCAATATTGAACATTCTGATTTGGGAATTTATGTTCTCGGTAATGGTGGATATGATTATTCTAAACTTTCTCAGCTAGATTCTATTTGTCAAAAGATTTTTGCTAAATGTGAAAAAAATAAAACAATGATGGATATTTCTACTGAAGAAGGTTATAGAGGACCGCATGATGGAATCTTCGGAGTTATTAGTTCTCATAGGAGAGAATCAAGTAGACTGATTTCTGATAAGCATGAGCTGTTTATTACATATAGAGAAACTTTTGGAAATAAATTAATTTTCTTTAAGTCTGAAAAGGAACGTGATAATTGTTTTACATATCTTACATCTAAGACAATGAAGTATTATAGTAGTAAGATTAGAAAAAATCAGAGAGTTCCTTGGCAGTTTATACCTATTGTAGATTTTAACAAAAAATGTGATGATATTAGCTTAATAGATTTTTTTGGGTTTACAAAAGATGAATATAATGCTATACTTACATTTGGAGCTTAATAGATTTTATGACATCCAAAGAAAAATTTAAGTATATTCAAGATATATTTTTTGATAGCGGATTAACTGACAAAGATGGTCATATGACTATCTTTGGTTATTATTATGCAACTGAAACTTTTGGGCAAGATGTAGCAAATAAGCTTAAAAGAATTTTTTGGCCGCAAGGGGCATATGTTGTAAATGCATCTAAACAAGAAGATATTAAAGCATATGCTGATGGTAAAGAATTACCGAAAGATGTAAAGAAGTGGAGCCTGTTATGGTGGAATGAAATAACAGATGATATGTTTAATAACTTAATACAATTATTTGGTATTACTACTGGTCGTTGGTCAAGAGTTAATGGATATTATACTGTAATGCGACGTAAGTTTGATGAACTTACAAGAGGTCAAGTGCAATATAATATGGTCATTAAAGAATTTTTTACTGAAGATCCTGATTTTGAATTATCATGGGGTATGTCACAGTATGACTTTACTGCACCAGAATGGACGGAGTTAAAGTTATGAGTTACCCAGGACCATGTATTAGATTTTTGGAAATACCAACAGAACATAATGGTAGATTGTATGAACAAGAACTGCTTGTGAAGGCATGGTCAGAAGTTCCTGATTGGGACGGTGAATATCATAATGAACCACCTATTGATTTTAGCTCGCCAGAATGGACTGATGTAGAATTATAATGAAAGCAGAGTTAATAAAAAATTTCGTAAAGCGTGAACTATTGAATAAACACCTAACTAATGAGCTAGGTCAACTTAGTCAATATGGTAAAGAATTTATGATGAATCATTTTCATTTACCAGAAGACAGAGTTCCAACGGATTTATTTGATGAATCTGGAATAACTTGTATTGGCTCACCAAGAGAAATCAGAAGCAATGTTGATTTAATGCGAGAAGCTGCAAACCCAAATCATTGGGTTCGTTTTCTATATCAAGACATAACTCCTGATGTAATTTATAATTTCTGCAATTTATTTGATATTCTCGCAAAAGACAATGCATCAGGTTATGATGTAGTCTGGGAATTAGGTGGTCACTGGTCAACTAGAGATTGCCCAGCTGGTGTTCCTATTGGAACATATGTTCAGGAACAAGTTGCACGTTGTGCATTTAAACAACGGCTAATGGAAAATTTACGTAGACGAATTGAACAAGATAGAGCTAGAATGAGATTTGCTAGTCGCTATCAATATGAACCAAATAATGTGTGGGAATGGGGAGATAGAATGACTAGTATTCGACCTCGTAGAATGGATATTGGATATGATCTAGGATATGGAAGAGATTTTAATGCTTGGTCAACTTGGGATCCAACAGGTAGAATAATCAATCTTGAACGAGAAACACCGGTTGAATCTGGATTTCCAGATCCTGAACAAGAAACATCGAGATATTTCGATGCTGTGGAAATGGAAAAACGATATAAAGAATTTATTAAACGAATGGACACTCGCGATGATGATGAATGGGTTTATGATGATTTTAATCGAAGATGGATAGAATTAACTAAAAAGGAACCTGAAATTGATTTCAATTCACCTGAGTGGACTGAAGTTAAATTATAATTCATTGTCATTTTACAAATCATAAATAATTTGCTATATTTGTTATATGAGAGATTTAACTACAAAGAATGATGGTATTACTAGAAGCAAGGAACGTATAACCAAGAACGGTGAAGTTTTCACTCCTAAGGCTTTGGTTGAAAAGATGATGGATAAGATCCCTGTTGAAAAGTGGAAAGATCCAGAAGCTACGTTCTTGGAACCGACATTTGGTTCTGGTAATATGTTGATTTGTATGCTTGAACGTCGCATTGCATCTGGTGTTGAACCTATCCAAGCAGTCAAGACTTTGTATGGTGTTGAACTCATGCAAGATAATGTTGACCTCTGCAAGGATAGAATCAGAGAAGTTCTTAGGGCTAATAAGATTAAGATTGATAAGAAGGTTAACGATATTATTGATCATAACTTTGTTTGTTCTGATTTTTTCAAATGGGATTTTGAAAATTGGTGCTCAAAGGAAGAAGTAGTTGAATCTAATGGGTTGGCAGAATTTCTAGTTTAAATAAATTTACATAAAAAATTCAAATAAAAAGTTACATCGAAGTTCGGTGTAACTTTTTTTCTATATTTGAATAAAAATTATTACAAAAGGAAAACTAGATGAATTATAATATTGAATTAATAGAATTAGTTTCAAAGTTAGCTCCAATTCAGCAACAGCTTGGATTTGTTAAGGATGGAGATAGTGTCATTCTTAGGGCAAAGGAAGTAGCAACTAAGATTGCTTATAAGTTGGTTGCACCAGTTAGTTATTTTGATTATCCAGGACAGAATCTTAGATTTTATGAATATAAGAGATTTATGTCTTTCTTTAATATCTTTAATAACCCAAATAAGGATGCAAGTCTTTCTGACCAACCAATTCTTGATGCGAACTTAACAGAATCTGGAGAAGTCTATGATTTAATCATCAAGTCTTCTAAAGGTAAGCAGCAGTTCACTTATCGAGCTGCAATTCCCGGCTCGATTGAAGAACCTAATTTTAATGGTGTTAATCTTCCATCTATCGATGCAACATTGTCTTTGTCTGAAGCACAGGTTGAACATCTTCAGAAGATGATTAAACTTATTCAGAACGGTGATGATAAGTCTGGTATTAAGATTAATGCAGTTAACGATATTTTGAAGGTTTCGTTTATTAATATGGCAACATCTGATTCTTATGAAATCGAATATAAGCTTGATTCTCCTGTTTCTGAAGAATTTAAGTTCGTTGCAGATAAGGATAGTATTATGCTGTTACCTCCTGCAAATTATAGTTTGAGTATTTGTTCTCGTGGATTAATTGTTTTTCACATGGATAGAGAAGACGCTATTGATTTGAATTTGTATGTTTCTAAGCAGAAGGTTACAGCTTTAAGTAGAGGTTAATTATGATTAATGATGTAAATGCATGTCTTCCACAACAAGATTTAAAGAATATGGATCCTTGGACTGTTATTGTCGAAGCAGCAAGGGCAATGGGTATTCAGATTAATAAGCCTAAGGAAAATTGTAAGAAGTGTCATGGTCGTGGTTATCTCGGTCGTCATGCAGATTCTGGCGAACCTATTGCATGTCCATGTATTTTCCCGAAGCAGGAAAGTGATCGTGAAATTGGTCAGGTTCAGTATAGACCAAGAAACAGAGCAGAAAGAAGGGCACAGCGATAATGAGTGATATAACAAATACAAAAGATTATGTCTGGGAAGCACGCTTCAGACCTACTCAATTAAAAGATGTTATATTGCCGCAAGATTATAGAAACTTCTTTAACAAGATTGTAGAATCAGGAGCTTCTATGAATCTTATTCTTGCATCGTCTACACCAGGAACTGGTAAAAGTACTGTTGCAAGAGCATTGGCTCATGACCTTGATGCTGAGTTTTTATTCATTAATGCATCTGATGAGAATGGTATCGAAACTGTTAGAGATAAGATTACTGGATTTGCATCTGGTATGGCATTTAATGGAAAACCAAAACTCGTTATTCTTGATGAGGCTGATGGTTTAACTCCACAGGCACAGACATCTTTAAGGTCTTATATTGATAAGTTCCAAGATAACTGTAGGTTTATTTTAACATGTAACTATATTGCAAAGATTATCCCAGCTTTGAAAGAAGATGGCGGTAGAACAATGGTATTTCCTTTCGATATGAATAAGAAAGTATACCAGGAAGAACTCAAGGAGCAAATTCTGAAAAGAATGAAAGGCATCTTGAAGTTTGAAGGAATTCCATTCGAAGAAGATGCAATTAGAACATTAATAGAAAAACAGTTCCCATCTGTTCGTTCTATTATGACCATGTTACAGAAATATTCAATGATGAAAGGCAAGATTGATGATGGAGTCGTTGAATATGCAAAAATTGCAGATGAACTTGCAGACTTGGTTCTCAATAAAAAATTGGGCGAGGCTAGAAAATATATCAATGAACATGGTTTGTCTTATACCGACGTGTTTGCATTCTTTATGGATCATGTAGCACCAAAGGTTAAGAATCCAGGTGATTGTATATTAAATATTGCCCAATACGAATATCAAGCAAACTTGTCAAGTGACCCAACCATTCAGGTTGCAGCTTGTATAGTTTCTATCTTCGGCTGTTTATAATGGCATTTATTTATGATTATGAACGATTGACACCATTCCAAATAAAAACCGCTTATACCAATGAAATAAATGAGTATAAGCGTAAAGAAAAAGCATTAAAGCAAGTTATAGATTTATTCGAAGATAATTTATATATAGATAAAGCGAAGTTGAATGAGTTAAAAGAAAACTTGTGTCAAATTCGTTTACATATAAGTAACTTAGAATCCGAATTAAATATATTAACTTTATGATTGATTTAGTAACACTACATTCAGATGAAACAACAGACGGTAATCTTATACTTATGATTTTTCATAATGTCAAGATTACCGGTTATATCGTAAACCCTGATGGAAGTGAATTTACTATATACTATAGACATACTATGGATGAATCTAATTGTAAAGCTGGTGAACTTGACTTTGAAACTTATATGTGGATGGACGACGGTAAAACATTAATAGATGATTATGACCGTTATGAAGGAATCTGCATAAATCATAAATGGTACCCTAGAGGTGATATGAGTTTATCAGAATATTTAAATTTGATAAAAATTCCACTAGAAGATGAGATTGTAGAACAGAACCTTACTGATATAACTGAAGAAACCCCAGAATCAGAAGTTACTCAATAAGGTTGTCTGCAAAAATATTTTTTTGATAAATAAAGGTTTACAAACAACCTTTATTTTTTTATATTTTAGATATATGCAAGATTACGAATTATCCGTTGGCGAAAAATTCGCCAAGGCTCAAAGACTTGTAGCTGCGCTTTATCCAAGTTTGACATCTTTCTATCTAATGTGTAATATACATGAAGTTCCAGATGTTACATTTAGACTTAATACAAGAGTTGGTTTATCGCCTACATTAGAATACAGCAAAAAATTCATTGATTCATTAACAAGTAACACTTTATGTGTGCTTTTAACAATCGAATTATTTAGGTTGATTTTACATCATCCTACTTCAAGACTATTATATCCAGTCCATATTTGTTATAGGGCAAGTACAATTATTTGCACTGACCCTGATATTTTAACATTGCCTATGGATATGGCTGTTAAAGAGAAATTCCCATCATTTGATGAAGTTAAAAAGATTAATCCAGAATTGGATTATAAAACAGATTTTTATCTTGAAAAGATTTTCGCAGTTTTAAACTCTAAAGAACAAGAAGAAAAAGATGGTAAAGAAAAGTCTGAAACTCCTGATGGCGATAGTGGTGCTCCAATTACAATGGGTGGCGATAACGATGGTAGCTCTGGTATTGATGGCAATGGCGGAAATGGACCAGATGGTGACTCAGATGGTGAAGGAGGCGAACAACCTTCTCCCGAAGAAATTGAAAGAGAATCGTTAAAGAGACATTTTAGCCCAGAAAATACAGCAAAGTCTGTAGAACAATGGGGTGAAAATGAAATGCTCGATACTAAGGTTAGAAACCAAATTCTTAGAGAAATGCAAACTGGCGGTTGGGGTCGTATGCCAGGATATATGAAAGACAGAATTAAAAAGTATAATGAATTGCAGTATGACCCTAGAGCAATCTTTGCAAAGTTTACAAGAAGTGTTTTCTCTACAGTATGCACGTTTACAAGAATGAAACCGCCTAGAAGAGCGGGTCAGAGATATATTGGAATTATCCCAGGTAAACGTCATGAACAACAAGCAAAAGTTTTAATTGCATTCGATAGTTCAGGTTCTATGCATGATGATGACTTAGCTAAAGGTCTGAACTTTATGGAATGTTCGCTCAGACATGCAGAAGTTTGGTATGCATGGTGGGATTGTACATGTACAGATTTTGAAAAAGTAAGATTCCCGAAACCCGCATATGATTTATCTGGACGCGGTGGAACTAATCCTCAATGTGTTATTGATAAAATTAAAGAAACAAAAGAAGACTTCGATGGTGTTATTTTGTTTACGGATTGTGAGTTCCAGTGGGACCAACCAAAGACTAAGTTAAATATTTGTATTGTAAGAACTGACAGAAGTTGGGATCCACCTAAATGGGTTAAATGGGCTTTTAAACTGAAAGATTTAGTAAAACACTGTTAATTAAAGAGACAAACTATGAATTTAAGAAAACTAGATATTTTAATCACACATGCTAATCCTAAGCGTTCCATTATGCTTAAAGGTGTTCATGGCCTTGGCAAAACGCAATGGGTTAAACAACTTGCTAAAAGACTTGGATTGAAATTTGTTATTTGGCATGCATCACATGCGGCTGATGCTGGCGATATTACAGGATTACCAAAACAGATTAAGGAAACAGTTGTTTGGTATGATAAGGACGGTGTTGAGCATAAGGAAGTTTATGATGTTACAGCAATGTGTCCGCCTAAGTGGATGATTCATCATGAACCAGTTTTGTTATTGCTTGATGAATTTAATAGAGGTATGGGTGTTGCATTGAATGCTTTAATGCAGCTTACTTGTGAACAGGCATATGATGAAGTTCAGCTGCCTGAAGGTTCCAGAGTTATTGCTTGTGTTAACCCTGATTCTGATAATACTTATGATGTAGGTAAACTTGACCCTGCACAGCTTTCGAGATTCGATGTTTACGAATTCACTCCGACCCCAGAAGAATGGGTTGAATGGGCAAGAGGAAACGGAATTCATGAAATGGTTATTGACTTTATCATGGCTCATCCTAGATACCTTGACCCATATGCAAATGAAGATTTGGTTCACAGTGTATCAGGTAATGATATGGAAAAATTACCAGATAGAAGAGCTTGGGCTGAAGCAGTTTCTGTCTTTATGACAAATGGTGACAAGGACCATCTGTTCGATGATGCTGAAGGTATTGATTTGTTACATGAAGCAATCGCAGGTATGGTTGGCCTTGGTGCAGCAGACGAATTTATGGCTTTCTATGCAAATGCTAAGAATGCACTTAATCCTAGAGCAATTATTAAGCTTAAACATATTCCAGATGAAATTCATACAAGAATTGCACAAGCAATGCAAACAGATATTACAGTTGGACTTGGTTTTATCAAGAGTTGTGCAATGTTTATTGAAGATAACGTTAACGAAGTCTTTAAGAAAACTGAAGACGCAAAGATTTGGTGTAATAACCTGTATGACTTAATCGATAAGTTACCAACAGAATGTAGAGTTTCCGCAGGTATTGATATTCTTTATTCAGCAGTTGAACAAAAGAAACAATGGGCCAAGGCAATCTTTACGTTAAAACCAGAATTTAAGGAATTAGTAAGATCCGTAAAGATGGTTAATACATCGATTACACATTAAAATTAAGGGTTGACGAGAGTCAACCTTTTTATTATATTGTTTAAAGTTATTATTATATTAAGGACAAAATGAGCTATACAGTTAACATTTACGGTAGGAAAGATTCAAAATCCCCAGATATTATATACCAATTTAATATTGGAGAACACTTAACAGAAGGTAAGTGGCATCATTCAGTAATTCAAAAAGGTTATAAGTTCAATAACGAACTTATCGATGAACTTACTGAAGATTCTGTAATTTCTGAAATTACCAGTAAAATCGAAGAAATCCTTAATGGTCCTTATGGTCGAGAACTTTTAATTAGTCCAATATTGCATTTATACTACGATGATGAGCTGAAGAAGCCAGTTGCAGTTTTTAAATAAATAAAAAAGGTCTTTAATTAAACACAAGGAGATAAACACATGAAAACAATGAAATACATCATAATTCTCATTGCCTTCTGTATTATGAATGCTTTTGCAGTCGGTTTGGCTGAAAATGCGTCAAAATTCGTAGGTAATATCACAACACGAGGACAGATTCGTTCAGACTTCGGAACGTTGTGGAATCAGATTACAGCTGAAAACGAATGTAAGTGGGCTTCAATCGAAGGAACTCGCGGGCGATATAATTTCAGCGGTTGTAAAGCAGCATATAATTGGGCTAAACAGAACGGTGGCTATTTTAAGTTCCATGCTTTGCTTTGGGGTTCACAATATCCATCCTGGCTTGAAGGCCTAAGTGTAGATGATACTAAAACCGCAATTATGAACTGGTTTGATGCAGTTAAGAGAGAAATTCCAGATCCTGACATGATTGACGTTGTTAACGAAGCAATTAGAACCGGAAATAACCAGTATCACTCAAATTATCCTAAGACAAAGATTATTGAAGCAATGGGTGGTGACAATGGTAATTATACTTTCATTGTAAATGCGTTTAAAGAAGCAAGAAAGAGATGGCCAAATGCAGTATTGATTTATAATGACTATAATACTGTTCAATGGAATAAGGACCAGGGTATTGATTTAATTAATAAGATTAAGCAAGGCGGTGCTCCGGTTGATGGTTATGGTCTTCAAGCACATGACATGCAGAACCAGGGTGGTAATGCTAATGGAACTGGTGCAGGTGGTTCTTGTTTGAATATTAATACGTTGAAGTCTGTTATCGAAGAAATTTGGACTAAGACACAAACACCGATGTTTATTTCTGAATATGATATTTTCACATCAAACGATAATGAACAGAAAACATGTTATGAACAGCAGATTTCTTACTTCATGGAAAATGAACATATCGCTGGTATCACTATTTGGGGATATATCTATGGTGCAACCTGGAACGATGGAACATCCGGAATTATTCGTGATGAAAAAGATAGACCTGCAATGACTTGGCTTAAGGAATATTTGCCTTCTCATCCTGGTAATAATACAACTGGTCTTTTGAATTCTACTCCTGTTGACCCAGAACCACAGAAACCGTTTAAGGGTAAGGCATTTGATTTAACAGCGCCGATTGAAGCAGAAGATTTCGATATTCCTGGTAAGGGTAGAAATGAAGACGGAACAAATAATAATTCCTATTCTGCAAGTGGTTCTTGTGATGATACTTGGAATATAACATATCGTGAAGGAACAACAGCTAGTATCGGTGAAAAGAATGGTGGTTTAGTTCTTGGTTGTAATCCTACTGGAAACTATTATGAATATACAATTAAGGTTCCAGAAGCTGGTAATTACTATGTATATGCAACAGTAGCAGCAGAAGGTGAAGGTGCTATTCTATTCAAGGTTGGTGACAAGGCAGTATCTGATACATTGAAGTTCACAGGTGATTCATGGTCTAAGTTTGACAAGATTAAGGGTCAGGCAATATTCAGCACTGCTGGTGAACAGATTTTAACACTTGAAATTGCTAAGGGTTATATTGATGTCGATAAGTTTGAATTTATGGTAACAGATTGTGCTCCTGGTGATGCACTTTGTGGTGGTCCATCATTTAATTGCGAAGATTATCCAGATGATCCAGCATGTCTCGTATCGACTCCAAAAACGCGTTCTGGACAGACTTTACAACATTATAGTATATTTGATCTAAATGGACATTATATTGGTTCTATAAGCGCTTATAGCCCATCTATGGCTATCCAGATGATTAACGGAATTAATCAAGGTGCTTATGTCCTAAAGAACGAAAATACAACAGTTATTTTCAGAAAGTAATTATAGATTACACAAAATTAAAAAGACGGATTTTTTAATCCGTCTTTTTATTAATTATTTTTATATCCAATATATTTAATATATTTTGGTGGAATTGTCTCATAAACAAAATAACATTTTTCATCTTCATCAAATTCCGGATCTATATAATAAGTTGCCTTTTTTTCTGGAAATTCTATAAAATAAACATAACTATATTTAAAATCATCTATTTCTTTTGGCATTTTTGCATCTTTTGGTATGCCATGTTTTAAACCAATAAAACATATATTACTATCTAGTTTTTCTATATAAACACGACCATTATAAGATTTCGGACGTAATCCAGTTCTTAAAATAACTTCTGGTGGTGCACAACTAATGTGCATATAAATTCCTTCTGTATCTATCTCACGCTTTAATTCGTGTATATTTTCTAAAGCCATAATATTACGATAAGCATATCGTAAATGCCAGCCATATTTTTTAGTAAATTCTTCTAATTTATTTTCTAAAGGTTTTAAATTTTTACAATTTTTTGCAGTAAAAATACAAGCTAAATCGGCATCAAACATTGATTCTGCATATTCTCTTCCATATTCCTTAGGATCTTCTATTAATTGTAACTTAAATTCCTTTTCAATAAGTGTTTTTAATTTTTCTCTACTTACTGAATATTCCAAGAATTCGCAAATATAATTATTTGATTTTAATATGTCTAATGCTTCATTTAAATTCATATATTATTTATAGAATAAGTGATAGACCGCCAGATCTATCACTTTTTGTTACATTTTTGAAACGTGTTCGACAAAGAAACAATGTAACAAAATTTTATAACTTTACAAATTAAAATAATTTGCTATATTTTATTTATTATGATTTGTATTGATGAATTAAAGTCTACATTTAATAGAATTATTCTGTTACAGAATAATACTGATTCTGTCGAAGAAGAAATCATGTCAAACGTGATTACTCAGAATTTAGGTCCTATGCTTAAGCAGTTGGAAATGATGTCTGGTTCTCCGCAGTTCAAACAAGAAGTTGCACAAGAAATAGAGAGGAGGAAAAATGAATCCGAACAACCAACAGAAACACTTTAGGATTACATGCTGTAGTTTTCCAGCACTTATTGGTTTTACCGCTGGATTCTGCATGTCTTGGTATTTTAACCATTCAATATGGTGGGGAATATTCCACGGTTTTCTTAACTGGTTATATGTGGCATATAAATTAATGTGGTATTTTGTAACGAATGTATAAATAATATATGAAAAAGGGGAAGGGAAAGACAGATTTTGATCGTATTATATGGTCAGACGGATTACTTGATAAGATATTATCTGGTTTTGCAGGATTTATTCTTGCTGGTCTTTTTATTTTTATTATTATTACCTTCTGTAACCTTTAATTCATATATTGTTTCTTAATGGAAATGATATGAGCGGGTATGGTTGTTTTGACCGATATACTAGTCCAAATAATATAAAGATAATTGGAATTGAAGGTGATGATACCTTTAAATTAACATTGATTTGTGGTAGTTCTGAGTATTATTTAAAATATGTATTTCATGTTTGTGATTATATTATAACAGCTAATTCTACGTTTATAATGTATAGAGATACATGTTATTCAATGGAAACAGACGAACCAATGACAACTGTATGTTGTATAGAATTACCAAATTATTCTTTTGGTGATGATAAAAAGTATAGAGGTATTGAAGTTTCAGATGATACGGTATTGAATGATATTATTTTACCATCTGGTATTGTAATTAATTCAGAAAATAAAGCTTATTATGATTTATTGAGATTTTTAAATAAGCATAAAAGACCAACTAGACATGGTGATGAAACATATTATAGCTTACCAATGACTATTATATCACCAACATCAACTGAAATATTTAATATAACACGTATTACATTATATGAGAAAAATGACGAACCTGGTCATTACGAATGGCGAGATGGAATGCATTTATCTATAATTATCGGGTCTAAAACAATCGAACAATGTTTTGATTATAATTCTCCTTATAGAATTAAATTTCTCGATAAAGAATATGATACGACAAAAATTGCATGTAAAGTTTTAAAAGATACTTTTGAACTTGAACAGAAACTGAAACTTATGTAGTTATCTGAACAAAAATTTTACATAAATACTGGGTTGACATACCAGTATTTTTTATTATATTATAAATGTGAAGATATATAAAGGAGAAAGTTATGTACGATTACAGTGCAGTCTTTGAAAGAATCAAATCAACAGATTTCCCGCTGAAGTGTAGAGGAATGTATTATTTCTCTAAAGGTCGTCATGCTCATCAAGAACGTAAAGGATCTGGTAAGCCATATTTCGTTCACCCAAGAGGAGTAGCATATATCGTTATGGAACATGGTGGTTCTGTTGACCAAATCAATGCAGCATTGGCTCATGATTTGTTGGAAGATACAGAAACATCATTCCCAGAAATCAAGGCAGTAGCAAACGGTTCTGAACATGTTGCAGAACTCTGCTCTGAACTGAGAAATAACAAATTTGAAATCGCTGAGAAAGGTAAAGATGACTATATGTCTGAAAAATTGATGCATCTTTCCAACGAAGCATTACTCATTAAACTCGCTGATATGTTATATAACTCGTATGACAAACCAGCCGAAAAGGCATTGAACAGAATGTATAAGAATGCATGTGAAGTGCTGTTAAAACGAAAACTCTCAGATGAATGTCGAGAACTTGCACAATTGATTGCTCTCGCATAAGGAAAATATGACTGAAGAAGAATTAAAACAATTTATGGACTTAAATGATAAGTTTGTAAATAGATGCAAAGAAATTGCAAAAATCATGAACCGGTGTAATTATTCGTATAATTATATCAATGATTGGAGATTAGATGGTGATTCTGTCTATGGAACAGGCGATGAATATTGGAATTATGGTGGGCATGAATCACATTCTGTTTGGTTCGATACTGCATGGTTAACAAAAACAGATGAAGAACTTAACAAAATCGCTGATGAATGGCTCGATGAACAAAGAAGAGAAAAAGAAAATAAATTAAAAGAAGAAGAAGCTAAGAAACGAGAACAGGAATTAGCAGAATTAAAAAGATTACAAGAAAAATATAAAGTATGAAGCAAATAGGAATTACTGAAACATATGACCCATGTTTTGTTTCTGACTGGGAAACGAAACTTCAGGATGTAAACATTATTATTTCGAAAGAATTGTCTGACGAGATGATTGAGAAACTTTTGATTGTTCAAGATAAAGTTATCTTTCATCATACAGTAACAGGTCAAGGCGGAACTATTCTGGAACCTGGTGTAAAAACACCAGAATTCGAATTTGAACAATTTAAAAAACTTATGGATAGAGGTTTCGATCCTACCCATTATGTTTTGCGAATTGACCCGATGATTATGTTTAATCCTGAGAATATCAAGAATATCAAAAAGGTTCTTGATATGTGGAGTGATTATTGCAAAGAACATTCTTGTTGGCTTCGTTGTAGAGTTTCTATTGTCGATTTGTATGGACATGCAAAGAAAAGACTGACTGATGCAGGTGTAGTTATTCCTTGGGATAGCTTTACCGCTCCGCAGATGGTTTTTGATAAGGCAGAAGAAATTTTATATCCATATGATGCTCAGCTTGTATTTGAATGTTGTGCTGAACAGAATTTTAGTGGTAATTTCATTCATCGTTGCGGATGTGCAAGTATTGTTGATGTTAAAATTCTGGGTGTAGAAGATAAGGATTCTTATGGAATGCCTGAATCTAAGCAGCGAAAGGATTGCATGTGTCTGGCAAAGAAGCAGATCCTTTCTGTAAAGCCTGGAAGATGTCCACATCAATGCTTATATTGTTTTTGGAAATAAATTCACTTGTAGGGGTTTACAAGTGAGTGTTAATTTATTATATTTAAACCCGTCGATATTATTAAGTTGAACATTAACAAGGAGTTTATAAAATGAATACTGAAAATGTCGAAATCTATCAGGGCGAACCCGAACTCAAGCAGTTCGTTTTCGAAATCAAGTCAACGCTTTACGATATGGGTAAGACTACGGCGGATGTCAATATTCTTATTGAGAATAACGACAGTCTGATTCGCAAGCTCTTCAAGACCGCTAATCCGGACACGAAGATTATTGCGTATAATATCGCAAAGGCTGCAAAGAAATACGAATAGTGTTCTCCAGGCGATAAATCGCTAAGATACCTGCATAGAAATATGCGGGTATTTTTTATTTACAAATATAAAATAGTTTAGTATATTTTAGAAAGAGGTTTCTAAAATGAAAAAATTGATTTTTGATGTAACTTATCATGAAGATACAAATATAGCAAAAACAGCAGCATTAGAATTTAATGATTTTAATGATACTGTTGAAACTAAATCATATATTGATGAAAGTCCAATTGCTAGCGAATATATCCCAGGTGAATTCTATAAAAGAGAATTACCAGCAATTATGTCTTTAATTGAAAATAAAATCGGTTTAGAAACATTAAAAGCTGAATATGATACTATCATAGTAGATGGTTTGTATATGCTTGGTAAGGACCATTTAGGTTTAGGTGCAAGACTTAAAAATCATTTAATGAAACTAGGTATTGATATTGAAGTTATCGGCATTGCAAAAACATATTTCCATGATTGTGAACAAGTAGCTGGTTTGGTATATCGTGGAAAAGATGCGGTAAAACCATTATACGTAAATGGAAGTTCTGAAAAAGACTATGTAACAATCGTAAAGAATATGTCTGGTGATTTTAGAATTCCATATTTAATCAAACAAGTCGATAGATTATGCAGGGCTTAAAAAATATTTTAAATAGGGGTTTACAAACCTAAAATAATTTACTATATTATACACATAACAAAAAACGAAAACAGGAAAAAATTTTTTATATATAATTATAAAGAGAGAATGATTATGTTATTCATGAACACAACAACTAACCCAACCAATAATAACCCTGAAGTGCTACAGGATTAGTTTTGTTTCATAACTAAAAAATGAGCTTAAATTAATCCTGTAAGATACACACTTACAGGATTTTTTATTTTCTTATTGGGTTGTAGCTCAAATAGGTAGAGCGGACCCCTGTTAAGGGTATGGTTACTGGTTCGAGTCCAGTCTTCCCAGCTAAAATAGCAAGCACGTTGTCTGATACTCTTCAGGACGTAATTAAGCATTGAGCGTGTGATCGTGCCTCTACTATTTTGAATTTATTGGGTTGTCGGCAAGTTGGTATGCCACGGCACTGTTAATGCCCTAGAAATCGTAGGTTCGAGTCCTACCTTCCCAGCTAAGTCACTCACGGAGCGTGCGCATTTTCCGCCAGTTGTCCAAGTAGTGACTTTAACAGGGTGTAGGCTAGTTGGTTAGTCACATGATTTGGGGTCATGGTCACGCAGGTTCGAATCCTGTCACCCTGATAAAATAACAGGATGTAACTCAGTTGGTAGAGAGCTCGGTCTGGAGCCGAGGGGTCGCGGGTTCGAGCCCCGCTGTCCTGATAAAGTACACAGGAGACATACTAGCAGTAGGAGCTAGAGAAGTTACGGTTGGAGTGAGTCTGACCAGATGGTGGAATTGTGATAATCAGTGTGTAGGCTAGTTGGTTCAGTCACACGTTTCGGGAACGTGGTCACGCAGGTTCGAATCCTGTCACGCTGACTAAATATTTGGCATAGGTTGTTCCTATTGGCTCGTAGAGCGTCCGATTGGTAATCAGAAGTAATACAACCCGCCATTTGCCTGGTTAGCTCAGCTGGAAGAGCAGATGTTTAGTAATCATCAGGTCGGGGGTTCGGATCCCTCACCAGGCGCTAGATGCCTTTATAGTTCAATTGGTAAAACACCGGCTTTGTAACCCGGATTTCTTGGTTCGATCCCAGGTAGAGGCGCTAATAGGGTTGACAATAGTCAATCCTTTTTCTATATTAAAAAGAAAAAGGGAAAATAAATGTTTAAAAATATTGTCGATAAAATTGAACGTGCAACTATTAATTATACAGTAAAGCATGTCAAACCGAATTCAGTTGATTATTATAATGCAAATGGAGATCATTATCGAATTAAAGATTATCTATTTAAGAGTCAAAGTAGATTCAGTTATAATGACAAAGGTCAAGAAATTTTATCTCTCTATGCACGTAATGGTAAAATAATCGAAAGCACGACTTATGAATATAATGAAAACGGTGAAAGATGTAAAAGTCATACTCGACGTTTTGATTATATTAATAATGAACGTATCTTAGAAAAGGATGATTTGTGGGTAGCAAATGACGATGGTACGTATACATCTATTATTAATGGAATTACTAAGGTTTGTCCAAGACAAAAATCAGATACAGTCAAAGATGATCATGGTAATGTAATTGAAGAAACAATTACTACACCGTCAGAAAATTGTGTATATCATGCAGTAAATACTTATGATGGAAATAATAATCAAGTATTGCATGAAGCTACAGAAATGGTTGGTGATAAGGTAAAGGAGTTCTTTAGAGAAATCAATCAATATGATGATAAGAACAGGAGAGTAAAGCGTATATTCTATATGAACACAGAATATGGCACTGAAAAGTCTACTGATATTACATATTATTATTATGACGATAAGGACAGAGTAATTCGTATGCATAATGAAAGTAATTATAATAAGCCTGGTCCTTTACATACTGGTAATTTTAAGCATGACACATGGTATCGATATAATGAGGAAGAAAATTCTGAACTTAGCTATAGTGACCATGGCAGTTGGCAATATAACTCTTATCAAAAAACAACTATCTTATCTGACGGTAGAAAGATGGTTGCACATTGGACTCTTCCGAACTGGATTGAAAAGTTGCGTCGATTCTTCAATGCATTTTAATTAAAAATAGGGGTTTACAAGACTAAAACAATTTACTATATTTAAACCCGTTAAAGCAAAGAATGTTCCTATTAAAAAACATTATTTTTCGATCGGTTATACATTCCGCTTTAACACTTATGCGGTGAGTAGCTCAATTGGTAGAGCAAAAGTCTAAGATTTAGTATTCGCTATTTAGCACCAATGCTTCCTATTAATGGAAACACTTTGGGTTGCTGGTTCGAGTCCAGTCTCGCCGCTTAAACATGAGGCAAGTAGCTCAGTGGTAGAGCAACGGTATTTACGTTTCGTAGAAATGCATATAACGTTCCTATTCCATTCCAAGGCGTGTGTCGTAGGTTCGAATCCTACCTTGCCTCCGAAAAAAAAAATATTTTAAAGGGGTTTACAAAACAAAATCTTTTTACTATATTTTAAACATAAAAATTGATGCATCAAACAAACCCGGTGCAGTGCTGACGTAAAACTTTGGATGGAGTCCATTGGCTGGGTTTAAATTTTTGCAACAATAAATTAAAAAACAAAAACAGGAAAAAAATTTTTATATATAATATAAAAGGTAATAAAATGAACAAGAACTTTAATATTGAAATCGTCGCCTTCGCAGCAGAACGTATTGCAGTATTTGCAGAACGTGTCTTTGCGATTGACAATTCAGTGCACAGGTTCAAGTAAACGAATTACCTAAGGTATGAAGAATTTACGGTTCCTGTGCACAACAGGGACCTTTAATTTTATATGCTCCGTTCGGCCAGTGGTTCAAGCCAACCGACTTTCTATCGGTTAACCCCAGTTCGAATCTGGGACGGAGTACTAATGGGCTCGTGGCGCAATTTGGTAGCGCAGTAGCTTTGCAAGCTAAAGGTTACGGGATCGTTCCCCGTCGGGTCCACTAAAATATGCCTTTCAATCCAAACCTGGTGATTGGACCCGGTTGAAGCCCGGAGTAGCTCAGTCCGATTCTGAGGGGAGGCACTAAACATTATGGGCTTGTGGCGCAATTGGAAGCGCAACTGCTTTGCAAGCAGAAGGTTACGGGTTCGAATCCCGTCTCGTCCACTAAACATTATGGGCTCGCATGATCCAAGGAGGCGAGCTGGCCTTGCAAGCCGGCTGTGAAGAGTTCGATTCTCTCCGGGTCCACTAAAATATGGCTCTATCGTCTACGCTGGTTAGGACGCTAGGTTTTCAACCTGGAAAATTTGGTTCGACACCAAATAGGGCTACTATGGGGGCAAAGGTTACTTTCCGCAATCTTTGCAACGAATGTTCCTCACAAGATTGGTTCAATTCCAGTCGCCTCCACTAAAAAAATCTTGAGGGTCTAAAGTGAAGCCTGCTTAGACACGTATCAAAGAGATGATAAAAGACTGGTTGAATTCCAGTTGGATCCTTAAGAAAATATGGTTCTATCGTCTAGTGGCCTAGGACAGTCGGTTCTCAGCCGCCTTACTTCAGTTCGAATCTGAATAGAACTACTACATTTATGGGACTCTGGCAGAGTTGGTCAATGCACTGGACTGAAAATCCGGAGATCTCGGTTCGAATCCGAGGGGTCCCACTATGGCACTGTAGAATAACGGTTAGTTCGCTGGCCTTTCAAGTCGGAAATTCGGGTTCGATTCCCGACAGTGCTACTAAAAATTTGCTCGATTAACTCAGTTGGTTCAGAGTGACGCTTTGACTAAGCGTAAGTCATAGGTTCGAATCCTTTATCGAGTACTAAATACCCGGTTAACTCAGTTGGTGAGAGTGCCATCCTTACAAGTTGGAAGTCATAGGTTCAAATCCTATATCGGGTACTAAAAATATCGGTATCTATCTCCTCGCTCTGATAAGGCGTTGAAAGAGTAACTGGTTGCATGTAGGTTCAATCCCTATGATACCGACTAAAATTATCGGCAACTATCTCCTCGCTCTGATAAGGCGTTGAAAGAGTAAATGGTTACATGTAGGTTCGATGCCTATGTTGCCGACTAAAAATCCGCGTGGTGCGACTAGTGGAGCAGGTGAAGGAACAGGGCAACATAATCTTAAATGCGGTTTGAACCCCAAGACCTAAAATTCGCTGAGAACCTGCATTAGGGTTGACAAAAGTCAATCCTTTTTTTATATTTTAAATAATTATTTGGGAAAGGAATATTATGCAATTAATTAAACTTGGCGATGAATTATATGATTTAAACGATATTAAGAAGATCAGAAGAGAAACTGGTCACGGTGGGCCATATATTGTAGTTCTTTTGAAGAATGGACGATATATTCATTATAAAGAATCTGATGTTCGTCCATTAGGTGACAAAGATCTTATTATATCAGTATAAGGAATTTTTATGAATCCATCTTTTTATTTTATTAGTGGTATATTAGTTTATATTATGAGTCTTTTTACTCTTATAATAGCGATTTGCTTCTTTTTTGGAGTAGTACCTTCTTCATCAAGTTCAAATTTTAATTTTAAAGAACGATTAATTTGTTTTTTAACAGGTATATTTTTTACAATTCCTTCTATTATAGGTTATGATTGGGCAGGTAAACTAGTAAATCCAAACACAGAAACAATATATCAACGTGTTATTGAAGAAAAACCAAAATGTGATATTAAATCTGTTACATGTATGAGAGAAATGACAGAATGGTTAAAAGACTCAAGTGAAGCATACGTCATGTATCACTTAGATTCTGTAAGTGCTGCAAATGATTATAATAAGGCAGTAAGTAGAAAGTGATCTGAATAGAATTTCATATTATACTAAGGGTTGACGTAAGTCAACCTTTTTTCTATATTATTTAATATGATTTGTTTTAAAGTAAACAAAAATGCAAAAATTGAATTAGATGTTGATAAAACTAATTTCAATGAATTATTAGAATTTTCACCAATATTTAAACGATTTAACAAATATCTTATCAATACAGGAAATACCAGGGCAGATAATAATCGTTTTGCACTTGATGAAATTATTTATGGTAGTAATTTTACTATTGATCGTTTCATTATTCAAGATGATGATGCAATATTTTATATTGAAGCAATATAGGAATAAGTATAATGGGTAAATTAGTTCATTATAATAAAATTTTTCCTTTTACTGAGGAAGATAAAGAAACTATCAAAAAAGCATGTGAATTGGAAGATGCTTTTGATGAAAACGTTTTCTCTTATAGTGAAATTCCAGATAAGGAAGATATTTATACAAAAGATGATTGCAATACTGATCTTGCATTCGTAAGTTATATTGGTGACTTATATGGATGGGATTGGATGTTCTGGGATCGTTGCAATTTTAAAGTTAAAATGTCTGGTTACGGTTTTTCTGACAATGCATCTCAGGCAATCCATTATGCAGAAGAAAAAATGAAAGATACAAATGAAGAATATTGTATCGTATTAGTTCCATTCAAACCGACCAATGATATGGATGAAAAATTCTGCTATCGAAATGGACCATATCTTGGCGTCCTTGAAAAACCTCCACATGAAGATACATTATATGGTGTAGAAATTCCAGATGATATGGAATTTATGTTTCATTTCAACATTTTCACAAAACAGGAGATAAAGAATGTTTAATGGAAATACAGTATGGCCAATTATTTTATTGGTCTGTTCAATGTTTAATTTCTTCTATATATTACGTTTTCAAGCAAAGAAAACGAAGTTTGAAGAATTTTCAGACGCTTTCTTGTGTATGATATACATGATTCTTGGAACATTATTATCTATTCTCGGAACTATTTGTATTGCTGGTTTTTGCATATACTGTTATATCAAAGATGCACCAAGAAGAAATGCAGAACGTAGAGAAAAACTTTGTGGTCTTATTCAAGAATTTAACGTTATGACAGGGAAGGAAAAATATGAAAGATGAACTTTATAAACAAAACTGGGATCAGTGGATGAAATATAATGCTCAGCATAAGGCAATTATGGAATTTATTGCTGAGTATGGCCCGTTAGCATCGCTTTCTGAAGTTTTGCGAGCAGTTACTAAAAAAGAAGATGAAGCAAGTAATAACATTATTGAAATTGACGCAGAACGTGATAAGGTTTTAAAGGAAATTGACGAAAAGATGGGAACTAATTGGGTTATAAGTCAGTTTGCTTGGGGTGTATCTACATCTGAACTTATTGATGCATATAATGCAGGAAAGATTTAATATGTCAAACGAAGAATGGGAAGCAGTCCAAGAAGGTTGGCATAGAAAAAATCTTAATAATCTTTATCTTAAATTAAAGAAAAGCGGGTTACTTTATCTTAATGAAACAGAACGTCAACATCTTTGCAATGCATTAAAATGGGCAGGTGACGAAATTGAAAGCTTAAGATATGAAATCAGATTTATGGATCAGCATGATGGTTATCATTCATGTGATGGATTTGCATGTCAAATAACGGATTAATATGAAACAAAAATATAAAGTATGTGTTCATTATCAAACCTATGATGGTTATATGGGATTTGATGATTGGGATGATGAATATGCCAATGTAGAAATTGTATCAAGTAAGCTTGGTGATGAATTAACTCAAGAAATAGTTGATTTTGCAAAAAATAAATATAAGCGTTTTAGAGACATTAAATCTATAACTTGTCTTGGTCCAGTTAAAGAACAAGATGACGAAGTAGAAATTGTAAAACCTGCAATAAAGCGTAATTTTGTTTGCGCTAATTGCGGAACTGAATTTAATGTTTTACAGTATAAATGTGAACATAGACAAACTGGACTTAATGAATATCATTATACACATTCTTGCCCAGAATGTCATGATATTTGTTATTCATATAAGGAAGCTAAATAATGACAGACAAAGAAGCTCTACATTATTTTGAACATTCATACTTTGATCCTGATGGTCAAGGATTACATCAACTTGTCCATAAAATTTCAGAATATTGGATTTGTCTTAATTTTATGTTAGATAATCATCCTGAATGGAGAACGGCAGATCCTAAAGAACTTTTAAGAGAAATAATGAAAATGTTTCAAGGTCGTTTAACTCCACAACATGTTACTGGATGGATTGAACATATACAGGATAGGCTAGGTAAATAAATGTATCAGTATTTTAAAGAGGTTCTTGAAGAAAACCTCAGACATGCTAATAATGATGATGAAGAAGCAAAAAAGTGGTTTTTGTCCCATATTAAATTTTTGCTTCAAGATAAGTATGATGAAACCACCGAAGATATTATTAACGCAACATATGATGTAGCACGACATAAAGGTTGGCTTGAAGCTAACGATTAAGGAGAAATAACATGACATATGATGAACTCTGTGAAGATGAACGTTGGAAAACTTTAATGAGAAGATGTGAAAATCTTCCTATTTTTAAAGTATTTCCATGTAAGATTGAAGATATGTGGCCAGAAATGCCAGATTATCTTAGGGAAAGTTTTGATGCTTATTATGATCCAGATGAAATTCACTATTATATAAGCATTACTGACGTAATCGATGACTTTTTCTTATATGTGGAGGAGTCTATTACTAAGGAACAGCATGACGAAGTGCTTGATTGGGCTTCGAAATTAAAAGATACTGAAATTGTTTATTTTGAGGAGCAATAAGATGATTAAACCGTCTAAGTATAGAGAATTATGTAATCATATTCTTGGAAAATGCACGTTTAACGAACGACCTGCTAATCCTGTATCAACAGGTGAACGTCTTTTAACAGAAGATTATTACATTGACTGTTTGGTTAATGACGTAAAAGTTGCAACGTTACATGTTTCAAAAGATTTATCGTCATATGCTTCAATTTATACCAATGATAATGGAACAGGTGTAATTTTTGCTAGTTTTGGATTTACTCTGAAACGAGCATTGAAGAAAGCAAAAAGAAATATTGATTCAGAACGAGACAGACTGTTTGCTATGTATTCGAAGATTACTCATAAGATTGGTTCTAGCCGTAAGGATATTACTACTATGATTCAGTATCTTACAAATGTCGAATTCAGCACAGATAGTTATTTATTTACTAATCTGATGAAAGCTGTATTTGAAGCAGCATGTCAGAGTAATCCAGAATTATATGATAGTTCTGTGAAGATATTGACTGAATACTTTTCTTCAAAGGTTGTCCGATAAAAAAATTATTTTTTAGGGGTTTACAAGAACAAAACAATTTACTATATTTAACAACGTAAAAAACAAAACAAGAATAGCAAAAGCGGTTCCTATAACCAGAGGAATAGCTTAGTTGGTTAGAGCGTTCACCGCAAGGTGAAAGGTCGTCGGTTCGAGTCCGATTTCCCCTTCCATCAAGTTTACTGCTCGCTATTTTTTAACAAAAACAGGAAAAAATTTTTTATATATAATATAAAGGTTAAGAAAATGACTAAGTTTGTAGTTGATATGCATGATGTTGATACTCGCCGCGGTGGACGAGGTTTCGGCAAGCATGATAAGGATCGATATAGACACAGGGTCATTTAGTATTAACTATATAAAGAGTTTATAAAAATGATTCCTGTGTAAAAACAGGAATTTTTTTTTATTTGGTCTTATCGTTTAATGGATGGACACCAGCCTGTCACGCTGGAGGTACGGGATCGTGACCCGTTGAGACCGCTAATAGCATATGAAGTTCCTATTCTATTTCGCCAAAATATTGAAGTAACATACTTCTCGCTATTAATTCGGGGCCGTAGCTCAATTTTGGTTAGAGCACCGGACTGTCACTTCGGAGGTTGAGGGTTCAAGTCCCTTCGGTCCCGCGAATTATACACCAGTAGCCGAGCCTGACTACGAATCAGGTACACGTAACTGGAGCTGAAAATGCAGGTTCGAACCCTGTCTGGTGTACTAAAGAAAATTTACATTTATGCCTCACTAACTCAATTTGGTTAGAGTACCTGCCTCTTAAGCAGGGAGTTCAAGGTTCAAGTCCTTGGTGGGGTACGAAATGCCCCAGTGGCGCAATTGGTAGCGCAGCGGACTCTTAATCCGTGGGTTGAAGGTTCGAGTCCTTCCTGGGGTACGAAACTAGCCTTCTGTTTTTGACAAGCGCAGATGGATTTTACGAAGGCCGGTAGATGTAACCGTTGGCGCAACATCATTTATGCGGTGGGAGTTTTGCTGGCTTCTCGTGTCCGACACCGGGCAGATAAAAAACCAGCATTTATGCGGTAGTAGCACAACTGGTAGTGCGATTCCTTGCCATGGAATAGGTTGTGGGTTCAAGTCCCATCTACCGCTCTAAAATATGCGTTTATGGTGTAGTGGTAACATATAACCTTGCCATGGTTGTGTCTCGGGTTCGAATCCCGATAGACGCTCTAAAATTTTTATCCCCTCAGTGGTGTAATTGGTAGCATAACTCCCTGTGACGGAGTTGGTTCGGGTTCAAATCTCGGCTGGCGGACTAAAATATGCGGCTATGGTGTAACTGGCAACACGATAGTCTTCCAAACTGTAGTTTCGGGATCGTACCCCGATAGCCGCTCTAATGAATTATATAGAATTAAATGATAAAGGTAAGCTCGGTAGTGACGAGCAAAAACTTGCCGACTATTTTGGAGTCGGCAATTATACTACATTCTATAAAAAACATTTTATACAAAATAGATTTAGTATTACAAAAGATGATTTTATTGCCGGGGTTATTCCAGTCATGTTTTCAGCAATGAAAAAACTGGGTATCGAATATAAACATGACGATTATCCAGAACAATTAAGAAAATATCTTTATCGTAAAATTTGGGAAACAAAACTTGGCTATATAAAAGATAAAGTATTTAATGAATATTTAATTAATCCAATTTTTATAAAACCAAAAGATAAATTAAAGAAATTTACTGGATTTTTATTAAATTCAAGAGATGACTGGTTTCTTACTGATGGTGCTGCAGATGGAACAAATATTATCTGTTCAGAACCAGTTAAATGGGTTACAGAATATCGTATTCCTGTAATTAACAAAATTCCTAGAGATTATTGTAATTATTTTGGAAATCCAGATATACAGGTAGATAAATCGGTTGTCCAAAATATGATTGACGAGTGGACAGATTCTCCTAAGGCATATTGCTTGGATGTAGGAGTTTTAGATACTGGCGAGACTGCTTTAATAGAAATAAATGATGCGTTTAGTTGCGGTAGTTACTCAATGAGTGCTGAAACCTATGGTGATTTACTGACAACAAGATGGAATGAGTTAAAAGGTTGACGAGAGTCAACTCTTTTATTATATTTAATATAAAGACTATAGGAACTACTATGAATACTTGTCCATTTAATACCGGTGATATCATCGAAGTAAGCAACGGTTATCTCAATGCCGTAACCTGCCGTCCAGTCAAATTCAACGAAGGCGATCGCTATAAGGTTATATATATCGATTCCAATCCCTATGCCTCACGGGATGCTTTTCGCGCTCAATGTATCAACGCAGTAAATCCTGCCCGTATCGGCTATACATGCGAAATTAATGAATTTATGCCAGTCTATAATTTTTTCCACAAAGTAAAGGAGTAAATCATGGGTGCATTAGTATCGAAAGAATACGCAAACGAATTGTTAGAAGAACTCAAAAAAGCAGCAGAAATTAATCCTGCTATGTTTAATCAAGAAAAGATTAAAACGTTCTATGAAGACCTTTATGGAACTGGTGATCAAGGAATTGGACAAGTCTTTGCTGCACTTGACCATGTTTATGAAGAAGAAATCCGTTTTACTGACGAAGAAATTAATGAAGTCAAAAACGTTGTTAGAAAACACGGTTTTGAAATTTTAGAAGAATACAAAAAAGAACCGAAAGAAGAAGCAAAGGCACGTTTAGGAGATGCTTACAATCCAGTTCGTGATGATTATAGCTTTATTGGTAAGCTTGGTGAAAAAGAATTTGCTTTTCATGTATGTAAGTTGAAAAAGAAAAACGGTGGTTTCATTGAAGACGCAAAAAACGGATTAGTTCCGATGTATAATATTAATCAGTTTTGTGCAAATGAAAAAACGACCAAACATTATTTTACTACACCTGCTGTTCAATTTATTATGTTTAATTATATTGACGCAGATTTTAAGGAAATGATCAAGTGTCTCGATGCTGGTTTGAATTTAAAGCAGTTTGAACAAAATAACGATGATGATTATTATCATGTAGTCAGTGCACTTGAAAATTTGGAACTTGAAAGAAGTAAAAGAGGTAAAGTTCGAAGCCGTTTGAATATTCTTAAGAAATATGAAGAAGAATTAGAAAAGAAGAAAGCTAAAAAGAAGAAAAAATAATGCGGTGTTGTAATTGTCGATACTGTTATGTAGATTCCTGGGATGAAAGTGATTGGACCTGTGGTATCTTTGGTAGTAATGCTGAAGACATGATAACTGAAGATAAAAATGGAGACTTTGGCTGCAGGTATAATTCACGGTTTCTTAAGAAAAAAGAACGAGAATTAGATAACTGGTGGAGTACTGAACAAATAAAACAAGCTGAAGCGATGGAATTAAGACAATCATTGAAATCAGTTCCTAAAGGAATTATAAAATTAGAAGGCGCTGATAAAACTGACCTTCTTGATTACTTTGTGGTAATTAAATAAAAATAGCGGGTTTTTAACCCGCTTTTCTTTTATTTACTTCCTATAAATTCTACTGCATATTCTTGTCTAAAAAATATATCACCACATTCTCTGATTACTCGTTCTTTCCATTCTTCATTTCTGTGCGGAACACAATCCCATCGAATTTTAGAAGGAATAAATGAATTTTCACCATTGATAGCACGTTTCCAGATTTCATAGAATCCATGATCAATACCATGTGGTGTAGAGATTAAAATCATTTGAGCATCTCGTCTGCTAGCTTGCGTAGGAAATACAGACATTAAGAAATTATCAAAATCAGACTTTCTCATAAATGCTGCTTCATCTAATATTAATAAATCTATAGTACGTCCTCTAACTGCACTACTAGAGCAAGAAACTGCAATTATATAAGAATGATTTTCAAATTGTAGTCTTTCGTTACAATTAGTTGTTGCAAATGGTCTCATAAATTCTGGGAGATTACAGTATATTTCCCTTATTTTATGTAAAATTTCTTTTGCAGCATCTAATTTATGACTCATTATTGCAACTGATTTGTCTGGATTAAAAATTATATACCAAAGAGCATAAATTGCAATAATTGTAGTTTTTCCACATTGTCTTGGTGCTAAAACAATTTGATTTCTTCGTCCCATACTTTCTGGTTTTAATCCGTCAAAAAATTTTTTAAGTAATTTTTTCTGAAAGGAATATGGTTCGAAATTATCTAAACCATGATCAGTTAATATTTTTACATAACGTGAAAATTGTAAAACACTTTTTGAACATTTCTTTAAAATGCTTATTTCTTTTTTATTCATTTTGTCTTCTTTAATTTTTAATGTTTACCTTCGGATAATCCATGTCTCATGACATCTCATGTTCCTCCGCTATGGGTTTTTGAAGGAAAACCCTTCCGCCCCTATGGCGTACTGCACTGTCGTCTGACAATACGTTTTTGGAAACCTGAACGGTTTATTTATAAAACCGTCTATTTACAAATATAGCTATTTTTACTATATTATATGTTAAGAATATTATCTTATCTGATTTTTTTAGGAATAATAATGTTTAAGAAATTTCAGGAATACACAATTCATTTCTTCTATGATGAAAGTTCTTCGGATAGTTTTACTTTTTTCGAAGCCATTTTCATGATTTTGCTGCTTGCTGAGCTTGCATCTCCTTTTCTTTGGATATATGCTATTTTTAAAATTGGATTTAATCCAGTTACTATTTCTTGGGGCGTTTCTACATTGACCTATTGGTTAACTTTTGGTTTGGGATATTATCTTTCAAATTCTAAACCACATCTTAACCGATTTAAGTATGATAAACTTGACCTCGAAGATAAACGATTTACACTTAAACTGTCAATAATTTTGTTCTTACACTTATTCTCGTGTGGTATCATGGCTGTAGCATTGCCGTTTATTATAATTATTGCTATTTTTAATGCAATCGTTAACGGTATTACAAAACAAGTTTTTCCAGATCCAGTAAAAAAGAAAACAAGTAATGAACTTTCAGAAGAGTATGATTCATTAATCAAGGACTAATATATGGTTGATAATAACAGTTGCTTAAAATATAAGTATCTTACAATCAAAGTTACAGCAGAACGAAATCCAGCAGGAGCAATGTATGATTGGACTTATACTGTAACCGGTATTGACGCATTTAAAGACGTCAATGTTCTTGGTTATTATGATGAAAAGAAAACAGCTCCTGTAGTCCTTATGAGCAATAAGACCATTTTTGAGTATGACTGGACTACAATTCCTTCTCGTATTCGTTCTGGTATCTGTAAGGGCTATATGGACATGTTCAAGGACGATAAGCACATTATTATCGTCAGTGATACAGTTTCATTTGAAAAAAGTGTTACTGGAGCAGCATTTGGTGTAGAAGACGCTGGATTCAAATTGTCTCATGCATTCGAAGGATATACTTTACAGTTTATTAATCCTGCAGTATATGAAACTGTAGAATCAGAAAATTTCCTGCATAATCCAATTAGTGAAGAAGAACGCAAGAAGAAACGTGAAGAAAAACTGGATGCTGAATGGAAAAAGCGTTTTGGAAGTATTCCTGAGGAGCAACGTCCTAAGATTGTTTTCGAAGACGAAATTAAGGTAGTAGAAAAGCAAATTAAGAAGCCGTTTTGGACAGATGCTAAAATTGGAATCATGGCATTACTTGTGTCTATCGCATTTGTTATTAGTTTGGGAATTATTGCTTCTAATTTGATGCATCGTTATCAAGCATGGTTAGACGAACGTTCTGCAGAGGCAATGGAAACAAATGTTACTAAGACCATTACAAAGAATCCATATTCTAGGGCACAAGCAATGGCTTTGGCTATTGACAGTATGTCGGTCTTTGAAGATGGAACAAAGGATTCACTTGATGTAAAGGCTTTGGCAGATTCTATTTATGCAACGGATTTGAATCATCGTGCTGATTCTATTGCACAAGTAACAATTAAGCGTGATAGTCTTATTGCTGAATTGCCAAAAGAAAAGAAAGTTCAGATTGAACTTGTAGCCGTTATCGAAGATGGTATTACTACAAGAAAAGTTCAGACTGCGGCAGTGTTAGATACGATCAAAGAATCAGACATGAAGCATTTGACTAAAACTATTACTGTAATGGCTACAAATATGGCTAAGGACAGACAGACTGAAATTGATACTTCTAAAACTTATTATAGAGTTTCTAAGATTAAGACTGACAACTTCATTTCTTTGGAGTAATCTATGGAAGAACTACTTAAAAAATATTTAACAGTGATTGTTTTCTTGGCAGGTTGTGCATCGTTTTATTTTATAGGTGAAATTTGGCATAAACCTACATTTCAGAAAGAAATTGTAGAAGACCGTAAGTTTTCTATGCCTGTAACTATTGAAATGTATACTGTTATCAATGACGGTGTTACAAGACGAATTGTTGCATCCAAAGTAGTAACCGATTCTATTACTCACAAAGATACAGAAATGGTTAATAGGTCTATCAGAGAAGCAACACATAAGATGATTGCTTTGAGACAGAAAGAAATTGACCATAATGAACGTTATTGGAGAAATGCTAAGTTTGTCGATGTAGGTAAGGAAGAAGATTTTACTCCAGTAAACATTTCTTTTATAGAGGATGATAACTAATGGATAATCAAGAGCATCACCCATACGTTGTCAGTATAGGCTCATCGTATGACGGTGATCATTATATTGGTGATACAGAATTGTCAAAAACTGCATATGCAATTCTTGGTGCTTCAGTTATTATATGCATGGCAATCTTTTTAGGTTTAATGTATTTTGGATTTACCCAAATAGATTTAGATAGAGACAAGTCATTTGGTAATGCATGTCTTTGTGCAGGTTGTCAACGTTGTAAGGATGCAAATGATAGAGTAAGAGCTGAAGAAGAAGCAAAACGAGCGGAAGCAAGACAGAAGTTTGTTGCCGACAGTATAGCACGTTATGAATTTCTATATGATAGCTTAATGAATGAATATCGAATTCAAGATAGCATCAACGCTGAACTTGCAAAAGAACATAAAATTAAAGTTGACTATATTGCATTTATCGATGATGGTGTTACTTCTCGACAAGTAGTAGTTAATACTATAACTGATTCTCTTTCTCCAGAAGATATGACATTACTTGGTAATTCTTTTGGTGAACTTGCTTATACAGCAGCAAGAGATAGACAAAACGAAATTGATAACAATAAGGAATATTACACAAAGAGGATTGTAAATGAACAAAACTAAGAAATATGATTATGCTGAAAATCTTTCAGATGGTTATCCTGTTGTAAATACGTATGTAAAGTCTGATGTTCCAGATGAACCAGAAGTAAAACCTTATATTCCACCAGAAAAACCTCATTATGGAAAACCGAACTTTGGTTATAAGTTCATTGTAAGATATGGTAAAGCTATGCAAATAAATACATTCATCGCTATGGTCGTCTTTGTTTGCCTTATGGGTGTAACTTTGTTTATGACCAATATTGATATTTCAGAACGTAAAGTTAATGCAACAACAACTGTTACTGTTGTTCAGCATGAACCAAAACAAGATATTCCTACCACGTTCTCTAAATTCTTGAATAAACATGTAGAAGGAAATCCAGAATTGATCGCAAAATTCGATTCTTTAATGGAAGCAAGACGTATTGCAACATTAGAAGAACAGGAAAGAAATAGACAACGTATTCGTGACAGTCTGGCTCAGTATATTCATGTTAGAGATTCTATCAGGGCTGAATTGTTAAGAGAAGATAGTCTTAAGGCAGAACTTGAACGTGCAAAGAAAGTCAAAATTGACTATATTGCTGTTATTGATGATGGTATTACTAAGAGAACTGTAAATGTCAATTCTGTTGCAGATACATTAACACCAGAAAATACAGAAATTTTAGGTAAAACCTTCTATACTGCCACATATCAAGCAGCTATTGATAGACAAAAAGAAATCAATAGAACTAAGGATTATTACAAGCATCTTAGGTTGAAGACTGAAAGCTTACTATAAATAATACATGGTAGCTGAGGTAAAAAATACAGATGCATATCCATGGTTATGTGGAACACTTAAAGGGTTAACAAATCCGCTAAGCGATGGAAATAATATAGTTTGTACTAACGAAACCGATACTGCGGATAGTATTGTTATTGACGCATATGACACATTTGGACTCAAGTGTGTCTATTATCGTGTAACGGAAGATTTACTTAGAGACAAGCTTTATGGCGAAGACCAGTTGAGAATGATTCTCAGAAGCTGGTATTTTAACGGATATGTCGAACAGTTACCTCCTAATGTAAGAAGCTATCAATTACAGGGAATTTGGGGCGAAGATACTGTAACTATGTTTGCAAGTATCGACGCATTCAATTATTATTCAACATATGGTGGTGTTGATAAGAATACTCCAGAAGTATATGAAGAACAACCACCTTCTATTGGCGATATAATTTATATTCCTGCAAATGATTATTTCTATAGAATCGTAGACGTAAAATATTATGAACAGGCATTCGGTTTAAAACCGCATACATATACTTTTACTTTAAAAGTTTACAAAGATAATAAGTATACAATTTCTGCGGATTCTCCGACATTATCGGATCCGAATGATCCAATTTATAAAGTTGCACCAGATTCATTACCAAGTCAATATCAAATTAAAGATATTTTGGCTACTAATGATATGGTCAATAATAGTGCAAAGGCGAATCCAGATCCATATAACAATATAAACGTCATGTATGACCCTTCTAAGGAAACAGGCGTATATATTGATGAGTTCTAACGGGTATTGACAAAAACCCGTTGTTTTGCTATATTTAAAAACAAGAAAACCATTTTAAAAGGAGAATAAATGGGTATTATTCTTGTTAAAGCATTTATTATTTCAGGTCTTGTTCTCATAATTTCATATTTTGGAATTAAGTTCATTATGAAACATATGAAGCAGTTTCTGATTATCCTTGGATCCTTAACTTTCTGTACTTGTGTCGGATTTGACATTTACTTCAGTAAGTTCTACCAGAAGAATGAAACCGCAATAAAGGTGTCTGAAGAAATCAAAGATGAATTGACAAAGGTTTCTGAGAAATTCAATATACATGACTATGTAATTAAGAATGTCAAGCAGAAAGAAGGTGTCAATATGACAGTTGTTTCTGAAATTGATACTGCATTATATGAAATCATTGAAGTTTACAGGAAGATTTTAAATGACCCAAAATATATGCCATTGATTACAAGTGCAAATGATTATATTGGTCATTCTAAAAATTCAGCACATTATCAAGGTAAAGCGATTGATATTCGAATTAAAGATTTAGATAAAGCTACTAAAAAGAATATCATTGATGCAATCAAGGTAACACTTGGCAATAGTTATACTGTATTACACGAAGATGCAGGAACAGCTAACGAGCATTTACATGTTCAACTCAAGAGGAGTTAATTATGAAAAATACATATGAAAAATGTGAATGCGGTAAAATCTGCTATAAGACAAAAATCGATGCACAGTTTGCATTATATAAGTGTGAAGCTGCTAGTCGATTGAAGAACGACCATAATAGACATGAGCAAAGAATTTACTTTTGTCCATTGTGTCAGACGTTCCATTTAACTAGTAAAGCTAAGTTACCGACTTGGCGAGAATATAAAGGAAAATAATTTTATTTTAGGGGTTTACAACTGAAATAGAATTTACTATATTTAACAACGTAAAAAACAAAAACAACTTTTAGGAAAAAAAATTTATATATAATTATAAAGGATTGAAACAAATGAAGTCTCTAAGTTTACAGTGTCAGTTACTCAGTAGCAGCTTACTCAGCTGGTGCTTGCTTAGTAGTGTACCTGTAGGGACTAAATAGTTTTAATCTGTATTAGATAGAATTTTTAAGGTTCCTACGAAAGTTAGGGACCTTAATTTTTTATATAGCTCTATGTGGTAATTGGTAACCGACGTGACTCCAAATCTCGGGTTCTCTGTTCGAATCGGAGTAGGGCTGTAAACGGCTTGTGGTGGAATTGGTAGACACAACTGACTTAAGATCAGTCGCCGGGGTGCCGGCGTGTGGGTTCGAGTCCCTCCAGGCCGATATATAACGTCAGATGGCGGAATTGGTAGACGCGCAAGGTTGAGAGCCTTGTGTCCGCAAGGACGTGAGGGTTCGAGTCCCTCTCTGACGATATAACCTTAGGTGGCGGAACTGGTAGACGCAGGGGCCTCAAAAACCCCCGCCGCAAGGCGTGAGAGTTCGAGTCTCTCCCTAAGGATATTGCCGGTTGGTGTAATGGTAGCACAAGTGCCTCTGAAGCATTTAGTATTCGTTCGAAACGAGTACCGGCAACTAAATTCAAGCTGTCTTGTAACCGAGTGGTCGAAGGTAGCGGTCTGCAAAACCGCTGTGGAGAAATCCCCGTCGCAGGTTCGAATCCTGCAGATAGCTCTAAATCTGGAGTTGTGCACGAGTGGCTTATGTGGGCACCCTGCTAAGGTGCTGGACGCGAATAGCGTCCCGAAGGTTCGAATCCTTCCAACTCCGCTAATCTAAAATATGGCCTGGTGCTGGAACTGGCGAGACAACGGTGCCTTAGAAGCATCGGTCCGAAAGGGCGTGTGGGTTCGAATCCCTCTCAGGCCACTAAAAGGGTTGACAAACATCAATCCTTTTTCTATATTATAAATGACGATAGCTTAGTAAAGGTGCTGAAATTCGGTTCGAGTCCGATTGAGTCATGGAATGATAGCCGTTCGACCCGGCGTTGGCGTGGATTGCCTGGCGGTTCGATACCGCAGTATCGTTATAACATTTAACTAATTGTGCTTATGGAATTTAGAGTAATTAAAGCTGATTATAAGTCTAAATATGACTATTATTTTAATGGTCGTAAAAAAGACATTCAGTATTATATTGTTCAATATAAAAAAGATCCGTCATTTTTTGGGCTTATTAAACATGATTGGCAAACTGCCGAATATAATGCTGAACAATTAGCTAAAAGTTCTTTATATAATGAAATTACTATTGGTTGTGCTCAGTCATGTTATAATGATAAAGATATTCTAGTTCCTGGTTTTGATAAAGCTATGGAATTACTTAGACTTATCAAGAAAAAACTTGGAGTTGACTGTGGTCCAAGAAATGGTATTGTCGTTTATGAAGAATTGCATAAAGACGAAAAATCCAGTATTGACCATAATGCTTTAGCTCGTAGTTATGATGAATTAATTGAAAAATAGGGGTTTACAAGATAGAAATAAATTACTATATTATAACACATGAATATCAACGTAATAAATGAATCGTCAAAAGGCTTACCACAAGAATTGTTAACTGCAATTTCTAGCTTTAAAGATTTTGATACTATCAATGATATTGCAGAAGCATGGAATTTGAAAGTAGTAAGAGTTAAATTCAATTATACGGGTGATGAAAAATTAGAGAGTCAAGAAATTACTATCAGAGATAGTTTTTAGCGAAAAACAAAAAATAATTTTTATATATAATATAAAATAAGGAATAACAATGCAAAACGTACATTATACATCATTTGTAATCTCATCGAACTCCATGTTCGGTTATTCCTATTATATGATGGGGTATAGCGGCAAGTAAAGTTTATTATCAAACTTAAGCTTTATTTGTCGCAGGAAACTGCGACATTTTTTATTTTATAAAGCTATTTACAAACGATAATAATTTTATTATATTACTCCGCACAATAGATTCCTTGGTCCCTTGAGACAAATGTTGTATAGGATTGACTAAGGAAACACCTGGTGAAAGTCCAGGAAAATTTTGGCAGTTTCGGATAGCGGCAATTCCTGGAGGCTGTAACCCTCCCGCCCTAACGGGCTTCCGTAGGTTCGAGTCCTACAGCTGTCACTAACATTTGGGTATGCTGAAGAGTTGGAGATCTTCTCGGGTCTGTAAAACCCGCGGCTACGCCTTTGGTGGTTCGAATCCACCCATACCCACTAAATTCGCTTCTGACGCTGTGCGAGAAAGAGGAATCTTAAACAGTGGTCGTGTTTGACGAGGTGAACAAGGTGGTAGGCCACTGAAGTTTAGCGGTATCTTCGGTAAAAACCGTTGTCGTGTTTTATCGCGGGGTGATGCAGTGGCTAGCAAGCAAGGCCCATAACCTTGAAGTCGTCGGTTCGAGTCCGACCCCCGCTACTAAATAGCATAAGAAGTTCCTATACGCCCAGTGGGCATCCGACTTGAAATCAGACTAATTACTTCTCGCTATTGCGCTTTTAGACTTAGTACGCGTCAAAAAGTCATTTTTCCGGTGTAGCTCAGTTGGTAGAGCAGCTCCTTCATACGGAGAAGGTCGTAGGTTCGAATCCTACCACCGGGACTAAAAAGGGAAACTATAGGAAGCAGAACGGACTGGCGGCTCCTATATACGGTGCGCAACGTCGAAGATAAGGTCTAGGGTTTGTAAGTTTCAGTATAGGGGAAACTTATACAGCACGGTTCACTGGTAACTATGAACCACTTTTCGAGGATTCGCCCAATTGGTGGGGCACCTGATTAGAAATCAGACGTGGGAAACTGCATGGGAGTTCGAGCCTCTCATCCTCGGCTAATATACTTCTCGATAAAGTATATAATTCATGGTTTGTACAGACTATGGTTAGATGCGGAGCCCGGTGGGGACTGACCGAAATCGAAAATGTATCTAGTGATCCTAATAAGTAGTTCTTAAAGGGTGAAACTCTAGTTGCCTTCGGCTTCGTAAAATGGAGTTCAAACGAAGTCATCCCGGTTTCTGGAATGGTCTACCAAGACAAGGGCCTAACTAGCTCAAGAAACCATTTTTGGCGGTGTGGCCGAGTGGATTATGGCGGTTGCCTTGAAAGCATCAGAGGGTTAATAGCCCTCCGTGGGTTCGAATCCTACCACCGCCTCTAAAATATTTAAGTAAGGAGAAGAAAACGGGTTAAATTCCTGGCAGCGTAAAGGAGTAGTCCGCAACGTGATAGTTCTGCGCTTAAGAATATCTCCCCCATTAAATATTTTTTACACAAACCTGTGATTTCAGTCACAGGTTTTTCTATTTACAAATCAAGACTATTTTACTATATTATAGATTATGGATAATGCAACTAGATTAAAAATATTAGCAGCGCAATATGCCGGAGATTCTCCGGATGCAATCGTTTCTGGTTTCTTAGCACCAGGAGCTTCTGCAGGTATATTCTTTATAGGTGTAATTATTGTTATCGGCATTATAGTCGGTATTCTTGATCATTTTACTGATGAAAAACCACCAGAAGTCTGGAAAGAATTTCAGTATGATGAAAGGGAAACAAAGAAGGAGAACAAAAAAGATGTTCGGTAGTTTTATTATTTTCTTGATTTTTTTGATTCTACTTTTTGGTGGAACATTTGCTTATATCTTTTTCTATGATATGGCATGGGATAGATCTATCGCAAAAGTAGGTAAATATAAGATTAAACATGAAGGCGGCTTTTTTGTCGCCTATGTATATAATTATTTTCATGATTATGATACATGTAAAACAGGTTTTCATTATGAACGTATAGGTGAAAACTATACATGGCGAGATGCAGAAGCAATGGCTCAAAGTGCATCAGAAACAATTAAAAAGTATTTCTTAGAGTGGAGCGAAACCCACAGGGTTGTTTAATTATGGTTGATATTCAAGGCAAATATAATACAGCAAAAGTTTTTACAGATAATATTGATAGTGCTGCATATTCACAGATTTTGAATATGATGTGTCAATGTTGGGCAAGAGATGTTCAAGTAAGAATCATGCCAGACGTTCATGCTGGTAAAGATTGCACCGTTGGAACTACAATGACCATTAAAGATAAGGTTGTTCCTAATCTTGTCGGTGTCGATATTGGTTGTGGAATGCTTGTTGCTAAGATTAAGGCAAAGTTTATTGAATTTGGTAAACTTGATAAAGTAATCAAAGAAAAAATCCCATCAGGTAAAGAACACAGAGCAAACCGTCACCGTTTTGGTAATGAATTTGATGAAAAATTCGAAGAACTCATTGCTGATGTTCGTAGAGAAGAACTTTTATCTATAGGGTCACTTGGCGGGGGCAATCATTTCATTGAATGCGATAAGGATGATGAAGGAAATTTTTATATTGTTATTCATTCTGGTTCTCGTCACTTAGGTGTTGCTACTTGTGAATATTGGCAAAATATTGCAATTAAGGATTGTGCTGACCTGACAGCTATTCGTGGTGCAGAAATTTCTAAGTATAAGAGTCAAGGTAAGACAGATGCAGAAATCAAGGAATTGATGAAAGATTATGACCATTTTTCTGTTCCTAAGAATTTGTCTTATTTGACAGGTGAACACATGCAAGGTTATTTGCATGATATGGAAATTGTCCAACAGTTTGCAGTTATGAATCGTGCTGCAATGCTTGATGTAATCGTTAAAGAAATGGGATTTAAGGTTTTGGAAAAGTTTGAAACTATCCATAATTATATTGACCTTAAGAATATGATTCTTCGTAAAGGTTCTATTTCTGCACAAGAAGGAGAACGTGTAATTATTCCTATGAATATGAGAGACGGTTCTTTGATTTGTGTAGGTAAGGGAAATCCGGATTGGAATTTCAGTGCTCCTCATGGTGCAGGTCGTTTAATGACCAGAAGCGATGCTAAGAACTCAATTTCTATGAAGGAGTATAAAGATGCTATGAAAGGAATTTTCACATCCTGCGTCAGTTCTGCAACGATTGATGAGTCTCCTATGGCATATAAGCCGATGGATGAAATTATAGCAAATATTGAACCTACTTGTTCTATTGAAAAGATTATTAAACCAGTTTATAATTTTAAGGCAGCTTTCTAATGAAACGTATTTTTCCAATGTATAAAGGTGTTAGCTTAGACAAAGCTGGCATGGGTTATTCTTCTATCCAATCAGCAAAGCATTATATGGATGAAAAGCCGATTAGGGAGGATTTTGATAAGGCATTACCAAAGAATTATTGGTATGAGTTTGAATATGTCCATAAGCATAATGGTCGAGAAATGAGTGATCATCATATCTCTGCTGTAGCAAATTACACCTTCCATGATACCGATTACGAAGAAGAATTCTATATTAAAGACTTGACTGGCAAAGACAAGGAACTATGGGATAAAGTCTATGCCATTGAAGACAAATATCGTGAACGCGGTTGGGGTTGGGCTAGTAAAAAGGTCCAAAACGAAATGTATGCATTGCAAATTGAACTGGACAAGCGTGGCTGGTACTATGTATTATTTGAAGATACAAAGGATTACTGGAAAAAGTATCGTGCATATAAGAAGGCAAACGTTGAATATGTTGAGAAAACCGTTAAAATAAAGGTAGAGTAAGAATAATGTCTTATGATTGTTGTTTTAGAGACTATAATCCATATAAAACACCTATTCGCACTCATACTAAAGAAGATGAATATGTTAGAGAAATGGAACGTAGCCAAGATGTTAATGGTCCAATGCCATATTTAATTATTCATCATAATCATGGTGGACAATGGCATACATATAGAGATTATAGTAATGAAAATACATTTGGTATTCCTTGGCATTTAAGTGATACTGAAGGCGGAGATCCTTCAGATTTTTCAATATATGCCAAATATTATCCAACGTTAGGTGTTTGTAGATATAGTACTAGAAATATTGAAATTAAAGAAGAAAAAATATCAGAGCTTAATGATTGGGTAGTAAATTCAGATTATTTTGAAGAATGGTATAAAGAATATAAAGGAATTATAATTCCTGCAATTTGTTTATATATTGATGAATATTGGTGTTGGACAACGCAGAAACCACGTATTGGTAGAATGCCACATCATATGACTGGTCATATAGTATTTCCAAATATCTGGAAATTTGATAATACTCGACATCAACGAGATGATACATGGTTTGGCGAATCTTTTATTGAATGGGATAACGAAAAATACATATTAGGTGATTTAAAAGAATTAGAAATTGCTTATGATGCATTAAAACGTGAATTTAATCTTATGAGATCTACTTACGGATAATTACAAATTTCATTTTCCAAAAATTATATATACTTTATAACATTGAACAAGACGCATGGCTTTTAGACCATGCGTATATTTATTTTTTATAAGTGAGGTATATATGATTAGACCAGTAGTACAAATCGTCAGATTTTACGTAATTAACCAGGGTATTACAAGCAGAAGTATTGAAAGCTTGATGGATAATCCAAATTATAACCCTTTGCTGAAGCATTGTGTTGATACAGTCAAACGTTATCCAGATTGGGCTATCGACCAGTGCAGATATTACAGGGACCAGATTGATAAGAGAAAATTCAGATTTGATTCAGGTTCTTGGGCAATGGATATTAGAGATGAAGACTTGCCAAAGGGAACATTGGTAGAACCTTTCACTTTAAAGCAGGCTTTCTTGGATATTATCAACTGGATTGATAAAAATCGTGCAGTATTTACGCAGCGATTAGAAAGAGAGCAAAAACTCAGATATGAATAGTAAATGACCAGCATGTTGAATGCTGGTTTTTTATTATAAATAATATAAAAATAAAACTTTAAAGGAAATATAATGAAAGGCACATTTAAATCATACTTGAATCAGCAAGCGGCTGAAAATAAGTATTCAAGATCTCCTTCTGAAGAAATACTTAGCGAAAAACTTTTTGGTGATAATAAGAAATATCAGTGTTATGGTGTAACTATCAATTTTGGTGACAAAGAAGTTGCCGACATTATGACAAAATCACTTATTAATGCACTTGAATCTGGTTCTACAACTGCTGCTGCTGCAGCTAAGACATTAGCTGATAAGGGTGCAGAAGGATTTAAGAAAGATTTACGTGGTAGAGTTGCTAAACTCATATTTGATATGATTTTTGCGTGTCGTAGAATTTCTAAAGATTTAATTTTCCAAGATGCTGGTTCTGCATTAGCAGCAATTAATCAAAGCGGAACTACAGAATTAGAGTTTGTTTTCTTTAAAGGACCTAAATCTAATCCTAAAGCTTATGCTGAACGTTTTATTGACTCTGTAAAACGTGATCCAGAAATTGCTCTTCTAAGCAAGAAGCTTGATATTGTGCCTGAAACATATTATAAGAACGATATTGTAGAAGACCGCAAAGGAAGTGTCCTTTATAAGTTGTTCATGACTAAAGAACCTAATTTTGATGATATGATAGCAGACATTGATAAATACAAAATTGTTGATTCTACTGTCGCTGAATTAAGTGGTAAGGTTGAAAAACAGTTGAAGGAAATTTACGAAAAGTCTGAACGTGGTAACTTAGTTTCTGTTTACATGGTTCCATTGAAGATTGATGATGAATTAATCAGAGAAATCGTAAATAGCGACAAGATTCATAATATTGATGAATGCTATACTGCTATTGCTAAGAAAATTAATAATGAATTGGGTGATGCACTAAAGCAAGTTGCTAAGATCAGTGATTATATTGGTTTTATTCCAACAAAGACTTATGGACTTAACCTTTATTTCAAGGATAAAGATACTGCTGAAGATCTTGCTGAAAAGATGAATCAGACTGGTCCAGAAGGTGCAAAGGAACGTAAGAAATATGACAAGAAGATGTCTCAACATTATCAGTTACTTGGTAAGGTTGATGGATTAGAGTTGAAATACCCAGGTGATGGTAGTGATGAAGCAATGACAGAATTCTTTAAGAATACCTTATTTGCTAGAGCACATGTTATTAAATTGATTAAAGAAAAGTATAAAGACATTCTTGAATTGTATAAATTTAGTGCTACAATAAAGACTGACTTTATTACTGCTATTTCTAAGGAAGATAATAGAGCAGCGGTTAGCTCATTTATTGACAGAGTTATAAATGCAGCTAAGACTAGTGATAATTTCGAAGGTATTTCTATTCCAGACAAGACTACAATTAATTTCTACTCTCGCAAAGAAGAATCTTGTAAGTTTATTAAGGAAAAGATTTCTAATATTGAAAATCTCACTAAATTCTTTGAATTTAATAATGGTGCTCCTGAAAGAGTTAAATTCACAAGTGGTGACGTTAGCAAGATTAAGGAATTATGTAATCCAAGTAATTTGATTGCTCTCTTCTCTGATAAGTATGAAGAAAAATTAGGCTTTATTACTAAGGAATTAGAATTAAAGCTTGTTCCAGAAAAGTTATTTACTAATTGCGGTTTAGGTTCATTATTAGCAGGTGCAAGATTTATTGGTTCATTTAGCGAAACTGAAATAAAAACATCTACAGAACCTGAAGCAACTGAAACAGAACCAGCTACAACAGAAGGTGAAACTACAACGGAATCGTTCAAAAATGTATTTAAATCTAGCTTATTACGTTCTATCAATATGTTGAATGAAGCAAGAGCTGGTGCAAGTTCTGCTAATCCGCTTGGCGAAGAAGTAATTAAGAATATCGTTGAAATTATAAATGAAAAAGGCGGTATTAAATTTACTGGAAAGAAGTTCGAAAAATTAAATAAGATTACAGTTGATAAATTTATTAATAGCTATATATCTGATGAAGATAAGAAACAACGTGCTAAAGCTGGTCTTGTACAAATATATTATAACGTTTGGGATAAAGTTATGAGTATTGCTGCAAAGAAAGCTAAAGAAAATGAATTTAAATGGGAACGTAATGAAAACACTCTTGTAATAAGAGCTTCAGACCGTGCTTCTCAAGAATTCATAAAATTTATGAGCACTTATTCTAATAATATAATTCAGAATACTACTTCATTTGAAGGTAAGCTAACAGATCATCTTATTTTCCAAGACATTAAAAAATAAAATTAAAAACCAGGTTAAAAGCCTGGTTTTTTAATATAAATAAAAATATGGCAGGAATTACAACACAAATTAATGATTTTACCAATAACAAGTTTATAATTCGTTTTTCAAATCTTGTTAATATGACGAATTATGATCTTGATACTCATATCTTGGACAACTATGTAAAGAATGTAAGTGTTCCAGATTTTTCTATTCCAATGCTTGATACTCGTTATCAGCATGAAAGACAGTTACACCCAAATCCAATAGGTGCAAGAGATTTGCAGACTATGAATATTGAGTTTATGCTCGATGAAAATATGCAAAACTATTATTTGTTCTATTGCTGGATTTATTGGATGCGTTTTGGTGAAGCATGTGGAAAAACTACAGCAAAAGGTGAAGAACTTTTACGTATGGACTGTATCGATGCAATCGAATTAATTTCTTTGAACAATAATAACAAGATTATTTCAAAGATGAAATTCAAACATGCTATTCCAAATAATTTGGCACAGTTATCATTGCAATATGGTTCTGCTGATAATGTTACTTATGTCGTTACTTTCGAATATGAACAAATTGAGTTACAGCTCGAAAATAAAGAAGATTTAACTGAGACAATAGATAGAACAATTCAGTAAAATATAGAATTAAATTTTTACGGGCTTTAAAACGGCCCGTTTTTTGTTATTTTATAAATATATAAATGTTAAAAGACCAATTACATATAGCAATAGATGATAATGAATGTGACCGTACTAATAATATAGTAAACGGATATTTTTATATCATATATTATGATGCAATGACAGAACAAGCACAAAAAGAAGGTTATGATAGAGCACCTGTAATTTACTGTTTTGCACCAGACCAAAATAATATAAATTGTTTTTGGGCAGTTAATTTCCATTATTTTAATAAACGTGTACAGGAGTATATTTTGCAAAGAATGATAAACTATTATGACATAACCAACGGTAATGACAAACGAATTATACTTGGAACTAAAGATTTATATAATCTTTATACAAATATAGTTCAAGGAGTCAGATGTTATAATAGAAAGGGAGTATTCGATGCGTACAGAATTAAAAATCAATACATACCGAAATACTTAGAAGTATCACCAGAATTTGTAATAACTAATGAAAATAAAGTTAATACAGATTTTATTCTTGCACCTGGAAACAAAGGTTTTTAATGGATTATCAAAAAATATATTGGGATATTATTTACAGAGCACAGAAACGAGATAACAATTTAATATTAGAAGTAGAAAAACATCATATCATTCCTCGAAGCGAGGGCGGTTCTTCTAAAAAATCAAATCTCGTTGAGCTAACTATAAAGGAACACTTTATAGTTCATAAACTATTGATTAAGATGGGAAAATGTCTCAAATATTGCTATAGACATTTAAAATCAAGTCGAGATTACGTTAAAGAAAAAAGAAAAGAACGTAAAAAGAAAGGACTATATTACGAACATAAAGACTCAGATTTATATTAAAGAAAAATTAAATTATTTTTACAAAGTATTGCATTTTGCAATACTTTTCTATATTTAAGTGTAAAAATAAGGAAACATATAATGAAAGTATTGATATTTGATATTTCAAATCTCATGATGAGATGTCTGTTTGCACAGATACCGAGTCCAACAGAGACGAAATTCAGAGAATTTAAAATGACTTTCTTATCATCGTTTATGAAAGTCATCAAGGACAATAATCCAGATAAGGTTATTGTCGTAGAAGATTCAGAAAGCTGGAGAAAAGAAATCTATCCAGAATATAAAGCTAACAGAGCTGCAAAGAGAGAAGCATCAGTTGTTAACTTCGATGTTTTCTTTCCCGTCTTTGCTGAATTTCTTGAAAAATTACAAAAGTGCTTTGGCAATATTCAGTTCATGAAAATTCCCAGAAGTGAAGCTGACGATATCATAGCAGTTATAGTGAAGAATAAACCAGAATGGGAAATTATCAATGTTTCTGGTGATAAAGATTTTTACCAGCTCTATCAATTCCGAAATTATCGTCAATTCGATGGCGTAAAGCATGAATTTATCGAATGCTTTAATCCTGAACAGGAATTGCTTGTAAAGATTATTCTCGGTGATAAAGGCGATAATATTCCAGGTCTTAAAAGAGGTGTTGGTCCTGTAAAAGCATTGAATATTATAAATGAAAATCTCGATAAATGGATCGATGAACAATGTCTTAGAGACCGTTATGAAATGAATACAAAGTTGATTTCGTTTAAGTGTATTCCTAAGGATATTGAACTTGCTATTATGGAAAATTTAAATAATTTTGTTCCTGGTAAATTCGATGGTAAACAATATTTTAAATTTGTTCAAATGGAAGGACTTCCAGGTCTTATGACAACTCTGGCAGAATACTCAGAAATTATTAAAAAGTTAAAATAAAGGAAAATGATGCAAAGTAATATTGTTAATTCAGTATTTGGTTCGTTTACAACTATCATAAAAGAAAAATGTAGAGAAACCCCGCCGAAAGTAATTGCGGATTCTAATGGTTCTTCTGAAGAAACTGGCGTTATTCAAATTATTAAGACTAATACAAATTTGAATGTATTGCATAAATCTCAGAATCCAAATTATATTCTTCTTTATGAAGCACATAAGAAAAATCCTAAGGATTGGAGATTTACAGACTTTGACCGTTCTGAAGGTGACTTCTATCTTTCTGGTTATAGAATTGATTTGAAGGTTGCGTCTAAGCCAATGGGCAAAGAAAAGGAAAAGGGACTTCCAAGCTTTGTCGCAGGAAGTATACCCGTAAGTAGTCTCGTAGATTTCCCTAAGGGTGATGGCAGATCCCTTTATTGGTGTGTCTCTAATGATTGGTCAAGACAATTCTTAGTAGATGCAGATGATGTTCTGGAATTTGTTTCTAAAAACGAAAGATACAAGACTGTGTTAGAAGCATTCCGTAATGATAAAGCAGCAGGTAAGCCAATGAATGCCAAGGCTTTTGATTATAAGGATATTTTTGTCACTATCAATCAATTACCTCAAACTGCATATGAAGAGTTATACTAATTACAAATAAGTAATAAACATTATATTTGATAAATAATGAAAATTAGGGTTTACAGACAACCCTAATTTTTTTATATTTTATAATATGGAATTAAAGTATAAACACCTTTACAAAACTGTATTATCAGAATATCAAAATCTTAGTAAATGTGCCAGGCTTAAAGTTGCAGCACTCCTTGTAGAAAAAGGACGTATTATTTCTTGTGGATATAATGGAACACCACCTGGTCATACAAACTGTAATGAATTGTTTAAAACTGAAGCTGGTAAATTTTATTACCGAGAAAAAACAGAAGATGTTTGGATTGAAACTGATGAAGAATCATGGAAAGCAAAACATCATGAATTTGCTAATGAAAACGAACTTCATGCAGAGCAATCTTGTCTTGGTTATTGTTTAAAATGGAAAATCGATATATCTGGTGCTTCCATGGTTGTTTCACACGAACCATGTGAAAGTTGTGCCAGACTTATTGTTGCATCTGGCATAAAAAATGTATTGTTTGTTAATAAATATGATCGTGGTTCCAGAGGAATCGAATTTCTCAAGAAATGTGGAGTTGAAGTAGAACAAATATGAGTAATATAAATTATAGTATGATTGTTGCCGCTTCTGATAATAACGTTATCGGTAAGAATGGAACAATGCCATGGCATCTAAAATCTGATTTACAAAGATTTAAAGAACTTACTACTAATCATTGCGTCATTATGGGTCGCAAGTGTTATGAATCTATTGGTAAGCCATTGCCTAATAGAACAAATATTGTAGTTTCATCAAATATGGATCTTGAAATTCCTGGTTGCATTGTAAAACCTTCTTTACAATATGCAGCAGATTATGCAAATTCAAGATATGATTCGACACCTTTTATTATTGGTGGCGGAACACTATATAGACAAGCAATTAATCTTGTCAATTTCTTATATTTGACAAGAGTTCATACTACTATTGAAGATGGTGATGTTTTCTTCCCTGAAATTGATATGAATCAATGGGAAGTAACTTCAAGCACTGATTTTAAGGCTGACGCCGATAATGATTTCGATACAACATTTATGATATTAAGGAGAAAAAGATGATAGGTGCTATTATTGGTGATGTTGTTGGTTCACCTTATGAATTTAATGCCAATAATATCAAAACAACTGATTTCCCGTTATTCAGTGAAAAGTCAGCTATTACTGATGATTCGGTTATGACTTGTGCCGTAGCTGAAGCATTATTTTATGCAGGAAATTCAGAATTATATTTTAAAGATACTTTGATTGAAACCATGAAGGCATATGGTCAGGTATATCAGAATGCTGGATATGGACCTAAATTCAGAGTTTGGTTATTTAATAGTTCTAAAGAACCGATTAACAGTTTTGGAAACGGTAGTGCAATGAGAGTTTCTCCAGTAGCTTGGAGATATAATGATTTAGCTAGTGTTTTGAAATATTCTAAATTATCTGCTGAAGTTACGCATAATCATCCTGAAGGAATTAAGGGAGCACAGGCCGTAGCTTCTGCTATTTTCTTAGCAAGGTCTGGTAAGAATAAGAAAGAAATTTATGAATATATCGTTTCTAATTTTGGTTATGATTTGAGTAAATCATGTGATGAAATAAGGCCAGATTATAAAATGGATGCTACTTGTCAAGGGTCTGTTCCACAAGCCATACGTGCATTCCTGGAAGGTAATACGTTTGAGGAGTGTATTCGACTAGCTGTCTCGTTAGGAGGCGATAGCGACACGATTGCATGCATTACAGGCTCGATTGCAGAAGCTTATTATACAATACCATTCTGGATTAAGAAAAAAGTCATAGATATGTTAAAACCTAAGGAACTTTTATATCCTTCATATATTATGTTTTCTAAAAGTTTTATAAATAATGTATGATAATAAATTTCCAAGAATTAGATAAGCGACTTGAGAAGGTTTTAAACGTTATAGTCTCTTTAGGCTTTTCCTATGAAATGTTCTCAAATCAAAAGATTAACATTATTGACAATAACGTAAGTTTTGCTGAAAAACGCAATATAGGCGTAGTAACCCTATTAAATTCTGGTAAACTTACAGTCCGTGTTTATGGATATAGAAAGAGGGTAACTCTGAAATATCGCATGAAATCCAATGAGATAGTTTTCACACCTAATGCAAAATTATCAGAAGTTGGGTCCAGAACACGTGCATTGCTCAAAAAATACGTAACTGTAAATAAAACATTATAAATAATATAAAAAGAAATTATAGGAGTTTAAAATGGACGCTAAAGAATTAAATTTCAAGGAATATCTCGAAAATAAGAGAAAGATGGATGAAGAACTTCAGATGCAGCAACAGAAGTCCGAAGCTGAACAGAGCTTACAGACTCAGGCTATGAATGGTTCTGCAGAAAGCTTGATTGCTCGTTATGTTGGTCGTGGTGACTTGAAGGCTGGTCTTGCTCAGCTTGGCCAGGATTTGGGTAATGCAATCGTCAACTATGCACTCAATACTTTCGTTACTGACGATATGTTTGATTCTCAGGATGCTAAGGCTAAGTATCAGAATATTGTCAATCAGAAGATTCAGTTGCAGGCTGTTGGTTCATTAGTCGACATCCTTAAGCACATGGGTATCGATCTTCAGAATACCAAGACTGCTTTGACTATCTAATTTTTAGTAAAATTCTTTTAAATGACTGGTTTTTATTAACCAGTCTTTTTTATTATAAATCATAAATATAATAATAAATAAATTTAATTCATATATAGCTCCTATAAATGGATGTTGGAAACAGCATCCATTTTTTTAATTATAAATATTGAGTAGATTTTAATAGTGAATAATGGTGAATCCTCTTTTTAATATGATGACAAAATTCTTAAACGACAACGGTTATATAAAGTTGAGCAAGTTTTTATGGGGAAAACACGTAAAAACCAACATTGTAACCGGTAATATGATTATAGTAAATTTGATTTATAATACAATTACTGTATTGAAATTAAAAGATCATTTTCTTTTTGTAAAGCATGCTCCAAACCTAGAGCTAGTTAATACAAAATACAATACTGTAACAGAATTTAAACGATTTGTTATACAAAACGAGAAAACCCAATTAGAATTCCTTAAAAAACAAAAAGAATGGAGTAAACGTAAATGAATGAGATTGACGAATATAATTACTGCTTATCTCAGATAGATATGCTTAAAGAAAAACTCAGGAATATGGGTTTTATGTATGACGAATACCATGGTTGGTATAATTATTATAACAGACCACTTTCTAAAAAACAACAAGATGAAGTAAATGATGCGAAAACGAAAATCCAGAAATATTCGGAATATTCTGGCAAAATCCGTAAAAAACTAGGTTTCTAATTGTTATAAATAATATAAAATTAGAAGGAATTTTATATGAATTTAGAATACGCAGCTTATTTACTAAATGAAAGTCATATTTTAAATGAAGATGCTAACAGTTCCGGTATTGATAAAGCAAAAAAGTGGGTTAAGAAGAATTATCACTTAACAGAACTCGGTCAAGAAGCTGAAGATGAGGTTGTTGATGATCAGGGTATGCCAATTCGAATGCAAGACCGTATTACCCATGAAGAACGTAACCAACGTAATATTGATAATATTGTTGAAACTGCTAGAACATTCTTCGGTCACTGGTTAGGAAACCAACTTAGAGTACCTCGTCAAGTTAGACGTGAAGACGGATCTATGGGTCCTAACAACGCTTCTGGTATTTACAAATACCTTCCAGGTGCTGTTCGTATAGCTATTTCTGATTGTGGTTGGTTCACAGCTCACCCAAATCATAGAATGCTTGAAAATTTAAGATATCTTTATGCTTATGCATGGGATGAATGGCAGACTGGTTTAGCAGAAGGTCGTCCAGGTCCACAACGTGGTCAGCCATATGCTGGTCAATTAACTGCTGATTTTAATGGTAAGACATATCAGCAATTAATGACTGAATTTGGTTCTAAAATTCCTGAAATTAAGGCAAAGATTCAAGAAAATGGTGGTCCAGGTACTGAATATGATGCAGAAGAAAGACAAGCTGCTGAAGCACCAGCACCAGTTGACCATAGCCCATATCATGTTGAATTAATTGAAAATTATAGACAAGCACATGAATGGTTTGATTATACAAACCCAACTGCAGACCAGGCAGGTAACCATTTTGCAGGTGCTAGATGGTGTATTGCTGAATATAATGAACACTGGGATCATTATATGAGTCACTTTGGTAGAAGAAGACCAACAGTTTATTTCTGTTGGAAAGCTGCATCTAAAGAAGCATTATTGGCAATGAATGAACATGTTGCTGATTATGATCTTCCAGGCTCTAATGACAGAGATGGCAATGGTTATAGAAAAGACGACCAACTTCCATTCAGTGAATATGGTTTGAGCCTTATTTGCGTTATGGTTGCTGAAGGTGACAGACCAAATGAAGTTAAGTTCTTACAAGCAACTTCTCGTTATAATCACTGTAATAGCCATGGTGAAAAACGTATGGACGGTGACCCGCATGCTGAGTATTATGGTGATAACCTTTGCCGCGACGGTGGTAAGAGAAAGATTTGTGAACTTCTTGGAATGTCTGCTGCAGAATTTGACAGACGTTTAAAACCAGTAAATGGTGGTGGCGCTGGTGCTATTTCTCACGATAATATTATGGCTGCAGTTGCTAACGAATCTGACGTTTTAAGTATCGCAGCTGATTATGATAAATTCGAAAATGTCGGTTTATATCGTATTAGACATAACCGTGAGTATAATTACTATGATATGTATACTCATAAGTTTATAAGCGATTCTTGGTTCAGAGAAGGTTATGGTTTTAGTAATAACGGTTTCTGTGTAGTTCAGCTCAGTAATGGTAAATGGAATATCATTAATGCAAATGGCGAATTTATGGTTGACGTTGATGCTGATAGCATTGAATATGACTATGATCGTAATGAAAACTATGCAAAGATAGGTATTAATAAGGGCGGTACTATGTTCTATAATATCGTCAGAGTTGATAACGGTCGTCCATTGTTACGTAAACTTTACAAAGATGTTAAGTTATTACAGACATTTGGTAAGACTATCTCTGTAATGGATTCTGATAATAGATGGAAACTTGTTGATATTAAGGGCAAGGTTGTTAGCACATTACCAGAAGACATGGAAATTAATAGAGAAACTTCTAAGTTAATGTTTGTAAGATCTCGTACTCGTTCTAATTACTTTAAGATTATTAGTAAGAAAAATAACCGAGAAATCGCTAAATTTACTACTTCTTTAAGTAGAGTCAATACTTATAGCGATGGTTGTATCATTATTAAGAAGGAAGATAACAAGTATAATTTATATACTGACAATGGTCCAGTATTTGATACTTGGGTAAATTATCTTTCTAGTCATAATTCTTATGACAACTTGGTTTATTCTTATACACAAGGAAGAACTCGCGGATTTGTTACTTCTAAGGGTAGAAAAGTTGAAACTGGCACTCGTGAAATTGATGAAATTTCTGGTGGTGTTATTAAGGTTGGTGATAAGTTCTATAATTTTGAAGGTGACGAACTTTCACTTCCTAGAAACAGTTACTTAGCTGATGCTACTTATAATATTACTGTTGTAAAAAATGGTGATTATTATAAGTTCTTAAATACGCTTACAGGTGAGTTCGTTGATTTAGGCGGAGCTAATATTACTAGTTATAATAACCGTGATAATGGCTACTTTATTAAGACTGCTGACAATAAGACTAATTTCATTAATGCCAAAACATGTGAAGTTATATCTGATACTTTCTTCGATAATTACCAAATTAACCCAATTGGACAAAACTGTTACTTATTGGATAAAGGTGGTAATAAGTTAAATATCTTCAATGCTGATTTTGGTGAAGAATTGTTTGATATGGACTTTACAGAATTAAGATCCAGATTCTCTCAAAACGGCCTCGCATTTATCAAGTGTAATCGTTCTGATTTTATCATCAATACTCATGGTGACGTTAGCCGTTCTGTTGAACTTATTGCAGAAAATATCAGAATGTATCGCGGTGCTGAGAATTTCTTGGTCGAAACTGTAAAATTAAGACCAATAAACAAATTCTTTATGAATGCGGCATACTTTTTAGACTAAATCTATAAAATTCCAAATAATGAACCAGTTAATTAAATAGTTAACTGGTTTTTATTATAAATAATATAAAATGAAAAAAGGATTTTATATGAACTTAGATTACGCAGCATATCTTTTAAATGAAAATTACATTTTGAATGAAGATGCAGGTTCCGAAGGTCAGAAAGGTGCTAGAAAATGGTTCGAGCAGAATATGATGAATATGGAACTTGGTGGTATGGGTGGAATGACTCCAAACCAGTTCCAGAGAGAAGCAGAAGCCGTTTTTGGTCACCCGCTTAATGATGCTTTAGGTATCAGAGATAAGAACGTTTATAAATATTTGCCTGGTGCAGTCCGTATTGCAGTTAATGAATGCGGTTGGTTATCCGAACATCAAGATAAGAAAATGATGGATAACCTCATTTTAATGTATGCTTATGCATATCTTGAATGGAAGGACGGTATTGCTGAAGGTCGTCCAGGTCCACAACGTGGTCAGCCATATGCTGGTAAATATAATAGAGATTTTAACGGTTTAACATATAGGGGTCTTTACAACGAAATCGGTCAAGCAAATATTAATGCTACAAAGACCAGGCTTGAAACCGCTAACCAGGCAGAGCTTACTCCTGAAGAACAGGCAGCAAGAGAAGCTGAAGCAGCAGCACGTGCAGCAGCAGAAGAAGAAGAACGTCGTAGAAGAGAAACCGCTGGTGCATATCATATTGAGTTTATTCCAAACTTTGAAGTATCACGACAGTGGTATGATTATACAAACCCTAAATCTGACGCTTGTGGTTGTCACTGGTGTATTACACAGACTGTAGGTAACTGGAATAGCTATATCACAAACGGTGGTAAATGTGCATATTATTGCTGGAAGGCTGAATCTAAAGAAGCTTTGATGGCAATGAACCGTGATGAACGTTGGTTTAGCCGTTGGCCAAGAGACCAATATCGTGATGCACCGTTAAATGAATATGGTAAGAGCCTTATTTGTATCATGGTTTATCCAGGTGATGATGGTAGACCAAAATTTGCTCATGCTTCTTCTCGTTATAACCACTATAACCCAGGTGGTAGCTGGGATTCTTCTGCCCGTTATGGTGACGGCATGGTTCCGAGTGGTGAACGTGGTTTCCAGGAAATTTTGGGCATTTTAGGCATTACCGCGGAAGAATTCTATGAAAAGTTCCCATTTAGAACAGCAGATGGTGGTCAGGCAGTTGACCATAGTGGATTATATACAAAACTTAATAACTTCAGAGAAAGAGCTGCAAGTTTAAGAGGTAAGAAGTTATATGACGTATTATCTAATTATGATCCAATTCGCCAAGGTGAAGATATTATCAAAATTAGTGATGGTGGTGAATATAACTATGTAAATTCTAATGGTAATTTACTTTCTCCAACAAGATGGTTTAGGGAAACTAAGAGCACTTTCTCTAAGGGAAATGCTGTTGGTGTTAGATTCAAAAATCCACAAGGTATTTGGGTTTGGAACCTCTTGGATAGAAGTGGTAACATGTTACTTGCAAAGAATGTTTATGAAGTTAGATTCTTTGAATATAATGATATTGCTGGTCCATATGTAAAAGTTGGTATGAAGATTGGTGATGACGAATATTATAACGTCATAAACATTAATAATGGTAACTTCTTATTAAGAAAACCAGTATTTGATGTAATGTTATGTAAGGCATACTCTTCTTCTATTCCTGTTAAAGAAACAAGAGAAGCTGATTGGACACTTGTTGACTTAAAGGGTAAGAAAATTAATATAAACGTTCCACTCAAGCGTGTTCGCACTGATATTAGTATAGATTATGGTAACGGTAAGACCTTTATCTATGCTGATATTAATCAGAATGGTAAACGTGGTATTATTAATAAGAAACTTAGCCGATTGGTATATACTTTGAAAAATGGTGAAGAAGTATATGCAATGAATATATATGGTTTCGTTGTTAGAGGAAATAACAAATATCAGTTATTCAATGAAAAAGGTGATTTGCTACATACATTGACCAATGGTAATAGAATTTATATTGGTGAAGATTGTAAATATGCATGGTTTAAAAATGGACGTGTTCGTTTTTATGATATGGTAGAAAATAGACAATTAACAGATATTGTTGATGCTAGTTCTGATGATTGTAGAGGATATAAGGGTCTTTTCTTAGCTAATAGAACATTATACTTTAATGGTCAAGCAATAGCAGATGACCTTTATTCAAGATCATTTGTTCCACTTAAGGGCGCATTTAAAGATTTTGTATTTATCGATACAAACTCTAAGAAGAGCTTGTTCAATGCAGTTACTGGTGAACGTTTAGACATTAGATGTGTAAAAGTTTATGAATCAAATAGTAACTATATTGCTATCAACACAGATGGAACAACTCTTGTAACTTATGATGAAAACTTCAATGAGTTAGATAGAATAACAGACTGTGCTGAAATCAGACCGTTGAATTTTGGTTGTGTTCTTGTTAGAGAACGTGAAACACAGAAGCCATATAATATTATTGGTCCAGATGGCTATCGTCTTTTCGAATTGAACTTCGATGATGTTCTTACTGCTGGTTTTGACCAAGAAGGTATTGCTACTATTAAGTGTGGTAATAATGACTACTTCGTTAATATTGAAGGTGACGTTAGTAGAGCAAGAGAACTCATGGCTGAAAGTATGCAAACTAAGCTTGGTCCAATGCTTATGGAATATTCTGCTCCAAAGGCAAACGCCAAATTTAACTGGCATAATATTGCAGCAAATTTCTTAGACTAGTTTAAATTCATATAAATCCAAAAACAGGTATTCTTAGGAATATCTGTTTTTTATAAATAATATATGAATTTAGATGAAGCAAAAAATATTCTTAAAGAAAATGGCTATATTTTAGATGAATTTTTTCCGTTTAAAGGAAAAAAGAAAAAAGAAGAAGAAATAGATCCTGCATTATATACATTGCCAGGAGGACAACGTAAAAAAGATGGAAGTTATCATTATCCTGGTTTAATATGGCAGATTTTAGGCGATATTAATATAAATCATAAAGGTTCTATTACAAAAGAACAAGCTATAGAATATGCGAATATGTTATTACCTGCTATAAAAGAAAATCCAGATGATGTAACATTTGGGAAGGTTTTAATTGATGTTATAAAAGCAATTAAATAATATAAATAATATAAAGTAGGAGAAATTATGAATATTAATGAAGCAAAACAAATTCTTAAAAATGCTGGATATACATTTATTAAGGAAACTGAAACTGCAAAATATACTTTAATAGATAAACAGTCTGAAAATGGTTGGGATGAAAATACTACTCCATATGAAAAAGTTTATGGTCCAGTTTCATTAGAACAACTAAAGAATTTTATCAATAAATATACTACATCAAATTTTGATGAAATTCCAATTAATCCAAAACCTGAAGAAGAACCTGAAGAAGGTTTCATAATTATAGGTGGTTAACTATGAATATTAATGAAGCAAAACGAATTCTTAAGGAAAATGGCTATCAGATTAATGAAATGATTGGTCCATTTATGTTACAGGATTATAAAGCTACATTTACAAATTCTGATTCTGGCAAAACTATAGAAAAGAAAGTTAAAGCATTTCATTTAGTTAATGCTGCTGAACTTGCTAGTAAGTATAGAAATAAAAATGAAGATTTACTTTATCATTATACATTAACTAAGGTTGAATTAATCCCTGGCACATATAGAACAATGACTAAAGACGATCTAGAAGACGATCCAGTAAGCGATTAATCCTAATATAAAAAATTCAAATTTAAAACGCTAAATAAAATTAGCGTTTATTTTTTTATTATATTTGTTTTTACATTTTCAAGACTATATCCTCGGAGCGAAGACCAACTCAATGGAATTGTCGGTAGAGGGATAGCCGTTTCATACTTAAAATCGGAGTATGACATTAATACGATCGGGTAGATCGCAGTTTTAGCGTGTAACCGATAACGAAAACGATTATCGAAGTATAATCTCGCAAATTATACATTTAGCCGCCATGGCTGGATATGATGCAGCTGGAGTACAGGATGACCGACCCATAAGCATATCCGTAAGTCCCGAAAGTCGAAGACAGATGTCTTTTACTATCCTCCTGGATAGGCTTATTGTCTCTACAGATATTTTGAACGTGTGTATAGATAGATAAAATAAATAAATATTTTATAAAGGGTTTACAAAAAGTATTAAAAATACTATCTTTATAGAAATTACTTATAAGGATTAAATATGTTTAAAGCATTATTTTCTAATCTTTTCAAGATCAAACTCGATAGAACTATCGGAGTATGTCGTGAAGTAACAAAAAAGAAAATGTATTTTCTCTATTTTACTCAGAAAAATAAAGAAAGATTAGAAGATTTCCTTGGTGATAGATATGATTATGACTTTACTGAAAATGGAGTCATTATCTGGGATGAGGAAAGTATGGATAAAATTGGTCTTGTCCGTTCGTTCTATTTTCCTTACAATTCGTATATAATAGATGATGAAGATCATTTCTATTGTATTTCTAAGCAAGAATTCGATACAAAATATGAGGTTATAAGATGGTAAAATTCTTATTTTTTCTTATTGGATCGATTTTCGGATATAAAATCTGCAAATATATAGATAATTGCTATATGGAAGATAAATTCACGTGTCATAAATAATATATGACACTAGAAGAAGCTATACAAATATTAGAAGAAAACGGTTACAATATTTTGAGTGAAGATTTAAAGTCTACTTTAGGAAAAGCGGTAGGTATTGGTGCCTTAGCCGCTTCTACTGTTTTTGGTAATAGTCATATTGACGCAAAACCAGTAAAAGATCCGAGCTTTGGTAAAAATTCTATTGTTCATGTACATGATAGATATAATTTAGACTCCGATAGGTTCGGTGTTCCAACCACTTATAAATTGAGCAATAATAAGTCTCCTTATAAAATCAGTAAGAAAGATGAAATTGAGTTGACTAAGAAAAAGATTTTAGCAACTCCATCATCAATGCTGAAAAAATATGCTAAGGATAATCTTGATATTATTGCTAAATATATGGTTGAAACTGCAAATAAGTATAATATTGATATTGATATTCTTCTTGCAATAGCTGGCACTGAAAGTAATTTCAGTAATGACAGTAAAAGTAATAAAGGTGCTGTAGGTATTATGCAAATTACAAGAAATACAGCATATGATTCACATTTTAGATTACAGAAGAAAGATAAAAATACATTTGACTTTGATAAGATTAAAGATTTAAAGACAAATATTGATAATGCTGGTCGTATAATTGCAAACTTATCTAAACGTCATCAAAATGTTATAGAAATGATTTTATCTGCTTATAATGGTGGTAGACGTGCAGCAACTGCATGGAGAGCATATAAATCAAATTCTAAATTAGATAGAGATGGTAATCCAGCACCAAAATTACCAGAAGAAACAAAAAATTACGTCGAAAAATGTATGAAACTTTATAAGATATATAAAGACGTTCAAAAGACTGAAAAAACTTAGTATAAAAGAGGTTGACAAACAACCTCTTTTTTATTATATTTAGAAATCATGAAGAATACTTATATTCCAAAATTAGATGATTTCTACAAGGCATTGCAAGAAAATCGTGTTTCGATGCATGAAACTGAACATTATGTAGGTTTCAAGTATAATATCAATACTACTTTTAACCAGCTGTGGGATGACGTCACCATTAATGCTCGTGGTATAACTTTTGATAAGGACACTGGTGAAATTGTTGCAAGACCTTTCAAGAAATTCTTTAACCATACCGAACTGATGACAGTTGATGGTGTTTTAACTACTTTGGGAGAAAAGTTAAAAGCTGAATATCGTCCTAACTTGACAGGAAAGTTCCGTGCAATGAACAAATTGGACGGTTCTTTAGGAATCGTTTTCTTCGACAGATATTCAGATAAGGAAAATAAGTGGCGTGTTAAGACTGGTGGTTCCTTTACTGCAGACCAGTCGGGTTGGGCACAAGAATGGTTTGAAACAAATGTTGACTATACCAAACTTGACCCTTATATCACATATCTATTCGAAATCATTTATAATGGTGATAGACACGTTGTAAAATATGATTTCGAAGGTATGGCTTTACTTGGAATGATTAACATCAAGACAGGTGAAGAATATTCTCTCGATACGTTAATTGCTACATCTAAAGAGTTGGGTGTAAAGATGTCTGAAGTTGTTGAATTCGATAACTTCAATGACATGATGAAAGTCGTTTCTGAATACCCGAAAGAACTCGAGGGTGTAGTAGTTACGTTCGATAACGGTTATAAGTGTAAATTGAAAGGCATTGAATATTGTGAATTGTTCAAAGTCATGAATAACTTGACCGAAAGAGAAATGTATATGAGATACAACCCAGTAACTGATATTTTCTATGCAAACGTAGATCCTACGAAGGGCTATAGAAATATCGACGACGAAGTTCTTGAAATTCCTGAAGAATTACCAGAAATTCGTACTTATGCAGACAATCTTAGAGAAAGAATGCATAATATTTTTAACATTGTATATGACTATGCAGTTGATTTCTTGAAAACAGGATTAACTGGTAAAGAAAGATACGACTATGTTAAAATCAAATTAGATGAATATCCACAATACCTTGGTTTAGTATTGTCTACAATGAAAGACATTGAAAAAGGTGATACTAAATATGCTTCAGTTAAGGTTGGTATCAAAAAGTTACTAAGATAACTGAAAGAATATATTATATAAGGCAGGGTTTACAAATAACCCTGTCTTTTTTATATTTTAATGTATGAAAATTGATATTAGCAAAATTAAAACAGTTGAATTCGAAAAAGGTCTTAAGCTCTGTGCAGATATTAAGTCCAGTTTCGGCGATAACGAAGCTTATGTCGTAGGTGGATGTGTTCGTGATATTCTCAGAGCTGCAGCTGGTCAGACTGAATATCCAGAAATTCATGATGTTGATATTGCTACTAACATGCCTATGGATATGTTAATCCGTAGATATAAAACAGCTAGTAACAATGGCGAAGCACATGGAACTATGCTCGTTTTCATGGGTGATATTCCATTTGAAGTAACTCAATTCAGAACTGATGGCACATATTCAGATGGTCGTCACCCAGATTCTGTTACTTTTGCAAAGACTTTCGATGAAGATGTAAAACGTCGTGACTTTACTATCAATGCTATTGGTATTGATGGTGATGGTACTATCATTGACCCAGTTAATGGCGTCGCTGATATTACTAACAAGCTTATCAGAGCAGTTGGTATTCCTCGTGACCGTTTTCGTGAAGATGCATTACGTATTATTCGTGGTATTCGTTTTGCTATTAACTTCGGTTATCAAATCGAAGTAGAAACACGTAAAGCTATGAGAGAAATGGCTCATGGTCTTACTTTGATTTCAGCAGAACGCATCAGAGCAGAAATTATTAAGCTCGATAAGTCAAACGGTAACTTTGCAAGATTTATGGAAATGCTTGATGACATCGATGCAATTCCATATCTTCGTCAGTTTAGTGCCATCGACATTAAGAAAATGGTTTGGGATTCTGCTATGGTTTATGATTTTACTAACGATAACATTTTCCCGTTCCTTCTTCTTTATTCTAGCGATTATACTATATCAATGCATCATTTTGCATGCACAAGCGATGATCGTAGAAAGTTCTTATGGTATAGGAAGTATTTGCCATATATGGCTAAGCGTTCTGAGGCAGTTTCTTGGTCAGATCTTGTTGACATCTATTCTGGTGACTATAAGTTTTTGTTTAAGCTTTACGGTCGTAAGCCGGATTGGAGTGACAGAACAATTATGACAAAGATGCTTATTGATGACCCGATTGATAAGAAGGCAATCAGTAAGAGTATTCAGGATTCTGGTATTCCACAAGGTCCAAAATTCGGCGAAGCATTGAAGAAAGCAATCGAAGATGCTTATAAAAGCAAAGTGTCAGAACTTTTAAAACTGTCAGTTTAAAAATAAATATAAAAAGCTATATTTAAAGAGGTAAATAAAAATGGATCAAGTACAATTTGCATTATGGCGTTTTAGAAATGCTGAAGGTGTAATGAAGTATGTCGTTTCATTTAATTTGACAGAATGTCAGCTTAACATCAATGGCACTAAGGTCAAATTGACCTATAAGCCTGCTGAAGACCATGTTGTTATTTCATATGTTGACGATCCTTTTAAGATGCCGATTACAGTGTCTTTCAAGGATTTCGTTGATACTATGAAAAAACTTGGTTTTTATGAGTTAAGACCAGATAATGAACGACATTCATCTAGCTGGGGACCAGCTAATTAAATATGACTAATTTAGAAATATATAGTGAATTAAAATCATATTTTATGGATAATTTACAGAGCAGTAACCTGCCCTGTGAATTTTTGTTTAAAGAAGATAAGGATAATTTAGCATTACACTTCGCTGTAAAAGATAAAGATAGAGTTTTAGACTATTATTATTGTTTTGGTGATTTCGCAATTCATAGATTTGAGAATGAAGAGAAAGAAGTATTAATTTCTAAGAATCCTAAGACATTTGTAAAAATCATCAACAGAAATATTGAAGAAATCATAAATAACACTGAGGTAATTTGATGAAGGTTGTAATCGCAAATATCGGAATCGCTATTTTAATTGGAAGTGCTATACTTAGCGGGGCAACGGATAATGATGCTATCGTTCTTATCCCTACTAGTATTGGTCTTGGTCTATTAGCATCAACAAGTTTTTAATTGAGGTGAAAAATGTTAGAATTATTGAGAAAAATTTTTGGATGTTATCATGATAACACATTGGATAGTGACTATGTAGCCAATCCTGAGCAAATGATGGAAATGATCGATTTGCTTAAAGATAATGACGAACATACTTTGAAAGTAGAAGATGAATCTGAACTTTTTCCTAAAGATGAAAAGAAAGAAATTATCGGAAATATCGTTTCTGCAGTAGTTTCTGAAAAGCAAAAAGGTTTTATTTCTTATACAGAAGAAGCACAGGATTCAGTAACTGGCGGTAAATTTAAGTTCATCAAATATCGTCCGTAAATTAGCGAAAATTCAAAACTATCTTGTATAAATACATAAAATTGTTTTAAAAAACAAAGGAGAATTTATATGAGATACTACGATTCTGAACGTTGCCTTTTTGATGATGAGAATGATCCTGATGAACTTTATGATTCAATTATTCGTGATGTAGAAGAAAACTTTACTGAAAAGATTAATTGGAGAAAAGCCAAGTCAGTCGTTGATTATATCAAGGAAGCGATTGATAATGACCAAGACCCAGGTGAAATTTTCGAATCTGCCTGTCATCAGCTAGAAGAACTTGGTTACTAAGTTTAAAAAAAACAGAAAATAAAAAGATATAATTAAAAATTATATCTTTTTCTATATTTAAATAGAAGGAGATTATATGGTTAAAGTAAAACTCAATAGAAAAACTGGAAAATGTGAAATTATTGACGATGCAGAAGGAACACCAGGAGCATCACGTCAAATTACTAAGTTTAGACAATATTGTTTACCAGTTTTAGAAGAAGAAGTTAAGAAAGATAAAACTTTAAAAACTACTAATGCTAATAATATTCGTTTTAATGAATATGGTTTTGATTTTTCACCAGAAAGTGGTGGAAATGAAAAATATTACATTTTAGCTTGGGATTTAATTGAAAATTTAGATAATGAGTAATTTTAAAATTATAATTTACAGCAATAAAGCAAATACTGAATTTAAGCTATGTCTTAGCAGACTAGCTTATTTTGGTTATACAGCAGAAAATCTTCAGATTTATGAAACTAGTTCAGTAAATTATACGTTCAATAGGTATATTCTTGATAAGTATAATATCCCGTATATTAATGAACCAGATGGAACCTATGCAGAAACGTTAAATAAAGCACTTCTGGAGGTCGATTCACCTTATGCCTTATTACTTGATAGTCAATGTATTTTAAAGGCTTCTATTGACTCTTATTTGCAAGATATGGAAGACCATAAGTTTCAGTTAATGGGTGAAATAACCAATTATGAAAACTATAAGAAGATTCATAAGAGAGTTCAACCATGGTGGTGTTTAGTCGATATTAATTTTATACAAGAACGTAAGATTAAATTCAGTGACTTGAGACGAATTCGTGCAACACATTCTGAATCTATCAATAATATGGAATATACACCAATTCCTGATGAAAAGATTGGAATTTATTATGCTCCTGGTTCTACGATGTATGAAGATATTATGCTAAATGGTGGATATGCGGCAGATATTGGTGAAGACGTGCCTTATATACATATCGATAGCAGTAATGAAAACTGGATAGACCAAATGTATAAAATGTTTAATTATGACGAGAAAAATTTAGCAAAATTAGGAAAAGAAAAAGACCAGTAAATCTGGTCTTTTTTATTATATTTCATAATCCATGTCGTCATTACCTGTTAGCTTAGGATTATATTGTGATATACTTAAATTACAAAAATAACGCATATTATCAATTTCATTTTCACTAATACTTCTAATTAAAAAATATGTCCAGCTCCATTGGTCATCATCATCTTCTTCTTCTTTATATGGCAACCAAATTTTTTTAGCATTTTCAAAAAAAACTTTATCTGATGCAACATCTAGTAATTCTTTTAATGATCCAACAGGAATAGGTATAAAGTTACGAAAACGACTTCCACATTTATCTTGTATTATATCTCTACCTTCATTAGTAAAATCTCCATAAGAATCAATTATTTTATTATCAAGCATTTCTTTTATTAAATCTCTTATTTTTGATTTTATATTAGCACTTTCTTTTAATAAGATATAACCTTTATCTTCAAGAAATTTCTTCGCTGAATCGAAATCTTCTTTCATGTGCTTAAATTTTCTCATATCTGTTAAATGACTTTCAGCCGCAGCTTTAGATTTATGTGAACTGAGAATTTTACCAGTCTCATGTGAAACAATACACCATTCTGCCTTTTCACCTTTACTGTTTTTATGTCCTTTTTTATGCACTACCATAATTATCCCTTTAATGGAACAGTCATTTTCTTTAATTCTTCAATAAGTCTTGTTGCTTTTAGATAATAGTCGTTCATTTTTATAGGATCATTTCTATGAACACCCATATTATAAACAGCTCCTTGAAGAGAATCGACAAATCTAGCAAATTCTTCTTTTTCCATCATGAGCATTTGGTATCTGTCCTGGAAATAACCGACTTCATCTGCATTACCAGTCCTAGCCCAATCATATGGCATTCCTTCTTCATCGTTCTCAGTTAAAAGCTGATTAGCTAAATCTAAAACTTTCTCATTTTTCATATATTATTTATACTGAGATTTCTAAATAAAATTTTTAATATATAATGTAACAAATAATTTACTATATTTGAATGAAAATTATGAAGAATACATTATTAGTCAATTTATACGCAGGCCCAGGTGCTGGTAAATCGACCGGTGCCGCTTATATATTTTCAAAACTCAAGATGGCAGGCATCGATTCTGAATATGTCTCAGAATATGCAAAAGACAGAGTTTGGCAAGGTGATCAGTTTGTCCTTCAACACTGTCAGCTTTATGTAACAGGTAAGCAATGCCTCAAGGTCGCAAGACTTTTAGGGAAAGTCGATGTTATCGTCACTGACAGTCCAATTGCAATCGGTGCAATGTATACTGATGAGAAACCATATCAGGACGTTTGCCTTTACGAAGCCAAGAAATATAAAAATACGTTCAATATTTTTATTAACAGAAAGAAAGATTACAATCCAAACGGCCGTAATCAGACTTTTGAAGAAGCCAAAGCTATTGACCAGAAAATTCTAGATTTTCTTGATACAAATAAGCTTGAATATATTACAGCTGATGGAACTATTGAAGGTTATGATTCAATCGTAAAGATGATTATTGAAAAAACACAAAATGAGTAGTTTACATTATACAATAATAGACTCAGAAAATAATGTCGTTGAAGCAGAATTCGACGATGAATATAAAGTTTTATTTAAAAAAGAAACTTATGATACTAATGATCCAAATAAACAAAAAATTTGGAAAACTTTAAAAGAAGATACTTCTGAATTTATGTTTGAACCACCAGGAATATATTTTGCATTGCGTTATTTGTATACAGATACACAACCAAAATATGTTACTGAAATTACTACAATGGGTTTATATAAAGCAAAGAAAGTTTTTGAAACAACAGTTATATTTGGTGGTTTTGATTCTTGCGAATATAAAATACATATTGGTGATATAGTAAAATGTAGTGATTGGGAAATGAAAATAAATTCATTTTCTGATATGAGAATTTTAATAGACCAATTACGAACAGAATATAAATTATTAGATGACTAAATTTAATATCATAGGAAATCCACCTTATATTGGTAAAGGTGAAAAATTCTATCTTAGAGTTATGTCTGAATGCGAGAAGTTCGCGGATTCAGCTGTCTGGATAGTTCCTACTGATTTTGTAGATAATCCTAGAATAAAAGAAAATATCAACAATAAACATATTGCAATTCTCAATGAACGTTTTGAATCATTTGATAGAATCGAAACAGTAATCGGCGATGCAAAGTTTGACGAAGCAGCATTCTTCTCGGATGTTGGTATTTTTGTATTTAATGACAAGAAACGTGATTTATATGACCTAAGATATAACCGTTTTTCTGATCCTGAAAAATATAAAGAAATTACAGAAATTGTCGATGCCTATTTAGTAGATAAAAAGACGATCGGAACTGAACAGGGTAAGAAGAATACATGGTATATTCAATTAAGTGAAATAAGAGGTCATAGACGTTGCTGGGACTGGCCAACTTTGTTAAGTAAAGAAAGATATACACCATTACAAAACGTCCCAGAACCTACGTTACGGTTCAAAAATCAGTATATAGGATTTGCTACTATTGAAGAGTGTAAAAACTTCATAGATTATTGTAATACAGATATTGCGATGTTCTTAAACTACCTTTATAAGTTTAATCAGCATACAAAATACGATTGTGTTCCAGTCTATGATTTTACGAAACCAGTCGATGAAGATTGGGTTATCAATGAAATTGGATTATATAAATATAAAGAATTTATAAAGGACGAGATGAAGTCCTTTGGGTATAAAACAAGAGGTGAAAAATGAGTGAAGATAATGTTGAAATAGAAAAAACCTGGCGTGATGAAATTGATGATAGAAATATACAGTTTAGAACTGAGATTCATAAATTGTTTTTTAGAAAATTTACACCGTTAATTGCAAACGAAATTGGTGGAATATTTAATAAAATATTTAAAGAAAGAGAATATGATCCATCTTTTAAGTTGCATATAGAGACATTAGATGATGGTTCGTTTAAAATAGATTGGGAAATTCCAACAACAGAACATCATGTTCATGAATGTAGCCGTTGGCATTTTACATTAACATTTAAGTATGAATTTAATGAATTATTCCAAGACGAAATTGAAAAGGCATTTAACTAATGAATCGTTTTCTTAACATTTTAATTCCTGGTATTTTGTTACCAGTCAGTTTAGGGTCAGTTTATAATTATTCACAATATGCCAAGAATATCATGGAGACTTTTGATATTACGAAATTCTCAGCTGATATTGGTTTTACACTTATTATCTTTTTCTTGGGTATGGGTGCAGCGGTTTTCGGCAGATTCGTTGAAATGTTCCCTAAACGAATGTCAGTAGTTTCAACTATCCTGTTTGCTATAGGTTTGTTGATGCTTTCAGTTGCAACTTATACTGGATTACTGCCGTTATACTATATTGGTTGTTCATTTATGGGTTGTGGAACTGGTATAGGCTACACGGCACCAATTAAACAACTGCTTGCAAACTTCAGTAATCATAAAGGACTAGCTTCAGGTCTTGCTATTACAGGATTTGGTCTTGGTAAGTTCGTTGCGGCACCTATGATTGAATACTTACTTGTAAACTTTACATTGCCTGTTGTATTCTTGCTTATGGGATTGATTTTCTTAGTCGTTATGAGTTTCTCTTCATGGCTTTATAAACCTAATCCTGCATATATTTCTACAAAATATACAGCAATTCCATATAAGACATTGGTTCATAACAAGTTCTTGACTAAGGAATATATTTCAATTTGGTTTATGTTCTTTATCAATATCACATGTGGTCTTGCATTGATTTCTCAAGAAAAAATGTTGTTCCAGAATGCAGGCTATACTGCAATTGCCACATTGATGGCAGCAACAGCTATTGCAAACGTTGGTGGTAGATTTGGAATGAGTACGGCTAGTGATTCGATTGGTAGAAAAGCAGCATATCACTGGGTTGCAAGTCTAGGTATTTTAGGAGCATTTTTGTGTTATACACAAAATCCTATCTTGCTTGTTGCTGGTATCTTGATGATTGAATGGAACTATGGTGGAGGATTCAGTTGTTTGCCAAGTTTATTAGCTAAGAGATTTGGAGATAGCTGTTTATCAACAGTTCACTCTATGACCCTCAGTGCTTGGGGTTTCGCTGGAATTGCAGGACCTATTCTAGGGAATATGTTTACTGACAATACCTTATATTTGGTACTTGCACTTCTGTATTTCTTAGGTTTTCTAGGATTTACAATATTCGTGAAACGAGATGATCACTAGATTATGAGTTTTAACCGACATTTTAGAATGTCGGTTATTTTTATAAATAATATATGAATTTTAAGGAATATTTAGAAAATTTAACTAATTTACCGTTATTGACTGAAACAGTCGACGAAGATCCATTAATAACAACCGTGGACGCATTTGATAAACTTAAAATGGAGTTTATCAAGGCTATTCTTGAAGATGGTAATACATATAGACCATCTGAACATTTCTTAAGTGCTGGTAGAGACAAGTTAAAAGATAGATCAAAAAGTCAACTACGTCACCAAATAGCAGTTGATTATTTATCAAAATTGAGAGAAAAATATTTCGCTAGTAATATTCTATATGATCTTAAAAGACAATTTATTAATGGTAGAATTAATAATCTTGATGATATGCTAAGAATATATAGAGGTGATAGGGGTGTTTTTAATTTGATAAAATCAAAATTATTTGATTTTATTCAAATTTATCCAGTAATAAAAAACAATGGTAGTGAAAACTATAATGCTATTATTTTCAATAAAGCTGGTCAAATGATTGAAGTTGTTGCAAAAAAAGTATGTAATATAGCTCGTACCAATAATGGTGGATATACACTCTATAATAAAGATATTGGTTGGGTTTTTGAGAAAGATCATTATTTCAAATTAGTTACTGCTTATGTAGTAGCAGATAAATCTGAACATATAGCATATGCAGTAAAATTTGCAGATAGTCCAGTTACTAAGCCGGTAAGTGACCTTATTGTAAAAAATTTCAATAAGAATTTTAAAAGTGGACGTTTAAACTTGGAACAATATCAATCGCCTGCAGCACGAGCAGCTATATGGGCTGAAGTCAAAGAATATAAAAAGAAGCTCATGGAATCTGATTATTATGATATGCTTGAAGTTTTATCTATAGCATTTGTTGAAAAGTTTAAAACTGAAAAAGAAAAATTAAAAAATTTAATTGTTTCTAAAAATGGTGTTCTTGGATTTAATCATGATTATATGTCAGGTAGTAAACAAATACAAGATGCATTCGATATGATTAATATAAATGCACGTAGTCTTACTAAACAAAGAGAAACATATAGCGTAATAAATACCAATATTCATGAATGGTTAAATAATCCAAATATTTCTATAGCAACTATTGCAGAAAAAAATGTAAAAAAGCTAAGAGATGCTAAACTACTTCCTACAGCAGATGTTACTGATGAAGAAGACCTAGATAATACTGAAGAACTAGATAATACTGAAGAAATAAATAATACTAAAGAAATCAATAATACTAAAGAACAGAAACCTAAAAAACCACTTCCACCACCAAAGATGACTCCAAATTTGAGAGCGGCTAGGAATGCTTTTAGAAGATAAGAAAGGGGTTTACAAAACCCCTTTTATTTTCTATATTGCATAACATGATTCAGTGTTATATTTATCCACATAAATGGTTTGATACAATTATGAAGGAAAATAACTGGAATGATGAAAATCGTCCAGAAAATTCTGCATTTATTTCTATTTGTTGTCTTCCTGAAATTAAGAAAGGATATTTAGAAGCAGTAAAGAAAGAAACTGATGAACATTGGTTCAAAGAAAACCATGAAAATGTCCTTAATGTTGAATTTGATGATATTTTGATGGAAAAAGCAGAAACTGAATATGGTACTGCATATGGCATGACAGATGAAGATGCCAAGAAAATTATAGAATTTATTGATAAGAACAAAGATAAACAGAATTGGTATTTGCATTGTCGTTCTGGTCGTAGTCGTTCAGTTGCAACTGGTATGTTTATCAAAAAGTATTTACATGAAAAATACAATATTAACGTTAGAGTTCGTGCACCAGTTCATGGTGTTATGGGAATGAACGGTTATATGTTCGATAAGTATTGTAAAGTTGCAAATCTTAAGGATAATAAGGTTTATTAATATGAGTAAATATTGGATTATTAAATGGCTGGTTATGCTTGCAGTTGGTGTCTGGACCATTGCATGGATTAAAACTGGTTTAAAGTATGAAGGAACTATGAATACAGTTTTTACCACAATTGGTGTATTTCCTTCAATCTGCTTTGTTGGCGAGTTTCTTGAAACGAATTTAAAAGATAAATTTAAAAAATAAGGAGTAAACAAATGATTATTTCACTTTGGGCAATCATCGCAGCAATTCTTTGCATTTGGTTAATTTGCAAGAAAAAGAATTTCCTTGGTCTTCCTTGGCTAGTTCTTGGTTGTATATTAATTTATACATTCTTGCCGTTGATTCTTTTCATTGCTTTAATTTATGGCTGTATCTGTCTATTGAGTAAGCTATAAATAATATATGATAAGCAATCAAGAATATCACGATTTTATAGAACGTTATAGACATATCGTCTTTTCACTCACTGCTGAATTGCTATATGAATATGTAGTATATCCGATTGGGTGGAAAGATAATCAACGAATTCATAGAGATGATTATCACGAATATAATTGGTATGATATTCAAAGATTTAACGACAACAATAAATTGGTAATACCTGACGGACCATTTGAGTTAATCGATTTACATGTATTTAGAATAAAAAATCCAAATCCTGTAATAGATAGACTTAGAAAAGGTATGACACAATATGAAAGTTTTGTGTATATAATTTCAAGAGTTACAGATACACATTTTTCAGATGTAATTGACCGATATGCAAAAAGAGATTGCGATTGCACATTAACTACGGATTGCGCTGAAACTTTAGCAAGAAAATTAAAATCTTTTTGGAAGTTGACTTAGAAAGTCAACTTTTTTCTATATTTATACATGTAGAGGTTAATATGTGTAAATATTGTGATAACATTAAAGAAGAAATTGATTCATTAGAAAGACAAGATGCTGATTTGTTAGGCCAGCAAGGTGTAGGAACTGACCTTATAATCGTTAAGAAAGGTGATAAATATTATTTCAATGTCATCGGTAGTTTTGACAGTGTAAAGGAATCTGTAGAAATTGAATTCTGTCCAGTCTGTGGTAGAAAACTTAATGGTGATTTAGGTAATTACGCTTATGATTATTGTTATGAGAATGTAAATTCACCATATAATCAAACAAGCGCAGTAATTGATGCGGCATGGCAAGCAGTTCCAGCATATACTGGTTATTGTGGTGCAACAGCACGTTATCAAGAATCTTATAGAAATGCTGATGAATATTATAATAACAAATACCATGGCGGTACATCAAATGATGCTTTACTAGATTTAATAGATACAATAGAAGAAAAACGCAAACCTAAAGTTACACCAAATTATCATTATCATGGTGGCGGAATAAGTGGTTAAAAATGTAAAACAGGTATTTACAAGATACCTGTTTTTTATTATATTTAAAACTAATGTATAAGGAGTAAATTATGTCTTTTCCATTTGAAAAATGTTATGACCCAAAAGAACTTGAAGGTTACGGTATCACAGTTAATTTGGATAGTCTTGGTAACACATCATTTCTATATAAAAAGGTAGAAATCGGTTATCTTCTGGATATTCCAGGTGAAGGATTTGAAATTGCAACGTCATTTAAGATCAATGACTGTGATTATTATCTTCTTACTGGCAAGTTTGAAGTTGAACCGATTTATAAGCGGATGAGAACATGGCGAAGAGACGAATCCGGAAAGACATATCTTGAAAAAGAAAAGTTACTTCGTTGGGAAGATACAACATTATCTGAAATAGATTTCCATGATCAGCTTCTTGCACGTCTTGTCAGAGCAATCGAAATCTATGAAGCAAAGTTACCTATTCTTATGGAGAAGTTCCCTTGGATTGTAAGTCATAAGAAACGTAATATGTCTGATGAAGAATGCATTGAGTATAATCTTAAGTTAGATGAAGGTAATGCAAAGTTATTGAATGGTAACGATATTACTGCACATAAGTTTAAGACAGAGTATAAGAAACTTAACGCTTCTACAAATATTGATATTACTTATTGGTTAGTAACAGTTAAGTCTCCTGTTGTAACAGGTATTATAAATGGACAAGAAATTTTTGAACCTGAATTAATTAGATATTTTGTAAGACATGACCGATTTGGTGGTAATAAGATTCTGATGAAACTTAATTCTGAAGATTTTATGTCATTACAAGGACTTATAATGTAAAGCTTATGGGATTGATTAATGTTGGTAAAATTAAAAAAGTAACACCACAAGAACATTATGATAGTCTTAAAACAAAAGCAGATAAACAACAATTTTTAAGAAAATGTTGGGTTACATTAAGTTCATATGGTTGTGATTATATATTCCCAGGTGATAATTTAATAAAACGTGGTGAAATTTATCTTAAAAGAAAATGAAATATTATATTCTCAGTGATTTACATATTGATTTCTATGAAGCATATGCGGTCAAGCCTGCCCGCTATAAGATGGCTGATCCTGCTGAAGATGTGACCATAGATACACTGGAATATATTTGGAATACTCATTTCTTGCCAGAAGCTGATGCAATAATTCTCGCTGGCGATTATTCAAATGATTACTTGCGGTTCTCTAGGATGATTCCTTGGATTGCTAAGAAATATCCAGAAGTATATTTGGTTTTGGGTAATCATGATTTAACATGTAGGGGTGCAACAGATTCAAAATCTAATTTGCAGTTTACGTCTAGTGAACAAAAAATTGCAAAGATGAAAGAAATCTGTGATGCAATTCCAAATGTCCATTTTCTTGACGGTAATATCGTTAATGGTATTGGCGGTTGTATGGGAATGTGTGATTTTAAGTGTGAAGCTCCTACTTATGGGTTAGATGCATTCACTGCTTGGAAACGGAACTGGTATGATGGGAAACATTGGCGATATTTTCGTCAAGTTCCAGCTGCAATATGGAATTATCAAGAACAGTTGATGATGAATATTGTAAAACAAAAACCGAAGATTATGGTTACTCATTTCGTTCCTTATGAACTTGGTGTTCCATTTGAATTTCGTAATGATCCATGGAATTATGCTTTCTATTTCAAAGGAGAACAATTCTTAGAGGAAATGGAAAATGATTCATATTGGATTTGTGGCCATGTTCATGGTCGGAGGATGGCTGAATATGTAAATTCTAAAGGAAACGTCATTCATATTCGTTGTAATCCTTTCGGTTATCCTCAGGATTACATGCCATATTGTGATATTGTGGATTATACCGGTGAAAAGATAGAACGAACACAAACAAGAATGACACATGAAGACTTTATTATCGAGGTGTAAATGCATCATTATTATATTGCAGTGTTAAATAAATTTAACGCATGGGCAACAATCTATTGTGGAACAAATCTTCCAAAGATGTCAAAAGCTTATGCTAAACTTGAAAACGCTTTGGGTCATGATTTTAAATTTAAGTTAGAACTTGATGAAAATTATGATTCAGATTGTGGAGCATTCAAAACATATGAACAAGTTTTTGGAGAACCTTCACAAGTAGGTTCAACATTAGCGTTTGATAATTGGTTAGCTGCAATCAGAAGAGAGTTCGGTAATGAAGCGAATTAAAACCAAATTATAAATAATAATGAGGTTTATAATGGAAAAAATAAGTTATTAGAAAATGCAATAGATTTATTAAAAGAATCGGGTTATAAAGTTGAAAAACAAAAATATAATTTTATACCAAAAGAAGATTCTGATTTATCATTTAAAGAAGCTGCAAAAATAGTAAATAAAAAATATCAAAATGCTTTTAAATATCTTAAGGAGCATTAATAATTTTAATTAATTTAATAAAAATAATAGAAATATAAGGGTTTACGATAACCCTTATTTTTATTATATTTAAACTGTTATGAGTAAGAAACAAAAAGTTGCAGTTTATCCAGGTTCATTTAACCCTATCCACCCAGGGCACATCGGTATCATCCAGCAAGCTACTGAGGTATTCGATAAGGTTGTAGTTCTTATCGCGGAAAATCCGGAAAAGACATATAAAGTTGGTGCATTGACCAGGGCTGTAATCATCAGGGAATTACTTTCTCAGTTTCCATGGGCAAATAAAGTCAAAGTAGATTGCACCAAGGATTATCTAGTTAAGTATTGCAAAGAAAAGGGAATCAAATTCGTAGTCAGAGGACTTCGTAATGGAGCTGACCTTGAATATGAAAAGATGCAATATGAATATAGTAAGGCTTTAGAAGCTGATAGTGCATTACCGCCTTTCAATTATGTTTATTTTGCAACGGATCCTGGTGATGAACACTTTTCATCTACTGGTGTAAGACAGTTCATCAAGTATGCTAATGTAGCACAGCTGAAGAAGCTATATTGGTGCGGTGGTGTTTTGCCATTTGATGATAAAGTATTTGATAATTTATTAACTCTCTATAAGGAATAAAAAATAATGGCTCGATTTGTTTTAATCACTGGAAAAATCGGTTCTGGTAAGTCTGCGGTTTCTGAGTTGCTTAGGAAGAAGCATTATATCGTTGTCGATACCGACAAGGAAGTTAAGAAACTGTATGCTGAAGATGCCGAAATGTTCCAAAGTGTTGTAGAACAATTCGGTCGTGCAAGTTTGAATGAAGATGGATCTCTCAATAAGGCATATCTTGCTGAAGCTATGCTTTCTAAGGATCCAGAAATGCAAGAAAAAGTAGAAACCATAACGAACAATGTTGTCTTGCGTTTGTTACAGAATCTCGAAAGTTTCTATGAAGACTGGGATGAAGTAATCTTTGTAGAAGCAGCATTGACTAAGGAAGTTGGTTGGTGCCGTAGCTATCTGAGTATGCATGATGTTCTCATGGTTAAGACTGATGAAACGTTACGTCAAGAACGTTTACAGAAACGTGAAAACTATGAAAAGACCAAACAGTTTGAACAACTCCAGAGTGAAGATAATTTGAATGTATATCGTAGCTATGGTCTTGAACAACCATTAGACCCGCCGGACAACTTAATTGTTGTCGAAAATAACGGTTCTGTTGAGGAACTCAATGATAGGCTCATGGTAGTTCTTGAAAAGGAACTTAAACTGACGCATAAGGAAAAGTTAGCAACATATCTCAGGTATTTAGCAGAATGCCCGACATATTGTCATGATAATGCATGGTGCTACAGTTTCTTTAATTGCGGCGGTTGCGTAAATTGCCCATTTCCGTGTGCAAATCAAGATAAATATTACAAGAAGCTACATGAGAAATTCATTGCTGAGCAAAAGAAAGCAAATTCCAAAGAAAAGAAATGGGATGAGTATATCGATGCTTGGGCTGATGAATATAATCAAGCACAAAAAGAAATCAAAGAATATTACGTAACAAGAACAGCGAGGTCATAATGGATCCAGAAACAGATAAAGAATTAAGTTGGTTATTCTCCATTATTTTAGTCATTGGTCTCATTATTGGTGCAGAATACATTAGTTATGATTCATGTCAGACTAAAGCAACAATCATGGGCGTCGATTATAGTTGGGGACCAATCGACGGTTGTGAGATTAAAAAGAAATGAAGATATTTTCTAAATTCCAAGACTATTATGATTCAACATTGGGTTCTTTCTTAGAATCCGATGTTGTTGTCTATAGGAAAACTTCTACAATCAATGTTCCTTATAAAGAGATTCCACATCTTGGAGATTATCATTTTTCTTATGAAGTAATTAGAGAGATTAATGGTAGAAAACAATATGGTAAATTACCAGTTCACATGATTGGTTTCTGTGGAACTTGGTATTTCTTTGTCTATGCAGAAGACAAGGAAGGTAACTTTACCAAGATTGAATATAAGACATTTGATGAAATAATCGAGAATAATAGACAGAATAATATTTTCTATAGTCGTAATTCTAACAAGGATGTTACTGACCCGAACAAAGAATCGGGATGGAAAGAAATTTTTGAAAAATACGGTCCTGTTTTGTATATTGAGAAATATGATCCTCCTGGAAGGTATTATCAGCATCTCAGTAATAGAAATATGGAAATGGTTATATGGCCTGAATTGAAGGCTTATAAATTTCAAGCAGTTAAGGACCCATATACAGCATTGTGGGAAGTCGAACATTGGTTTGATACTCATGCAAGGCCTGATGAAGCAATCGTTCCCGTAGGCGATGATATAACAAGATTACAGGCATACGGTTTTGACAAGAAAACAAGTTTTAGAAAAGGAAAAGAAAAATGAAAGACAATTTAAAAGACATTTGTTGGGCAGTAGCAACAATGCCAATTTTGCTACTTGGGTTTGTAATAGCAGTAATCTATGCAGGAGTGCATTGGATTGGTGATAGTTTCATGAAATTAATGGAGAAGATTTAATATGATAGGTGCAGTTATTTTATTTAGTGTTGGATTCTTTTTTCTCGGTATCTTCGGTGCAGTTGCACTTATGGAACGTAGAATGGCAAAGAAAACAATGACCAAGATTCTTGAAGAGTGTGAAGAACTCTATAAGAAGGATTATCCAGAAACACATAGCTGGAATCCAGCAATTAAGTATGAAACAGCTTGTGATATTATCATGAAGCTCTGTAATCCACATGACAGACCAGTTATGGACACAGGTAACGGTGAACAAGCTACAGCTCAGATTATTGGCTGGTTACTTGACGAAATTAAGAAAAATAAGATAAAATGGTATAAGAACTATACTGTTTTATAAATAGTTATATGATTGAAAGAATTGTCGGTTTAATAATAATGATTTTATTTGCCACTTTCTTCGGTATAAGCACTTATGCTTTATATACGTTTGAAGGTCCCGAATGTTATATAGGAATTCCCGGAGTTTTACTTCTTGGCTATATAATAGGCGATTGGGTGCAGATGAAACTTAAATAAAAGTTTACAATATCAATAGGGTTTACAACAAACCCTATTTTTATTATATTGTTTAAAAAAGGATGGTAGTTTTTATGCAATGTGCAATTTGTCATAAAGATTTGGATTTATTCGATCCAAATAAAGTTTCAATTACTATGGAACCAGATAATGACAATCGTTATCTTCATAGAGTTTTCAATGTATGCGAAAAGTGTGCATACGGTTTCCTAGAACAGTTCTATAAGGCGGATCCTACTTGTGCAAAGTGTGATGCTGATGAAAAACCAGAAGTGTTTGGACAACCTAAGAAAGAAATGAGCGTATTATTCAAAGGTGTAGAAGGAGCGGAGACGGACTAATGGTATTGACCAGTGAAATGATTAATTATATGCCTATCAAATTGAGGGCATTTAGAAAATATATCGAAAAATATGACTGTGTTTACTGGGTAAACGGTGTTTCAACCATTATGTTCTATCATAAGGACACAGGCATGCCTTATGTAATGCTCATAGATGACCCAGGAACTCATTTTGTTAAAATATATGTAAACTACCAAGCAGACAATTGGGCACGTCCAGGATGCACAATACGTGAGGAAAACAGCATCTCTAATGATATGAATGCGTTTATTCTTGCAATTAGAGAGTGTAAGGAATCAAATAATGGCTAGTAGAGTAGATTTCTTAACAAAAATTAAAGAAATTCAAAAAGAATATCCAGAATTAAATCAACATCAGATGGATGAATATCGCTGTAGGTATTATGGCGATGTTATTGATTTGTATCATGCATATACTCATGCACTAGAATGTGAACTTAGACAATTAAAGGCTAATGCACATGCAATTACGAATGTAAAAGGTCTAAAAGAAATGCTTGATAGACCTAAAGAAACTATTGAACTAAAAGAACCAAAACTCCCAGAATACCAGAGGTAAAAATGCAGACTAATTATAAAGTATGGTTTACAGAACCTGAAGGCCAAAAAACATGGCTTTTCGTAAATGAAGAATTAGCGAAGAAATTCTTAGAAAAGAAGAAAGAACAGTTTAATATTGGACCAAATACTCCATATAAAAGAGGTGCTTTTGGCGTTGCACCTGTAGAAATAATTGAAAACGAAGAAGAATTTTATAAATCCGTATTAAGGTAATATAATGTCGAAATATACATTAAAAGCAGGAAGAACTGCATTAAAATGGCCAAAGTTCGCTATTGACTATTTTATGGCAAGACCTGAATATGAAAGAACTTTATCACTTGAGAAACCAAATGATGCTGGCCAAATAGATGTAAATGATATTGCAGCATGGATTACTGATATTCGTCAAGAAGGTGATGAATTCGTAATGGACATTGATACTAAAGATACACAATCAGGACATGTTCTTAATAATATTCTTTCTACAGGTAAAGAATTATATTATTATTTGTATGGAACTGCAAGCAATTTCAATATAGAACAGTGCACAAATATTCAAAATGCAAACCATATTGAAATTAGAGATGATGGTAATCCAGTTATTACTGGTGCATTTGTAAAGGATGTATAATGTTAGAATTTCTTGTAGATATTTTTGAAGTAATTGCAGATTGTTTTCTTTGTGGTGTATTTAATAGGGATAAGAGACGATGAAGTTAAAATATAAAGAATGGTTAAAGACACAAGAAAAGTATAGTGGCAAAAATAAATGTTTTGTTGCTGGCTGTGATAAACCTGGTCTGTATGAAATGGGTGACGCTAGATATTGGTGTGGCGGTTGTGAAGAACATGCGTCTATGCAGATGAAATATCAAGATTATCTTCAGTCAAATACAAGAGAACCAGAAGTTTGGGGAACTTGGTAATGGCAGAGCGTCAGTTTTATTTTAGAGAAGATTTCTACAAGCTTGATGAAGTAGAAAAGGTATTGGGTTATGAAATTTGTAAAGGGGAAACTCATTATCTTAATGCACATCAATACTTTATGGAAACTGAATGCTGCCGTAACATGTATGAAAAATATCTTGTTCGTATAAGTGGTGAAGATTTCATTTTAAGAACGTATGCTGAAAAACTAATAACAGAAAAGACGAAATACGATATTGAAAAACTTAAATGTCATCGTTTACAAGACGGTATCGAGTTAGATAGAAGAACTCCAAAATATGTTATTGGACAACCAATGCATCCTGTCACAAAAGAAGTAAATTATAGACAGAAGCATAAGAAATCTCATAGGTAATATATGACTTTTACAGAATATGAAACTGCTGTTATTCAAAAGCTTAACGAATGTGAACAATTTAAAGTCTGGTCTTTTGATGATTTAAAAGAATCCATTTATGAAGACTTTGGATATGGTGATGATTTAAAGAATTTTTATAATCAAGGCAAAACTGTAGATGAAGCAGCAGATATTCTTGATGCTGGGACATGGATATTTATGTAGGGGTTGACAGATAATAAATTTTTGCTATATTTTGCGGGCAAATTTAAATAGGAAGGAAACAAAATATGAAGAAACTATTAATAATTGGTCTTATGGCCGTATCTGCATTTGCAGCAAATACAAAGCTTGATTTTACAATCTCGCTCAATAAGTATGATTGTGTTCTTAACACATGGAAGGAAGATACTTATGAAAGTGGTGTTGATTGGAAGTATTATGCAAAGATTGCATGTAAGGACAATGGTCGTAAGCCAGTAAATATTGCTGGTCTTAAGTTCCTTGACATCGCTGTAAATCTCAAAGGCGAATATATCTATACTTATGGATGGGCAAAGTAATGAAATATCTTTTATTGTCAATCGCATTGCTTTGTCTAGCATGCTCTGACAATATCTCTTCACCAGAAGAATATCAGGAAGTATGTGAAGACAAAGAACTTGGTTTTCATGAGGTTCAATATGAACCTTATTATGATCAATATTATGAAGAATGGTTAACTAAGGCTTGCACTTCAAAACGAATAGGCGAACCTTGTAAGGCTTATAACTTATCTTATAAAATAACAATTAACGAATGCCACATGGAGTTGGTAAAGTAATAAAATGAAATTCGGTTTAATCGGACATAATATTGAATATAGTAAATCTAAAGAAATATTTGAGTCACAGGGATTCGAATATAAGGTTTACGATGTTCCCAATGTTGAGTTAGGACTTCAAGCCGCAATCGATGATAGACTTGATGGTTTCAATGTTACAACTCCGTTTAAGAACGATGTTATTCAATACATGGACTGGTTAATGCCAAATGCTGACAAGACACAATCTGTAAATTGTGTCAAGATTCTTAACGATACGTTTATCGGTGAGAATTTCGATTCTCAGGCATTTATGACTTCTTTGGTTCATTATGTAGATAACCATGATGCATGGGAATTTGATTTCCCACATAATACTGCTATTCTAGGTAATGGCGGTGTTATGCCTTCAATCAAGATAGGAATCGAAGACTGGGTTAGAGGTGCAACATCAGTTCATAAGATTACTGTCTTTGCAAGAAATCCAAAAGAAGATCAGCTGTCTTTATCAGATTTCAATGCAAAGGATTTTGACCTTATTGTAAATACGATACCGTTTAAAGCTGGTATTGATATTAATTTTAACTGTAAAGGTAAATTTATTTACTATGACCTGAACTATGCCGATGATACCTTGATTAAGAAGGCAGAGCGAAATCATAATTGCTCTTGGGCAATCGATGGTTTTGATATGCTTGAACGTCAAGCGGATATGGCATTAAACTGGTGGAGAGAATAAAATGTGGGATGGTGAAAAACTTTCGGCAGAGCTTGATAGAAAAATCAAGGAAGAAAATTTTATTACTTATCGTGATATTATTAACCAGAGTGTAACTCAGTTTAAAAAAGGTATTCCATTTAATGAACAAGTCTTTAAATGGGTTTATCGTAAGGAAACTGGTGTGCAACAGTTAACCATTCATAATATGGTTAATTTCTGCCTTGCAAACAATATTAAGTATATAGACGATAGATTTTATTTCGCCACTACTTGCTATGATTGGAAGACAGGTGAAATTACCACATTTAAAGACTCTCCGAGAAAACCAGATGATGTTGAAGAGTTAGCAATTAAGGAACTTGAAAAATTCAAGTATGACTTTATTCCTTCTGATCAAAAAGGCGGATTAATTTGGCACCAAGACGGTTGTTGTGATTGTGGTTTCTATATTTCATGTAAGATCGAAAATGAATGGTTAATTTTCTATTATATGAAAGATAGTTTTGGTGGTTGGCATAGACCATATCATATGAAAGCAATTAACCGTTATCTTTATGAATCAAGTGATATATGGAGATTAACAGTAAAAATTGATTATTCTGCACCTGGATTTGGTTATCTTCAGTTAGAAAATACCCATAATAGACCTGCAGGGTTTGAACAAAAAGTTAGCGTAATATAATGGAACATATAGAATTAACAAATCAAGAAGTAGAAATTTTATTTGAAAATTGTGAATGTGTTAACATTGACATGTGGGCAATTAAATCTTTAGATTTAGAAACCGATGGTGATTCATATACTTGGGATAGGTCTCGTAAGAATTTTATGAAACGAACACGTCTTAAGTATTTTAAATTGGTTGTCGATTTAGAAGATACTAGATATTTTTATCATACAAATAGGTTAATTGACACAAAGACTATTGAAGAAGATGGTATTCAATGTATTAATCGTTTGATTCATAGTGATGATATAACTGATATTTATATTAACGGAATTTGTTTTAACGTTCCTTGGATTCATGAAAAGTATACTGGTCATATTGCCGGAACTCCTATTGATCTTTATAGAAATAGCGCACAAATAAATTCTGAAGTTACTGATACTTCTGGCGGTCATACATTGACAATCAAAGTCGATGTTAGGGATAAAGAAAAATTGAAAAAAATTCGTGAAGGGCAAGCTGCAAGGGATATAACTATAGCTGAAGCTGATGAGTAACTGAATTTGTATTCTCCTGAAAGTGTAGGTTGACAAAACCTGCACTTTTTTCTATATTATTCATCATGAAAAGAATTATTCAGCAAAATATGGCTATTGATGCTGTTAGAGATCTCTTAGAATCGTTTGATTTACCCTATAAAGATCTGGGTGAAGAAAACTATGACTATGAAAATAGCAAAGCTACAGATTATCCTAAATGTTATACGTTTAGATTTGAAACTGTTAATTATATCCATATTGTGCTAGATGAAGAAACATATATTTACGAAGACGGATTACATTTCGAAACTAAGTATATAACAGTAACTGATCAATTCGTTAATCTTAAATTCTGGATTGCAAGACAAGCAGCAGAATATAAACAAAGTAGGTATTAATTATGGGAAAGAAAGTTAAAAATGAATTTGATGGTCTTACAGTTGATGAACTTAAGACAAGACGTGATGAATGTCAGCGTTCGATTGATGACCTTATTGCACGTCGCCAAAAGCTTGATAATAAGATCCATATTGATGTTCTTAATGGTAAGCTTAAGAGAATTATGGGCAAGTGGGTTAAGGTCAAGAACTTTGCTTGGATTGATGAAAGCAATGAAGAAGTCGATGGTTATCGAGTATTCAAGGTAGTAGGTGTAGAAGACTGGATCCAGGATAACAGATTTAAGATTGTTATTGAAAATGGTGTTTTCTACGGTAAGTTTAAAGAATGGTCGTTACCAAATAAAATGCAAGAACTTGTTATCATTGGTAATCAGAAGAATTATGAAACTGGTGACATTACTAAGTGGCAAGTTTTAACTGAAAAACAGGCACAGAAGTTCATGATTGATAATTCTGCTAAAATTTTCAAAGCTATGGCTAAAATTACGCCTGATTTGAAGTAACATAAATAAAATATGAGGAAAGCCGAAGATAAAACAGTCAAATTAAAACCGGTCTATAAAAAAGATAAGGTTTCGATGAATTATGACATAACTATAGGCATATTGGGGTTAGGTATTATCATAATGCTTGGAGTTATGTTCTTTATAAGATAACTGAAACAACAAATACCAAAAGTACCCGTTTACAAACGGGTATTTTTTTATTATATTTTATAAAAAAGGAAAATACAATGGAAATTCTGAAAATTATTCTTGCTATTATCGGTATTAGTACAGCATCTCTGTTTATTCTTACTAAAATGACAGCAGGAGTTTTTACACCTAAAATTACTGCACAAAAGATCGCACTTGCTTTAGGTTCTATTTGTTTAGTTGATATTATTGTGTTTATATCAATATTTGGTGCATCACCAATGTTTATTATCGCAATAATTTGCTGGCCTTTTGGATTAATAGGTTTAATATCAGAGATTAAGGAGAATAAGTAATATGACTTGGTTTAAAAATAATTTCTGGATTTTTTGGGCAACGGCTTTTGGCGGTTTTGATTTGTTTGCAACAATTTTTTTGCTTGCAACAACTGATAACACAAAATTGACTCTTTTTTATTTCATCTGTTTTTTGATAACTGTTCCTACGTCATTGATGGCACATTATGTTGGGAAGAAGAATCGTAAACAAAAAAGAGAAGATGAAAACTTCATTATTAATAAAAAACTTGAATTTCTAAAGGAAAGATTTTCAGAATGACCTGGAAAGACATAGTAATTTTAAGTATTCCTATTTTAGGATTTATTGTTATAATTCTTTCTATAATTCTTAATGATAAGACACCAATGGATATATTCCAGAGTATTTATCTTATTGTATTATTGTCTATTATTCCAGCACAACGGGTATTTTATTGGTTAAAGAAAGTATCAAATAGGAAAAAATCGGTATAATTATGTTTTTAACAATTTTATTAATAATTTTATGCTGCTATGCAGTTATATCTATTATTTCATCTTTTATATTTATCGTATCTGACTGGGAAGGTTTTTGTGATCATTTTGATGAAGATGAAAGAAAAATGGCAATTTTTATACTGGTTATATTTGGCCCGCTTATTATAATTGCAGCTTTAACTATGACTTCAGCAAAACCATTTTTAAACAGAACAGTTTGGCGAGATAATACAAAAAAGGTTGTAGAAGAAACAGTATCTACTTCATTATCAAAAGTATTAAAAAATTATAACAAATATTTTGAAAAGAATTAATTATGAGACGTTTGTTTATTATTAGAAAAGATTTGCATTTGACTGCAGGTAAACTTGCAGCTATGGTTAGCCATTGTGCAGAAGCATATTGGCTTAATTTGCTTATGCATAGTTATGTTAAGGATAACGAATTCGATGTTCTTCCTGTAGAAACTCCAGGTTATCCAGATTATTGGACGTTATACCGACATCCGGCTGTTTATGAAGCTGCAAAAGCAGCGCATGAACGTGGTGAGAAGACATTTGTTTATAAATCAGAAAACTCAAGACCCACCATGGGTATTAAGTTTGAAATTCCAAAGGATATTTGGAAAGATTATGTTTGTGATATTTTCACAAAGACTATTTGTGAAGCAAAAAACCTTAATCAGTTGATGAAGGTTGTAGATGTTGCTAAGAAATTGGGTCTTCAGGAAAATGTCGATTACGGTTTTATTGATGACTGTTGTAAAACTGAGCTTACACCAGAATTTACAGATGAAAACGGTAACGGCCGTTGTCGAGTAGGTATTTGGTTTAGACCGCTTCCAGATGATATATCAAAGGAACTTAGTAAGAAATATCAGCTATATAAGGACTAATTATGGACGTTAAAACCCGAAAGGTAGTGAAAGAAGTTGAAGAAGTCTATTATGTAGCCAATGATGGACTTGAGTTTGATTCTGAATATAAATGTAGAGAACACGAAAAAGAACTTACCATTAGTCAAGCTAAGATTGATTTTGATTATAAAGAAACTGATGATTATGAATTTGAAGTAACATATCATCAAAACTTACATAATAAATTTGCACAACTTATGCATAAAATTTTATATTTTAATTATGGTGCAAATAGAACTGAAGATGCTAGTGATTATTTGTTATCAAATGTTATTAAAACTATAGAAAGAGAATTAGAAGATAAACTTACTGATAATCATAGATATAGTTTTGAAGCATATACCAATTATGGTGATGATGATCATGGAGATGAATTTGTTTTATATGTAGAAGATAAAACAAAACAAGAACAAATATGTATAACAGAATCAGAATTTTGTGAATGTGTTTTAGAATCTTCATACGGTAAAGAGTTTAAAGAAACGCTTGATGAATTCATTGAGCATAATTATAAAAACATAGATATACAAGTTATTAAAACTAGTCTTTGTAATCTTGTTGATAATATCTATAAAAAACATAAAGGTTAATCATGTGTGAATTTTGTGACGGATTAAAAGAACGATTAATGGACCCGAAGTTTAGGGTTATTTTGGAACGAGATAGAAATCCACAATTTAGAGATTTTATTTATCAGCGTTCTAGTGTAGAACCTGGTTTTTCCTTTGGTGAATTAGATATCATCAATGAAAACCTTTATTTATGTGGTGATGAATATGAACCAATATTCATTAAATTAAATTATTGTCCAGAATGTGGAGAACCACTTGAATGGGCAAAGAATAAGATTGCTGAGTCTATCGAAAAGAATATTCCGGTAGTATATAGAGGTGATGATTATTGTAGACTTGTAGCAAGAGATACATTTGAAGCTGACCTTAGAAAAGCTAATCTTCATTTTGATTCATATAAAGTTGAAGAAGGTATCGATAAATATTATTTCGATAACGACGAATATCGTGTAGAAATTTATCCAGACGGTAAAAGCAAGTTATTTAATAATAAGACTAATGTAGAAAGACGATGTGAATATAGTATATATCGTAGCGTCGTTTCACAATTAATTGATCTTCATAAGTATGAAAAACACTAATAAAGATAAATATGAACACAAGCTACACCAGTTTCTTAAGGAACTGGATTCATGGCGATGGAACAGTGCCGAAGATTTAATAGAATTTCGTTCTAAAATCTTCAAGAAATATGGTTTTACTGATAGAGACTGGCATAAGGCTATTCGCTTAACTATGTCTGTTCCAGAACGTAAACATTACTTTGATGGTATTGGTTACAAGAAAGATGTTCAGATGAAAAAAGAAAAATCTGCAAAGCGTGCAGAAAAGAACGGAATTAGAGCACAATATTCAGATGAAGAATTGGAGGCACAGTTAAAAGCCGAAGATGATTGGATTATGGATGTTTATGACTCTTATTATGATGTTGAGGATATGCATACATGAGAATGACCGAAAAAGAAATAGAAATGTATGATTACCTTATGGAAAATACTGTAGGGTTTGATAAGTTAAACAAGAAATGTCAGCTCTATATTATTGACCAGATTTTATCAGGCAATACAGATAAACTTTTTGAATTATTGGAGGAGGAAGAATGATTGTATTTATCTCGGGTAGTTCTAAATTAAAAAGTTTAGATAAAAGAATGACAGATTGCCTTGACGAATATATGGCAAAGAAAGTATCTTTTATTGTCGGTGATTGTTATGGTGCTGATGAACTTGCACAGGATTATCTTAAGAAACATAACTATGAAGATGTAACAGTTTATTGTTCGACTCAAGAACCAAGATGGAAAAGATGTCGATATAGCAATTATGTTTCTTTGTGGGAAAAAGCACAAGGTAAGCAGGGTGAAGATTTTTATCAAGTAAAAGATAAAGCTATGTGTGAAGCATGTGACGAAGCAGTTGCATTTTGGAATGGTAACAGCTACGGTGTTAAGTGTAATCTTGAAAGATGCTTATCATTAAATAAACCAGTTTCTTATTTTATTGCAGAAGGTTGTTACCAGACTGTTCAATTAGAAACTAATTATATTGCGCCACCGAGTTTACCTTATGACCCAATTTTGGGTATGCCGCATTTATTAGATTCTAATATACAAGTTAAATACTAACAGACAATTTAAATAACCGTTTACAAAACGGTTATTTTTTGCTATATTATGCTATTATGAGAACGGAAGTCATCGAAGAAACAAAAAATATGGATTTTTCTGTTAAAGGTGAGGAGTACGTCTATCATTATATTGAATATAGACTATTTAAACCACCTAAGGAAGTACGTATCACCAAGTATAATGGTGGTAGGTATCATGGAGATATTCAAAAAGTTGAGGTCATCCACAAGGGTGAGCGGTTTTCTCGACATGTAAAGCCAAAGATTCCGTTTAAGAAACAGCTTATTAAAATCCCTTTTAAGCCAGAGGATTTTGTTCAGTTATATAGTGGTAATGTTGAAACAATCAATATTGATCATGATGATGCAGTATTAGAGAAAAATGGTGTCTCTAAAGATACCATTGAAGAATTGTATTACATGAAGATTGCCGACCATTATAAAGAAATAAACGAATATTATGCAGAGTTAAATAAAACTATTGCACAAGAAAGAGCAGAAAGAGAACATCGTGAAATGGAAGATGGTCCAGCAGAAGCATATCATGAAGAACTTGATACGACCCATGAATGGGATAATGCTGATGCTGCAGTAGATGCAATTATAAGAGAAATAGAAGAAGAAGACGAAGATCTTGAAGATGAATCTGAAGAAGATGAAGATGAAGATGAAGCAGACGAGTTCTTTTAGAAATTTCAACTTTGATGATGATTAATGAGGTTTTATGTTATATACACAAGATATGTCAAGTGAAGATTGGGAAAAATATTGTAAAGAATGGATTGATGATACTGTTGCTTTAGCAAAACGTCCATGGACTGATGAAGAGTATGAAAAATGGGCAGACAATCAGTTAAAAGATGATTTTTTTCATGATTGGTCAGATAAAAAGAAAGCATTATTTAAAAAGTTAATGATTGAAGGTAAAAAAGCCGAACCTGAAATTTGGGATTCAACTTTGATGTTTCGAACAATGTGTGATATTGAAACCATCGAGAAGTGTAAAGAATTAATTGCACAAGGTGAAGGTGTTAAGTTTGAAAGAACAAATGTTGAACATGAAGAAAATGAATTCGAACGTATAAGAGGTGAGTATAATGTTCAAGAGAATTGATGAACTGATTAACATTCATAACCTTAAGCATGAAATAAAGGAAAAAGATGATTCGATTTGGTACATTATTAACGGTTTTAAAGAATGTCCTGACGATACCATTTCTATTGCTTATTGCCCTAAGTTTACCAGTGATCAAAAAATTGCTGCATTTGTAATTTACGATAATGAAGTAAAGGAAGGCAGAATGTTTGACAATATAACTGTTCTTAATGAATGGTTCGAAGCAATTTGCAATGGTGACGAAAATTATTGCTATCCAAACGAGGAAATAAATGGCTGATTATTTTTATATTTTAAGATATAGACAAATGCATTTTGTTGGTAAGGGTGATCCGGACCATTATGAATACAAAGAAGTCGCAAAGTCTACTAACCGACAGTTTATTAATTCTATTATTGAAAAATATAGATTAAAGATGGTTAACCCCAAGGAATATATCGATGACGGATATGAAATTGTCGAAGAAAAACTAGAAGATTGGGTTGATTACGATTATATTGTAAAGCATAGTGACAGGAAACATGTAAGGACAGATGATTACAATCCTGAAGTTTTAGAATCTATTGGAACAGAATATAAAAAAGCAGAATTACCAACATTTGTGAGACCATTTCCTAAATTATTCGGAGTATAATTATGGATATTAAATCAAAATTCACTTATTTTACTAATCCTAAAGCCGCATGTGATATTGTAAGTGATGCTTTTAATCAACGTGGGCTTAAGTTTGTCAATGATGGCAAATATGGTCTCTATTATTGGTTCAATTATTATTCTGACATTTGGGGTAGAATGTTACCTCATGTATTTGAAGTCATTTATACATTGGTAAAGAAAGAAGAAGGAAAGACGCATCCTAATAAATGGTTTGAAGGTATGAAAGAACTTCCTGCTATGAGAATTAGGATTGCACCAGCTTCTGAAGCTAGAAGTGTTTTTGGCGGTGGTATTGCCTGCACTGATACTATTCTGATTGATTTCTACAAGGGTGTAGATATGAGCGATTATGACCAGAAAGTAGAAGAATGGAAAAAGAAAAGCGATGAAGCACAAGACTTTATGTTTATCGATTCAAGACCCATCTTTGGTCAAAATCTTTATTCTGCAGTTTATACTGGTGATGGTATAGAAAAAACAGAAAGTGCCTTATATGAAAAGATAAATGATTTTTCGATTTTGGATAAATTGGTTCAAATTAATGAAAACTGGGATGTTTGTAGTTCAATTTTAAAAGATAAGGTTCTATAATGACACAATATCAAGAAGAAAATGACATGATGCCACTTGAAACAATGTGGTATATTGAAAGGCTTATGAGCCAAAAGAAGTATAAGGAAATCATTGATCTTTTTGAAGAGGATCCAGGTTATTCTTTATATGTAACTGAAGGTTCTTTATATCCTGATTATGTATTTAGTTATCTCCCAGACTATAATCGTTCTGAATTTGCTAGAAGGCTATTGTCTATTAAAACTAGATATGGTTCACCACTATTTAGCCTTAAGGTTACTTTAGAAAAAGGTCATGATAATCTTTGGCATAAAATCTGGTACGTTGAGGTTAACTGATGCTTACTGGTTACTTCGTTAGATTAAAGAATTATCAGAAAGCTGGACTAACTCCTATTTCTATTGCTGCAAAAGCACCTGTCTGGTATAAAGGTTCTGAATATAAGAAACTTGCTCCTAAATGGTCATTCTACAGTGAATGGAAGAACGGTTCTCATAAAGGAGATAATGATTATTATATCAAACACTTTAAAGAAGAAGTTTTGGATAAGTTAGATCCTGAACAAGTTATAAAAGAATTAGAAGGTTTTAGCGGAGTAACAGAAAGCAACATAATTCTTTTATGTTATGAAAAACCAACAGATTTCTGTCATAGACATCTAGTTGCAGACTGGTTTAATTAAAATATAAAACGAGACGATTATGTTTTTAATGTGCATGAGCTTGATTTGGATAGCGAAGTACAATTACCAAATCTAGGAATCTTTTATTAAAATTATTTTATAAAGAGCGGTTGACAAAACCACTCTTTTTTATTATTTTTATATTTAAAAGGAATTTAGTATGAATGATGGAATGGGTTGTTTTGCACTAATCTTAGTTTTCATTATTGGATTTTGTGCATTCATGGCAGGTCTTAATTTTGGAAATCCAGGCGAGCTTATTACGACTAAAACACAGTGTGAAATGGCAGTTAATCAAGAACGCTGTGTAGATACATTATATTATGTAACAAAACCGTATACAAAAAGGGAGACAAAATGAAAGGATTAATTGTTTTTAGAACCGACAACTATACCTGGGAAGGTGGTGTTGGTTCAGTTCTTAGAGATATTAGGAATATTCCTGATAAAGAAGCAGAACGTTTAAAGAATGAAATGTCTGCTGCAGGTTTTAAGGTTTTCGATTTTCAAGAAGGTGATAATGCTTAATCAATTATGGCAACTTTTCAGAGCAAGTGGTGCATCCAAACTCGTCGTAGCTATGATTACGATGTTTGTTATGCTTTTACCTTTACGTTTTAATGATTGGGATAATAAGAAGAAATAACGACAGTTTAAGGTATTATAATGGCTAAGCATAAGTATGAAGAATTAGAAGTCGATGAACACAATCTCGCTATCCATTGGAGAGAACGAGATGGTGACGAATATTGGGGAATTAACGAATATAAGCCCAATGGTCGAATCAAGGATGTTCATATTACACATATGTATTTTCCTCCTGGATATGTAAATTACTTTGACCATAAGTATGAAAAGGGTCGTCATGTCTTTTATGAATATGACGAGAAATTTAATGTTATAAATTCAAAAATTGTAGACGAGGAGTAACAATGACAAATTATGGTAGCGAAGATTGGGATGTATGTTATTCAGATGATGGAAAAACATGTTATATCTTTGAATGGTATAGCAATATAAAAGGGCTTGTTACAACTGAAGTTTTTGCACCTGATGTAAAAACGTTTATAACTATTACTATTGATGAAGATGTAAATGATAATAATATTATCTGGTCGATTGACTATGAGCATTTTGAAAATCCAGAATATCCAGAATCTTATTATGAAAGTCCATGGTCGAGACCATTTAAATGGAATATCAATTTTGATGAAAAATTTATTAAGGAATAAAAATGTTAGACATATTAAATTTTTGTAAAGAGAATCCAGGAATAACTTTTGTTATCTTGTTCTTTGGTTATTGCACAATCAATACCATTATGAGACACATCACTTATATGGTTACTGGTCAAAATAAAGACGAAAGGGATGATTAATGAGATACATGGAATTTTTTGGAATGCTTGACGATATATTTGCAATGTATCGTAAAGAAGAATTGGATGAAGGAAAGAATATGCTTCATTACCACTATTATCAGGGTTTGAATTCTGTTAAAGATGGTTATACTGTATATCTCGGTCAAGTAGTAGACGATGTTCGTGCTTTATTGAAACGACTTCAAGAAGAAGAAAAATTCCAGTTTACAGATGAAGATATGAAGGAAATCAATTTTCATCTTAATGATACAACAGTTCACCAGTCTGATTGGGATAATCCTACTGAATTGAATTTTAGAGCAAAGTATGATTTGATGTTTGCATTGCGTGATATTCTCGCAAAATATCCAGAAGTTTTAAAGTATTAAGGTAATAGTATGGAAGATGAAGAAGAACAAATGGTAGAAGAATCTTATCAGATTTATTTACTTAAGAAAGCCGAAAAAGAAAAAGAAAAAAGAAAAAAGTTTGACACTAGTCCAGAAGAACGCTCATGTAATATGGTCGAAATTATTGAGAGCGTTCTTAAAAATGAATATCCAGATATTCATGTAGAACATCTTAGGGATTGTGGAACTAGAATCTTCTATTTTGAATGTCCTATTAGTTCTAAAATGGTCAGTTTAATCCAGATTCCTGTTAGATATAAGCATTATACTGATGAACCAGGAGGACCTTTAAAATTAACCATTTATTTTGATACCGTTATTTTTAATGTAACAAATCAAAAATTCACTCTTGATGAATTTTATAAAATGTTACATGATAATCCGGATGTTCTTACAGATTATATTGCTAAATGTCGTAAGGATAACTTATCTTCTGTCATTTTCCCACAAGTAGATCCATTTTCAATGAATGATACTATTAAAAAGCTTTCTGATGAAATGATTGACGAAATGGATAAAGAAACATTAGCAAAAATGGTTAAACAGTTGAAAAAGGAAAATTATGACATTAAATGAAGCTATCCAACATTGTGAAGAAAAGGCACTCTGTGGCGATGCTTGTGGTTTAGAGCATAAACAGCTAGCCGAATGGTTAAAAGAGCTTAGAAGCTATCGTATGGACGAAGAATCGAAGCCTACGAAAGCAGACGTGAACAAAGTTCTTGAACATATGTTAAATACTCCTAAGTTTGACCTTGAAAAATTCAGAAGAGCTAATGACATGGGAGATTTTTATGTAGAATATTCTGGTATTGATAACGGTAAGAGATATAGTGGTAGAAGCTACTGTGATACAGAACAAGATGCAGAAAAAGAAATGGATCGTCTCATGGACGATGAAAAGAATGACATGATTTCTATTCATATGGGTAATCATACTATTAAATCCTTTACAAGGGGCTATAGATAATGAAATATAAAAATGTGGAATTAACAGAATTGCAACCTTCAGACTGGGATGGACATCCTAGATTAATGCTGGTATGGCGAAATAGTGATTATTATCCTTCTGCTTTACGGGTTGAAGGTTATGTTCATTTAGAAGATCGTGTATACTGGATAACTACTATAGAAAGCGTTAATAATAGTTGTAATTGTAATGCAGCATATGATAATACAATTAAGCTACAGAATACATATACACATTGTGCAGAAATTCCATCTATTGAAAGTATTTATCAAGAACGAATCAAAGATTTAGAAGAACAAGTTACTCGAATGCGTAATAATGCAAATGAACGAGAAGATGAATTTAGACGTCAATATCAACAGCAAGAACGTAGATTTAGGGAAGAAATTGAAAGAATAAGAAACGAAAATGCTAATGCATATCCGCCTTATAAGTTAAAAGAAGTCATGGAAATTAAATTACCAGACAGTCTTATTAAAGAATTACTTTCAAAAAAGTTTGGTAAATATAAACAAGATTTCATTTGGGAATGGTCAAATATAGAAATTCCAGATCAAACTTTATATAATACAAATGGTAATGCAATTAGGTTTATCCATGTTACAAAAAAATTTTATGACAATGTGCGAAAAGTTGACTACTGGTTAACTCCTGATCCTACAATGCAACAATATAGAGTAAAGTATGCATATGAAGATCAAGCACGTATTTCTAAAGTTTATTGTGGTGAAAATGCATAATGAAGATAAGAATAATCAGAAGATAAGAAAAGAAATCGAAAGCATTTGTAATATTACTGATGATTCTACAAAAGAATTAGAAGCTAGGCATTGGAATACATTGTGTTTAATCGAGAAAAAACTTGGTACTAGACGATTTTATGCTTGGATTGGAAATGAAGCAAAATTATCAGAAAGATTATCTAGTAAAGAAGAACTTTGGAAAATAACCTTAAAAGATATGAAAGAAGAACTATTACAAAATGCATTAAATCCGAAACGTATTAAAGGTATATTATGGAAAGAAGAAAAATAAAACTTATTGTCACGGTCGAATATACACCAGAAGTCTTGAAAGATACACGAGACGAAAACGGTAATCATATTGACCAAACTTATGAAGAAGTTACAGAACGTGATATTGCAGTTATGGATCAAGAAATCTGTGAATCTGTTGGTTGTGCATTAGACGGTTTATTCGACGATGCATTCGATGACCCTGACAGAGATGATTATCTTCTTAACCACGGCGATGCAAAATATAGTGTTATTAATTGGAGTGCTTATGGACAAAATCTCGGTAAAGGAAATAATTAAATGAAATATTTTATTAAGAAAAATGGAACATTCTTATCTGCTTCTTATGATACTACCAAAGATGTAGTTGAAAGAATAGTAGCAGATATGCAGCGTAAAGAACCATATGCAGACTTCAGAATGTATGAATGGGATGGTTGGATGAATATGAAAGTCGTTCAAACATTAGAAGAATGTGAATGTCTTGATGAAGTTAACTGGAATTGGGATAGGAAGTATATCCCTATACGTGATGATGCAGACGATGATTGGGATATAACGTAAGGAGTTAATATGTCTGATCAAGCAACTATGGATTTAATTAAGTTTGTAGCTGAAAATTCTTTAGTAAAGGAAGATGCTGATGATAGTCGGCTAACATCTCCTGTTTGTTTAGCTATATTAGCTAGAATGAGCATGAAAAATAGCAGAATTTCATTTTCAAAAGATAGAAGCAATAGTATTTGGAAAACATTTGAATTTGATATGCCGCTTGCAACAGATCCTAGACGTTTAACTGGTCAACAGTCAAGACAAAGAGATTTATTAAGTATATTAGTTGAAGAAATAACAGATAAATTAACCGCATACTTTCTTGATAAAGAACCGACAATTCAATCTTGTCATATGGCAATGAATCCAGAATCAAAAAAATGCACTGTTAAAATTAATTATTATATAAGGAATGAATAAAATGATACCACAACACATTTCTAGTATTATTCAAGAACTTCAAAAAGCAACAAACTATGAAATGAATAGTGAAATAGAAAAAACTATTTCTGGTTGGTATGCTAAATTCATTAAAAATAAATTTACTTGTCCAGTATGTAATGGTAATGGTTATAAAATAGAAACAATTACAAAGTATGATCCATTTTCTGGCTGGCCATATGATGCAGGAACAGAAAAAGTAACTTGCAAAGTTTGTGATGGAAAAGGTTGGACTGAAAAGAAACTCAAACCTGTAACAAAAATAGTTGATTGGGTTGAAGAAAAATAAAGGAATGAAATGACAGTAGAAAATAAGAACGATGTAGTTTATTTCTCGGTAGATAATTGGTTTTCAGGTCGTGATTATCCATATGATGAACAATTTATCAAATGGATGGGCGATGACTTGAATCAGGCTTTCAGAAATGAAGAATGGGTTAAGGAAAATAAGCTTTGTGTCAAATGGGGTTTCATTGACATGTCGATGAACTACTGTGTCACTGCTCCTAGAGAATGGGTTGAACAGAATTGTCCTAAGCTGTTAACCGATGAGGAATATGAGTATGACCTTATATCAAGTGATAAAGGCAGACAGACTTATAAAGGTAAATATTCTGAATTTGTTTATCAGCCTGATGAAGAAGGTAATCCTCCTGAAGATAAGTTCGGTTGGTCGTTCTTAGAATATTGCGATGAAAATATCGGTTGCGAATATTATGAAGAACCGTTTGAATCTGATTATGATGAAGACGAAGATGAAGAAAGTGCAGAGGAAGAATAATGTCAGAATATAGAGATAAAGATAATAAAGAATTTTTAGATCTTATTGATTTAGTTCAAGAAAAATTAAAAGGAACTAATTATAAGATGTTTATTAGCATTGATGAACCAGATGTTGAATGGGATGAAGAACATCCACATGAAGACTGGTTAGAATATGATAAGTATGACAAGAATCCGAAGTTTAAAAATCATGAAACCGATGCTGATGGTTGGGGCCAAAAAATTGCAATATTAGACCCAGATACTCAAGCACCTTATAAATTTTCTAAAACAAAGTGTAGATATAAGCATCCTCTTATTCAATTTTGGCAAAACTACGAACATTATTCTCAATATGATATAATCAGAAATGCAGCATATATGTATGATGTTATTCATTATGATCAAACTACTGCTAATGAACCATATTATGAAGAATATATTACATATAAAGATATTTTAAAATATGTTGAAAATGATTTGTTAAATGATTTAAAAGTATTATCAGAAGCTACTAAGAAACTGGCGGAAATCCATGCAGATGATAAAGCTTTAGCAAAATTAAAATATAAAAGATATAGATACGAAGACGATGAGTAGAAATAGATTATATTATGATGACAACATTGAGTTAGTAAAAGAAGGTGCAACATATGTCGTTATCAAAAGAAAGCCAAAAATGAATGTCATTCAACGTTCATTAAAAGAAGATATTAAACTATTACAAGGAAAAGAAACTATTAAATCTTTCTTACCAAGATTTAATATGGTATATAAGGTATTTGATTGTCCTTCTTTAGATGGCAAGTTGTTATTTTTTACAACAGATGGTGATCCGCTTAGACATTGTTGTGGAAAACATGAATTATATAAACGAGATTTAGAAGAACTCGTGAATATTGCAACGAAAGAATATGGTTGTAAGTCTTATTTGTATGGTATGGTCAGAGATGATTATGCACCAGAAACAGGTTATATTGTAATGTCTAAGAAAAAACAGTTTCCAGATATGGTAGAAGATAAGTTCGGATATAAATTAGATGTTGAAACAGATAATCCAGATATAGCATTTCATTATTATAGACCAAAAAAAGATTTTAATTATTCTACTGCCGAAACTACTATTGCAAAAGAATATAAGCTTGATGAAGATAATTTACTTAAGTTATATGTTTATAATTACAATGTAGCAGGTGATGTTGCATTTATTGAATTAAAAAATTGGAACGTAGTTCCAAACTGTGCATATTCTAAAAGGCATTAATATGAATGAAGACAGTTTACTTTGCGCACATGGTGAAATTCCTCCTAACAGATGTGAAAATTGTGATTTCTGTACAATGATTCTTCCAAAAGAAGGAACAGTTATATGTAATGTTATGGGTTTCGATTGCGATATGCCTTGGTCACCAAGCAAAATTAATAGATGTTCAGAATATCAGAATCTAAAAGAACAATGGGGAATTTAATATGTCAGAACCAATGGAAGCTTGGCATCATCCTATACATTCGGAGTTAGATTATATACCATGTATGGAAGTTACTACTGAATTAGAAATTACTACTAATCCTCTAAGTAATAGTCCTTTTAAACAAGGTATTCATAATACTAGAGAATCTACCGCTAGTTTCGATAGATTAATTTCTGTATTTAGAACTCTTGGCAATATAATGAATAATGATGAATTATATAGTAATGGTATTGCCAGAATAACATATCATGATAAAACATATAATATGAGAAATGAAGATGAAGCAAAAGAACTCAGAAGAGTTGCAATTCATTATGTAGGATTACCGGATTTATAATATGAATATAGAAGATAAAATTTACAAAAGACTTGTAGAAGATTATGGGTTAGATAACCTTAAGATGACTATTGGATTCGATGATAACGACTATGCTCCGATAGTGGTATTTAGTAGATATACCAGAGTAGTGAATCTACATGTTGAAATGATGGAACACTTGATAAGTGCCTATGATCTTGAAAAAGATATTTGTGACCTTGTAAATTTGGAATTAACAAGGAATTGTTATGAATGAACAAGAAATAAAAGTTTATAAAGACATCTATGCAGATGCAAGTTATGCAAAAGTTGGTTTTAAAGGAAAAATTATTAATGAAAAAGGAATAATCTATTGTCCGTATAAGAAACCATCAAAATTTCGTCAATTTATTAATTGGATTGTTAATAAATTTGCTATATTTAAATCGAAACGTCAAGTAGAAGAATTAATTGAGAAGACAAAGATATGACAGAAGAAGAAATACAAGTTTTAAAAGATAGATTAGAATATGTCAGAAATAAGATGATGATTTATTCTAACACTGGTCATCCAGATTATTTAGCATTAGCCAATGAAGAAAAAGAAATTATAGACAAGTTAGGTGATTTAATTTTGAATCATACTGATCCATTTCCTACTAAAGATATAATTTCGACGTTTATCGTTAACCAGCTTGGAATTAACCTTTGTGCTGTAAAGTCTATCAATATCGATAGACAGGAAGACGGTCAGATTAAAGAAATCAAGATTGAGTTTATCCCGTCAAAGGATTAATATGACAGTTGAAGAACTTATACAAGAATTAGAAAAATTTCCCAAGGATTTACCTGTTATAGATTTTGAACATGACTATATTACAGAAGTTAGTTTAGCTTCAAAATATGACGAGGACAATGATTCTATAGAAGTAGTAAAGGTTTGGTAATATGACTGTAAAAGAATTAAAAGAATTTATTAAAGATTTGCCTGATGATATGGAAATTGCTATAAATGACCCAGGCTATGTATCTGATGATCCATATTGTGGAGTTGAACTGACGAGTGTAGATGCGACACCAGTAGAAAATCAAAATGTATTTATACAACATGTTACTTGGTGTAGTGAAAAGAAAGATGTTCTTACGTTTGGTCTTTATAGATAAGGAAAATTATGACAGTAAATGAATTATATAAAAAATTAGAAAAATATATTGTTACAGGTTTTGGCGATAGCGAATTAAAAACGTCTGACCAAGGTGGAAATGATGGCGAAGTTTTAGCCGTTTATGACTATGACGATCCAAATGAAAATAATGGAAAAGTTATAGTTGTTGAGGTTGCATAATGAAAATATATAATGCATATTATTATGAATATATCCCAGGTCATGGGGATTCTCAGAGAAATCATATCGCTAGTTATTCATCATTTGAAGTCGCATGTGATAAAGTTCGTGAATGGATTAGAGATAATATCCTTTGCGATGAATTAAAACTTGATATAGATGATGGTGCATCTGACGAAGAAATCAATGCTGCATATGATAAAGCTTATGATGAAATCGAAAAATATCTTGCAGAAAATCGTAAAAAATATGATTTAGATAAGTGGACCCAGAACAGTGAATGGGGTGGCATTGAATCTGTTGAAATCATAGAGAAAGAAATTGACTAATAAAGGAAAATCATGTTTTACGAAGAGATACATAGCCCTGAAGAAATGGCAGAATTTATTGTCAAAACTGCAAACAAATATAATGTTAAACAGATAACATTGTGTGGTGGTTATAGACATACGATTATCTATAATTATGACGTTATGGAATGCAATTTTATAGTTGAACATGACATGACAGTAGTTAATGAAAAAGGTAATAAGTATGAACTAAATCCAAAAGAAAAGACACTTTATACGATTTCTACCATTGACCCACATAGCAGACCTATGAAAGATGCTATTCGTATCATGCATGGTTTTCAAGAAGATAAATGGATATTGGATCATGTTCTTGATTCTGAAGAATATAGAACAAAAGGCATTGTTCAATCTGGTTGGTTAAGAGGTAACGTTTATAAGGTAGTATCTCCAGATGATACTGATGAAATATTACTATTCTGTAAATGTGCTCTTAAAAGTATTTTTAGAGACGCAGCAGAACATTATGAAGTAGAAAAAAGATATAATCCGGATATTTAATATGACCGAACAGGAAGTTATTGATTTTGATTTCAGCTGGACTAAGAAGTTTGAAAAATATCTTGAAGAGTCTGAAAAAATCTTAAATGATATCCCAGTAGATCTGCGAGAAAAGTATAGAGAAGATTTAATGAATAAATTTTTTAATGGAGAATCATTATGGACCCAGAAATAGAAAAAATAAGACAAAGAATGGTTCCTGGAAGTCAGGTAGTTGGTCTGCCTCAATATCCAGTAGACGATATTAAGAAAGGTCAGAAGTATGCTACAGCATTACCAAGATGGATAAGCGGCGATACATATGAAGGCCAGATGTATACCATTGATATAGCAACAGAAGACATGAAAGGTAAGCATGAAGGCGTTGTCTTCAGACCTTATATAAGACCATCATTTTTAACAAATCCGCAAGAATGAAAGACGTTAACGAATATAGACGATTACATGAAAAAGTATTTGGTTTTGAACCAAATGTAATGCTTGTTTTTACCCACTTTGACGAAGTATGTCCATATTATTTTGATGTTACAAATGGTGTATTTTTAGATGAGGTTGTCAGTGTAACTAAAAAGCATGGATTGAAGGTAAGACCAATAATTGGTTACTGTTTATAGGTAATTTATGTCAGAAGAAACAGAAGAACATTGGTCAGAATGGTTTGACTGGACAATGGTCGATATTTATGAAACAATATATCATGAAGTTCCAGGACATAATTGGAGCGAGGTTGATATAGAATTCGAACATAATGACGGAAGTATCAGTAAAGCTTATATGTGTCCTTATGAAGAATGGCTAGATGACGATTATTGGAAAACGTATGAATTACAAGATGAACATTATAAATGGCCATGCGATACAAGTACTGTAGTTAGGTGGAGATTCTTATATGATTGGAAAGAAGACTAAAGAAGAACTTAGTAAAGAAATTGCAGAATTAAAACGAATAAAAGGTTGTCTTGAATTTGATTTAACTTGTATGGGTATTATGAATTATGGACCTATTATGAGAGAATTGGATGAAGTTAATGCTAAGCTTAAGAAATTAGAGAAAATCTATGAAAACGATTGATATATATGCAAATGGACCTACAATAAACTTCGAGACCATCGAAGACTTGAAGACTAATGAAAAGGTCAGGAAAACTTTGTTCGATGAACATGGTTTCTTAAAAACTTTCTATATTTTCGAAGATGCTGATAAACGAAATCCACTCAATAATAGATTTAGAGTTGGACTTTTTAATAATGGTAAATGGGCTTCAATCGAAACCGATACATTAGATGAAATGCTATCTGCATTAACAGATTTTAAAGTTCAAAGAGCAGAACAATTTAAGGATTAATATGGCAAATACATCAGAAAGTATAAAAGAAGTAGCAGCAATTAAAAAATCTTGTAATATTGATAATCCATTGGCTATGGTCATGGCAGCAAAATTACAAAAAACTGTTCCCGTAACCTATATTAAGGATATTATCCAAAAGAAGTCTTTTACATTCAAATTACCTTATGCAATTAATGAAAAAACTTCAGGTATCGCGGAGTTAACAAAAGTTCATGCAATGTGCGAACCAGAAGTTATAGAATATTTTAAAAAGTTAAATGAAAAATATCAGATTAATATTTGTAAGGTCGATTCTTCTGTAGACGATAATACACAGACCATAACTTATACTTTTGAATACAGTTTGGAGATGAAAAGTGAAAACTGATTTTTTGACTTATGATGAATGGTTAAAAGAAGATATGGAAAAATACAAAAAGGAATGTCCAGAAGATCCATATTGTAATTACTATGTTCCTGGTTGGGAAGATGGTTCTAATCAAATAGGTGACTGGATTTGGTCACATCATAGTTAAGGAAATAAAATGACCGAATATCAATTTAAGAAACGTGAAGCTGAGTTCGAAAAAGAACATGAACATGATTTTAAAGAAACCAGTGACGCAGATTATTTACATGAAAAAATTTATTTCTATTATCAAATTTGTAAAGAATTGCTTAAAGAAAATCAGAAATTAAGGAAATTTGAAAATAGATGTAAAGATTTAGAAGAACGTCTTGATTTTAAAGAGAGGGTTCTCGATAAAATTCCATGTGGTCTAGTATATGACGCTGAAGAAGATGTCGAAAGAGAAGACCAAGAACAAAATGACATTCGATGAAACAAATAAAGACTTAGAAGAAAAATTAAAACAATTTCAATGTAACCATTGTGGAAATTGCTTTAAAGGTTTGCCTTGTCCACAAGACGATAAACTATTTAAATTTTGGAAAGAATATTACGAATCTAAAGGTATAACAAGATGAATATCTTAATAATAAATGGACCAAATCTGAATTTTTTAGGTATCAGAGAACCAGAAATCTATGGTTCTATGACGTATGGTGATTTATGCGATGAAATACGGTGTTATGGATTTGAAAATTCTATTAATACTAAGTTTCTTCAAACAAACCATGAAGGTGTAATTATAGATGAATTACAACAAGCCTATAATATTAAATATGACGGTATTATTATAAATCCTGGTGCATTTGCCCATTATAGCTATGCAATTCGTGATGCTTTAAAATCCGTTAATAATATCATAAAGGTTGAAGTCCATTTATCAGATATTACTTCTCGTGAAGAATTCCGAAAAACTTCAGTAACTGCTCCAGCATGCGATAAAATGATTTGCGGCAAAGGAGTTCAAGGTTATCTTGAAGCAATTGACTTTATAAAGGAAAATGCAAAATGATTTCTAAAGAAGTAGAGGACAAACTGGAACACTGGGATCTTTTTGTCAAGGACGGATATAGATTATATACCGGTAAGAGTTGGCCACGATCATTAAAGGGTAATATTGCTACATTTTTCGATAATAAATGGATAGTAAGAACGGCTGACAGTTTCGAAGTCTGCAAAGATGAACTTGGAACATATATAGGCTGGCCTAATACCGATACAGAAATAGATGATGATAAGTTTATAGAATATATGGATTTGTTTCGTGATATGGTAACACACATGAATTATGTAGACCATCTTATAGAACTTATTAACAATTTAAAGGCATAACACGATGAAAAACGATTATTTTGATTTAAAAAAACTCATGGATGATTCTTCCGATAAGGTAGATGATGAACTTGATAATTTAAATAATGAAGTATGTAGTATTACAAAAGGTGTCGGACGTATAGTTCTTCATCCACTCCATACACTTGAAGCAGAACATTATTTCGGTGACAAAATGATGGATGAAAATTATTATCTAACCTTTTTATATAATAATACAAAGATAAATTCTCCAGTCCGTAATAAGTTTGCTGTTCTTTCTTATGCAGAAACTTATCCTGTATTAGTACAATCGCTTAAAACAGAAGATTCAGAAGTTGTTAAAATTAATAATCAAAAGGAATTTCATAAGATTCTTAAAGAACTAGTCAATGATGATTCTGTCCTACGTTCTGTAAGAAGTGCTATGAATCAAAAGGAAGCTAAGAAATGAAAGTATCAAGACTTATAAAGATTTTACAAGAGTATCAAGAAAAACACGGTGATATTGAAGTATTATCCTGCCCTAAAGAATATCATATAGCTACTGGTCAGAATTATTTTACCGATGACCTAAATATAGATTGCTATGACGATACTCTGGACTGGAAAGGTAATCGAGCAATAAAAATTTATGGATATGTTTAAGGATAATAAACAATGTTATTTTTAATTAATTTTTCTTTAATAATGACCTCGATATTACTTTTTATTTGGGGAATTTCTGGATTAGACGGACCAGCACAGAAAGATTGTGAACTTTGTATGAAGATAAGTCCAGTTTTTTGTGTAATTGCATTAATCATAACACTAATTTTTAAATAAAAGGAGTAAATAATGACTGCAGAAGAAGCAAGAAATAGCAGATATTCAGCAGAAGACGAAAAACCAGGACACCATAACACATTCAACCTACTTGTCTTTGACTATCTTAATGATATTGAACAAAAGATAAGACAAGTTATGCATTATACTGACGCAACAGTTTATTCATTAAAAGATTTGTGTAACCGAAAAGATATAGTTGACGAAATCATGCGTCTATTAGATGAAGCAGGATTTAAAGTAGTAGCAGAAGCAAATTGTAATATTGATCTAGATATGGAATGGTATGATTTGTTTATTACATGGAGAAAATAGAGCAATAAAAATTTATGGTTATATTTAAAAATAACCATTTTTATTTTTATAAATATATTGTTAATTAAAGCAGTGAACACATGAATAATATAACCATATATACTTGCTGTCATAAAGACTATAAAGACATTGGCGTAAATAATCCTGTTTATAAGTTAATTTCTGATAAAGATATTAAGAATGAATCATCATTGGAACTTGTTAAATCAGACGGATTTCTTGATAATAGAATGTGGTCAGAATTGACCCAAATTTATTATGTATGGAAACATCCTGAATTACAAACAGACTGGATTGGTTTATCACATTATAGACGTTATTTTGAATTCTTAAACGATATTCCTGAACTCACAAAACCTGTTATTGCAAAGCATTTGATGAATGCATATAATAACTATATGCAATATGATATTTGTCATAATTCAAATGATTTATTAAATACAATGAATATCATTAGAACGAAAAAACCAGAATATTATCCAGCATTTATCGAAATGCTAGATAGTCATGTTTATTTCCCATATAATATGTTTATTCTTCCTAAGACATTATTTAATGAATATTGCAAATTTATATTTGAAGTCTTAGAAGAATTTGACAATGTAATCGGTGTTAATAATGACTATACAAATATGATAAAGTATATAGGATTGCATAGAGAAAAGTTTATAGAAAAGTCTTTCTATCCAAATAATACTTATGAATATCAAGCTAGATTATTTGGTTTTATAGCTGAAAGATTAACTACTGCATTTTTCTTTAAGTATATGCATGAATATGGTATGGATTCTGTTCAAGAAATTGATGTGGTCGTTACTGAAGATACATATAATCAATTAAAGGTTAAACATTTAAGTGATTTGAAAAAGTGATATGAAAATATACGTAGTTGGAAGTAGTAAAAATAAATTTTTGCCTTTGGATAATATCCGTGAAAAATACCTTATAGATCAACCACATGAAGGTGATAATATTGAAGTATTATCCTGTTCTAAAGAATTCTATATAGCAACAGGTAGTAATTATTTTACTGATGACCTTAATATAGACTGTAATGACAATACTCTGGATTGGGAAAGGTAATCGAGCAATAAAAATTTATGGTTATGTTTAAAACATAATCATTTTTTATAAATAGTTTAGTATGAAAGATTATAAAATAATTGTAGCATTAACAACATATAAAGGTAGAATTTATAATCCAAAATTTCCTATATGTTTACATTCTATAATTAATCAAAAAACAAAGATTCCATTTAAAGTAGTTCTTGTATTATCAACAGAAGAATTTAAAAATAAAAATGAAGTTCCTGAAGATATACGTTTAATGGATGAAAAATTAGAAAATTTTGAAATTTTATATACAAAAAGAAATACAAAAGCTTTAAAGAAATATAATCCGGTAAATAGAAAGTATTATAAATTACCAATTATATCTATTGGTGATGATACTATTTATTCTGATACATTAGTTGATGTTTGTTATAAAGAATATATTAAAAAACCTTATGCATGTCATGCTGGAAGAGTAGGTAAAGTAGGAGCAATTAAAGTTCCTTGGAGAATCAGAGTATTTCCACCAAATTGTATGGCTTGGATTCATGAAGATTGGTTTGATAAAAGCTTTATTCAACATGATGATTTATTTTACGGTTTACGTTTATTATTAGCTGGAACACCAGTTATTAAACATCCTGAATGGGAAAGTTTAGTAGTTAAAGGTGGATATTATGGACAAAAGAAAACATTAGGTATTGAATATAAAAAAATTTCAGAATCAAATATTATAAAGAATTTCTTTAAAGAAATATTTAATGAAAAGAATGAATTTATGTAATTATAAATAAAATAAAACGTTTAATTATTAAGTGAAAATATGAAGATATATGTAGTTGGAAGTAGTAAGAATAAGTTTTTACCCTTGGATAATATCCGTGAAAAATTCCTTATAGATCAGCCACATGAAGGAGACAATATAGATTTTTTGAATCCCTGGTATTGCGAATTGACTGGTCTTTATTATTTGTGGAAACATGTTGACGATGAAATTGTTGGATTGGAACATTATCGAGCATATTTCTGGAAAGATGGGCATAAAATTACAGAAGATGAAATTAAAGAGAAACTCTCTACTGGTGATATAATTGCTGGTGGCTATGCTTACCCTACACCTTGGGGTTCTCGTTTTCTTAAAGATGAATTAAATAAATGTGTAAAAGGAACATTACCACATTTTCTTAAAGTTGTTGAAAATAAAGATAAAAATTTTGCTGATTATTTTAAAAAGTTTTTATGTGGGCAAAAATTATATGCATGTAATTTGTTTATTGGAACTAAAAAGATTTTTAATGAATGGATGGAATTTTTCTTTAATGTAATAACTGATTTTGAAAAAATTTGCCCTATTGGACCAGGTACAAATACACTACGTAGAGAAGGTTATTTTAGTGAATTTATGTTTGGCGCTTGGTTAGAATACAAACAATATAAAATCGTTAATTGCGATATTAAGAAATTCCAACATGATTTAGTAAGTCCTTGTCAGTATATGTTTGGACCGACAAAGAGAATGGGTAGATAATGAAAATTTATGTAATTGGAAGTACAAAAAATAGATTTTTACCCCTTAATAACATTAGAACAAAGTTTTTAATAAATGTTAAGCATAATGAAGATAACATAGATTTTTTGAATCCCTGGTATTGCGAATTAACTGGATTATATCATTTATGGAAAAACTGTAATGATGATATAGTCGGGCTTGAACATTATAGAAGATACTTTGTTAATGGCAAAAATAAAATTTTATCCGAACAAGAAGTTCTAAACATCCTTAAAGATAATGATGTTATTTGTAAGAAGTATTTTTTCAAAACCAAATATAATGGGACTGGTATTTATCGAGGACATGGCTGGCTTAAAATTCTTTATAAATTCATATCTAATATAGATGATGAAGAATTACAAAAATATACAAGAGTATATTTAATGAAGAAATATGAAGCACAGTGTAATATGTTTATATGTAAAAAAGAAATAATAAACAAATACTGTGACGAATTATTTAGTATTTTAACAAAATTTGAAGCAAGAGAATTTTATAATATACCTAGAATAATTGGTTATTTAGCCGAATCATTTTTTGGTGCTTGGCTAGAATATAATGGATATAAAATTTATTATAATAGGGTTCGTCAAATATGAATGGTGAAATTGATATAGTAATTCCGTGGGTAAATCCAAATGATGATGTTTGGTTTAATGATTATAAAGAAATTTGTAAGAAATACAATGGTGATAAAGATCCAAGTAGAATAAGAGATTTTGGTTTATTACCATATTTCTTTAGATGTATTTCAGAAAATGCTCAATGGGTTAGAAAAGTACATTTATTACTATATTCAAAAACGCAAATACCAAGTTGGTTAAATACGAATTGTCCTAAATTACAAATTCATTACCATAATGAATTTATTGAACCAGAATACTTGCCAACTTATAATAGTATGCACTATTTTAGAAATGTGTGGAAGCTAAATGATTTAGCTGAAAATTTCATTTGGTTAAATGACGATGTATTTATTGTAAATAAGACTGATTCAGACGATTTCTTTGTTGATAATATACCAGTAGATTCTTCTGAATTATCTAAACAAATAAATTCAAATCCTGTTCACGAAGAATGGTTAAATAAACATAATATAACTTGGAATAATGGAAGGCAAAAATTAGATTTCTTTCAAAATATAGTATTGAATTGTTTAAAGATTTCTCAAAAGTATACTGGTAAATTTAATTTATATAGAAATTTACATACCGGTATTTCTTGTAATAAAACAGAAGTAAAAACAATTTGTACAAATATATACGAAGATTTAATTAAAGCAAATAAACCACAAGATAAAATTAGAACATCTACTAATGTTTCGGAAGATTGGATTTATCGTTATATACGATTGAATAATAATAATTTCATAAATAAAAAAGAAACTGATATTAAGATTTATCTTGAACCACATAATGATAATTATAAGAAAATTATGGAATCAATGATGAATTATAAAGTTGTGTGTTTAAATGATTGTTTAATAAAAACTGATAATTTTAATTTGATTAAAGATAGATTAACAATGTTATTTGATGCTAAATTTCCAAATAAATGTGAGTTTGAGGTATAATTATGAATTATGGTTTAATTTTAGCTGGTGGTGTTGGTCAGCGTATGAGAAATACAGGTATGCCAAAACAATTTTTAAAAGTTTTTGGTAAACCTATTATAATTTATACATTGGAAAAATTTGAAAATTGTATAGATATAGATAAAATAATTATATCTTGTCATAGTTCTTGGAAAGAACATTTGGAAAAACTAATTAAACAATATGAACTAAAAAAGATTAAAGTAATTATTAATGGTGGAAAAGATAGACAAGAAAGTATTTTAAATGGTTTATCTTATTTAAAATCTAATGGTGCTAATGACAATGATATAATCGTAATTCACGATGGGGTTAGACCACTTATTACAGAAAATGTTATTAGTGAAAATGTAGAAACAGCATTAAAATATGATTGTGCTATAACAGTTCATCCTGTAATTGAAACTGTAGTTATAACACAAAATGAAGAAGCTAATTTTGAAGATTTTAAAAAAAGAGATGACACATATAGTTTAACATCACCTCAAACATTTAAACTATCATTGTTAAATAAAATTTATGACAAATACAATACTTTAAATTCTCCAATTCCTTTATTAGATTCAGCTTTAATTTATACTTATTTGGGAAATAAAATACATTTAATTAAAGATAACAATAAAAATATAAAAATTACTACACCAGATGATTATTATACATTAAAATCATTATTAGAATTAGATGAAAATAAAAATGTATTTGGATTGAATTGAGGCAATATGTATATTGTTAATAGTTGTGTAGGTGCGTATTTATATAAACTTTGTATGAAAAAAAAATTCGATAATCCTTTTATGTGGGGTTTGATAGATTTTAATTCAATGTATTATATGATACAAAATTTTGAAAATATAAATTTTAAGAATTTTGAATTATTAAAAGATAATAATTGGAATTTTAGTCTTAAAATTGATGATAAAATAATAATAAAATATATTCATTATAAATTTGACCCAAAAGCAACTAAAATTATTAAAAAAGATTTTGATGTATTTTATAATAAAATATGGGAATATATTATACAGAAATATGAAGAAAGATTAGAACGAATGTTAAATATAAAAGAAGAACCAATTTTTATTCTTGCTAATTGGTATAATGTTCCGGAAACCAATTTAACATATCAGCAATTAAAACTGTTAAATGATTTAAATAAAAATAGCATTATTGTTGGTGTTGATAAAATATATTCAGAACTAACAAATTTAAAACAAATAATTCGTGATAATGACAAACCATTATATAATCGTGGTTTAGCAGAAAAGATTTATATAGAATTTATTAAAAATAAATAGGTTTATATGGAAAAACGTGATTTTAATATAATTACAAATAGTTCAGTTAATTGGTTAATGTATAGGGATTCAACAGTTCTTATTACAGGTGCTACTGGAAGACTTGGTAGATATATTTTAGATACTTTAGTAGATATTGATTTGAAATATAATTTAAATATGAAAGTTATAGGTTTAGCAAGAAATAAAGAAAAAGTTGCTGAAGTATTTGGTAATATATTAGATTTTCCAAATGTAGAATTTTTGTTTCAAGATGTTAATACAGAAATTAACTATAATGATAAAATAGATTTTATTTTCCATACTGCAGGTCCAGCTGCACCTAAAGATTATGATACACCAGTTGATACAATGTGGTCACACATAAATGGAACACACAATGTTTTAGAATGTGCTAGAACACACAGTACAAAACGAGTATTTTATGTTTCTACAGTAGAAATCTATGGTGATTGGAAACAAGATGATTTGATTAAAGAAACTGATATGGGTATAATGCAGCATTTAAATTCTCGTGCATGTTATCCTGAAGCAAAAAGATTATGCGAAACAATGCTAACTACATATAAACAACAATATGGAATTTCATATTGTGGGGTTCGTTTATGTCATACAATAGGTCCAGGAATTTCTTTAAAAGATGGACGAGGCTTTGCTGAATTTATAGATTGTGCTTTAAATGATGATGATATAGTATTACATTCTAGTGGAAATGCTATGAGAACTTATACTTATGTGTCTGATGTAATAAATGCAGCATTTCTTATTATGGATAAAGGAAATGATGAAATGTATAATGTTGCAAATATAGATAATTTAATTAGTATTCGTGATTTATGTAATTTGATTGTATCATTAGTTCCTAATACAAAAACAAAAGTAGTATTTTCTAATGAAGCAGCTAAGTTACAGTATTTGCCATATAAACTTGCCATAATGAATGTTGATAAAATAAAAGAACTTGGTTGGAAACCTGTTGTGAATATAAATAATTTGTTTAAATGGACTATTGAAAGTTTCAAATAAACATAAATTTAATAACACTGTAAATAACAATAAATTTATTATATTTACCCTTATGAAACATCATTATAACATATTATTAATAGGTGCAGGACTATTCAATGCAGTCCTTGCTCATCATTTTATTAAACAAGGTAAATCAGTATTAGTTATTGAAAAAAGACCTCATATTGCAGGTAATTGCTATACAGAAAGAAGAGAAAACATTGATGTCCACGTTTTTGGAAGCCACATTTTTCATTGTTCTAATAAAAAAATTTGGGATTTTATAACATCTTTTGGTGAGTTTAATTCTTTTATAAATTCACCTATTGCTAACTACAAAGACGAAATCTATAATCTTCCTTTTAATATGAATACATTTAATCGTCTTTATGGTGTTATTACTCCAGAACAAGCTAAGAATAAGATTATTAAGGAAACAAGAGATTGTTATACAGATAATCCTAAGAACTTAGAAGAACAGGCTATCAACTTGGTCGGTAAGAAGATGTATGAAAAACTCATTAAAGGGTACACACAAAAACAATGGGGAAGGAAATGTACAGAATTACCTCCAGAAATCATCAAGAGACTTCCTTTAAGGTTTACATACGATAATAATTATTTCAATGATACTTATCAGGGAATTCCAGTAGAAGGTTACACGAAGATTATAGAGAGGATGTTCGAGGGTGCAGATATTCTTTTGAATACTGATTTCCTGAAGGATAAGGAAAAATGGGAATCAATGACTGATCATGTTTTCTATTCCGGCTGTATCGATGAGTATTACGACTATTGCTACGGACCGCTGGAATACCGTTCCGTGAGGTTCGAGACTGAGACGTTGGATAAGGAAAATTATCAGGGAAATGCTGTAGTCAACTATACTTCTAACGAGGAACCGTATACGAGAATCATCGAGCACAAGTGGTTCAACAATATGGGATCCGACAAGACGATTATCAGCAGGGAATACAGTTCCGAATGGAAGAAGGGAGATGTTCCTTATTATCCGGTCAATAATGAGAAGAACAATGCTCTATATGAAAAGTATAAGGCTATTCCTAATGAAAAGACCAGATTTGTTGGAAGATTAGGTAATTACAAATATTTCGATATGGACGATACGATAGAAGCAGCTTTTAAGTTAATCGAATCTCTATAAAGGTAACTGAAAGTATTTAATATTAAGATAAGGGTTTTCAAAAACCCTTATTTTTATTATATTTTAATATTATGACACGAATTAATGCAGGAATATTGCCATTAGAATTGTGCAATAAACACTTATTGGCTGAACATAGAGAAATTAAGAGAATTCCGAATATTATTAAATCTGGGAAAGCAGATCTAGACAATATTCCAAAAGAATTTACTTTAGGTAGAGGTCACGTTAAGTTTTTCTATAATAAATTACTATATCTAAAGAAACGTTATATAGAAATTTATAACGAACTTCAGCATAGGGATTTTAATGTTACATATTTTGGCGATTCATTTAAAGATTTGCCGGTTGAATTATATAATGACTGGCTAGTAAGTAGCGAGATGAGAGCAAGACCTATTGTTGCACAGAGAATTAACGAAAAACTAAAGTCGATGAAAATGTTAGACGAAGAACGTAAAAGATATATGATTTCGGTATAAGGTTCCAAAGAAATGACTGAGAAAAATAAAGAATTTCAAGAGCTAGTCAATTTATTCCATGAGATGCGAAAGAATTTTCCATTTCGTTATCTTGAATTTCCAAAACTTGTTTCTAAAAATCGTGTAGATGCAAGAATTGGAAATCTTATATATACCGGTCAACTTATTAGGGATGTCAAAAATTCTATTCTAAGATATTGGATGAAATATAATCCGATGGAAGACGGACCGAAAGAATATAATAAACTTTAATATGAGAAAGCAACCGAGGAAGTAATATGTCAAAATATTGGAATATACCAGGTAATGATCCAGTGCCAGATATAGCAGAACTTTATTATGGTCTTTTTGAAGAAATACATAATTCAATTCCTGATGAAATTTGGGATGCAGATAAATGTAAAGGTCTTGAAGGCGGAAGATATTGGTCTGGTGTTTCTGTATATCATATTGGACATTTAGGACCAAGAGATATTCATTTATATTTTAATAGGGATAAAGATGGTCAATGTACAATAAAATTGCGTACTATTGGTGGCAGTTATGAAAAAATTTTCTGGGAATGTCCATTTAAAAATCAATTTAGTTATACTATTTCTGATAAAACTTTAATGAATCGTGATTTCGCAAAAGAAGTATTAACTATATTTGCTTATGGTCAACGTGGATATAAAAATGCATTGAAAGAAGTTATAGAAAAATATGGTGGTCATTAAAATATATAAAATTTAGATGATACTGATTATATAAAAAGAGGAATTTAATTTTCCTCTTTTTGTTTTTTCCATTCATTATATTCTTTAACGGTCATTATCCTGGTTTTGACCATTCCATAACCTTTGAAATGTGGAATACCGTTTTCATCAAATTCTGTTTTACTTCCGATAACCCATTTCTCTTTTGACCAGAATTGTATCTTTCGTAAAATAGGATTAATAATACGTTTTAATGGACTTCTGTGCATCCAGCATCCACAATCTGGATCTTGAACATAATACTTGTCTTTATTCATTATTTAACCTATTTGCAAATTTATGTAATGATACACAGTAATCACCATTCTTTCTATTTTTACATTCCTTGACTTCTATAAGGTTTTCAATGTTTTGAACATTGGGAAAATCCTTAGAAAGAACTGTAATTAATGAATCCTTAATAATCTTTTTAATATCATTCATATTTTATCCAATCATATCCTTAACAATATTAGCGACGGTTTTCTTATAGTTATACATTCCAGGAAGAGTGAATCTTGTAGCCATACGTCTGACACCTGGATAGTGAATTGCTATATTTTTTTCCCAACCATTTGTTGTGCATGGTCCGACGCCTTCAAATTCAATTTTTCTAGGATTCTCGTTATTTACTAATATATATTTACCGGGTTCTTTTTCAACATCATGTGTAATATTAATTCCGGGAATTCTCTTAGATAATCCTGTAGCACAAGAACCAGTATAGGCAGTAGCATGATAGCCTTCGGGCAATGTTTCTTGTAATTCTTTTAACCAAATATCACGAGTCTGGGTAAGAGTTTCAAAGATTTGATCTAAAGAAGAATCAGAATCTGTTTCTTCATGCAACATTTCTCTCTGTTTTGCTATTTTCCGAATTTCTTCAGTAGTATAGTGTTCAGTAGAACCGAACGGTTTAAAACCTTCATCCAATAAACCTGCTGCTTGATTCAATGTCCATTCATTTAAATTCATATTTTTCACCTTTTCTTAAACGTTTCTTTATTTATATACAAAATTTCTATAAATAATATAAAATAACAAGGAGATTGAAAATGAATTTAACAGAAGCAAAACAATTACTTACAAAAAATGGTTACAAACTTATTAAAGAAGCTGCAACATTACCAGGAATGAGCATTGACTGCGAATTTGAAGGAACTTCGGATTATGATGTTGAAAATGGTGATTTGCCACATCCATACGTCATAGTTTCGACAGAAAATCCAAAATATATTAATTTAATTAAGACATATTTTATAGATGATACTTCTTTATGGCAAGATAGTGTTGTTACTGATGTTTTTGAAAATGATGCAACTTCATTTGAATTTGTTATGCCAGAAGCTGATTTCTGCGATGCAGATCAACGTGCAGAATATGAAGAAGTTGTCCGTAGCCTTATTTTTAAGGCAATTCATAAAGCTAATGCAACAAGAATTGCTGCAGCTAGAGCACGTATGCGTTAATTTTTAATAAGAAGAGGTTAAAATGAATTTAGCTGAAGCAAAACAATTACTCCAGAAACAAGGGTACAGGCTTATCAAGGAAACCAGACAACTGAATGAAAGATTATCATATACCCCTGAAGAGATTTTTGACGAACTCTGGGACCGCTCGTATAAATACTGGGGTGATGATGCCGATTATAATAACTTTAAGCGAGCATTTATCATAGGATATGCCGGAGAAGACTATAATGATGATCGTGCGGCAAAAGATGCATATGAAGATGGTGTCAAGTTTAACTCGTGTGAAACTGATACTTGTGTACAGAACTTGCTCGCTGACCTTACCTGCGATGAATGGTATGAAGACTAAAGCATAGAAGGTTAAAATGAATTTAGACGAAGCAAAACAATTACTTTCAAAAAATGGCTATGAAGTCATTAAAGAAAGCCATGTACAAGGTTATTGCGCAAGATGTGGTGATGAACTATGGTCAGATGAAGCATATTTAACATATAGAGGCAAAAGATACTGCGAAAGATGTTATGATGAATTGGATAAAAAATCCAAATATAAGTTGGCTGTAGTTCCTTATATAGATATTACTAACAATAAAGGTTATAGGATTAAACTTAATCTTTCTGATTGTTATCTTGACGACTATAAAGAAGTTGAGAACTATGCAATTAAGAAAGTTGAGGAAAAATTTAAAACCGGCGTTTATGGTGAAGAATGGAAAGATAAATTTGAACATAGACGTATTATTATTAACAAACATAGAATAGAAATATATTAATTTTTAAATTATCAAAATTATAAAAGGGTTGACGAAAGTCAGCTCTTTTTCTATATTTTAAAATATGAATTTAATTTCGGAATCATATAAAGTTACATGGCAATATAAAGTTTCATCATATACTTATCAAAAATCTTTTAAAAGTAAAGATGAAGCTATTGATTTCATTAATACTGATGAAGATATAGTTTCTGCAATCAATGTTAAATTATATCATGTAAAGACTATTGAAGAAGAAATTCCATTTAATACAGAATCTTCAGAAAAAACAGTAAATTATCCAGTTCATTATATGGATATAGAAGTTCATCCTAAAAGTGGAAATATCAGAAAATAAACTTATAGACAAAGAAAAGGAGTAAAAATGATCGTTGAAGTAATATCACATAATTCATATTCTACAATGACAAAACAATTTAATCTTGACAATCTAACGGGTGTAACTGCATTAGTTAATTTTGTCGAAGGTAGAGCTAAAGACCCAGGCTATATGCATGTCCGTGAAATTAAGGTAAAATAAAACGAGACTTTGAAATGCTTACAGATGAAGAAAAGAAACAGATTTTAGGTGATGCTATTCCTAGAATGAATGAGCTTAAAAGGAAGTCTTTAGAAGAAGATACAGAAGGTGCACACGTTGCTGCAGATGCTTTACTCTGTGAAGTTTTGGATAAGCTCGGTTTCAAAGAATTGACCAAGATATTCTGGGAAACAGAACGCTGGTATGCATAAGGAAGAATAATATGAGTATTGATGTAAATCTTTGGAAAAATTACTTTAAAGACAAGTTTGAACTTGACCGTATGCTTAACGCCATGATTTGGTGTGGTAATGTTTACGTTACCGGTAATAATGCCGAAATCGAATCTAACCGCGAGGATATGGAACAACTTGTAAAAGCAATGAACCAAGAGGAATATTCTCATGCAGATTTCAATGATGCTTATTACAATGATGCAGTAATCTTTTATAACGACAAGAATGGTAATAAGGTTTCATTCTTGATTCGTGGTTGGGGATATTTGACTAGTAGCGGAATTCCAGAAGATTTAGCGGTAAAAATCCAAGATTCTTTAGGTGCATATATCATTACTTGTATGCATGATGTTACAATGAAGGAAAAACAATGAACAAGGTTGATTGGAAACCAGTATTTGTAAATGGAGATTTACATCCTGACCTTCATGTAGGAGATAGAGTATTAATTTATGAAACACCAAACCAATATTTTGGTGAGGGTAATAAGAAAACTTTAATAGAAATCGGCACATTAAATATGTGGCCATCAGTTAAACAATATTATTGGGAAATAGACGGAGATTATGATACTACTTTCGGAGCACAATTCACAAAATATTGGGCAGAATTACCAGAAATCCCAGACGGTGAGTAAACAAGAAAATATAATTAATGAACATTATACTGTTCATTATGCAATGGAAGAACCATGGACTGGTGATCCATATCCATTTCCTAAAAGTCGAGATTTTTCATCAAAAGCAGAAGCAATTAAATTTGCTAATGATTTATACAATGATGATGATCCACTTTTAGATAAAAGTGAAGTAGATGTTACATATTCTTATTGCATTCCACGTGATCCAAAAATGTATAGAATTCCATATAAATGGGAAACTGAAAAAGTTAAATGGAGATAAAATATGACTGATGATTTTGGCGATAGAATGAAACTTTATGAAGGAATCGAGGCACGAAGAACCTTTATTCCTGGACTTCCTATCTGTGTAAGAATTGACGGTAGGGCATTCCATACGTTTACCAGAGGAATGAAACGACCATATGATGAAGATATGGCTAATGCAATGATTGAGACTATGAAATATCTTGTCGAACAGTCAAATGCTTGCATTGGTTATACTCAGTCGGATGAAATCTCCTTAGTTCTCAGAGATGACTGTGATGCATTATTCGGTGGTCGTATTTCTAAACTTACTTCTGTATTGGCTTCGATTGCGACTGCCAAGTTTAACGAAATTATCCACAAGACATATCCAGACAAACCATTAGCTTTCTTCGATTGCAGATGCTGGCAAGTTCCTAACAGGGTTGAAGCAACTAACGAAATTCTTTGGAGAGAATTTGATGCAACTAAGAACTCTATTTCTATGGCTGCAAGGGCTTATTATTCTGATAAGCAACTTCATGGTAAGAATGGTTCTGAAAAACAGGACATGCTTATGGAAAAGGGTATTAACTGGAATGATTATCCACCATTCTTCAAGAGAGGAACTTATGCACAACGTAAAGTTGTTGAACGTATTTTAACAGCAGAGGAATGGGAGAAGATTCCTGAAGAATTCAAGCAGAAAGTCGAACGTGATACATTGGTTAAACGTTCAGAAATTCAGGTTATTGATATGCCTATTTTCTCTAAAGTTGTAAACAGAGTTGATGTTATCTTTAACGGTGAAAAACCGGTTGTAGAAATTATAGAAACAAAGGAATAAAAAGGAAAAGACAAATGAAATGGGATTATGAAATTGAAGTAACCGTCGATACAAATGATGCTGACTATATTCATGAATCATACGGTTTAGGCACGTATGATGATGAAGTTGAAGAAGAACAGAAATCATTAGCTGCAGAAATTTTGCTTTATCAAAATTTTGAAGTATATGATGGCGAAAGTGATTTTGACCTGGATAACTATCTTGAAGATTTACATAAGTTCGGTTTGAAACCGTCTGATAGATGTGAAGACTGGCAAAAGTATGACTATTTGATGGATCATCTTTTTGGCGAATTTGATGATGATTCAAAAGATCCAGATGATGATATGGAAGAACTTAAAGAAGAAGTAGAAGAAGAAATCGGTGATTGTCTTCCTCATATGGATAACTGCTGGAATAACCATTCATTTAGTTATGAACTCACAAGAAGACCTGCTGGAACAAGGGAAGAAAGTTGTGAATATAATTATGATGCAAAATCTTATAAGGATATTTTGACTTTCGAAGATCTTAATTCAGATAACGATGATGATTTCGATTTTGATGATGATGAAGGGGAAGAAGACTAATGAATGCGGAAGAAGCACTCAAGTTTTGCCAAGAACTTGCTAAGACTGGAAAGTATGATGGTGATGGTCATGAATTTAAAGATTTAGCTTTTTTCTTTGAAGATTATATTCGTATGAATGAAAATTATGGTAAGTATGAATATATTTGCGATAGAATGTCAAGTGATGAATATTATGAACTCGAAGCCGAATACGAAGGTGAATGCGAAGCAGAGGAAGAGGAAGAATAATGGCTAAATATTTAGTTGAATATCATGATGAAATAGAAGTCGATGCAGATAGTGAAGAAGAAGCACTGTCTATTGCATGGGACGATTTGTTTGCCGATGGTGAAAAATACGAATGCATGTCTGCAACAAAAATTAAAGATTAAAAGGTAAATTATGTCATGGGGAATTAAGCTATTCGCTGAGAAAAGAAGAAGAGGATCCAGTAAATGGGAAATGATCGGTAAAACCTGTATCATGTCTGAAGTTAAACATTTTTTGCTTACAGACACAATGGACTATGCAGCTGGTACTCAAGATATTGAAGAAAATACATTTGATTCAGTAGATAATTCTGAACTTTCTCAAGGAGTACTTGATTTCTATGAAGGTAATATTGATGAATATCATTGGGTCAAGGTTTGTCCATTAGATAATATGCAACGTCTTTGCAATAGAATTATTGAACAGTATGACAATACTATGATGATGTGTTACAAGGCGTTAGGATTTAAGTGTGAAATAAATCCATATATCGATTATTCTCTTGACCTTCATTCTGATAGGTATCAGACTGGTTCTGCTGACCCTGTTCCCGATCGTAATCCGTTAACATATCCGATAAATAAAGAACTTCTGGAAGAATTGAATGACCAGTCTGCTGGTTATAAGAAAGCTCTTAGATGGAATGGTCTTTTATGGGCTATTGAAGATATGTCTAGGGAAGATTATGATCGGGATAGAGATGCAGAAATTAGACTTGTATTCGTAAGGAGTTGTTAATGACTGATTTTCAAGAAGTAAGTAAAGACGATAATCATGTAACTGTTAGATTTAAACAGGGAAAACATGAATATGATGTAATGATTGATTATGGTGTCATGTATGACCGAGGTGAAACTGAAGCAGCAGTTTCATTCAGTATTACATCTGATCCAAATCCAGATTGGCGAAAACAAGGACTTACACAAACATTTGGTGTAAATAAGTTTGCACAATTTTTAAATAAGTTAAAGGAGATTTCAACTTACGATGACAAAGAATGAATTAATCGAAGCCTTACAAAAAGTTGAAGGAAATCCACAAATATCAATAGCTATTGATGGGACGTGGGGTAAAGAAAGCTATTCTGCTGTCAGAGTTACTCCTTTATACAAACATGATGGTCATAAGGTAGATCCAAATGCATGTATTTTTGAAATTAATGCTGAAAATAAAATAGATGCTTCAGCAGAACGAATTGCAGAAATGCATACACTTTATATGCTCAAAAAATATGGTCCTTTAAGTTTGTGTAGTATCGATGAAAGATATTGGGCAGTTAATGGTCCATGGTTTGAAAAATGGTATCAAGAAAAAATTGAACGCCTTGAAAATGAAATAGTAAAACTTAAAAAGGAAAAATATGAAGCTGGGTGATTTATTAAGAGCTAGAACTATTGATGCATCTGAAAAGGCAGTTAAAGAAGAAGCATCCAAGCTTTTTAAACGTGCATATTCAGAAGCTCAAAGATGTGCTGATAATAGGCAACGAACTGCCAGTATATCTATCAATACGGCTGAATACGACGACGAACATCCTCTTTTTGACTATACCTATGATTCACCCTTACTGATAGAAAAAATCGTCCCAGAAGTCATTAAAATGTTCCTAAATGAGAGTATAGCAGCTAAGCTTGAAGATTCTCCACCAGGGATGATTAAACATTGGATATTAAAGCTATCTTGGTAATTAAAAATTCAAAATAAAAAATAAAACCGGTTGATTTCGACCGGTTTTTCTATATTTGTAAACATGGATAATGACGAGAAGTGGAAATACTTGATTGAACTTGCTAGAAATAACAAGGCAGATTTCGAGAAAGACGAAAAATGGTTAGTTAAAGGTTGTGGGATAAAGTTATATCTGAAACCTACATACAATTTTGGTAGAATTTTCTTTGACGTATGCACAGACGATAAAACTCCAGCTTTAATATCTTTAGGTTTAGGTGTTTATCTTTGTAATTTCTTTAGCGGTAAAACACCGTCTGAAATTTTAGCAATCGATCCAAACTGGTTCGTTCAAAATGGTTTTACTAATGGTCTGACACCGACCAGACAAAATGGTTTTGCAAGTATTTTAAATCAAATGAGAAAATATGCAGAAGCATATAGTATAATGGGTTAATATGGGACAGTTACCAGATTTTATTGAAGTTCAGCTTGACAATTATAAAAATAAGGATAAAGACGAAAAACCTTTTATTAGTAGATTAATGGATGCAGAATATGAAAGGAATCGTCCACAATTACCAGATTTTATAGAAGCGCAAAGGGATAATTGGGATAAATAATATGAATTTAATTGAATTTAATAATATTTGTTTATCACTTGGTTGGGATAAAGACTTAGGATATTGTTACGGTGATGAACGCCGAATGTCTACAATTTATTATAACGTTAACGACAGGAAAGACGATTATTTGGTTATGGTAAATGTAAAGACAGATTATATTACGAATCCAACAGAACCAATAGAAGAATTTACAATTTTTCTTGGTAATATTGTAGATGGTAAATCTGTAGTAGTTGATGAACGAAAATATGATTTACTTTATAAGGATTGGGATGTTTTATATATTAGAGAACTTATTAAAGGAATATCCGATTTCTTTATATACTTACATGTTGGTCCAAATATAAAGAATAAAGAACTTGATGAATTATTGAAAAAATTAGATTTTATAAAGCCAGCAGATTGGGATGAAGCTGAGAATTGGTATACTACAGATATAGTTCCATTTTGTCCACCGATTTTATATACGGAAGGTCTTGACAGGAATTATTTTAAACCAGAAGGCGTAAGAAGAGTAAAGGTATTAGATACAGTTGAATATGATATATACAACGTATATTCTAATAATCCAGAAATTGGTCATTATGGAACCAATAAATGGAAATGCACTTGGAAGGAATATAGAACTATAGACGATATAGAAAAGGCATTATTAGCAGCAAAAGAAAAATTAGAACAATATAATATAAAGGGATTAAAAGATGATGGGTGATAATTTATTTGGTGCATGTAGTAATTTGACTCCTACAGAAGGTCAACTTCTTTCAGAAGAAAAAAGTAAAAAGTTTAAAGAAGAAGTTAAATTAGTTTTAAAGAACGGTGGTGATCGTTATATTGTTGCAAATAATTGGATTCCAATCGCTAGACTGCCAAAAGATAAGGCAACAGAATTTATTAGAGAATCTGTTATTAATGCATTGTCGCCATTTAAGAAATCGGCAGTAGACGAATTAATAACAGAAGGTTATAAATTGATTCATACTATTGACTGGAACGCACCATGTGCAAATGCTACTGCGATAGCACAAGGTTTAAATCCAGTTTATGTTACATCGGAGATTACAGTCTAATTACCATGTATGTTCAAAAAAGGGTTGACGAAAGTCAATCCTTTTTCTATATTATGAAATATGTCGATATATGAGGATTTTCAAGTAATCAAAGATAATTCAAATATCAATGATTCAATGTCAATCGCTATTGCATCAGTATTAAAAGATGAATTTGGTATAAAATTCAGTAAAAATCGGTTCAATAATTGTAAAGTTACGTTAACTTTTAAACTTACTTTTTATGATTTTCCAGATTTTCGCGGAAGTATGGATGTAGATATCTGGATTATGCATAAATTTGGTGATGCTATTAAAGAATTTTTCAGGAATATTATATCAGACGATGTAGATTTATATTTAGTAGATTGTAGATATAGCAAAGGGCAATGTGATCTGATGTCATTTGCTACAGAATCTGTAAATTTTTATTTTGAATATTTTAAACAATTTAAAAATCATCTTCCAGCAGGACCAACAGTATACGGATAAAATTATGAAAAAATTATTTATTCTTTTAGCATTTGCTATGACCTTAATCGGTTGTGAAAAAGTATCACCTATGGAACCAGGTGTAACTATTAATAGTAGTTTAAAACCATCATTTTATTATATTGATTATGGTCATATTGTATCTAATATGTATTATATTTGCGACCGAAAAACAAATAATGCATATATTTATCATACCGCTGGAAATCGTGGGGCAATATCGGCATACTATGATACAGAGGGTAAAATCATGAAGTGTAATGATGTAAAATAAAAAGAGAGTTTTTAAACTCTCTTATTTTTATTCATTAATCTCTTTACCATAAAGGACCGCAAATTCATAAGTATCGCTAGGAATAAGCGATTCTGAATCTTCGAATTGTTCTCGTGCACGTTCACATACTGCGTCATATTCAGAATCTGGACCGTAAGAACGTTCATTATCAGCATCCCAGTTACTATACATGAAATCTAAAATTTCTTTCTGTTTTTCACTTGGTGTTGTCCATTCAATGACTGCTTCGGCACCTTGCTTAACTGACCAACCTTGCCTATAAGCATAATCCTGAAGTTCTCTTTCTTCATAATCTATAATCATATCAGCACGTTCTTGACCGAGACGATTTGAAAGCAACTGATAGACTTCATTTTTATATTCTTCAAATGTCGGTGCTGCAACAACTGTAGATTCACAAATATAACCAGAATTATTTAATAACTTTAATGCTTCTTGAAGTTTCATAGCAATATATCCTCGTTAATTATAAGTTATTAAGACCATCTACTGATAATGAATTTAAATATTCATAAACCATATCTACAATATTTTCATCAGACATAAATTCAAGCCATTCATCTTTATGGTCTAAAATTGCTTCAATAATTATTACATCTAAAGACTTTTCTAAATCTTCTTCATTAATTCTATGATCTTTATTAAAATTCTGCATAAGCCAGCGTGCTGCCTTTTTTTCATTAAAAGATAATTCTTTCCAACCTTCTTCCCATGCCGGTGCTTCATCTGAGTTCACATCTTCTTTTAATATTTTATATCCATTCTTTTTAAGAAATTCTTTTGCTTCATTTATAGTCATAATAAATCCCTTTTTATTATTTATAGTCGGGGTTGACAAATCGTTTAATTTTTTATATATTTGAATTATGGGAAAAGAAGTAGTTAAATTAAAAGAATATTCGTTTGAAATTGGTTCTATTGATGATAGCAGCGAAACTGTAGCAATTGTTGGTGAGGAATATTCTTCTGTGAATAGTGATGAAAAATTCTATCGTAAGGAAGATGTCGATAAATTGCTTACTGAAAAAGATAAAGAAATTAAACAACTAGAATATCTATTACATATTACATCAAAAGCTAGATAAAGGAGAAAAATCAGATGATGTCAGCTGTTAATTTTTTAACCTGGATTCTTGAAGCGGTAGGTATCTTTGTAGGAGCATTCGGTGTTCTTGCATTAGCAACGTTTATTTATAACAGGATTAAACGTAAATACTGGGAAAGTGAAGATACTGCCGAGCTTATTCTGGGTGTTGTATGCACTATTGCAGGTATTTTATTATTTAATATGGCACCAGACAAAGAAAAAAGATTTGAAATGTTCTATGCCATGAAACCAAAATGTCAAGAAGAAACTGTAAGTTGTCTTAAGAAAAAGGCAGAATGGTATAAAGATTCTATAGACTATAATGTTAATATTCAGGCAGTAGACGAAAAATATATAATTGATTCTCTTAAAAATGTAATTAACAATTACGAAAAAGGAAAATAAATAATGGTTAATAGCGATTATATTCACTACGATAAAAAATATAATAAAAGACATAAAATTATTATTGCAATTATTGCACTATTGTGTATTGCAATTCAATACTTGCCTTATAAGGTCCTTGCGGCAAATGATGAAGTTGACCATCTTGAATGTGTCGAAGTTTCAAGAATGCCGAACTGTGCAAGTGAAAAACAATATTATGCTTATGCGGTTACTCCAGACCGAGAAACAATTTATCAAATATCTAAATATAATACTTGTTATGATTATTACGTAAACAAGAATTATGACGTAGACTTGCCACTTCCATTGGGATTGCTTGGTGCTCTTATTATATTGGCTGATGCAGCAGTAATTGTTTGCGGATTAGTATATTTAATTTTCTTCTTGATTTCAAAAGTTTATGACTGGCTTAAAGAAGACAACGACGAAGAGGAGGACAACTAATATGAAGATGTTTAAACGAATTTTAAGATATTTCCTCAGTGCTGTTATTATCGGTGCTTTGCTATTCTGCAATTTTGTCGGTGGAAAGTATATTTACCATAAAGGTCATTACTTCCTTGAATCACCTGAATGTGTTTCTGAAGAAACATTTGTCTTTGATGACCAAGAAATGAATTATGCATTGGTAGCAGTCAAGAAAGGCGCAAGAGATAGATATGACCTTGTTCCTAATACAACCTGTGCAGATTTTTATAAATATCAAGAATCATTGTCACCTAAGACATGGTTTGATGGAATTACTACAGTTATTGGTTGTCTCATGGCAATGCTTGAAATTATTATAGTGATTCTTGCAGTATTTTTCTACTTAGTTTCGTTATGGCTTAAATACATTCAAAATCCGATTATTAACTGGATTAATAATGGTGATGATGCTAAGTGGCGTAAGAGAGAAATTGCAAAAATAGAAGCAATGGAAGAAGCTTATAGAAAACAACGTGAAGAATCCAAAGATGAAGAGGATTAAATTATGAAAGTAAGAATTAACGGATTCGATATAGAATGCACTCCTGATGAGTTCTTAGAGTTAACTCGTGAAATGGCCAAAGAGGGTCAGGCTGGTCAGTCAATTGGCGAAATCCAGAAGTTACCAGACGATTTCAAACCCAATCCATATAAACCCAATCCAAATTTTCCAAATGACGATACCTGGATTAGACACCCAGATGTAGTTGCATTGTATGGTTGTCAGGTTTATCCACAAAATCCATTTGAACCTACTACAATTACATATACAGGTGAGACAGCATTGGATGCTAGTTTTTGGGAAGAATTTAATAAACAAAAAGAAACAGATACGCAGGAACGCAGGAAAGCTCATTATGAAAAGCAAAAAGCTTTAAGAGAAAAGCCTAAGGATTTTCCTCCATATCTCGACAGTCCAAAACCAAGTAAGGAATAAATATGCAAAATAAAATTAAAGAAATTTTTGATGAAATTCAGAAGTCAAATCCGATGAACGTTTTTAAAACTTTGGGAAATTGGCCTAATTTAGCAAGGGGTTATTTGTTCCAAGTTGAATTTATTAATAGTCAAACTGGTTATAAGTATGATGATCTTATGCTTAAGGTTAGAAAAGTTGATTTTCATGAAGACGATAACGGATTTGATATTACATTTGATGAATTTGAAGATTTCAAGACTTGGCAACAGTTAAATGAATTCGTTAGAAATAGAACATGGCTTGACATTAATATCAAGTTCTATGATTCACAATTAAAGAAAGTTCTTTATACTCATTCTAAGAAAGAATGTGTTTGTAAACATGTATTTCCTTTGAATGTCGATGTTACTACTGATAAAAAATTAGAAATCAAGGCTAAGTTTTAATGAGTAAAGAATTTCCAATAACAACGGATAAACCAAAATGTTTATTCTGTCATTGTAAAAAAGATTTATCAGACGACGGTAATTCTTCTATCTTCATTCAATATGATAAGTCAGGCGGTTTTAGAATTCGCGTCAGTATCGATGATGAATGTAGCTATGATTGGGTTAGACGTTGTGTTTCAAAGCAAATTAAATTCTGTCCAATGTGTGGAAGGGAACTTATTGCATGAGAAGTATAGAAGATATTAAGCTAGATATAAAGAAACTACAAGTCGAATTAGAAGAAGCTAAAACTGCTACTATAAAAGAAGAGTATTCTAAACTTAATGGTAAGTGGATAAAGATCCTTCATGCAGCTTATGATTATAATCCTACTCCAGAAGAATTAGATAGGTATCAAGTCAGTTATGCATTAATCGATGCTATTGACTGCGTTAACGAAATAACTTCGGATTGTTATTCAGTTTGTGCTAAGGTTTTAGTAGAAATTAAAATATTTAATAATACTATTTTTAATCATAGGGTAAAAGATAAAGAATTTACTCCAACGGTTGAATTTTATAGTAATCATTATACAGAATTATCTAAAGAAGATGTAATTAATGAAATAGATGCTTATAATGCAAAATATACGGATTATATAGCTGGAATTAAAACTTTAGTAAATAAAGATTATGATGCTAGGGAAGTTCCAAATTTAGGAGTAACTTATGGTGACAGCTGAAGAAGTGCAAGAAACACTCGGTGCGTCAAGTTATAATGTCGAATTAGATGATGCATACAAATATCGGAATTTTCCAAGAGGTACTTCATTTCAATGCAAACATTGTAAGGCAGCATTTAGTGTAAATCCAAATGAAATGTGGGTTTACAGATTTATTGAAAAACCTTATGATTATGTAGTAGCTGGAATTCGATTACATTGTGAAGAAGAAACAGTAAGACATGCAGTTTGTACAGAATGTCCAAGTTGCAAACATCATATTGCAGCATGGTGGTATTAATTTAATAGGGTTTACAAAAAACCCTGTTTTTATTATATTTACTTTGTATTTTAGAAAGGTAGGTATAAATGTCACATTGGACATATGTGAATGGAACAATCTCGGTTGAAACCCCATTTAGTACTTCTGTAAGAAGTAGAATTGACGATTATATTCTTTGGTCAATTAAACAGATTAGAAAGCATGGTGTTGATATTACAGGTTCTGAATCTCCTGTAAGATTTTTTGTTCATTGCGGTTATCATCCTTCCTGCTATACATCTGAATCTGCAGATACATGGGATTATGGTTATATTACTGTAGTCGGTTCTTTACGTGATCGAGAAGATCAGGAAACAGTAACTGAAACAGATGCATTCCTTAAAAGACTTGAACATTTCTTAAAGGTTGAAGAAGTTAATATTACAGTTACTGGTGATGAAACTCATACTTTTAACGGTAATGCTTATTCTGAAATCAAGGAATTTAATGATGATTATGATAAGAATGAAAAGTTTAGAGATAAACTTTTTAACATTCAATTAGCAAATAGTCATCGTTTCTATGATGAACAGTTGACTCTGGAAAGGGCTTCTGATATTGCAGAATTTTTAACTCATGTCTCGCCTGATACGCTTGACGGTTTTCTTAGTAATTTCGGTATCGATAGAACAATCGACTGGGAATTTAACGAACGTCGTGTTGAATGGTTTAAGGAACATAAAGTTAATATCAGACCTATTGAAGATAATCATTATCGAACATGGTTCAATAAGCGTAAATATCCTCCTAAGGTAACTTTGGAAAAACTTAAGGAAGAACTTGACGATCTTGCTTATGGTGATAAACAGTATGATTTTACTGAACAGGAGCATAAGAAAATTACAACATTAAGAACTGTAATCAATGCTGTTCAAAGCAGTAAAGATGCACAGGAATATATAGATAAACGGAGTTAATTTTGTCAAAACCTTATAAAGTTATTGTAAAGAATTCTGAAAATCCTGAATATAAAGGACATTTTGATGTAATGCTTAAAGAAAAGGTTAAGCTTACTAAAATGCTTTCTAAGCTTAAAGAAATTGTAGCTAAGGAAAAGATTTTTGAAGAAGAATCTTTAATGTATCATTATAAAGGTAAAGACAAAGAAGAAATCTGGTCATGCATGGAATTTTTCTATCAAAATCTTTGGAATAAGGATTTCAGAGAATTTGTCTGGTTTGATGAAAAAGATGAATGGGAAAACTACCATATCTATTTGAAATATAATAATAAATGGTCAGAAGTACAAATTGTTTACGGTATTGGTGCGTTTTGTATTATCGGTCCAGGACTTTCAAAACCTTGGATAGAAGGAATGAAATATCTTGACCTTGATAAGATAAATATTGCAACAAATACCGATGTAATTTATATGGATTAATTATGTGTGAATATTGTGAACATGTAGAATTTGAAACCAAAGAAGGAGATCCAACTCCTAGAAAATGGTTTAAACGTTTTTCGGCAGATACCTTTGGATCTGGCAGTTGGCATTTATTTTATAGACATAGCGATGAACATCCATGGTATATCAGCCATAATGGAACAATTGCACCTATTAATTTCTGTCCGAATTGTGGAAAGGATTTAAGAGAGCGTCGTATCTTTAAGGTAGATACCGGTAAGATGGATAGAACTGAAGCTGAATCTTTTATGAAGAATGCAATTAGAGCATATAGCAAGAAAATCGATGATCGATTCAGAGATGAACGTGCAACAATTAATGCCTAAGGATAATAAATGATTATAACACTTAAAGCTTTTAGAGATTTAGGTAGATGTTCTTATGGAACATTAAAGGAAACATTCGATACAGAACGAGATGTCATTTATTATAATGACGAAAAGGTAGAAGTAACTTGTGTTGAAGATTTATTTCCATTTCTCTGGCAAGCTCCAGGTGTTGCATGTCATACTCCTGAAGGAACGACCGCTCATTTTCATGGGACCGGTGCTCATTGGGATTTTGACTTTAATCCGTCAATCGCTCGTTGTAAATGGGATGAAAGACATTTAGAAAAACGTATTTCAAAAGAAAAAAATCTTAAAAAACAAGAAAAATTATATGAAAAATTATTATCTATTCAAAATCATCGGGTAAAATTAGAAAATATAATTAAACGTAATGATGAAGAGATGGAGAAAATACAAAGGAAACTGATCAAAGAGAATAGTAAATAGGGTATTTACATTTTATCCTATTTTTTCTATATTTAGATTATGATTCATATATTTTTTGACATAGAAAATACAATTATCGATGATCTGTGGAATTGTTCCTTTCTTCCACGTAAGTGTGATAATATTGTTAGATGGTTAAAAGCCCATTTTATTATAACACACCCTGGAGTCAAATGTCATTTATTTACTTGGGGTTGGAAAGAACGTTCAGAAATTAACCAAGAAATTGTTAAAAATTTATTTGATAGATTAGAAATACCAGAAGATAATAGAGGTCTTGTCTGGACAAAAGATGATTCTATTCAATGTGCAGTTAAACATGAATGGGTTAATAGTTCAGATGAAATACTAATTGAAGATTTACATATACCTGGAGCAATGAAACGTTTTGGCCTTGAAAAACAAACCTGTTTTATTCAACAAGTGAAAGATTTAATTGATTTCAAAAATGCCCAATGTGATATAATAAATACTGATAGATTTATTCTTATTGATGATACTAATAATGAAGAAGAAATAGAATCCAGAATGTTTACAAATAAACATAATTTTAATATAGAAGTTAGATTTTTACACCCGGAGAATTTAGATGTTTAGTAGCTACTTTTGGAAATATTTTATTGCAGAAATAATTATTATGTTAGCTTGTTCTGTAGCATTTATTACTATAGAAAAGACAATGCCGTTATGGTTAACTGCTGTAATTACTGTGACATTTACAGTTCTTTATATTATTGAAGCAGTTAATGGATTAATTAAGGAATATAAAAATGACCGAGACATATAAGACATTATTTAATTATAAACGGTTAGATGAAAAAGATCCACAACAATTTTTTGTAACTTATCATAATGGTTATATAAAAGAATTCTTAGAATTCATTAGTGAATGTGTTTTAGAAGCAGATGATTGTTCTAAGTATGCAGATAATGTAAATGAATTTAAACCAGATTATATTGGTAAAAAAATTCAGGATGAAGTTGGTGATTTAATAGACGAGGAAGTTTATTTTATTAATTCTTGGTATAGCTATGATGATTCATGTTGTTATTCAGATATTTATTTCGACATGACAAATAGAACCAAGGCAATTCAAGAAACAATCGAAACTATTAAGTATAATATTAATTGTGTTAAAAATGTTTGGGGTGATGATACAGTCACCAAAATTCATGATGAAATACAAAAGCAAATTATAGAGGAATAATAATGGGTATATCCGCAGAAGCAATGAAAAAACTTGTTGATGATAAGATGTTTGAATTAAAAATCCGCATCGATAAAGATCCTAAGTTTAAGGAATTATTTAATAAAAATTTTGAATTGGCATATGATGATGATGGACTTAATATTAAAGTTCTTAGTAATTATAAATCAACAATTCCTGAAAAGTATAGAAACCTGATTTATGACCATTTTGATGGTCCATATACTAATAAAATTTCAAAAGGTTTTAAATTCTTTTCTTCTGATATTGAAGACAAAACTAGTGATTATCTATTTGAATATTTAAAAAGTACTTGCGAAAGATACTTAGAGAATTTTCAGAGTGTAGATAGTGAAATTAGTCAATATCTTAGTTTACTTGGTCAAGGCTATACATTATCTACCTGTTGGGGAAGATGTCAAAATGTTAGACTTGTTCCTGGTAAAATTGAAGAATATTTAAAATATGTTAATGACTATTATCCAGTTAAAGATTCTGAAAAGTATAGAGATAAAATTATTTCTACATTTGCAGAATATGCAAAGAAAAATAATATTGAAACGATAGAATATAATACTCCCGCATGCGAAGTTGAACTTCCACATATTTTTAATGAAGAATATGAAAAGAGAGAAGAACGAGCACGTAAGAATAAAGAATGTAGCCAAATAATTTCTGAAATTACCAGAAAGATGAGCGGCATGTATGACATATATAATAAGGTAGATGTTTTTACAAATGAAAATCAAGCAGAGATAAAGGTTTTTACAAATGAAAATCAAGCAGGTTAATTTTAAATTCTCAGATACTAAAAAGAAATGGTGGCAATTCTGGAAAGAAGATACTTATGGTAGATGGTCTCATGAAAGATTTGCCGAAATATTAAAGCTTTTTGACAGGTATGTAAACTGGGATAAACTGATGAATGTCGTTATGTCACCAGATGCACTTACTGTTTGTAGCACTATTGGATATGTAGGCAAAAATGATGAACTTTGTGCATTAATTACAAATGTTAATAAAGATGGATGTCCATCATTTGAAAAGTTTTTAAACTATCATGGAACATATCCATGTGTTACAGATTTATATGCACAAGAATTTGACGAAGACACCAAAGATGGTTGTACATATATTGCATTTAGATATATTGACGGTTCTATGTTAATTATCAATTTTACTGAAGCAATATTTAAAAGCATTCCAGATGGTCAATCGGTTGAATGGTGACTGAATAAATTAACTAGTCAATAACCTATTTACAATTCTTCTCCTTTTTGCTATATTATAGAGGTAAAAAGGAGTTTTTATTTTATGAAAGAAAGATATAAGTGTGTAGTAACAATTATGAATGAACCCATGATTTTTAAGCGTTATGGTGAAAATGAGGAAGAAGTCCAGAAGGAACTTGAATCATTCATCAGCGAAGCTTATGGTTCAATTCCGACAATTATCTCTATTGAAAAGGATAAAACTCACCCTTATAAAAAGAAAGAGGAGATTGCACATGCTTAGTGTTCTTGGTTATGGTTCAATTCTGTTCATAGTTGAACTTGTATTTCTTATTGTCACCACGACATCTATCGATATGAACAAACCAATGAGTGTCGGCGATGTTTTTGGTTCTCTTGCTAAATTTTATATTTTGAATATTGCTTTTGTAGCTCTTTTAACGTATTTACCTTCGTAAAACCATGAGACAAGATGAAAAACAAATATTTGACTATTTAAACCAGTCATCTTATCTATTACATGTTCTTCTTGACCGAATGAATATCGATATTCAGTCAATCCATATTATGAATGATAGGGTTTGGCATGTTCTTTATCGAGAAGCTGTCATTGGAACGATCACGTTCAGAACCGCTGAAGATGATTTTACATACTGTAATATTCGTCTTTATAAGTATGTAAAACAGAAAATTAAGGATATTCCAGACTTCATTATGTCTGAATATTATGAGTTCGATGGTGATACTAGAGTAAGGTTTAAGTTTGATAAGTTTGAAAAATATTTCAATGCTATCAAGGAAGTAATCGACAAAGATAAACCTTTGGAAACAGAAAAAACTGAAATTCATTGTAGTATTGAAGACAGCATTTCCAGGTTAACTGAATACTGCGACGAATATGACCAGAAGTTCTCTAAAAATATGATTATTCATGACATTATGAATGTCATAAAAGAAAACGAACGATTACATGCAGAATTACAGAAAAAATCAGAATCAATTTTAGATATGTTCCTAAGAGTGTGATATATTGTATCGCATAGTACCTTAAAGGTAGTCATTAATTTGACTACCTTTTTTGTTATAAATAATATAAAATAAAAAGGAACTTTATGAAGCTCAATGAACTGGAAATATATAAGGCATTAAAGGTTCTTACAGAGTCAGGTTATATCATTTCTGAAAATCGTTTAGTCACAGAAAATAGAACGTTTGACGTAGAGGAACTTGTTACAAAATATAAAGCACGTATCATGAAATTGTTAAGACAAAAGCTCACACAGATGCTTGACAAGGTTTATGATGGCGAAGATGTAGAAAAGACAATTACAATCGAAATCCCAGCATTGATGGTTCCTGTTACTTATCGTCCAGAACCAGTCAGAATGAAAGCATTGACTGTTAAACTCTATGGTGATAAAAAAGATATTCGTAGTGATTATGATGCACAGAAAGGTAGAGGAAAAGGTGCATTATATGCTAACGCCATGGGTGATACAAACCCAGATACAGATCCAGTCATTTTGATGATTAACTTACCAAACGTTATTTCTGCTGCTACAACTAAGACCGCTGGTTCTACTACAAAAGGAACTAAGAAAATTACAGAAGGTAAGTATACAAGTAGAAAAATCAATACAATTCCATTCCCAAAAGCTAGAGAAAAAGCTTCAGAAGGTCAAGAACAAGTTGATAGGATTTTAGCTAACCTTGAAAAGAACAAGGGTAAGAAAAAGACAGCAACTCCGACTACTGGTCGAACCGCAGAACGTGATGCATTATATGCTCGTTTCCGTGATAGATATGGTTCCAGCAGCAATGGTTATTATGGTAGTTATGGCTATGGCGGATATGGTTACGGTGGTAATTATGGTTATAGTAGCTATACTTATGTTGACGATTCATTCAAGTTCAAGGATGCTGTAGAAGAAGTTGAAGCTGATGCAGAAACACCAATGCAGGTTGTTGATAAGATTATGGAAGAATATTTTGGTGATTTCTTCCAGGAAGTTCTTCATCATGAATTAACTCACTATATTCAGGCTAATAATAAGCAATTAGATGGAACTGAAGATGCACATGACTATGATGCTCATCAAGTAATGGCTTCAGGTGCTTATGCTTCTGACGAACTTGAATATGAAGCAAAATTACACCAGAAACTTCCAGATTATATCGATGCTATCCAGCGTTCTAAGAACAGTGTATCTAAGATTGCTAAGAATCTTGTTACAAAGCTCTTTAGTAACCAATTTAATAAGTTGCCAAAGGCTAAGCAACAAAAATATTTCGACGAAATTCTTAAATTATGTCAAGTTATTAAGACACACCCTGAAATAACCAAACATAATTTCAATAAGGATAAAATCAATAAATTAATCAGAGACGCCTTATAAATAATAATATAATGGAGGAAAAAATGGCAAAATCAAAAGAAACAAAAGCGAATGTACCACCTTGGGCAAAGGGCGGAAAGGTCTAATCCTTTAGCTTAGAACTTGTGAATGCATTCAAAAAACCGGACATAAGTGTTCGGTTTTTTCTTATAAATAATATAAAATAACAAGGAGAAAAAATGAATTTACAAGAAGCTAAAGGCTTACTTAAAAATAAGGGATATACACTTCTTAAAGAAGATGCTAACTCTGATGGCATTAGAAAAGCAATACAATGGATAAAATCTTCAGATGCATTAACTCGTACTGGCTGTTCTTCTGTTGAAGAGCTTATTCAACAAGCACGTGCTACATTTTCTCATCTCTTTTGGAGAGAAAAAGGTCAAGACAGATTTTTACCTGGTATAATTAGAATTGCAATCGATGATTGCGGTTGGTTAACTGGAGACGAAGATCCTAATGATATTACAGAATTAAAAGCTATGTTTATCGCAGCAACTAGTGAATTTTTAGCATATAAGAAAAATAATCCAGGTCAGCCATTTGACTTAAATGCCGATTTTAATGGTTTGAATTTTGACGGATTATATAAAGCACTTGGTTCTCGTGCAATTAATGCTGCAAAGGCAAAGCTAACAGAAGCTAAAAAGTTACTCCAAAATAAGTGTTCTAAGCTCATTCGCGAAGATGCTTATATGGATGCTATGGACCAGGAACTTGACGATATTCAAAGTCAAAATAAACAAACACCTGCGCCAAAAAAACGTCTAGGTGATGGCTATACTGCAGGTAATGTAACTCTTACATATGCATGTAAAGATGAATCCATGCTTGATGCTTGCCTTAAAAAATTTATAGATGGTACTGCAAATGATCGTGCTAAAAGTGCATTAGGACGTTTATTTGATTTATGCGTTGGCGGTAAACATATTGATGAAATTGCAAATATGAAACTTGGTGATACTGTTACATTTACTGAAATTCCAGTTTGGTATGGTAAATATCCAGCAATTACAAGTCATGTTCGTGCATATGTTGACCATTACGGTGAAGAAACTGTTAAAAAGATGATTGGTTTGGCATGTACAAAGCGAAACGCATCTGAATTAAGAGCATAATAATAAATTTAAATTAAAAGAAAACCGGAATTTAGTTCCGGTTTTTCTATTTATAAATAATGTATGAATATCATAGAATGCACTAATACAGCCAATACAACAGAATCAAAAAATCGAAAGATTAAATATATCGTTATACACTATACTGCGGGCGTTACAAGCAAGCCAGGGACTGCGAAATCAAATGCTAAGTATTTTGCTAAGGAAACTACAAAAGCCTCTGCAGACTTCATTATTGACGACGAAAACATAGTCCAGTATAACCCTGATATAAAGAACAGATACTGCTGGCATTGTGGCGGTTCTAAATATAAGACCAAAGGCGGTTCGCTATATAAAGTATGCACAAGTGCTAATTCTATCGGTATCGAGATGTGTTCTACAAATTCTGCAAAGAAAGTTACAAATCCTAACGATACTAACTGGTATTTTACAGATGCGGTAATAAATAACTGCGTAGAACTTACAAAGAAATTAATGGAAGAATACAATATTAAACCAGACCATGTTATCAGACATTATGATATTAATGGGAAGTTGTGCCCTGGCATTATTGGTTGGAATGAAGATACAAATGATATTTCTAAGTGGCAAGATTTTATTATTAGAGTTTCTCCTATAGAAGAAATAGTAATAGAAGAAGCAAAAGAAGTTAAAGAAGAAATTGTCGAAGTAAAAGTTCCAGAAGTTAGAGAAGAATCGAAACCTGAAATTAAAGAAGAAAAATCAGAAAAAATTCAAGAAAAACCAGTAGAAAAGGGTCTTTTTGAAACATTACTTGATATTTTCTTAAAATTATTTAAAAAATAAGCGTTTACAATGTATTACACCTTTGCTATATTTACATAAAAGAGGTGTGTATGTTGGATAGAGAAATTATTGAAATCCGTAGGATTTGGGATGAGACCAAGGCAAGACACTTGGATTATTTCAAATTTAATGCAAAATCTGGTCGTCAATTTATTGTTAAACAACAAAACGACTCTTTTAACATATACACCAAGAACAATAAATTGATAGCCAATAGTATTTCTAACATCGAGGATCTGGCAAATTGCATGACAATGATTGCCAATACAAAGTAGGTAATACCATGAAGAAAATTATTCTTGCATTACTCTTCTGCATTATGACCGCTTATGCGACATGCGATGAAATGTATGAACAGTTCAAGTCAGGTCTTGATATTCAGATGACAGCTTTGTGTAAAACACAAGTAGAAGGAGTTTTAGGATATAAATTCTATATTCAGGATGAAAATACCGGATATATTGATGCAATGCTCGTCTTCGATGAAAAAAGTTTCTATCTTTACTTTGAAGGCGTTGATAATAATCCGTTCAAGTGCACGGATCAAGTCATTTATAGAACCGAAAAGCCGGAAGATATTTTAAAGGTTATTTTCGCACCTAGATTAAGCACTTGTGAAAGCGATTTTATTAAAAAGATTAACAGGACTTAAAAATGAAATTGTATTTTTTGAGACATGCACCGACTGCACCGAACTTGACTGGAGCTATGGTTCAGGATTACAGTCAGGAACCTATTGCTGGAACTATGCCAGAACATTGGCAGGAAGATATTGGTCAATACTTACCGAAGATTGATATTAATACTCCTATTATTTCTTCTCCAACAAAAAGATGTCAACAAACGGCAGAATTATTGTTTAAGATTCCGCCGATGATGATTCTTAATGAATTGAATGAATTTGATTGTAGCGAATTGAATAACTTGAAGTTCTGGGAAATTACAAAGGAAGAATTTGAAAATATCGTTCCTTTGAAACCAGAAGATATGGAAAAGCAAATTGATTTAGTCTTCAAGTTTTTTGATAGCATGCATGATGCATTCCCGAATGTTAACAATATCGTGTGCATTAGCCATGGTATGGTTACTAGATATATCTATCATTATTTAACTGGTAATAAGGGAATCAGTGCATACGATGTAATTAATAGTAATGGGTTTAAATTTTATAACCTTGACCTTCTCGTATATGATACCGAGACCAAGGAAATTAAAGATTATCACAATAGAGACCACATCACACACTTCTAATTATTATGTATATTATAGAAAGATTAAAGAAGGATTATCCAGCACATATGAAAGATCTGGATGCCTACGATAAGTTTCTTCGTAGGTATTATTCTGACGATCTGTTATTTAAGATTTATGACGATCAGAAACCTTCGTTCTATTGGGTAAATGAGGCATTTAAGTGTGGACCAGGAAAGCCTGGATATAATAAAAATATGGCATATTATAGTAATGCCATAAACTTTGATATAGATTTCCTCCGAAGTCTAGTCAAAGATTCAGACAATATGTCAGTCGATGAATTGAGAAAATCATTGCTCGGTGAACATTATGATCCTGCCCGCGAGAATGAATTAAAGAATAAATTAAAGGAAAGGAATGATAAAAGCAGGACATGTATTTAAGAAGAATAAATTAGGATTAACATCGTTAAATATTGTATTCCCTACGGGTTGTGCATATGAAAAACCAGGTCGTAGGGGAATATCACACTTGATGGAACATTTGATCACGAAGAGTGTTGATAAATATATGGACAGATTCACAAATGATTGTATTGATTTTAATGCATCCACTTCACAAAATTATGTTGTAGTTTATTTTAGAGGACTCGAAGATAAATTACCATCCGACTTTAAAAAAGAACTTGTCAGAGCACTTTTAAACGATTATGTAAATATTACAGAGAAGGATTTTGAAAATGAAAAGAAAATCGTTATGCAAGAACTTCTCGATTCTTATGAAGACCCAAATGATGGTCACTACACAAACTTAATTTATAACTATTTCGATGTTCACGACCCGACTGGTATTCCAGCAGATATTGAAGCCTTTACTTATGCAGACATGCTTCAGGTCGCAAAAGAACAATATACGAAACCTCTTAGAATTGTTGAAGTTGGCAAGGATAAAACAGACTTTAGCAATATTGAATATTTAGACACCTTACCGGAACCTGTAACCCTTAAGTTTAGAGATAGGAAACAAGAAATTCTCCCAGTTACAGATTCTGAAAAAGTTAATGTATTTGTTTTCAGTAAGCATCCCGTTATTAAGACCGAATATCTCCCAGCTTTAGTTGGTATGCAGATGTTATGTGAAGGTTTAAATTCTCCATTCTGCCAGGAAATCAGAGAGAAGCGTGGACTGAGCTATTATGTTATCGGTGACATTCATCTCATTACCAAAAATGGTATTTTATACATGAATGCTTGTACTGATAAGGAACACCAAAAAGAACTTGAAGACTTGTTTAAAGATATGTGTGGAAATATCACAAAGTATCTTACCAAGGAAAGATATGAAATTATTATTAACCAGCTTAAGACTATGTTCAGAATGAAGAAGTGTCTGAGATGGAAGAATGTTGGTGATTTAATTAACATGGAAATGCCAAATCTCGAAGAATGGATTAATGATGGTAAAATCTGGTATGAAAAACTGGTTGGTATCATGCAAAAGTATTTCTATGAAATTGAAATAATTTCTAAATAGGGGTTTACAAGAGTAAAATAATTTACTATATTTAATCCCGCTATCGCAAAGAAAGTTCCTATAAGATGAATAATTTTTAGGCAAATATCTACTTTTCGCGATAGCGATTTTTTAACAACACAACAAATAAGGAAATTTTATGATTAATCTCAAGTTGATTACAATGTTTAATGTCGCGCCTACGGCAGTTGAAGATAAGCTTTCATTCTTAGAAGTTAACGCAGAATCTGCTAAGTATGGTTGGATTGTTCACCCTGATTGTTGCTCCAAGACTACTTTGGCTTGGGTCAAGGCTGAAGCAAAAACCAATTACAACAAGACCTTCTATAAGAAGTGGGAAGACATTACATCCAAGACTCGTATCGAACTCTTGGCTGATCAGCTTGTTCATTACGCAACCACATACGGTACTGGCTTCACTGCCGGAAATGGTTATGTCCCTAACCAGTCGCCAGATATAGAAATCCCGTATCAGTCGTTCAAGGTTATCATGCCTGCAACTGAAGAGGAAATCTATAACCGTTGTATTAAGATGCTTCAGTCAGGTATCGCTCTTGAATCTGAAACTCTTAATATCCTTATCGATTATATCGTCAAGGAAGATCGTTACGTCAAGTACGGTCTTGACATTGACACAATCAAGAACAAGGAAGCGGTCATTATGTTGATGGATATTACCAATGTATATGGTAAGGATCCGTTTAACATGCTCAGATACTTTGTCTTCAAGGCAACTGGTAAGGCAATGCTTATCAAGGACCGTCGTACCATTCAGACTATTAAAGAAAACGCTAGTAAGGTTGACTTTACTCGTCTTTCTGAAACTGAATGTAACATTTTGGCTTCTGTATTTTACAGATTTAAGCCATTGTTCCTTGCTTTCAAGCATACAGCAGGTGTTGAATCTGCAAAGGTTTTCCAGAACGAAGCATTCCGCAAGGCTGCTTCAAAGCTTAAGGCTGCAGTAGCTGGTAAGGCAACTAATGCGTCTGTTATTAACCATATCAGACGTTTGGCAGTTTCTGCTCATAAGCCGTTTAAGCCGGGATTCTGGGAAACTATTATCACAGAAGAAAAGCCATTGACTGAAGTTGCTGATCGTCTTGCAAAGGATAGCATCACCAACTTTAAGAAGATTACACTTATGCAAGCTATTCTTGCTAAGCTTCAGAATGCATCTGGAAAGATGTATGTAATCAGAAATGGTAAGATGTGGGTTCGTGAAGACACACCTAAGGTTTCTCAGAACATGAACACTTATCTTATGAGGGTTTATGGCATGCTCGAAGATTCTATTGTTAACTCAATCAAGGACAAGGCATGCACTGTTCGTTATCCGAAGAATGTGAACTTAACCGTTCCGACTTCTGAAAAGAACTTTATCGGAAACTATCCGTTCGGTACTTCTGTTGATATGGGTGATGACCATAACGTTATCGGTATTTATTGGCGTAACGAATGGGGAACTCGAGATTTCGACCTCCATTTGGCTGATATTAACGGTAATTCTTATGGTTGGAATGCTGCTTATAATGATAAGAACAACAAGGTTATCTTCTCTGGTGACATGACAAATGCCGAACCGGAAGCTACTGAATTGTTCTATATTAGCAAGGCATGCCCAGATGGTAAGGTATCTGTTTCTCAATTCTCTGGATCTCCGAAGTCTCAATTTAAGTTCTTCGTAGCACGTGAAAATCGTTCTAACATGAAGGACCGTGGCTATAGTTCATATAATGGTCGTGAATGTCCGATGTGTGATCCGAACAACATCAAGGCAGAATTCATTATTCCAGTTGATGGTGAACGTGATAAGCAGTGTGCATTGATCATCGATAATAAGGTTTATCTTATGGACCTTACTCAAGGCGGTGGTCGTGTTCCTAACCAGAAGTATGCTCAGGTATACATCGAAAATCTCAAGAATAAGTGCCGTTCCTTCGTGGACTTGAAGCCTATTCTTGAAAAGGCAGGTTTCACTTTCGTTGAAGATGGTGACGAAAAGACTGAAGTTGCACTTGATTTAACTCAGTTAAGCAAGGACACTTTAATCGATTTGTTCTCTACAGCAACAAAGTAAAATATAATAAAAGTTTCAAAACTTTTTAAGGGACCGGCTTCTGGCTTATCCCTTTTTTCTATATTTGAACAAAAAACTAAAGGAGTAATATGAAAATAACAATAGATGACAATAAGATTGTCTTTACAAGCGATTTACATTTAAACCATCGTAAGTTATGTACTAGCTACGAAGACCATTTCGATAGAACAAGAAAGTATGCAACAATTGATGAAATGAACGCAGATATTGAGAAGCAATGGAATGATGTTGTTGACGACGAGACTACTGTTTTCTTCCTTGGTGATTTCACCCTTGGAACTCCAGGTAGCAAGTTAGTAGACTTGTTTAGAGAGTATTACAGCAAGTTGCATTTCAAGCATATGTACTGGTTATTGGGAAATCATGACTATGAAATCTTCAAGAAGTTATCGAAGGTAATCGAGGAATTTCCAAAGGTTACTTTAGTTCGTGATAACCATATTTTGTTAACTCATAATGGTGTAAATTATCTTTTGCAGCATTATACCTATAATGATATAGATGATAAGGGTTATAAGGATTCTGATAATTCTGCATTAAATTATTATGATTCTGAAGGAACATTCATTACGTATCTTGTTCATGGTCATACACATGAATTCGCACAGACAACAAAGTGCAATCATAAAGGAGTAGAATTAGTGCAAAATAACGTTAACTGGGAATCTTATTACAGACCAGTAAGAATCCATGAGTTACAACCAAAAGACGATGGTAAGACATTGGTCATTGTTCGTGGTATTCCAGGTTCCGGCAAGTCTACTTTTGCAAAGAAGTTACTTGCTAGCTTGCAGTCCCAAGGACATAAGGCTAGCCATTTCGAATCTGATAATTTCTGGATTAATGAAGCTGGAGAATATAAGTTCAATCCTGCATTGTTAGGTGTTGCACATAACAAGTGCTTCAATGATGTATTCAATGCATTAAAGGGTGAAGATTCTTTTGTAATTGTTTCTAATACCTTCGTAAAGCATAAGGAATTAAAGCCTTATTTGAACGAAGCAGCAGCACATGGATATAACGTTTCAGTTTACCGTATGGCAAATGATTTCGGTTCTATCCATAATGTTCCAATGGAAACAATTAACAACATGAAGGAACATTTCGCTGACTTTGATGGCGAGACGATTGTTAGGGCTGACAACTAACAATTGTTTTGCTATATTTAACAAAAAAGGAATAACTTATGCATTATATATTCGGAAGCTGGTTTGACCCATTCACACATGCACATGAAGCAATTATCAAAGCTGTCAAGAAAAGAATGAGAGCTGGCGATAAACTTCACATTCTTGTTACAGATAATGACGAAAAGACCAATCGCACACCCGCAGGTGCACGTAAGCAGATGGTCAAAGTCGCATTAGCATCTAAGAATGTTGATTACGATATTGATATTCAAACTAACAGAATGTATGAATATCTTTGGGTTAATTATCGTCAAGTTGACCCGAATGAAATTACTATCGTTATTGGCGATGATGAATGGAAGAGTCTCGTTGCTGGTAAGTGGTTATATAGTAACCGTTTACTGAATACTTATAAGTTCCTCGTCTTCGCAAGAGACGCAGCTGTTGCTTATAAGCAAGCAAATTGCACTATTGTTGACAATCTCAAGACTGAAGGTATTTCTAGCAGTGCTGTTAGAGAAATCTTTAGAGTTAATCCAGAATGTCACTATAAGGATGTTCAGAAGTATATTAGTAAGGTTGTATTCAATTTTATTCGTCATGAAGGTGAAATTGATGCAAAGAATAATATTATTTCTACATGTCTTTATAACCAGAATCCGACAAATTATGCGGATTTGGAAAAGAAGTGGGTTGAAAACTACAAGAAACAGGGCTGGGGAGCATTCGCAAACACTGTTGATGTTTGTGCAATTTCTGGCGATGAAGTTATGTTGATTCGTAGAAAGAAACCTCCTTTCATGGGTCATTGGTGCACTCCTGGTGGATTCTTTAATCATTCTGCATTTAAGAATAAGGAAACTGGTGAAATGGAAAAGCCAGATGCAAGTCTTGAACATGCAGCTCAGAGAGAATTTAGGGAAGAAGCTGGACTTGACATTCCAGTTGAAAAGTTTACTCAGATTAAAACATATAGTCATATGTTTGACCCGAGACTCCGCATTATTGATACAGCATTTGTTGTTCATGTTCCTGGTAAGGACAAGAAGAAGGCAGTTGCTGGTGATGATGCTGCAGATGTAGGCTGGTTTAAGCTTGATAATTTACCAAAACTTGGTTTCCACCATGGCATGATTATCGAAGATGCTTTAAAACAGTAATAAATAATTAATATGGAAAATGAAAAACCAAAGCCTCAATTAGGTGAAATGATTTCTATGTTTCCTGCTGAAGAATTAAAACGTGCAATGCTACATCTTGACCGTTTTGATACTGAAGTAGTTACAGATGAAAAAATTCATGCAGCTGAGGCAGAAAGACAACTAGAAGAAAAATCAGAAGAAATTATAGCCGATAATCTCTAAACTCTGTATTTTTTGTAAAGAATGAGAGATTAATTCTCTCATTTTTTATTATAAATAATATAAAGTAAATTTTAAGGAGATTATATGAGCTTGCTCACTATCAGAAAAAAGAGATATATTACTGAAATGGCTAAGAACGCACAACGTCGTGTTTTTGATAAACTTACACCAGAAAAGCAGCAGATGTTCCTTACTGCAAAGGCAATCAATGAAGTTATCACAGATCGTGATTCAACTGCCACCGCAATGGCTAAGTTAAAGAGATTCATTGAAGTTAACCGCTTTGATTGGGATGCTTATGTTGCATTAATTAGAAGTAAGCTCAATATTGATCTTACATCAACAAGCTGGTATGATTTTAAGCGTAAGTTTACAGAAAGTGCATATTATAAGCTTTATACTAGAATTGGTAGAGCTATCGAACATAACAAAGACGATATTGATAGAAACTACTATGACCGTGGCATTAAGTTCCACAACCAGATTTCCAGAAATAATGTTCAGTTAGCTGACGCTTATAACGAACTTGATATGGCTGATTTCGTCGAATGGTTTAAGAACAACGAAGAAGAAGCTAAGGACAGATTCGGTGCTAACTCTTATAGACAGCTTAGCCGTGACTTGGCTCGTTGGATTATGCCGGATTACTCTGGTTCTGCTACAGAACTTAGTGATGCTTGGAATGACTGGGTTCGTGCTTATAAGAGAGACGAACTTAACCGTGTTCCAGAAGAAGATCGTGCTAAGATGGACGAAACCGTTGCTTACAAGTTGGCATTGTTCATTAACGACTTCCCAGAAGACGCAATGAGATTGTTAGCAAACAACGATGCAGAATATATGGAACAGAGCGTTAAGAAGACTATTAAGGATAGCTTAGGTGCTGCTAACTTCCCGACTGCTGCTGAATGCCGTTCATTCTTGAACTCTGATGCTCAGACTTATGCTGCTCAGATTAATGAAATCATTGACGGTGAAATTCCGAATACAATCGAAATTCCAAGACGTGATAATGATCCATTTAAGTTGAAGGCTAAGCAAATTGTTAAGAAGTACTTCACTGATAATCCAAGACTTATCCGTAACGGTGGTGTCGTTGGTGACGCAATCGGTGCTGCAAGTGTTGAAATTGTCCGTGCTATTTGTCAGCATGCCTTAACTCGTTTGAACACTCGCTATAAGACTGATACAGATAAGCCGTTCGTAGCACATAACCTTCAGGAATTCTACGATACTTATAAGCCAGTCTTCAAGCTCGGTTTGACTAAGGAATGTCTCGAACAGGTATTTGAAGAATTCGCTAAGAACTTCAAAGAAAACGCTTAATAAATTTCAGCAATTAACAATAACGGGTTTACAAAACCCGTTATTTTTTTATATTTGATTTATATGAGTATAATAAATCAAACAAACTTAATCACAGATTATATTAATTTTATTTCAACCGCGAAGACTGAACGTCTTTGTGTCGATGAAGCTGAACGTCTTGCTATTCTTGCTGGTTTTAGGCAATATAAACATACTTCTGGTATTTTGTTGCCAGGTGAAAAGGTTTATTTCAAGAATAAAAATAAGAATTTTGCAGCATTTATTGTTGGTAAGGCAAACATAGCAGTAAACATTCTCGGTGCTCATATTGATGCTCCTAGAATCGACGTCAAGCAAAAGCCACTTTATGAATCAGATGGAATTGCTTACTTTGATACACAATATTATGGTGGTATCAAGAAGTATCAATGGACAACTACTCCGCTTGCTATTCATGGTGTTATTTGCACTATTGACGGTAACACTGTAAAGGTTTCTATTGGTGAAGATCCGAATGATCCGATTTTCTGTATTTGTGACCTTCTTCCTCACCTTGATAAGAAACTTGCAGAAAAGAAAGCAAGTGATTTCATTAATGGTGAAAAGCTCGATATTCTCGTAGCAACGACTGAAATCGAAACTGAAGATAAGGATAAGAAAAAGGTTAAGGAATGGGTTTTACAGTTCCTTAAGGAAAAATATGGAGTTGAAGAAGAAGATTTAGTTTCTGCAGAACTTGAAATTGTTCCTGCAGGTAAAGCAAGATATTCTGGCTTTGATAAGTCCTTGATTGCTGGTTATGGTCAAGATGATAGAGTTTGCGCATTTACCTCATTAATGGCTGTTCTGTCGCTCCAGGAGCTTCCAGAAGTCACATCTGGTGTTGTATTAGTAGATAAGGAAGAAATTGGTTCTTGCTGTGCTACAGGAGCAAAATCGAGATGGTTTGAAGACGTATTACGTTGTGTCTTGAGACCGAAGGATGAAGTTGAATTTGCTACATACTTAGCACGTTCTCGTATGCTTTCTTCTGACGTTACTGCAGCTTATGACCCACTTTATGCAGACGCTTATGATAAGAAATCTTCTGCTAAGTTAAATGGTGGTATTATGTTCTCTAAGTATAATGGAGGTCGTGGTAAGTCTGGTGGTGCTGACGCAAATCCTGAATTTATTGCTTATATCCGAAAGGTTATGAAGGATGCAGGAGTTAAGTATCAGTTTGATTCTCTTGGCAAGGTCGATGTTGGTGGCGGTGGAACAATCGCAAGTATGGTTTGTGAATTGAATATCAATGTTCTTGATGCAGGTGTTCCAATTCTGAATATGCACTCTCCATTAGAACTTGCCCATGTAAATGACATTTATAACGCTTACTTAGGTTATACCGCATTTATTAAGACATTCTAAAATAAAAAGACGGCAATTACTTGCCGCCTTTCTTTTATTAATTGAGATTATTAGACTCTATCAACACCTGTTACAGCGAATACACCAGTTGCGTATGCATTATCGATGTCTTCTGGGTTTTCAACCTTGTTCTTAGCATCTTCAGCAGTTGCTGCAGGAACAATAACAGTTCTCTGAATTCTACTATCACGACCGTTTTCATCAGCTAATGTATAGTGAACTCTCCAACGAGGTGTTCTGCTAACACGACGTGCTCCAGTAGTCTGTGGACGTCTACGACCTCTCTGAACAACTGGTTCATCATATTCGTAAGTTTCGTCTTCGATTTCATCACGGTTTCCAGTATTATCGAATTCATAAACAGAATCTTCTGGATGTTCAGAATTAACGAACGGGAATGTATCTTCAAGTTCGACCTGAGCGAACTGAGCAATTTCTTCCTTGATTTCTGCAGGCATCTTGATAACGATATGATATTCTTGCTTTGTAGCACCATCTTCTTCGACATCAACAACTGCTGCATCAACATTACACATTGCATACTTACCTTCATCATCTTCGTAAGCAAGACGTAACTTATCCTTGATTGCAGAAATAATTTCATCAACTTCTGCCTTGGATTCATCGTCGCCAGTAACATCGATATTAATCTTGATTGTTGCAGCTGGGAATGCATAGTGGTCAGTATAATTACGGTTAACTGTTCTCATACGGTGACGAGTGACACGACGGGTAGTAACAGTTTCCGGAGTTTCTTCGAATTCACGATGAGTAATCATGTCTTCTGGTTCTGGGTTTTCACGACGTTGACGTTCGCGTTCTGCTGCAGCTTCACGTTCACGACGTTCACGTTCTGCTTCTGCTGCACGACGTTCAGCTTCAGCACGTTCTGCACGACGCTGCTCAGCTTCTTCTGGTGTCAAGTCAGCAGTTTCACCGATTGCTGCATGACCGAAGATTTCAACAATTGTATCTTGGTCAAGGTCTGGGTTCTTTTCATGAATGAACTGATACCAGTTATCATCCTGAAGAAGTTCCATTTCCTTTCTAACAGTTCTCATATTTCTGGTAGCATTCGGACGATCTGCAATCAATTCCAAAATATGTTCGAACTTGCCATAGTAATCAGCACGTTTTGCAGGTGTCATGTAACCACCCTTAATACGTTGACCACCGAGTGTTCTTGGCTTAGACTTAGCAGAAGCATAAGTTTCCATGGTTCTCTGGATAAACAACTTATCAGTATCGTCTAATCCGATATTATCATACCATGCTTCCAAAAGTAACTGTGCATCTTCATTAAGTGCATAGCCATGTTTCTTTAAATATCTGACAGCTTCACCAAAATTCAATTCTTCCTCCGGTTCGAGATCATCTGCGACATAATTTTCATCGTCTTCGAAGTTATCTAAATCAGATTCATCATAAGCGATGTTATCATCGCCATCTAATGCATCAATATTTTCTTCATCATCGATATATTCAGCATCTTCACCTTCATCATCGACAACTTCTTCGAAATCTTCTGTATTTTCCGGAACACTTGCTAAAGTATCGTGTAATTCCTCAACAGCTTCTGTCGGGTCAAGTTCACGTTCGTAATAACTCTTGACCAATTCTTCAGCGTCTTCATCCATGGCGAGAATTTCGTCAAAAGATGCTTCATCTGGATCATCAGTTGTATAGTTATCTGCCCACAAGTCGCTCAATTTGGCCTTATACTCTTCGAGAGAGCCAAATGCAGCATTTTCCTTGATAAAATACATATTCTTTGATTTTAATAGCTTTTTTGCTTCGTTAAAAGTCATAATTCCTCTCAATTAATTTTCTTTATATTATTTATAATAAAAAACCAGCCGTTACTGACTGGTTTTTCAAAATCTGTATATTATATATTAGATAAGGTCTCTAATATTGCCGCCGTTTCTTAAAAAGTCAGAAACACTGCTAATACCGTGACGTCTCATCATATCTGTAACACGTTTTGGACCTGTTCTTCTTGTTCCCATAGCGGAAGAAGTGCGAGCAGCTTGAGTAATTCCTTCACGTCTGTCTCTTGCAGCACCATTTGATGCTTCATACTTATCATAATTATCAGTTAACCATTCGATAAGTTCAGAAACACCAGCATCATTTGTCTTCTTTGTTCTATAGAATTCATGAGCATTTAACAAGATAAACTTCTTGGTTCCGTCATCAAGTGTCTTGATAAAGCCCTTTGCTTGGCTATTATCAGTAACACTAATAGTTCCATCACTATTAATTCTTAATTCGAACTGATAAGCACCACCCTTACCTCTACGAATAAGCTGAATTTTATTTGCAGAACGAGAACCTGTCGGAGTTGCTATATAAATATCTCCCATAATATCACGAATTTCTGCACAAATTCTATTGGTAATTCTATTATTATATGCTTCATCAGCCTTTTCGGTCATAATAAAGCTACGGAATGTTGATGATCCCTTAGCCTTATTGCGATCGTCGTAATTCTCGACATCACCCAAATCTAATGCTTCGTTTAAAAAATCTATCATAAAATCCTCAAATTTTTTATCATTTTATATTATTTATAGTTTACAGAACTAATTATTTTTGCTATATTTAAATCGAAAAAATAAGGTATTTTTATGAGTAATATTATAACTAGTTATATAAATGGCAATCATCGTACTACTATTTATACTGACGGTACGAAGGTCAAAGAGACTGGTTACTACGTAAACGAACCAGGATCTAAAGGAACTCGTGTCAACCGTTGGGTTGAGACAGATTCTGAAAATTTCATTTATGAAGCGCCAGAAAATATAACTATAAAAATTACAGACTTTTGTAATGCAGGTTGTCAGTTCTGTTCTGAAGGAAGTAATAGTGCAACAAAGCATGCTGATTTGTCAAAGCTGTTGCCTATGATTAATTCTTTCTATCCTGGACTTGAAGTTAATATTACTGGTGGAAATCCTTTGGCACATCCAGAACTTATAACTATTCTGGGAATTCTCAAGGCAAGACAAATCATCGTTAACCTTAATATTAATCAGATTCATATCAAAGAAAATAAAGACCTTATTAAGAAATTAATCGATGAAGAACTCATTTATGGCCTTGGAATTACATTGCATGACGCACATTGTAAGGAAGATTTTAAATTCATAGACAAACTTGGTGATAGGGTCGTTATTCATGTAATCGCTGGTATTCTTAATAGGCATGATCTTCCTGCTTTACAGGGAAGAAGGGTTCTGATTCAAGGATTTAAGAATACTGGTCGAGGAAAGATTCTTTTTGAAAAGTATAAGAAAGAAATCGAAAAGAATATTTCCTGGTTACAGAAGAAAATTCCGGCATTGCATAGCATGTGCAAGATTAT